TCTTACCTACCATGACTTTAGATCCTGCGGTGAAGAAGTAGCTGCTGGACTTAACCGTCAGCTCCACCTTTGTCGCCTCAGAGTCGATTGGACCGTCCTCAACATCGTTCTGAGTGAGAACCCAACCTGACCCCGCGTTGATAGCCGCAAGGGCCCCGTAGATCGTTGTAGCTGCACCGAGGTCGATGTTGGAGAGACTAACGCTCTTACCAGCAATCGAAGCCCGGTTATACCGAACTACCATTTGTCCTTGATAACCCTGACCAACAACCGAATTCAGAGTTACCTGAGTGTTAAAACGGATATCGTCCGCCGGCGTAGCCACAGGTGGTCCAATAGTCACTTGGCGAGCCAGCAGGGTGCTACTGTTTTCAAGGTTGATCTGCGCCAGAAGTCCAGCACCATCGGCAGCCAAGGGTGTCGGCGTGTTGATGGTGGTGTACATCACAAACGTATCAATAGATCGGATAGCTTGTTGGGGATTTGCCATGACTACACCTTAGGCTTGACTTTGACTGTCAATCCAGCCAAAAGAGGTTGAGTCCAGGCTTGCCCGGACGGGTTCTTGTCCGAGCCGAATACCTTATCTACGAATATCTGGGTGCCACCATAAGTGACATTGACATCTGGTGTTTCAACACCACCTGCCGTTAGCGACACACCCACTTTACCGTACGGAGTCACTGTCCACTGAACGCCGCGAGTCTTGACGTTTACAGCTTTGATATTGGCATTCAGTGGGATAGCCGAAGCATCGTAAGTGATGGCTGCTTGAGACATTGGTTCGTCGGTGAGGACGTAGTTCGTACCAATTGCAAGTGACGGGTTACTGTATCCTTTCTTCAACGCATCCAATACCGTACCTGTCGCTGGGTTGACGGTTGTCCACGCAGGCGCCACTACGTTAGCGATCGGAAGTTTATCGATAACCACAGGACCCAGAGGTTGAGGTTTCTCGCCAGCTTCCCATTCGACGTAGTACATGTCCCGCCATGACCAGTAGCATGGTGTACCTTGCGGCACATTGGAAGTAAGCAGCGAACCGAGCGCCAGCCATAGTTCCTGAGTACCTGGAGTGGCTGAAACGGCTGTCGTCATGAAGCTAGGCATCGGTAGCGGCGCTAGGGCTTTCGAATCGACCCAACGGTTAACGACGCCGTTCACGAAATCTAACTGATGCTCTAGGTAGTACTGTTTATTGAGAGCGTACCCAGGTAGATCAGTTTTAGAGAACACCGTTAGAGCATTGGTGCCGCCGGCGTCGTAGGTATTCATGTAGCTTAGGACTTGAGTGTCTGGAGATACCGACGCTACAGAATATCGAATCCCGTGGAAGAGATTCGATGTAGGACCTATACTCGGGATAGCTGTCTTGACATTCCCGTGAATACGGTTACGGTTGTTACCGTAATTGGTGTTGATGATGGTCGTATAAACCATCAGCCAACCAAGCGCAGTAGTTTGCGCGGTGATGAACTGAGAACCACTGCTGGCCATGATCTCAAACATCGTGTTTGGGATTGGTCCGCGCCCAATGCTAGCACCGCTACCACCGATAGACGTTGTCGGGACATCCCAACCAGACATTGCATGAATCTTCATGATTGGGCTCCTTTACGGGAAGAGTAACATATCGGACTTGAATACGCTGGACAGCGTAGTTGTGAAGCCTACGTTGACAGTCGATCCAGGCGCGAAGATATAGCTGGTAGCCGCTGCGGTAATGGTAACCTCAGTGGCACCCGACGGAATCGCATCGTTAACAATGTCAGCTGTGGTCAATACCATGCCAGTGGCAGTGTTAATAGCCGAGATCAACGCATGGGTATTAGCCGCTGCGCCGATTACGATCCCAGCGATGTTACCGGCGCTGGAAAGCTTACTCATCGGAGCTCGGTTGTAGTACCAGTACATGCTACCTGACAACAGAGACGATGGTTGAGCCGAGAGTAATGCCTTACTGTCATACCCAGCTAAATCAGTGGCAACTTCCACAGGACCTAGCGTGAACTGAGATGCTGGTCGTACCGACTTTGACTTCTGAAGAATCAGAGTCATTAAGGACGACGCGCCATTTGCCCCGGTTGGCAGTTTAGCGAACGGCACCATTGCGTATCCATTCAGAGTACGCAGCGCAACGGTGTTAGCCGGCTGCCCAATCGCATAACCGTTAAACGTCCGCAACGATATTGGGGCTGGAGGCTTTATCAGCCCATAAGCCTGGATGTTGGAGACTTTCGCCCCCATCGCATCCCTCGTCAGGGCGTAACCCTGAATAGTGGAAATGTTAACAGACATGGACTACTCCATTACGCATCAGGCGTTACGATGAAATCCGTGGCGTCAATACTGGCGCTGTCCCACGATCCACCGGCTGGGTTCTTGTGGAATACACCACCGCTGCCGTTATAACTGTACGAGCCGGATGGGCCTGAGAACGTCTTACCCACAACTTCGTCGGCGCCATTCTTGATCTTACTCGTACAAGTGACTGGGCCGGCGCCGTTAGAGCTCACGCCAACCACTACCTCGAGGGCAGTTACGACCGTTCCTGCTGGGAGTGTGACCTTCAGGCTAGCGGCGAGAGGACCTTTGGTAGTAGTGTTCGATGTAGCAATCTTGTCTGTAGGTATTGAGCCAGCTTCATAGACCGCATCTACCAATGCAGTACCACCAGGTGTGGTGGTCCAATCGGCACCAGTTGCAGCGTCAATGCTGATTGGTACTACCTGCTGAGGACCCTGTGGTCCTACGGGAAGTCCTTGGGCGGCGCCTTGGTCATCACAGATGTAGAAGTCGCGATAATCGTACCGACCATTCAAACTACCCTTGGCCTCAAGACCAAGCGTCATGCTACGCCCAGTGCCGGCAGCGGTGTTGGCGATCTTGACGCCGTTGATCCAACGCTCAACTACACCCGTGGTAACGTCGTACGAGAACTCAAGATACACGGTGTTGCCGCTGACTGGAATCAACGTATCTAAGAGAACGTAGTTCCCGCCAATATAGACGAGACCTGCACCGCCTCTGGCATTGAGAATGATTCGGCAGCGATAGCCGAACCAGATCTTATTCACAGGAGCTACCAGATACGGGTCCAATGGAATCGAAACGCGTTCACTACCACTGGCAGTGGCGTTACTTACGATCCAACCATTGACCAAAGTATTCTGTGCCGACAAGTCAGCGCCGCGCGTCATCCCGTGAGTGGCGTAGTTAATCCACGACGTAACGCCCTGCGGCAAATGCTCGAAGCCGATAACTGCTCTAATTGCCATGATTATAAAACCTCTTATCAGACGACCGTATCAGGCGTCAGTTTGACCGCAGTGGCGTCGAGCTTAGCCAGAGACCAATCGGCACCATCTGGTGCTTTGGTATACAGCCCAACAGGAGATACCGACGCAGCGCCAGTTGGTGAGCTGACGAACTTAGCTGCGAGAGTTGTCCCGCCTTGCGTTAGTTCGACCTTACTTGTAGATGCTGCATCACCAAGGCTAGCTCCGGAGATATCCAGCTTTACAGCTGCGATACGAAATCCAGCAGGGATATCGTGTTTAAGACTCGTATCGAGTGGGGTCTTATCGGCGGCTGATGTGACTGCGTTTGCGGATGGGTAAGGTGCGTTCAGCGTATCCACGATCGTACCGCCACCGGCAGCGACCCAACCAGCACCAGAGGCAGCATCGACTTGAACTGGATAGATCCGCTGCGATCCAATTGGTCCAGTCATCCCATCCCCGGCAACATCGTCTAAGACGTATATATCGCGGATAGCGTAACGTCCACCAGCGGACGTACCCAGTCGGAAGGTTAGGCATCCATTACCAGCCACAAATGCAGCCTTACTACCAGCTGCCATAACCGGACCAGTGTAGTTGGCAATCGCTACACCGTTAATCAATGTCGATGTAACCCCGCTTACAAAGTCATACGTATGTTCTACGTAATACTCAGTACCGACACCAGTCAACCAAGGAGCTCCGCCAGTACCCGCCAAGAACAAATAACACGCCACGTCATTAGGTGTGGTATCTGCTGTAAGATGACAGATAGAGTGTGCGCCGGTATACGCTGCCAGAGTCTTGATACGGTAACCGATTGTCAGCTTGTTAGGGTTGTTTGGAACAAATCCTTTCAAGGAGATTGGTACAATCTGATCGAACCCGTTAGACATCCCCGAGATCCAACCATCTTGGTCAATAGCGCAGCGGGCAATGTTAGTGCCTTGAGCAGCGCCTGGAAGACCAGACAACGTCCACCAGTCAGGAAACGCCACCGTGGCAACGGTAGGGTTGGTGGTCTTTAAGGCAAGATCTGTGCCAAAGAATGCACGAAGCATGATGTTACTCCTCGCTGTCTGTGGTTTCAGCAGGCACTTCTACAACCGGATCATTCCAGCAGAGGTAGAAGCGGCCACAAGGCGCTACAGAGCGCGCTGGGAAGCTGATGCAGAGCGCGTACTTGAATATGCTGAAGGTGGGCAGGCTGTGTTTGTTGAGACCGTTAAACAAGACCTCAGCGCCTAACAGGGAGAACTCATTCGAGTCAGGCTGAGTGTTCCACAGACTACGTTCGGCCTCAGGGCCGTATGTCGACAGAGCTGTGGTGACGAGCCGTGCATTGATGATGTCCATCTCACCAAGCTGAATCTTTGCCAGCTGGTCACCTATTCCGGTGAAGTCTGTCCGAATCAGGTAATTTGGCCAATCATTCATTTCTGAATTCCCCCAATGTAATTAAAATGCCAGCAGAGTGTTGCCGTTGAATGCCGTGGCGATGTCAGGATAACCACCGAACTTCAACGTAGCTGACCCTGTCCAACCGAGGTGTCCTTCAACAGCTTCGATCTGAACGTTTATTTTACCGTTTACGGTAAAGCTCGGATGATCCACAAGTTCCGCTACAGTGAATGGTACACGCAGATAAGCTAGGACTATCGGAATCCAAGTTGCCACTGAAGCAGCATCTGGACAGACACAGTTGGCGAGGTTAAAGTTTTCAAGCGGCTGCAATGGGAGGCGATCGTAGAAAATGGTTGTAAACCCAATCGTCTTGGTAGATGCTGGTGCTGAGTTCACTTGAATGGCTGTGTTCTTACCATATTGGGTGATCTCATCAGCGGTTGCGGCGCGTGGCGTACCGAAGATAAGATCGGCTGCAACGAACGACAGACCGGAAGCCACGCTGACCATTGCGACAAGGTCAGCCGTACTAGATACGAAAATAGTCATGGCGGACCCTGTTAAGTATATTGAAGAAGGCAGCGGCCAGTGAACCAGCTATCTGGGTTGGACTGGATAACTACGACTGAGGTGTACTTAGTCGAGTCAACCTCAGGCACTGCGGCGTTTGGAAGCGTATATCGGAACCACTGGATGTTTTGAGTACCACCCGGTGTGTTGGCGTTCCCAATGTTCCATCCGGTTTGACCGCTATTCGCATTCAGCCAATCACAGATCGTTTGAATACCGGCGTTTGCACCACCAGTTGGATTGTAGGTCGTAGGGATGGCACTCAGCGTAGTTTTGATGGCTGTTGCATCCTGACTGAGGGTCATGAACTCACCGGTCGGTTTACGACCGACTGAGAAATCATTACCGCCAGGATATAGCCGTCCGATCAGACCACGGTTAGCGTCAGTGATAACGTCCGTAATTGGACGCTTACCCAAAGTCCAGAGAATACTGAAGGTGCCTTTGTAACACAGGCAGGCAGCAATAGGTCCACGAGTAGCCGCTGAACCAGATGCGATGTTTTGGCTAGAGGCAACATCATCGACGGTGAGACTGATGCCGTATCTTGCAGCGACCCAAGGAACCCACTGAGCCGGGAATGCGCTAGTGGTCGTGTAATAATTGTCCAGCTTCAGCGTGATGTTTCTGAACAATGCGGTCAGATCGATACGACGATATTTAACCGTAACCTGACCAATACCGCCAGAAGCAGCCGTTGGTTTGACTACGATACTGGTATCGTTCTTGAACGGATCAGCGCCATCGACAGCGATGGCTGTCGGTGTGCCGAAGGTGACAGAACCCAACGGAAAAACATCTTTGAATCCGGGGTTACTCTTCTCAATCAGATCGTAGATCATCTCCGATTGAGGTTTACGGTAATCTGTAGGAACCGCAGTAGCCATGATTAATCTCCCAATGGAAGTAGCAGACGGATTTCGCCATCCGTCTGCATCCACTTATGCCGCGTTCGGATCGAACGGATCGTTATAGTGGAGATACATGACACCGGCTGGCGTGAGTACAGTATCCGCCAGTTTCAACTCCATTACGTACTTGTACGCTGGGTTGGTTGGCAGAGATGCGGAGTTCAGACCGTTACTGAGAACAGTAGCGCCAGACAGGTTCCACGTAGTTGCACCCGGAGTGTTAACCCAGAGAGCCTTACCGGCGGAGACGTCGATTGCCTTGAACGCAGTGACGAGCTGATCGGCTTGAGTGCTGTCAATAACACCTGGAGCCATCGCCTGCACTTGAGTAAAGTACGAGGTGAAGTCATAGCCGTACATGTACAGTTGAGCGAAAGTATCGGTATCCAGCGTAGTCGGATAGTTGAGACCAGGCAGCGCTGTAACCTGAATCAACTCATCGATTGGAGCGGAACCTTTAGTAACAACGATACTCAGATTGCCGATCCAGCCGACACTACCCGGTTTAGCCGAAAGTACGGCCGTCATGGTGTTATCGCCGTTATCAACCAACGGAGCATCATTCAAGTCATCGGTCGTGAACTGAATACCAGTCCAATACTGAATCATCGGGAACAACGTATACACCGTGTCAGCTGTATACGCCGAAACCTTGAAGCCTGGAATGTTGGCGTCAATCAGATCATTCAATTTCAAACGATCGTAGGTCAGGACCTTAGTGCCCTGATAAGCACCACCATCTTTGGCTGTTACACGCAGCGCGGTGTTGTGAGCGGTGACCTGACCTTGCCAAGTACCCTCTACAACTTGCGGCACGCCGAAGACGACGTCTGCCGCTGTGAACGCCGTCGAGTTGGCAGCATTGAGCGCTGCCAAGAAATCGTCGACAGACTTTGTCATGTAAGACATTGGTTCTATCCTCAGACGTTGTAGTGGATGTAGTGGTGACCAGCGCCACAACCCAGTGCAGTATCTTCAACAGGGACGGTGAGGATCAGTACACGGTTGTAGTACTTAGAGTTAGCCAAAGGCGCAGAATCTCGACCAGCTTGAGTACTCAGGTCAACTACGCGACCAGCCCAGGTCTGGTAGACATACGCTGGAGCACCTCTACCAGCATACGCCAGGCCTTTCCCGTACAGTCGATTCAGTTCATCGATGAACCGATTACAGAAGGCGACGAGTTCGTTACTTGCACCTTCCCAACTGCCAGGGTAGTTGTTCCACTTAGTCCCGGCCAAGATGAACGCAGACCAATCGATGGCGTAAGCCATACCGCTGACAATTGTCGGATGTCCTGGAGTCACGAAGTCGTTACCACCTGGGAACATACGGGCATTGAGATCAGTCACAGTGATCATCGTACTGAGATCCTGCGGAGCACCTTTCCACTTCAGTGCGAACTGGCCGGTGTAAGCAAGGCTCGTCGACTTGGTCTGTACGGTAACGGTTCTGGTGTAGAATCCATCTTCGATCGTAGTGCCGCGAGTGATGTTCTGATCGACCACATCGTCTGTAGTCAGGTTGATGCCGTACTTCGCATTGATGATCGGAAGCAGGGCATACACACTGAACACGATGGCGTTCTGTCCTGCGGTAGAACCTTGGTTTACCGAATACCGATCAATCTGTAGCGTGATACTGCGGAACAGGACACCCATATCGCGGCGGCGATAGTTGACTTCTTTACGACCGATGAAGTCTTGACCGGCGATTGCACTCAAGGTGATCTTGGTGTTCATCGCCGAGTTGCCTGGAACCGTGGCTGGAGCAGGGACGCCGAGCAAGACGTTGGTCTTAGTCACCGGAATCCAGTTTTCCACGCCTTGGTTTGCCAAGTTGATGAGGTCATAAACCTCATCGATAGGCGGTTTACTGAAAATAGGCATCTTGATTAAGCCTCTTCGAGGATGTTGTAATGAAGATACATCGGCCCGATCATCTGGTCACTGTAGAAGCCTGCCTGAACAACCACTCGGTCAAACCTAGGGTTGCTGTCAGGGACCGCCGAGGTTGGATAGTCGGTAATGTAACCTTCATTCCAGCCTGGGATGCCGAGATATGAGCAGGCGTTTTGAAGCGCCGCCCAATCCGTGTAACGCTGACCTGGGCTAGTCGGTTTGATTGCATCACGAAGACTGGTGAAGTCAACATCCCACGTAACCATCCGAGCAGACATCTTCGAGTTCACCACATCCGGATGATTACGGACTGGCAGAATCTTGATACCAACGATGCTATCTAAGAAGGCTTTGGAGTGAGTGAGGTTGATTACAGCCGAACCGATGAAGCCACGGCTGTCAGGCTTAGCCGTCAGCACGAGTTCTTCAGACTCTCCGTTAGCCACCGTGGGAGGCGTGAACGGTTCGAAGTCATCAACGGTAAGGAAAAGACCGAACGCGCCGTTAATCAGCTTTACAACGCTTGCAGGAGTGAATTCCTCAAGACTGCGTACATCGGCAGCCTGAATAATGTCACCCAGCACCAAACGTTTGTAATAGATGTCGACTTCATTGTAGTAACCACGCCCCGGAACCGACTTTACAGTCAGCTTGGTGTTAGCGGTTTCTGTAGCAACGACTTCGATATCTTGCAGACTAACGTTCATCTCAGTGAACGTCTTTGGCGGCACGTTGAGGACGTTGAGTTCCTCAATGATCTTACTGGTAGCAGAAGGAACAGTCTCAACAGCCATGACTACACCTCTTAATCCACAATCGGATCGTTAAAGTGGAGAACCAATTGACCAGACCACCCCAACGACATGGTGTCATCGAGATCAACGATGATCACATGGTCGTAGTCCTGATTGGAGACAGGCTCGCCAGACGTCGGGCCAGCGTAACTAATCGTTGCCCCATCCAGAGAGAAGCGGGAAGCTCCGACCAGTTGCCACGCATCGCCAGAGGCTGCCACAAGGGCATCTTTGATGATACCGAGATCAGCTGTACCAACAACGACGTTAATCAGAGTGGCGTAATACGGACTCATGTCACGCCAGTAGGAGTAACCCACCGAAGCGTACGGCTTGGTAATCTGAGGTGATGGGTAGTTCAAGCCCGGCAGTTGCGTAACGGCAATCACGTCTTCTAGAGGCTGTGCCCCAAGTGTGACGTGGAAAGTAACTTCACCGATCCAGCCGATACTGTCAGGTTCAGCAACGAGGATCACATCGCCAGCGCCGTCCACTAAAGTCAACGCATTGGAGACGATGTCATTCGCTTCAAAGCCGATGCCGTGGCGCTTGTTCAGCAGAGTCACGAAGTCGTCAGTTGTCTGAATGTCATACGCCTTGATGTTCGGACTGATCAGGATCGGCAGATCCGCCAGATCAAGACGCTTATAGCGGATGGTCGTACTACCGTCGTACGGGCTCAGTGGATTGAGCGCAGTGACCAGCAGCGAAGTATTGGTGCCTGATGCATCCGGCGCTACTGGAGTAGGCGTACCGAACGTATACTCGCCCTCAACCAGCTCGACGTTGTTTAACGTCTTGATTGCGCCGAGAATCTCATCAAGCGGTCTTTTATACAAAGCCATATCGAAACCTCTTTATGACCGGTTGAAGTGAATATACGCGTCGCCCTTGTAGCCGTTGATGTCGATACCAGTCTGGATGCAGACGTTGGTGAAATCTTTGTTGGCTTCGGGTACGTCTTTTGTCGAATACGATTTCACTGTCTGCGTCATGAACACAGGGATGTCTGGGAAGCCCATCTCGATGAACATCTTCTGGACAGCCGGCCAGTTGGTCCAACCGTACCAAGCAACACCAAGGATGTTGGAGTAGTACGAGAAGTCCAGACCCCACGTCGCCATGTCGAGGGAAGGTTTACCCAAGTCAAGCGGATTATGGTGAGTCAGAACATCCAGCTCTTTGTTAGCAATCGCTACAGACAGCTGAGGACGAATACGAATGAACTGGATAACGAATGAACCTTCGTAACCCAACGAGTTAGGGCTAGCCTTGATTACCAAGTTAGCTTGCTCGTTACCACCCAACCAATCGATCGGCTCGTTGACGATGTCGATAGGGAGGAAGTTGGTGCCGAGGCGTTTGTTCAGGATTGGCAGCAGACGATGAATGTTCGTCTGACCCAAGTCGTTAATAATCGGACGCACACCACCGAAGATCTGATCCAGGTTAATACGGCGATAACCAAACCGCGCGTAACCTTCGTAGTCCTTGTTGTCGTACATCGTAACGGTCGGGAGTTCGATGGAACCATCTGCCAACGACTTCACGTTGCCATAGTAAAGACCACCTACTTCCAACGGTACACTCAAAGCGTTCTGTTGGTTGATGAGACCGATCAGCGCTTCTTCCGACGATCCCGGTAAAAGTAACATAAGGCATCTCCTGGAGTCGAAGCTGACTTAAACGGTAAATAAGAGAGGACGAGGCCGAAACCCCGCCCTCTCAGATTTATTTGTATTAAGACAGTGGTGAAGACCTATTAAACCGGAACGTAGGTCAGACCGTTCAGATCAGTCACGGTCAGGTATTCAGCCAGGTCGATCTCGTCGGAACGGAGATGGAAGGTCAAGCTGCCGATATACGCCAGCGAGTCAGCCTTCGCCACGACTTGTACGTCGTGAGTTTCGTTCGGGATACCGCCAGTGAAGGTCGGCAGGTCGCCATCAACGAAGTCTTCCACGCCGAGGTTGATGCTCAGCAGTGCGTTCAGCTGAGGGATGATGTCGGCGATCTTGGTCGACTCACCCAGGCTGAAGGTTGCGTCCTTGCCGCTTGGCACGAGGATCGCGGTGTTCAGGTGCAGACGGTTGTACTTGAAGGTCTGGGAACCGGTGAAGCCCGAGCCAGCTTTGGCGGTCAGGGTCACGGAGGTGTTCAGCAGACCAGTGCTGTTTACGGTTGGCAGACCGATGTCGACAACGCCGTAGGTAATACCTTTGTTGTTGTCGGAGTTGATAAGGTCAAGGACTACGACCTTGCTTGCTTTAGTCATATCGCTCATTACAGGTACTCTTCAGTAAGTAAGGACAAGTCGGCCTTGGCCAACCACATAGAATTCTGCATGTTCATGGATCAAACGACAGGCTCGTAGGTCAAGCCAGAGAGATCAGTAACAGGCAGATAAGCGCTCAGAGGAATCAGCTCTGGCTTCACCTCAAGGATCAATGTGTCGAGATAAACCATCGAGTCAAAGGTAACCTTGAGTTCGACGTTAGCCGACAGCACGGAACTTAGATCCGGCAGGGGTTTGTCGATGATCTTGTTTGCCGAAAGATTGATGTTCAACCTTTCATTGATAGCAGGCAAGAGATCGGACAGATTCACTTCATCCGTGATCGTGAACGCTAGTGACGTCGTATCTGGATCGACGAAGTCTACTAACCTTACTCGATTGTAATAGAAGCTTTGACTACCCTCGTAGCCTCTTCCCGCGATGGCTGTACCAACCATCAGGGTATTACGGTTTACCCCAGCTACAGGGGTAAAAACGCTCGGAGTGCCAAACGTCACTTGGCTAGACGTCAAGGTCCGGTTCTGGTTATCTTGACGAATGAGATCGATAACGACGTCTATCTCACTCCGTGTGTAGTCAATGGCCATACACGAGTTCTCGTTAAGGAGTCAGGAGGTCATAGAATTTCGGTCAGTTAATCAACTGATCGTAAACTCCACCATCGGTCATTGGCTCGCCCCCAGGCGCTACAAGGCCGTTCAATACGTTGTTCGGGAATTGTGACGCTAGGGTGAGGACTCCGTTGCTTGCGTTGAGTACAAGCGTTCCTAGCCACACGAATGACCTATTTGTAACGGTGATGGTAACAACACCATTCACGTTGGTGTAATCTTTGATATCGTTCAGACTTAAAACAAAGTTGTATTTAAGTCTAAGGGCAGTCACCACGCTAGCTGGCGTGATCTCCCCCAGTACTTCGACACTGACAACTGGCTCGCCAATATCGATGAATGCTTGCTGCATGTCCAAGCGGTTGTAGTAGTAGACGTAACTACCGGTGATCTGCTTACCACGAGCCGTGGCGCCTACCTTGGTGTTCTTTCCATCGAACTCGCCAGGCACCAATCCGGTGAAAGACAAATTCGACGTACTCAGCGTTACGCCGTATCCTTCTAGGATGGCCTGATTCGCTACCTGAATCATCTCGGCCAGCATTTCCTCACCGGTCATAGTCGATACCTGTGCATAAATGGATTAACTGTACATCCTATTTGGATTGGAATGAAAAAGATTACAGTCATATATTGTCGGAGTACACATAACAACGAGATCCATTCTGGATACGTTGAACGACCGAGGAGGTCACCATGTCCACAGTTTTCAATGTAAAAGCAGCTTACGAGGCTGTAACCAACATCCCTGAGATGATTAAATGGTTACAGGACGTTCAAGCTGTGATGCTCGAGGAGATCGATAACTGGACCTATACCGGGTCTGGCGATTTCCGTGCCAAGATCGCTGCCCTCGATGAGTGGACAGCCAAGCACCTCTCGCAGATGGCTAACGTCAGCGAGTTGTGGATCACGCTTGATCATGATCAAGCGATGGCAAAGCTCAACGACTTCAGTGATAGGCTAGATGCCCATCGCGCAAGTATCGTTGAGTTCGGGCAGAAGGTGGAGGAACTGAAGGCCGATCTTGGCTAAGGTTTCCCACTTAACAACGTCATCCATTTCGGGTGACGTCACCAACGACCGTGGAGGTCCAGATGTCAGAGTTCAATGCGAAAGAAGCTTACGAGTTAGTTGTAGACAAAGCTGGCATGATTGATTGGGTGCTTTCAGTTAGCGATCAGCTTTCTAAAGAATCCGATCGTCGAGCTGCTGCTATCTCGATGGGGCGGCATGCTACCTTGATGTCTAACGAGGAGTGGGATGCGCTGGCTAAAGAGTACACCGATTGGACCATGCAGGAACAATCTCTGACCGCCTTCTGCTTCTCTTTGTTCAAACCCTAGATACAAAAGGCCGGCAATACTGCCGGCCTATCCCAACGACTGAGGAAGTCCGACCATGATGAACATCCCGACATTCTTGAAGCTGTGCGCAGTAGTTGCAACCATTGGCGCCGCAGCTGGTGCTACCGTAAGCTATCTGGAACGTAAAGAGAATCTCCGGAAGGCCGAAGTTATCAAACGCAACATCTCCGATCTGGTACGTCTCTGCGATGACATCGTTGCACTGTACGGTCAGAAATCTCTGAGCGCCCAACAGTTGGCAAACCTGATGGAGATCCGTCGTCGTAACGATAGCAAGTTCGCCAACATGCGGTACGATGAGATCCTGGTGATTCAAAGCCAGATCGAAGTTATCTACAACGTTCTTAACTCCAGCCGTCCCTAACGTCCGAGGAGGACTATCATGATTTCCGATGCAATCAAAATCGCAGCAGGCTTGACAACAATCGCAGCGACTGTCGGTGGGTTGATTTATTACGTCAGTAAGAAAACCGCCGAGAACGACCTCCTGCTTATCAAACAGAAGGTTGGCGCTAACATCGACTTCATCGATGCTTACGTCGCCCTGATGGGTAGCGATGCTCTGTCGGTGAAACAGATGGGTGAGTTGGAGCAGCTGCGTCAAGACTACAAGGTCAACTTCGCCACCTGTACGTACAACGAGATGGTTATCCTGTTGGCTCAATCCAACGGCATCTACATGACCGTCCGTGACGCTGCGAAAGCGCATCAGAAGAAATGATCGGTAAAGATCCGGTTGAACTGTTTCTTACTGAGTTAGCAGAGAGCGTTCCAAACGCTCTCGTTGTTTTTACTCAAGGTAATTGTTTCAAGCTGTACTTGATACTGCGTAGGGTTTACCCGCAAGCAAAGCCGTACTACGCGATGTGTCCAGGACATGTTTACACGGAGATCGACGGAAGCTACTACGACATCTGGGGTAAAGTCTCCAGCATCGAATTGAAGCGAATGCAGAACTACCTGATCTACCTCCCTGAAGAACCGCGGATATTCAAAGAAGCATTCCGCTGGCAATACCAACCCGAACTCGAAACGACTGAGGAAGTCTCATGCAAAGCATCGAACAGCAAATCAAAGATGATGTCACTAAAGTCATTGGTGACAAGAACACTCTCGCGGCTATCGACGAAGCTATCGAAAGCACTGACTACGGCAAGAAGTTCCACGCCAACTGGATGATCGCCCGCGGCTTCTACAACCTCGGCATGAACATCGACTGGACGATTGCCGTTGAGCGTGCCAACGACGTTGTCGCGAAAGATCCGGATGACCTGGGCTGCAAGATGGCATTCATCGACGCCGACGGCATCGAGACTCTCATCATCCCAGGTAAACACGGCGGCGCTGTCATGCGTGCTAATAAGACCGTAGAACTCTACGGTAAGTACAAGTCCTGCAATCTTGACGTGTGGATGGCTCTTGATGGCATCAGCCTTACACACACCTTGCTGGACCTCATGACGCAAGGTCTTCCATTCATGGGCCTTCTGCCAATCCTCGATTCCATTATCGAGAAGAAAGCAGACCGTGATGAGATGACCCGCCTCCACGCCAAATTCAGAAGCTACCTCGCTTAAGGAAACAATCATGTCACTCGTATCTACAACCATCATGGGTAATGACCTGGTGCTCGGTTCTCATGACGACCCACCAGTCGGTCACCGGGTTGGTTCGGTTCCGGTGAAGTTCGATAACGGTAAGACCGAGTACATCAGCGTATTCGGTTCTATCCACATCTACACCGACTCCAGAGAGCGTGATCACTTCGAATCAGAACTGCGTAAGTTCTGCCAAGATCCTGATACCGTTCAGAAGGTTCTCGGTGTCGCAGTCCAGAGCGCCCACGCTAAACGCTTCAACCCCTCACGCTCCCAAACCGATCGCGGCTATTATCGCGCCGGTCGTAACGGGAATGTGGAATCACACCAACGCAGCATGTAACACCATTATACCTAACGACCGCGGAGGTCACAGATGTCTACTTACAAAGCATACAAACTTGAAGGCCGTAAAGTTGTTCTCTCCGAGAATGGCGTATCGAAAGTAATCATTCCACCAGTTGGCATTTGCTTCAGTGAAATGCGTAACACTTGGCAAGCCAACATCCTGGACGAGAACGGCGAATGGATGGCAGTGCGTTACAGCGCTAACACCCACGGTTTCATGGAAGCACTTCAGATGGCAATGGATGTGCGGGAACTGTCCCTTAAGTTCCTCCTCAATGTTCGTATGCTCCCACGCTTGCGTAAAGCTTATGACATCAAAGAAGTAGGTGGTTTGTTCCGAGTTCGCGACCCTATCGAGAAGTGCTACAAGTTCTTCACGACTAAAGCTTTCGCTAAAGCCTTCAACGAGGCAGTCACAGCGAAGTGGGTTGATAACCATCGGTTCGATGCAGACGAAATGGTTCAGCCGTACATGCCAGAGATTCCATTGGTACGGATGGACTACCTTACAGCCATTAGCCCAGCTGCCTCACGGAGCATTCACTAATGAATAAGCCAGGGATTCCGTTGGAAGATGTAATCGACGCTTCTGTAAAGCGCCGCAAGCGTCGTAACCGCGATAAGGCTATCCGCGCATCTTGCGCAGTATTCATCGCGCTCAACGTTGTATTCATCATCGGTTATTCGGTAAGCAAGTATGTCTGAGGTCGAACCTGAGTTTGAAGAAGAAAGGGTTGACAATCTGACTCTGTGGTTACTTGCAGCGGCACTGTCGTTCGGTCTTTCCATCTCGATGGTCTACATCGACTGGCATGATCGGACGAGCCGCTGCGTCGGCTCTAAAGAAGTGGTACGTGCTGGTATCGCACTGGACGTAAGTTCAGGGGTAGTTGTTCGAGACTGCCCAGTCGAATAAATTACAGACAGATATCATCCACTCGCAACAATCACCTAATGCAAGGAGTTTCAAATGCGTGAAGTACTATTGATCAGCTTCGGTATTGGTCTCGGCTATTACATTCGTCATCTGCGTGCGCAGCGCGACGATGAGGAGTTGAAGCTTAAAGGTGCTGAAGCAGCAGCAGCTCGTAAGGCGGCTGAATCGGCAACTGCCTAAACGGCATAGAGAGCGTGGCGCAAGCCACGCTCTCATTACTTCTTTTTTTTTGTCGTGAAATCGATCAATCGTCGAAGTCGCGCCAATCAGAACCACCTTCGCCATTGGTAGTACGCGCACCTACTTTCTTATACGAAAGATCTTCGTCAAGAAGCAGATCGTACTTGAAGCCCATCATTGGGTAATCTAAGAACTTCAATGCGTAATACTTATCCTGTTCCTGAGTTGCACCGATCTTACGATGCTTACCCCATTGGAACTCAGCCCATGCTTGACCTTGGTGAATAGTCTTCGCGGTAAAGACCTCATAGTCAAACTCGGTGTTGAGCTTCTTGGAACCCTCGTAGTAGCCTTTATCCACCAGACGCTTGATGTAGTCGTCAGGATAGGTACGGGCCAAGTCACGAGTCGCTGGAGACAGTTGGTGAGCTGTGTACGCAAAGATGTTGTTTGGTGACGTGAACTTACGGACGCGACGGTGCGCTCCTTGAATCTCGTCACCAGCAACAGCCGCCACGATGTTGTTCTTGGTCAGCAGGTTGATGTAGTCGCAACCAGCCGAAACAATCTCGTAGCCTTCTTTGATGAATTGCTTCAAGTCGTCGATGTAGTCGTCGACGTCTGCACCACGAGTGTAGTCCAGAATCATGACGTGCCAGCCATTGGCTGTCATCTTGTCGAAAACGTACTGAGCGATCTCACGAGAGTCGACGCCCTTAGTTACAACAGGTAGACCAAACTCGTATTGCATCAACAGCGTGTATAGCTTCTGAAGAACCAGCTCGGGTTTATCTTCCGCAGTAGCAAACACATGCAGCGGTTTCTTCGTCTCATCGAACAGCACGGGACTGTTGAAGATACAGAATGCAAACAGCTGATCCAGCAGAGTACCGGACTTGTTCATACCCGGCAATGCGGATACGTTAGCCCATTCACCACGACGTGCGCCTTCCTGATCACCAGTCATCCGGTTAGCGGCCTTGAAGCCGTATTTGAGGATAGCTCGTGGATCAATGGCAAGCTGAGCCATCGCGTAGACTTCCGACAGGCTTTCAACATCACTGATGTCAATGCGGCGCATCGCACCACCAGCTTGACGCTTACCAGACAATGGAAGCTCTGTCATCTTGGCGATGATCTCTTCACGGAAGCGTGCAACGTCACCGACCTTCTCACGATCAAAGCCGAGCTTACGTGCAGCGTCACGCAGGAGTTTCGTGAACTCCTCTACCCCGATAAAGTCGTACAGCTCGGCTGTTGCTTCATCGAGTTTATCCTTGGCTGCATCAGGATCGTCCACCAGAAGAATGGTGCGGGTAAATAGATCATATAGGCGATCATTATCCCCTGCGGCGATTCGGATGCGACCCATTAGGTCGTTAATGTCGTACGGATGCTCTGATCCTTTCTTCTTCATCCAGATGACTAAGTTCCGAACTCGGGACAAAGCGTTGTGTTCCCGGTTGGAGTTTGAAGCATCATCAGTTAGATGAAGGTGATCGAGTGTACGATCGATTACATTGAGCAAAGCCTCAGGGTCATTCTTGCCCGAATGACTCGAGTAGTACATGGCACTGATGGCCTTGGCTAACAGTAGCTTAATTTCCATACCGCCTCACCGCAGGCAAATTGAATTGGGGATATCTCATGAGTAAGCCAGTCAGTATTCGCTACATCCCAAAATGGTTGAGCGGTGCTATGACGCACTACGGGACTGACATCAAAGAATTCGAAAGCATAGTATCGAGACACGATGTGGATCTTTACAAACTGGCGAACCATCTGTTCCGAGCTCGTCTGAACAGTATGGGTCTGGATGAGTTCGTTTTCCCAGATGCCGATGCTGGTAAAGGCTTCAGCTCTGACGATGCTGTGTTCGCACTGTTCGGTGGTAATCCACAACAGTTGGCGATCCCGCAATTCGTCCTGGGTTACTTCGACATCTATCCTGACAAGTACGATGGTATCATCATCGTCGAGCGGGAAGGTGGTGAAGTAAAGGATGTTATGAAAGAACTGCTGAAAGCTGTCGCCCTTTATCGGGGCGTCGATGTGGCTTACGCGTCCGTTGTCTTCAGAAGATATCTGGAGAAAGTAAATAAAGACCTTGACCCAGGCAGCAGTCATGCGGTCGAACTTACTCGTGAGTTGACGAACAACGACCAACACGAGTGATAAGTGATACATGTTATGCAAATCACTGCTATTACGGTGATATGTATAAACACACGGTTTCCATAACGCCTGCGGGACGTAGGATCGCTGTCTCTAGTCGACTAGTGACAGGTCGGCGTCGATCCTAAAATAGAAGCTTCTATCCTTCGGCAACACCAAATTGCAATTTGGAGCAATTCATGAGCAAGATCGTAATTGACAAAAAATCCGGTATGCCGGATCTGGAACACGTTTCCGCAGTGAAGATCAAAGATCACCTGCTGAACGGCACCGGCTACAGCACCGAAGCTAGCGACCTGTTGGCCGCTCTGCAAAACGGTAGCTTCGAAGCCCGCGGCACTCTGTCCCAAATCGCCGGTGAACTGGCTCCAGTGCTGCAAACCAGCATCGAGAACCAGAAAGCCGAATACGCCAACCCTGCCGGTCTGGCCGCTGCATCGTTCCTGAAAGCATTCGGTAGCAAGCCTTCCGACCTGCTGCGCCTGCAAACCTCGATGGAAGGCAAGTCGCTGACCGACGGCACCCGTTACGCTCACGCTGACGGCTCCGAATACGACAGCGTCTACTCCACCGAATCGTACGACAACCAGTCGCTGATCGACCACCTGTCGATTTCGATCGGTCTGAACTACAAGATCGCTCGCCAGGGTCCGGCGATGGAAATGATCTACCGCACTGTGCCTCTGTCCCCAGAGCAAGGCGGTATCGACATCCAGATCCCGAACCTGTACGTCGAAAACACCCTGCAACACGCCCTGGACGGTTCCGAGTCGGACTTCGGCCTGCGCCGTGTAATGGACTCCGCGATCGACTTCACCGTTCTGAACGACAACAGCACTCAGCTGATCCCTGGCTATAACGCCACTTCCGCTGCGAACTTCGTCGCCACTTCGGTTATCACCCCGTTCGAATACGTCAACGGTCGCCGTACCGTTACCACCTCCGGCCTGGCCGTTGGTAAGACCATCAACCTGCTCGGCATCGGCCAGATCGATTCCGTACAGCGCGTTGGTCAGGCTGACTACACTGAAGCCCTGGACCGCAACATCGGTATCGAATCCGTGTTCCTGAGCCTCGGCGCAGACACCATTCGTTTCGACACCAAGGGTCTGCCTTACAGTCGCTTCGTGAAGACTCCAGAGCAAGGCGGTCGCGCCATGGCGCTGAACTTCCCGCTGACCACCCTGGAAATCAACAAAGACACCTTGACCTACAACGATGCCGCTCCTGCTGGCGCCGTGTTCGGTACTATCGCCAGTGGCGATTACAAGGTTCGTCTGAAGACCATCATCAACGGTCAAGCTGACGTTGAGCGCGGCACTGTGAACATCAACGCCGGTTCGCTGGAAGTGATGTACATCAAGAACGCCGCTGGCGACAAGATCGACCTGGCTGCTGGCGTCGGCAAGACCATCGTTGATGGCCTAGCTGCACTGGCTACTTCCGCCTGGTGGCCTGATGCTCGCCTGACCAACACCAACCACCGTCACCTGGGCCTGATGCTCAACGTACGTAACGTGACCGAACGTCTGCTGACCCGTCAGCGCGCGCCGTTCTTCGTACCGTACCCACTGAGCGAAAACCGCGACCAGACCGTAATGGACTGGCTGACCTTCGCCGTTGGTTCCTACATCAACAACGAAGCGGTGGGCACCCTGATCGGTTACCACGAGCGCCTGATGCGTCTGACTGGCGGCCTGCGTGGCGAGCTGACCGGTGGTGACTTCGAAATCAACGCACTGCCTATCGAAGGTATTGGCCGCTGGTTGGTCAACCCTTACGTTCAGGAACTGGACGTTGACTTGATGGAAACCGCTCAGTCGCAGGAAACTGTGGCAAACGTGGAAAACGGTATCGAAGTGCTGGTCAACACCCTGCGCTCCGTGTCGTTCGACATCCTGCAACGCACCAACTACGAAAACGCCTGCCGTTACATGGACGGTGGCGAGATCACTTCGAAGTGGCGCATTGCCCTGGTTACCAGCAAGAAGATCGAGCGCTTCATGACGATCCAAGGCGACAGCCGCACCCTGGGTGCCGGCCTGAGCTACCAGCTGGAAGCCGATGTCGACCAGCGTCTGTCGGACGTGATGTACCTCACCATCGTTCGCGATGGCGAAGGCGTGGACGCTCTGTCCGCCGGTGCAATGCTGTTGACTCCGACCCTCGTGTCGACCATCAGCGTTACCCGTAACAACCGTCCTGGTAACGAAGCTGTTGTACAGCCTCGCTTCCAGCACTACAACTTCCTGCCGATCATCGTCAAGCTGAACATCAAAGGCGTCGACGAGCTGCTGGAAAGCACCCTGCCTTTTCGTATCAAAGGCGACATTAATACCACTGATGTTAGCAGCCCCGCTCCGTAACTTGGAGCTACCTCCGGAAGTAGTTCCGGAGCTGCCTAATCCTTAGTGGGATTAATGGGTGAACATAAAGCCGGGACTTCGGTCCCGGCTTTATGCCGTCTACGGCAATTCACGTATAAAGAAATTACAGACATACATTACTAAAATAGGCGTAGTAGGAAAAGAGTAAAACCATTGGGGACCGTAGTTATATACACAGGGGCAATAAGGTTATGGATAGTTCGGGACGTCGTTTTGTTCCGTTCGATAAGTTCACCTCTCGTGCAGAGTTGAGCGATCCCGATTTGAAGGGTCGTGAGAACGCAGCGTTTACAATGCGCTACGTTAATGCGTCAAGTCGGACTATAAGCGTCAAAACCAGAATGGGCGTGCATTCGATTCTCAAACCGAAGCAGTACACTCAGGGCGGTGAGTACATTGACGTCTTTCTCGAATGGACTATGACTAAGGAATCTTACAAATCGACCTATGTTGATTTCTTAGACCGGCATCGAAATCCGCAAGGGTTAGCAGCAGAAATCATCAATGCCTTTGAAGCGAGATTGAATTCTTGGTCTCATCAGGGCCGGTTGACTACTCTCACGATTCATGTGGAGATTCAACTGAATGATGTTGTTAATGCCGGGGGTACTGTGTACTTGGAAGAGTTGGATCTATTGATCTCGCTCGAACCAGAAGTTGAGAAGTTTGAGGAGCATCCGTTCAGTAACTTTAATCGGTTGCAGTATGGATTAGCCGCTGACCTACCTCACTTGGGTAAAGATACTCTGCTGTTCTCGATCAAAGCCGTAGACAATAGTTCTCTTAGAAATAGACATGATCGGTTTATGCTGTTAGGCAACACCGTTCACCATATTCCAATTGAACGCGATTTAAGGTTACGTGACGGTGTACATGTCACAACTCGGCGACCAGCCGCAGTGAAGAACGTCATTGGGTCTGGTGCAACCATCCACACTGAACATCTGTCGTTTGAAGATGCAGATGCTCGGTTCAACTTAGCTGACAGTATTGAGAAAGCCCAAGCTGGTGTTAGTTGGCAAGAAATGCGTAAAGAAGAAATAGCCCGCAGAGCGCACGAACAGAAAATGAAAGAGTTCGATCGAGCTGGGGAGAAAGCTGACACAGACCACACGTATACGCGAGAGAAGACAGAGTCCGAAAGGGCATTCGCTCGCGAGCGTGAGGAATGGCTTCGCTGGAAACATCGCGAAGACGATGTTAAAGAGAAGACTAAAAACTTGGGCGACTGGATTCGTTTGGTCGGTGGGATAATCACATCGTCGCTAACTGTGTTAACGATGGTGGCTAAAATGAAACCTTCATAGATGGGTAGGGGATGGAATGCATACTTGGTTATTTGACGACTTGCAGAAGAGGATGCCTGTTTTCAATCAGGACATTCTGGATGGACTCGCCTATCGTGGCTTGGACGATGCTAAGGGACTCGTAGATCAGACTATTGCGTGTGCTGAAAACAGTTATCCAGATGACTTCGAGTACAACGGATCTTACATCTGTAGTCCTCAGGAAGCGTACAGCGTTATGTCATCTTCGCTGACACGGTCCGATCGTTCCACCCCCTCCATCGACTTAGCGCAAAGCGATGTCTACATGGTGAAGTATCAGTTCTCCTGTAATGGCGTTCAGCTATATCCGCGCTATTTCTGCTTGCCTGCTCCAAGGCGCGGTGGGTTGCTCACCATTACAGGTAAACAGTTCGCCATCGGCGATGTACTAACAGACCCTGGCCTATCGATAGGCCAGGACTTTGTGTTCATCCGTATGTCACGCGCTCCGGTTACATTCAAGCGCCTGATCTACACCGTTTTGAAAGATGGAGAAGATTACTCCGAGTACATTGCTTATTCTTGGCTGCACCACCGGTCCGCCAACAATAACAAGAAGTCGGAAAGTGATACCATCACGCTTGGTAAGGTGATGTCTACTCTGCCGCATTATCTCTTCTGCCGTTATGGCTTGAAAGAGACGTTCGCTCGGTTTGCGTATTGCGATGTTGCAATCGTTACCGAAGAGTTCTTGGCCGAGAACCCCGTTGACCCTGAAAAGTATACCGTAGTCAGATCAGCCAAGTCCCGGCCGGCTGCATTGAAGCTGCGTGTGCATTACCCCGATATCGCTACAAACCTCTGCCTGATCATTCCTAAAGCTGCTACCAATCAGCTGACCATGGCGTTTGCCTTGGCGTTCTTCTATCTGGTCGATCTGTTCCCTCAGGATCTGCTGGTTGAAGACTTGCTCGGCGATGACATCTGGAAGCGCTGGATGGGTTACGTTCTCTTTGGCGACCAGATGTCTGTTGGTAAGCTGGTTGAGAACGTGGTGAGTCACCTCATCAGCCTGGATGATTACGTGGACATCGAAGTACGCAAGACTCTGCTGGATGAAGAGAACTTGGATGTTGAAAACCTCTACGAGTTCTTTGCTTACATTCTCGTTCAGATCGATCACCTGATTGATTCGAAAGCGGAATCCATTGGCTCCATGTATGGTAAACGCTTGGTGACTGCGCAGTATGTACTGCGTGACATCTACGAGCAGATCTTCCGGTGTCTCTTCGAGATCACGAATAACCGGAAGCGTAAGCACACAGCGGATGACTACAACAAGATCTTGGGTAAGTTCTTTATGCCCACGATCATCTTCAACCTGCGCAAGACTAGCAGCAAACCGTTTATGTCCAGCGTGTCTACCCCTGGCGACAACATGTTCTTCCGAATCACCTCTCGCTTGGTAATGCAGGCGCAAACGAGTGCTGGGCGTAAATCCCAGAACTTGAACGTGAACGATCCACAATCGTGGCTCGACGGTTCGATTGCTGAAGGGGGTAACCACCTTATCCTTCCGAAGCACTCCCCACTGGGTCGTAATACGATCAACCCGACAGTGGAACTGGACGAGAAGAATACGATTGTGCGGAAAGAACACATGAAGCCAATCGTTGCACATATCGACGCGGCTATCGGCCGAAACTAATTTAACTCAAGAATAGGAAGATGTATGGCAAGCGACTCTCGTGAAGCGGAACGGATCTGGGACCTCGTCTTTGACGAGACCATCCGTTACATCGAGGCGAAAGCTGATGGCGTCGATGTTCGGGATGATTTCATTCTGGATCTTCGTCGCAGTTATGCTGAAAACCTCGGCAAGCATCGTTATAACAACAGCAACATGGACAAGCTGGTCAAACTGACCTTTGCGAATCTTCGTAACATCGAAGACGAACTGGGTCAGCGCGGCGATCGCGAGAAGGACATCATCCGTCTTGGCGTTGAAGCGATGGTGGATGGTCACTTCGCTGAATCCGTTTTCGCCGATCCAAAGCTTGTTCGTGAATTGCCGCGTGATGCTGAGCGCGGTATGGAAGATGCAATGCGTCTGGCTGCTAAGCTGGCCGGCGCTGGACGCCGTCGTGGTGGTCGTGACGATCGTGATGACGATCGTGATGATCGCCGTGGCGGTGGTGCTCGTTGGAGTACCCGTGATGATCGTGATGATCGGGACCGTGACCGCGGTGGCCGTGATCGTGATCGACGTGATACTCGCCGTAGTGGTCCTCGTGACAGCCGTTCGGTTAACGATGGTGCTGATCACTGGGACGTTCTCTCTGACATCGGTGTTGCTACTGATGAACGAGATGATCGCGATGATCGTCGGGATGAACCACGTCGCGAAGAACCACGCCGTGAGCGTGAGCCCGAACGTCGTGAACCTGAATACGAACATCCAGAAGAACCACTGCCGCATCTGGAAGCTCGCAACACTCACGTAGATGGTCCTGACCATACGCGTGCAAACCCGTACGAAGATTACTGGCTGAATGATGAGCATTGGCGTGTCGCTCACTTGTCCGGCTGGAAACTTACTGGCGATGGTGAACAACTGATCACCGCCGTCCCAACCCTTTACGACGTCAACCAATACATCAAGTATTACGTCATGGATAGCAGCGGCGAAGTCCGCGAGGAGTTAGTTGAAGTGGATAACGAAAACAAGCAATTGGCACACAGCCTGCGTGAAGATACCCAATCGATCGATGCTCCTAAAGCAGCACCTACCGGCGGTATCTCGCTGAAGGCGTTGAAAGAAGGCGTTACCGATATCAGCCTGGAGCTGGACAAGCCTGGTCTGAAGCTGGGTGACCTGATCAAGCAGATCCCTACTGACCAGTTGACCTTCTCCAACGCTCTCGCTGCCGACAGCATTATCAGTGCCGTATTCCAAGGGCGTGTTCGCCTGAACTCGGAAGATGCACCGGTGCGTGTTGACGTGCAATTCCTGCGTACCCCTATCGCAGTGCAAGACAATGCTCAACTGGATCTGGTTGCCAAAGTCGGCGCTGCCAATACACTGACCCAGGCTGCTGAGCTGCTGGAAGAACTGAAGCCACAATTCGAGAAGCCGGTATTCGAGCTTCTGAACAAACGCTTCACCGAAAACCTGCTGCGCTCCGCGAAATACCAGTTCCAATTCGACAAGGTTACCAAGCTGGACTTCAGCCGCCACTACGGCCGCTTCCTGGATGCGTACGGCACCAAGCGTGGCGCTGCCGAAGCAGCACAGTTCGCTCAGCGTGTCGGTCACGTAACCACCCTGTCCACCGCTTACGTCTCCGCTGAAGAAATCGCCGACATCGCCGGTGATCTGATCACCGACGTGAAGAATCCGAAGGCTCTGGTCTTCTTGGATGTTCTGGCAGTAGCGAGCTTCGCTGCAACCATCGACGAACTGGGCATCGGCCTGGCTCTGACCATGGACGAAACCGGTCTGGCTGTTACTCAGTCTTCCAACCGTGAACTCTTCACCACCCTGCGTGGTCTGTACTCGGCCCTCGAGCAGCAAACCCCGCCGGGCCTGAAGCCTCGCCTCTTGCTGTCCACCTCTGACAACCGCCTGATTGAAGTACTGCCTTACGCTTGCCGCCTGGAATCTTTCATCCTGGCTGCTGTGTAAGCTTTACCATCAGGTTCCTGCTACGCCAAGCACAGAGGTGGTCAGTAATGTGGCCGCACCCATCAACTTAACCGTAATACTGTAGGACGAATCCGTGGGCCCGTAATGGGCCCTCGGTGCATTATCCGAGAGGTAGTGTTTTTTTTTGCCTGAAAACAACAGGGGATGACGATGACTTCTATCATCGAACGCTTGGCATTTGCTAATCCTGAAGAAGAAGCTTCTTTTGAAGCCTCCGGGATGGAGTACGAAAACGAGATTTACATCTCGGGTTATGATCTTCAGCAGATCGTCACCACAGCGACGTATCACGAGGGTCAAGAGCAATGGGGGATCTTTGTACCAAAGTCTGATCAGAACGCCTCCAGCGGCTCTATACGCGTTCGTATGACCGAACACGAAGACAGCTCAGTGGTTTATGAACAAACCACCAAGACTGACGCTAAAGAGAAGGGTAAGCTTGAGAACGAGCGTCCTTCTGATGAAGTAATGTTCGGCCAGTTTAAACTGATGGCTGATCAGGGTCTCATCAAGATGCGCTATGTCATCGAAGCTACCACCCGTGATGGCGTTCCCTTCAAGTTTGAAGTGGACATCTTCCGTAACGGTAAGGGTGAGGTAGTTCCATGGGCGAAGATCGACGCTGAACTTCCGGATGGTTATGAACTGACCCCTGAAGAGATCCCATTCACTCACGATGAACTCATCATCCTGACCCCTGCCATGAAAGTGGACCGTCAGGCTGAAGTGAACAAGAAGGTCGCTAAGTTGTACGAGACCTACTTCCGCAGTCCTAACGTACACGTATGAGGTGCTGCATGTACGCTAACAAACTAGCGCTGGCTATTCATGCTGCGTTGTTTCCTACTGAATACAGTGAACAGCAGCGGCGTGAGGACGAAGCGTGGGCTCGGCGGCTCTATCAGATCAAACATCCGAATGCGATGCCGATATACTTCGTTACTTGATGGCATAAGCCGACATAAAGACCGTGGGTAAACCCACGGTCTTTATGCTCTTTCTTTTTTTTGTGTAACCACCCTAGCAGTGAGTTATCACATCGAACTAAGCACTTTGATCAGCTCGATGATTTCTGGGATGTTCAATCCATTCTTGGCAGCAACCAATGTGGTGACAAACAGAATACCGAGACCAACCAATTTTTGAAGCTCACTCGGCGACCATGGAGCTGTTGGCGCTTGAGCTGTCGCAGGGGTTTGGAGAGGGGTAGGAGTCGGATTCTGACCACCGGCAGCCACGCCGAGACTCGAGGTCAGAATCATATCCTGCGTAGCCACGTCCAGGGTTGCGAGTGCATCCTGGATCTCCTTAGCTTCTGCGGTGCTTGGGTCCAACTGACGATCACTTGGAAGGAAGCCGTTGACCAATGTGATCAACGTAGGCTCCCAGGTGAAGCCCACCGCCGGGTTCTTTGCCATAAGCGAGATAGCATCTCTTACGTTCATGGGAACCACCAGATGTCGTGTGAAGTGCATGACGGCCTAAGGCCATCATTAATCTACATTAACTCCCTGTTTATGTAAATGCTTTAGCGGCGTCAAGCGCAAGGAATCTGCACACAGTGATGCCGTCAACAGAGTGTTCGTCAAGATCCTTGATTGAGATGCCCTCCCCCTCAACGATGTTCACATCATCCATAATAAATTGACGAATTAATTCTTTATCGGTTTTATATTGCCCTTCCGGACACACCGCTTTCTTTGCCTTACCGGGAGAAACTTCGACGAATTGTAATGTCCGTCTATGTTTATAGCAAGTGTCGTCCAAATACTTCATGGCCGTTACAAGCGTCCGGTAGGTACTGATGTTTAGATGAGAAAACGGAGCCTCACATCCTACGATGTCTGGGTCGTACTCATCCAGTATTTCTGCAAGGCGGTCATTTACAACAAGCAACCGAGCGTCAAGGTTGCCTCTGTTCGATGCAACCCCCGCGTACTTGTTATAAGCTGATTTATCAGCAGTAACAGTTTCAGCAAAGATTACAGTCGATATACCTGTACGAAGATCGTGGTCTACAATCGTAAACCCGACCGTATTGGTGCCGTTGTCGATACCGAGGATTCGATATATCCAATGGCCGCTGAATCCTGGCTTAAGTTCGAACATGACTGGTAGGCGCTACCGAAGTAGCGCCACTCCTTTTAAGCGCCGGTGCCGATCGTTTCAAGGGTAGGGATCGACTGAGTGCCGAGCATCGGGATTTGGTTACCGACGTCGAATTGCAGAGTCAATTCCTGTTCGTTGTAGTACAACGCCTTGTGGTCAGCAGCGAACGCGTAGATTTGAGTACCGATCGCTTCGTTGAACTGGGTAGTACCCGAAGTGGTCTGTACGGTAACGGTGCGGTCAGCGGCTGTGCAGAGTGCGAACTCCGACATGATCGCATATTCCTCGTCACCACCATACAAGATCTTGGACACGTTGACGTACTCTTGCACGTCAGTGGTGGACAAGACGACAGGCAGCAAGGCAGATACTGCCAGCTTCACGTCAGTGGTGGTAGCGGCGCCGGTAGATGGCAGCTGGATCGGTTCTGGGTACAGGTTCGAGGTGTTAGGCACGAACACGACTTCAGTAACGATACCATCTTCGGTAGTGATCTTCTTCATCACTACAGTCACATCATCCGTGGAGACGTGAATACGCAGACCGAAGTAAGCGTAGTAGTTGACGCCGTCAACCAACATCTCTACACGCAGAGCGTACTTGTCGCGGATGGACTTTGGAAAGTCGTCATCCACAGGACGCATTGCCATCGGCATTGGGTTGTAGAGCGAAGCGTTGTCGGCGTAGTGGTCCAGGATCGAAGTCTTGGCAATGCCGTTGTTACCGATCGACGCGGTGTGACCTTTGTTACCGGCCATGAGGATGCAGAGCTTCACACGCTCAGTGGCGGTAGGACGCGCGTTCTCCTGAACTTCAAGACGCTCGTTCATGGTGGACTTGGCATCGATCACCGGATTTTGTCCGAGGAGTAACGAAACCAGAAGCTTAGCGCCGTAGACTGTGGCTTGTACCGTATTCATAGCTGTCCCTTAACGTGAGAAGAGTGGTGGTGTGGATGCGTGGTTAAACGGCAGGTTTCCGGGAACCTTGCTGTCCGAGTACCGGTACGCAATCTTGAGGACACCAGTGATGTTGTTACACCATTTGCTCAGATCGAGACAGAACACGTAATTGTACGCTGGATCATTCACGGTGTGCGCAGTGCTCACGAAGCCGTTGTAGATGACTTCTGAGCCGTGGACGTTGAAAGGCAGTTCCTGATCAGGCACTGACACCCATTCGTCGCCAGTGAGACGACGGAGCAGCTGTGGTAGATTTACGAGGTCTGTCCACACGTAGCCAGTCGGAATCGTGTACAGATACGACTCAGTTGCCCGACGATCATCGTGGGGCATGAAGGCGTCCGATAACTTCAGTTCACCATCTTCCAGAATCAAATCAACTGGAGGTAAGTCTTGGTTGCTGTCGCTATAGAACTGACGGATGTCCAACAGCGAATCGATAGTCGCACCGAGCAGCGTCAGAGACTGACGCGTGATCACTTTGAAGCTACCTGTGAAGATCAAGTGATCGCCAGAGATAATGATCAGGTAATCTGTGTTCTGAAGAGCTGGCAACAGTCCCTCACCGATAGGTTCCTGAGAAACCAGTTCGATGGTGATTAACGCAGGCTCCAACAACAGACCGTACTGTTCGTGCAGTGCAGTGATGATCGCAGCATCTGTAAGTTCAGGAACGTGAACCGCACAAGGCTCACCGTTCAAGATTTGACCGATGTCTACCCGGCGATACATCAGGCGCTGAACTTCTTCACTCCAACCGTTGGTCGAGGCGAACTTGATATCAACCGACGTCAGTCCTTCCTCACCTTCATTAACTGGAAGACCGAACAGTAACTGCTCAGGTTTCAGCAACCGGTTGTTTGTAGCGTTGATGTAGTCGACCAACAGCTCCTTAGAGGGCTTGCTGTATCGAGCTATCCTTGGTTTCTTGAGTGTGTACATTTATCACCTCAGGCCCTATAAAGCAGGTGGCCACAATCCGTCAAGTATATTGTTCGAGAAAGCGTCGGAGAGGAGGATCGAAGTCCCAGGTTCTCCCAGCGTTACTGTCGTTTCACCAACCCATCTCAACGAATTCGGTTTGGCCTTGAGGATGAAGCTGCTACCCGTCACGAGTGCGTTCTCAAAGTCCATGTCCGTAATCACCAAGCCTGAAGCCAACGCGATGTTGTTCATCACGCCCTTTACCGTAATGGGCGGCGTTAGATCCAGACTCATACCACCGAAGACGTCCGCTACATGCAATCTATTGTAGCGGTACGTCATCTGACCTGTATGCTGTCTATAGATGTTTTCATCTCTAGACTCATGCGTGGTGATCACCACGTTGGTCACAGCACCTTCAACAATCATCGGAGGACCGATGGATGCGAACTCTGCTCTCAAGTGGAGATTGAAATGGTTATTGGCCATGATCAGTAACGCCACGGCAGGATCGAACTTCAATAACCGTAGCGTGTCAGTCATGGGATTATCCGTTAGGTCTTAAGGTGTCCGAGTGTATTCAACCAAGATGGCGCCACAGTAAGCCAACGAGTTGTTAGCAAACGTCACTGGGAAGGAAGCCTTAGCCCCTACCGCAATAGTAGGCATCGCAGTTGGTTTAATATCAGTCGCTGCAATCACACATCCCATTTGCGCTGAAAGTAACGCAGCGAGTTGTGTCATGTTAGCGTAGCCTGGTCCACCGAACTTAACAGGGCGTCTGAAGGTCAATGGCCACGATCTGCGACCGTAGTAGACCGTTAGTGCCCCGATGTATGGAACGCCGTTGAACGTCAACAGGAGCGCTGTGTTGTCACCGGCATCCTGAGGTCCATTCTCAGATACCTGAGAGATGGTAAACATGTTCGATTGGATCGGCTCTGCCAACGAGGCAGCATTCATCAAGTTCAGGTGGGTAGCAATCTGATTCTTGATGTTAAGGCTAATGAATGCATCGGTGTGAGACAACGTCAGCGTATTAACCAGAATGCGGCCAGCGATCTCAAGACCCAGACGGGCAATCACGCAATCAATTTCACCTACCCACCGATACGAGTCGGCGGCTGAGATTACTGCGACTGTACCTAACTGATCGTAGCTGTCTTCAACGAAGTCAGTTTCACCGATTGGAATCCTGTACGGCCAGAAGAGATTACCCATCAAGTCTTTTGGAGTCGATGGTATCTCAGCCGCTACAGATAGATTCACCCCAGACAAGAAAGCTGGCAGGCTAAGCCGTTGGTATTCGAATGTGAACGTACCCACTCGATCCCACAGACTAACCGGAGCCTTACTCTTGTCGATCGACACCTTAACGCTGGTATTGACACCGCCAAGCGATACAGGTGCTTCTATCTTCAGATGTGTGGCTTTGAGGGGAGCTTTTAACTTCTCCCCAATTTGAGCCCTCAACGCATCGAGTGGATGCATCTTCAAGAGTGTTTCTGGTGCAATGCTCATGAGTGCATCCTTAGATACCCAGGAAGTTCTTTCTACGCGCTTCGGTCAGGAGTTCATATCCGACGAGACTATCGTCGATGATCAGACTACCCAGCGGTTGGTCAGGGATCGGAAGATACCCAACAACATCCGTCTGAACAATCTCGCTGATGTCAGTCTGAGGACTTTCAATCAACGTCATTCTTGGAAGCGGCATGTCGATCTGTTGTTTCAGCTCGATGCTACCTACAAGCTTGATACCAACGTCAGCAGGGACCTTAGCCATTACCCGTAGGTCTCTGGCGGTCATGTTGACTTTCGGATACGGCATCAACTGCTGCATGTACATCTTGCCGTTTTCATGAAGATTCATGATAGTAGGCAGAGGGTTCTCTACGTCGTAGTAACTGTCGGACCATTCTTTAGGAACGGAAAGCTTTGGGAACTTACCATCAACAATCTTAATAGGACTGTCGTTGATCTGACCGATGTATTGAACCGTGTACGAAGACAGCGCTGTCATGACGCGAAGCATCGCAGAGTGGACTTCACGCACCCGCGTTGCGTTAGAAAGATTACTACCTGTAGCTGTGTTGAAGATCTGGTCAGCCATCATGGAGAATTCGAGATCCCCCATTCCGGTAATGTCGATGCCGACACTATTCAACCAGTTGTCGTAGTTCATCTCACCCGCAAGGTCAATGCGGATGTCCATGTAGCAATGGTCGATGATCGTGTGCAGCTCACCTTCGGCTTTGTAGTCGCCGTTGTAGTTCCGCATGTCACGATGATGCAACATCAAAGCTTGAATTTCTTTACAGGTGTCGCGGAATGCTTCGATGCTGACGTACGTACCGATCTGCACCTGAGTATCCAGAATGTAGTCGATGTAGTATTCAGGCACCTTCTTACGCGTTGTCATGCTCATCAACCTTTCCTTGGTAGGCAAAGGGATACGACGAACACGACGAGCGTTCACGATCGGAACATGAGAAAGCTTCTGACCGATAGAACGGTTGTAGGCGTAGAGGTAGAAAATAAAGGCATTCTTAACCGAGAGACGGTAGAGATCACCGTTTGCAGGGTTAGTGAACACGACCACTGAATTAAAGCGTTTGTAATGCGCCAAGTAAATCCAATGGTTGAGCAACACCTCTGTCAGCGTGAATGGCTCAGCATCAGTCCGGTCAACCACGTTCGATTCGAGTACCTTGGTCTTAAGCCGGTTGCCCTTGAACTTGTTCATCTCAGCGAAGACATCTTCTACGACGTCGTCCTGAATAACGATGTTGTCACGAGCGAGCGGAGTCTCGAGTTCAAGAAGTTCCTGAGGACTCTTAACACTGCTACCCATCGCAGGCTCAATGCCGTTAATGGTCTTACGAACGAATACAACCAGTGGCTTCAGATCAATCGTCAGCCTTTCGTAGTCGTGCTCAAGATCGTAGCCTGCCAACGAGAAGCCGCGGTCAGTCAGATACTTCTGAGTAATCAGATCGAACGTCTCGCCACGACCGAGGTTCAAGTTCAAGTAACGGATGTTCCGGTACGTAAACAGTTTCTGCTTCAGCGTCATGAGATCGAACTCATCACCTACAGCTTGGTTAAAGCTGCTGATGTATTGACGCAGGTGGTAACTGTGGGCCTGATCCGTTTTGCAGACAGCCTTACGACTGTTCAATACCACTTGAGTCAGGCGGGTATAAAGGATACCTAAGAACGCTGGATAGTAGAACGGCTCGAACAATGCGTAGTCCGAGTTATCCCACCGTTTAAAGCAATGGGTGATGTAACGCTGGATATCAGGAATCAACTGTTGCTCTGAGGCCTCCACCAGAGACGCGTCATACTTGAGGATAGTATGGTCAGCGGCTTGGATAGCTGTCCCTATGTCAATCGGGTTAACGATCCCGTTGATCAGCATTTGTTGATCCGGGTAAGCCGCTACCAATTCCTGATAGTAGCTGCTCCCGTAGGTGTATTCCTTTCTCGTTGCAGCGTGGATCTTTAAGTTGGCTTGTGTGAAGTCAATGATCGTGTTGTCATCGAGGGAGGTTACTTGCATCATCACGTTACTGGAATGATACAAACCCGCGTTGTTCCTGTAGTACTTCCAGGTGTACGGATCATTGAGATCGACAGCTATCCCCGCTTTAAGTAACCGCCGGTTCATCATGTCGGCAGTGTAGCTACTTTTAATCACGAGTGTCGCGACAAGCTTTATAATGCTTTTGATGTAAAGCCTGTAGTAGGCATTCATGACTTACCCCGATCTTAGTAGGAGAGGATTAAATGGCAGCAGATGACGAACGCGCGCAGAAGAAAGTCTCGCAGTTCAGGAATTTAAGTAAGGCTGATGAACGCGTTCTTGGTCGTCTGGTCACTGACCGTACCGATCCGAACCGCGGTAAACTCAAGGATGTCGATCTCAGTGCCGTGGGGGCCGTAACACGCCGCACACTTCGTGACGCCACTGACATTCGTAACATCTTCCAAGTTCAGCCGGACTTGAACATTGCTCGAGAAATCCTGGTCAGCGCTGTGGTATCGCCAGGCGATCTATCGTCGACCACATTGATCTTCAGTAGCAAGATCGACGGCAAAGAAACGGCGCTCACAGCCCAGATGGTGGATGTCATCGAGAAATTCTTCATTACTGAGAAGAACCTCGACAAGAAGATCACCGGCTGGATTGATGATGCATTGGTTTGGTCGGGCGCACACCCAATCATGATTATCCCCGAGGCTTCTATCGATCGGATGATCAACGGCGCTCAATCGGCCAGTATGGAGTCCGTGGCTAGCTTTGACGGCGAATGGATGAATGGCTGGTATAAGCCAAAAGGCATCCTCGGTCTGGCTCTACCGACAGCAAAGGGCATCGACTACGTCAGCTTGGAGTCAAGCCAACGGAGGATAAACACCACGGATATGGCGGATTATCATACCATCAAGATGATGGGTGATACTAAAGAAACAAAGGGTAAGAAGATCTCTCTCCCTATCCGCGTTACCGACAACTTGGCAGCATTCCGTATGCCGGCCGTGATGGAAGCCAAACGCACCAAGATGCGCGAATCGGTTTACGGTAACCCTTCGATGGAATCCCGTCGCCGCCGTCGGGCTCAGCGTGAAGCTGATGCTTCTCAGAATGCTAATGGTGAAGGCACAGGTGTTGGCAAGAAAGCTGCTCAATCTCCGGGCGCAGTTCACAGCCAGTTCTTCAAACCCCCACAGGGAATGAAGCGTAGCCGCCTTGAGGTCGTGCCTACTCGTAAGCAGGTTGGTGGCGAAGCCATCGGTCACCCTCTTGAGTATCACCTCGCTATCGAAGCTGTGATGCCTATCTGTGTTCCGGGTGACCCAACCAACATCGTTGGGTATTTGGTAGCTCAGGATCAGAATGGATTCCCGCTATCATTCTCACGGCGGGTGGATTATTACAGCGACATTCGTCGCGGTGCAATGGGTGGTGATCAGGTTGGCTCCAGTAGCCAAGTCTCTGGTGAGTTGCTCAACATGGCAAACGAAACCCTCAACGGGGGTATCTCGAATGCCAGTGATGCATTGATCGACCGTTTGGTTCAGTTGCACGGTGAGGTGGTTGAACACGACATCATCGCTCGGATCTCTTCTGGTCTGCTCGGTGGTGAAGTTGAAATCGCTCGTAGCGAGCACATCGACAAGTTGATGTTTGCACGTACCATGAAGAACCAGCAAACCATCCTGCTGTACGTTCCTGCTGAGCTCATGATCTACATGTGCTTCGATGTGAACGAGTATGGTGTTGGTAAATCGATCCTTGACGACGCTAAGGCGTTGGCAGCAATGCGTGCAACTCTGCTCGTAGCCAACATCATCGGCGCTGTGAAGAACGCGATTCCTGGTAAAGACATCAACATCACGTTGGACGCTAAGGACGGTGACCCGGTTGGTACGGTTACATTCCTGTCGAACGAAGCGATGGCGCTGTCGTATCACCAGTTCCCAACTGGTATCATCAGTGTTCAAGGTTTGGCTGAACAACTTCAGATGTCGGGTTACTCGGTTAACGTAACGGGCCACCCTGCTTATCCTGAAGTATCGACCACCATTACCCCGCGTGAAAGCAACTACGTGCCTGTTGACACCGACCTGCTGAACTCGCTGCGTAGTGACCTGCATCGGGTGTTCTCTCTGACGCCTGAGATGGTCGATGGCGTGAATGAGCCTGACTTTGCTACGACGGTGGTGGCTAACCACTTGATGCTCCTGAAACGCGTCATGGTGCTTCAGAACATCGCTAACCCACAGATCACTGACTACGTACGTGTGTTCACGTATAACTCGGGGATTCTGCTGGAACAGCTGATGGACATCATTGATAACAACGAGAAGCTCATCCCTGATGAGTACAAGGAAGATCCTGAGGCTTTCCTCGAGGCTTTCCTGAACTCACTCGTCGTTAACCTGCCAGCGCCTAGCACTGACAACCTGACCAAACAGATCGAGTTGTACACCAAGTATTCGGAAGCTCTGGATCTCCTCCTACCAGCCTACGTTACCGAAGAGTACTTCCACGGTTACACCAGCGACACGGTCAAAGAAGCAATCCCAACAGTCATCGCATCGCTCAAGGGTATCGAGCTGCGTCGTTGGATGCGTGAACGTGGGTTCTTCCGTGAGTTGGATATCTTCGTCAACACTGAAGATGGCAGCCCACTGATGAACCTCAACGAAGAAATGAAGCAGCACGTTGCAGCGTTGAACGCTGGTCTGGGTGATTACATCAAGATCGTGGCTGAAGATGCTTATAAGCATCGTAAGGATCAGGAACGTCTGAAGAAGCTTGACCAGAAAGTGAAAGACGCCATGGCGGAACTTGGTCAGGATGAACCAGAGCCAGAACCTGACTTCGATGCAGAAGCTCCAGTGCCGGACATTACCGATCCTGATGCAGAAGAACCAGCAGCTGAAGATGAGCTGTCTCTGGACGAACCTGCACCGGAAGAGGAAGCTCCGGCTGAAGAAGAGAAGCCTGAAGATGCTGAAGAAACTCCTGAAGAGGAGAAACCAGTGGAAGAAGAGGCTCCTGTAGAAGAACCTGTTGAAGATGAACCAACTGATGGTAAGCCTGCGGCCCCTGAAGATGAGTTCAAGCTTGACTTGTAAGTGATTGGGGTGGACAGGATCTTAATGGTCCTGTCCACTTCGCTTTATGCTGCGTGTTAATTATTCACTATCACACTTGCTTTTATGTTAAAGAGCTTTCTTCCTTATTCTAGAGGAGACGTAGTAACCTAGACTAGAAGTCTAGGGGACGAAGTCGACGATGGACTAACGTGAAGGAGTCGTAGACGACTGAACCTCTCTAGTTCTTTACTAGGGAAGGGGAGGGGGCTTTTTGCTGTATAGTCAAATTTACTTGGGTGATACATTACAAATCCGATAAGCAATCCCCCGAGGAAACAACATCATGATCAGTGGCACGATGAGATTCGCCGTAGGCTGCGTAGTTGCTGCTGGTGGCCTCTTGGTGACTTACAAAGCAGGTATGGACCTGTACGAGAAGCATCAGCAGAACAAAGAGATCCGCGCCTACAAAGAGGCGCTCAGAATCCACAACAGCTATTACGAGGAAGAATACAAACTACCATTAGCAGACTACATGGAACGGCTGGCTGTACCGTTTCGGTACGTCCATCGCTTTCCGTACGTTAAATGCACAAAGCCCGAGAAGTACGAAATCCTGATGTGTCCTTTCGGGGTACTCATCAATCATGACGTAGCGCTGATGCTAGCGTGCGCTATGGCGCGTAAGCAGTTCCAGTACGACTACCCTAAGGTTCTTGGCGGGGGTCCTCTGGTGTGGTCTGTAGCGCAGACGCGTTATGTCACGCAAGACAATCTGGAAAGCGGAATGAGAGACCTGTTCCACGCCGAGTATACGGCTGAGCAGTATCTCGAACAATGCTTGCACTTCCGCAAGCAGATGAAAGAACACAAGGGAGAACCAATCGTTCTCTTCGTCCAGAAACAATCCAAAATCATTCGCCACTTACTCAATGATGATTCATTCGAACCCGGCGAAGACATGCTCTAAAGGAGAGTAGCAATGCCTGAAGTTAAAGCAACACTCAGTCCAGAAGTGGAACGTTTCCACAATAACCTCGAGTTCACCCTCGAATGCATCACCACTCCTGAAACAGTAAAGAAGATCCTCGACGATCTGGCTGCGAAGGGCTACCATCTGGAACTGTGGCAGAAGATGGCGCATCCTCCCAGGCTTCCCGGTAACTTTGACTTCAACGAAACCTACGAACCTGAGCGAGGCGCTCCGGATGCAGACGAAGGCATCTACGCTAACCTGGGTTATTACATCGCACGATACACCGGTCTGAGCGTCCGTGCTGATCAGGTGGCATACCTGATGGGTCAGATGCGTGAAGAGCTTCAGTACGAGTTCTTCTACCGTCCAGTAACCGCCTAACGGCATACAGAGCGTGGGGCAACCCACGCTCTGCTTACTTCTTTTTTTTGTCTGATTACGCCGCTTTGACGTACTTCGACTGTGCGCCTTTGGCCATCTTGTTGTTGACCTTGTGCAGACACTCTTGACGCAGGATGATACCGTCGTTGTTCACGTCCAGACCTTTGTTAGGAACGAACTGAGCATCGCCGGTTTTCCACATGACGTACGAGTCTGGCTTACCAACAGCTACTGGCCAGATGATCGCCATGTACAGATCGCCGAGATTAGAAATCTTCTTGGCGTACGGCTTGAAGTGCAGGTAGACGTATTCCAACTGCTCGACCTGAGACATCTTCGCCAAAGCTTCGACGGTAGTGCCCAGACCGATAGCAGTAGCCTTCATGAACTGGATGAGACCAGTCGCCGAAGATACAGGACTACGGGTACTGGCCTTGAACTCCTCACCGGTTTCCCACGCCATGCAAGACATGAAGTCCTGAATCATGACAGGCGGGAGGTTGAGACGTTTGATGATCTCAGCCAGCTTGGTGAGTTCGGCTTGAGTGAACTTCGTACCCCAGAGGATCTTGTTCACACCGAATGGACGCGAGGCATCGACGGTACTTGCCTTCAGTGCGTCAAGCGCACCTTGAGACCTGTTACCCCAGATACCATCAGCGATTCCACATGGGAACCCAGCGGCATTCAGATAGCCCTGGGTCTCCATGATTACTTCTTTCAGAGTTTGTGCCACGAGGCTTCTCCTTAAATGGTTTTGAGATGAGACAATGCAACTTGCACTGCGTCAAACTCACCAGTCGGAAGGATGACAAGGTCAACATGCTGTTGGACCGTATCGCGGGTGTAATCGATACCGAGGTTCTGAGACGTGAGGCTCAGAGGCTGGCCAGCGACTGCGTTGAACGCCATGGTCAATTCCACAGCGTCCAATCCAGCCCACTTGGCCATGGTTTCGACGAACACCTTGCTTTGAGCCAAGATGTTTGCTTTCTCAACAGTACCGAGCATCTCAGCCCCTGCTTCCGCGTAATGCGTGTAGTAGGAGTTAACTGCCCAGTATTCTGCCATGATCGGCGTCGCTACAAGTCCGCGGGTAAACGTGTCGAACCACTTAGTACCGTTGGGAGCATCCAGAAGCGTCCCAGCTGCGTACTGCGCGGCGGTTTCTGGCTTACTCGAGTAAGTCATCACCTGATACTCCAACACGCCTACAGAAGCTCTAGGGCCGTTACAGACCCAGCGTGCTGCGTGGATGCGAGCGTATTGAGCCAGCCCAGGCGCTCGGTACAGAAACAGCCCACGATCCAGCCCGGCGTACGGGTTAGTCGATTGGACATTGGTAGGAAGTTCTGGTACTGGCTGTGTCATCTAATCGTTTCCTTAAAGGATCATTATAGAGGGTTCCACGACGATGGAAGCTTGACGAGGTTGTCGTAGTCGCCGAGTGTGGCAGGAATTGCAGAACCAATCGGGCTATGGCTGACGCGGAATGTGTCAATCCGCAGACAGTTAGCAAACGACATCGAAACGATACCAGCAGGACCAGTGGTGATCCTGCCGATGTACATTACCGATACCGATTCAGGTGGAGAGTCAGCCCGACACTGATAAGTAACGATACCGAACGTCGAACGAACGTAAACGTAAAACGTCTTGTTCGCTGGCGCTGGATCGATAGCCAGTAGGTTGATTGACGTCGGTTGAAGAACGTAGGGTGTTCCGGACAAGATCGTGTTCATCACACGGTTGCACGATGCCACCCATCCGTTAAACGTCCACGACGCATTCACCTGCGGATCAGTCAACTCATCCACCCAACCGTAACTGGAGACAGGGACGATCGAGATCGGAACCTTCTGCCCCAATTTGTTGTTGATGGTGTTAGCTGTATACGAGCCGATGGTATCCATAGACTCGTTGTGCGGATTGTTTCTTAACGCCTTGTGTGCCGCCAGCGCATCGCGCGCCGGCTTCAACAGACCTAACCAATCAAACGTACCGATCAGATCAGCGTCATCCGCTTCAAGAGCCAATGCGCGCTTACGAGCGAGCAGACGTTTAATCTGCTCATCGTAGTGTCTGAAGTACTTACTGACCAGGAGATACCCGGCCGTAATAGGACCTGCCATGGTGACCTCCTTTAAGTCGTCCAACCACTGTTGATGTTGGAAGGCGCAGCCTGAGTACCAGTAGATGCAGGGATAGCCAGACCACGAGGAACTTGAGTTACAGCAGCCTGACCTAGTCGAACAATCTGAACCATCGCCGGCGTATAAACACCACCAGCATAGTTCACAGCGCCGAAGATGATCTTGTTCAAGCTCTCAGTCACGTTGGTTGTAACTGCAACCGAAGCTACGCGGTTAGGCGCAAGTCCAGTGACGTTAACCACCACGTACTGCCTGGCGGCTGTACTCAAGGTGAGGTTAGCAGCCGCTACGTTGACCTTACGACCTTGGAAGATCATGGTAAAGGCAGGGACGTTCAACATCCCTGCGCCTACCGTTACTGCTACCAAAGGAACCTTACTTACAGGTACTGCATCCTTTGGATAGTAGTTGACCTTCTGAAGATCGAACTGAGTCTTCGACATGCCGCCCAACAGAGCGAGAGTATCGCCGTGGGCGTTGACCGTGTCTTCGTGAGTCTTGACTTCCCCACGGATGATGGCAACAAGATCCGCAAGCGAATACCCATTGATACGATCCGAGTTGTACGCACGAACGGCGAACTGAGCGGCTCGGTCGATGAGGCGCTTTACTTCCTCCTTCCACAACCCGAACTTGGTCTCTAAGTTCTGCCGGATCTCTTCTTCCGTCATGTTTATCTCCAGTTCAGGCGGCCAGGTGTGTTAGGCGTACCGGACGTGAGTGGGATACCAGAACCTTGCGATGCACGAGCAAGAACCATTCCACCGATAGCCACCCGCTTCGCAGTGATAACTGCGTTGAGACCAGCGTTCGTAGTGGTGAAGTAACCTAGGTACAGAGAAGCCTCGGCAACCGGAGTCGCTGTAGAGCCATCAACGATCTTGTACGACAACACACCAGCGATCTTCACGATCCAGACGTGATACGTCTTGTTGATGTCCACCCCAGGCGTTAGCTCGTAGGTAGTCTGTCCAATCGACTGATAGACGCCATCCAACATAGCCGGCGCATCATCAGAGAAGTAAACAGTCCACGCACTCACCGTTTTCTGGGATACGATCACGATTGAGTTGTTGATGTTCGCAATCTGTGCATCGTAATACTGGTTGAGTCCCTGAGACGGCGGCGCGGATGTAGCCACCAATGTCCCAATCATCTTCGTACCGCAGTCAATCTGACCACGAATAAATTCGGATGATTTCGTGAAGTACAATCCACGGTTAGGGAAGTTCAAGAATCCGCAAGGTGCGACATGAACGTAGTTCCAGAAGGGATCACCGATGAACGACCAAACACCACCAGTCCATGTGGCGAGAATCATCAGCTGCTCACGGTCACCTGAAACCAGGTTAACTACCGGTGGCGTCAGGCCGAGTGTATAGCCGTTACTGGTTGGACGAATTACAGTTTGACCAGCCTCAGCCCAATAATCCAAGGAAATGGAATTACTAGCCCCGTAGACACTATTCACTTGCGCAAATGTACCCGTCTGAAGACTGGCGGCGGTAACGTTTTGACGACTACCTGCGATGTCCACGCTATAAAGGAACATGCGTGTGACACGATCGCTACCGATATACAGCCCGCTGACGAATGGTGGTAAGCCACCGTATAGCTGAGGTACGATCAACTCGAATAGCAGGTTCTCAGCGGTGTTCGGTCCGTAGTACAGACCGATACCTCGCGCAGCCAGATTGTTGATGATCTGCTGTTTGAGACTGTTCATCACCGCTGGCGATGTTTGCACAGTACCTGAGCTATTCATGTTGGTATCGATGTTGTACGCCCGAACCAACGGCCCATCTCGGCTGGTAAAACGCGCCTGACTAACGAAGAAGCCACCTGGACCCGATTCATTAAGCAACTGGATGGCATTACCTTCAGCAATACCCAGAGTGTTCAACTGATATCGGTTCTTCGTAGGAGAGAATCCGCGATAGGCGTATGCGGCAGTAACTGACGAGTATTGGTAGTCTGGGTTACCTTCCAATACAGATCTAACTCCCCAGCGACCGTATTGGTTAGCTGAATTCCGCGCGTTGTTCACGCAACTGACCACGTAATCGCCGATGTTGGAGTGAGCTGCAAATGACTCAGTCAAACCGCTACCATACCGACCAGTGAGGTTAGTGCCGAGGGTTTTAGGTCCCCAGAGTGTGCGAGCATCAAAGATGGTGAACGGGTCAGCGTTCTGAGGATAATCGATACGGTACAGAGTCCGCGATGTGTAATACGTGGATGTCTGGTGAGTCCACATCTGGTTGAACTTCGTGGTATATATCGATGCTGCCGATTGACCACCCAGCGTAGACAAGAAAATACCAGACGTAGCCAGCGGGGCAGCGGGGCTATCGTTGAACGTGAACACGGCGCCATTGTAGTTGATCACAGCCTTTTGGTTGTAATAACGAGCAACGTCAATAACCTTGTTGTCAGGGATCAGGAAGTTGAAAACGTAGTTCCGACCAATCTCTGAGGTCGCGCCATCCACAGCGTAGAACTGCTGATAGAACTGCTGGAAAACGTTGACACGCCCGTCTTCCCGAACCATTACCTGTCTACCACAACTCGCGTTAACGAGTGAGTGCATCCCAGCTGGGCTACCAGTCATGACGAACGGAGTTTGACCGCTATCGAACAACTGGATGTCATCGCTACCAATAACACCGCCCGATCCACGGTTAATGGTCCAACCAGTCACACGTTCGAATCCACCCAACGTACCTGAGATCAGATTAGCGACAGGGCACCGCCAAACTCGATAACCGATCTTATTTTCAGCGAAGAGATCGATCAGGAAGTAAGCCCAACCGCCTTTGATGTAACCCATAGGCACGCCGAACTGGGCAGGACCGGCGCCGGTATGTTCCATGTAGCCCCGAAGAACTACGTTGAAGAGATAACCTTCAGGAATGAAGAAGCCGGTATGTTTCGTGTGGTCCATCGTGTTATTTGTAAGCGACACGAAGTATCCGTTACGAGCTCCATCAGACTTGTTACACATCACGCCGATGATGAGATCTTGGCTACCATGAAGGATCGCCATTGCTCTCAAGCTGGCTGGGAAATAGGCCGGCTCATATCGGGTGTTGGACATGATGATCTTGGTGAGGTCCGTCTCTGTCTGCGCGTTGCGGATGTAGCCGTAGTAAACCCCTTTGGAGTCACCGTCAGTACCTGTCCGCAACATCATCAGAGTGCCGTTGTCCTCCATCATCATCGCCACGGTACTCCAAGGAGTCAGGTTAGAACCCGACTCAAAGGAACCAGTGATGTTCGGCGGAAGGAATTCACGGTCACCGTAGAAAGACATTGGAACGCCAGAGTCCGCATCCAAGATGAGGTCGAGGCTGGCGTCGAATTCTTCCTTGTTGTAACTGCCAAGACTGTTCGGAACATCCTTGTGGATATTCTGACCTTTCTTGTCGGTGTGTGCAGTTACTTCAGCAAGCAATTGTGCCTGAACTTGGGCAGCTGTTTTGTTTTCCAGCTTGTCGGCGTAATCAGCATGCTGGGTACGATCAGCTGGCCGTGCCAGCGCAGCCATGAGTTCAGTTTTGAATTCCCTGAACCCAGCAGCAACAGCAGCAAGGGCTGTAGTCTTCGACATCGTAGAAACTCCTGGATGCGCTTTGGTTTAAAGTAACGCCAGTTCGCCAGCGGCTGTTTCGAAGCAGAGAGCGAGCTTCATGCAGAAGTCATCGATCGAATCGAACTTCTTGCCGACCTGAGTCAGAAGCAGTTGACGAGATGCCAGATCACCATCGCGGATAGCCGCGGCGATATCAGCATTGGACTCGACAACGTACTTCATGCCATACAGGTCGTAGGCGCTATGCAAGTGCGGTGCAGGAACGAACTGGGAAGGAACCCCGATAAGGTCACCCCACGCCACTGGGCGGTTATCGTTCTGCAACGCTTCGATGGCTTGTTTGAGTGCATACGTAGAGAATGAAAATTCACCACCTACGTACTGGCACGTCAGAAGGATGTTGGTACTGACATCTGGATTAACGATCTGCACTGCCGAGTAGACAGCTTGGCCGGCGGCGTTAGACGCTTCCCGGTAGTAGTGAACCAGGTTGTAGTCATCGACTGCATCCAGCTCACGACCGTTAGCCGCATCCTTGATGATGACGTTACCGCCGAAGAATGGACCGTAGTCAGCAACGAAGATCCGACCTTTCACCGATCCAATCGAGTGCGCCTCATCGATCACTTTGTTATCAGGACTTGTCCCGAAAAGGTCGAGAGGATATTTGAAGATAGTGTTAGCCATTTCAGCATAACCCCGAAAGAAGAGGATTGGAGATTACTAGCCGTCTGAGTACAAAGGATTTGCGACTTACGAAATCCACGCAGGATTAAGTTGAGCCAACAAGTCAGGCGTGCTGGTAGTAACAGGGATTGCAGAACCTACAGGCGTTGCAGAGACACGGTACGTATCGATGCGAGTAACCCGTTGGATAGCGAAGGAAGAGATCCCTGCGGCGCCAGTGACGACCTTACCGATGTACATCCTACCGCTTGTCTCGGCAAATGCATCTGGCGACACCAGATACTTGATTACAGACCCATCGAACCGCAGATAAACGAAGAACGTTTTGTTCGCCGCATTCGGTACGAGTGCGTTGAGGTCGATGTTGATAATCGGAGCTGGTAAATCGTACCCAGCCATCATCGATGGAACTTGAGCCGTGAAGGACAGAACCCATCCAGAAAACGAGATGGGTAGAGCCGATCCAGCGAAATCACCATACCGGCTGATAGGCAGCGATCCACGAGGGATAGCGATACCCAACACTACATTAACCGTTGCGTTATCCACGCCATCAAGACTATCAGCGGTGATTCCGTGCGGGTTATTCCTATCAGCAGCGTGCGTTGTACCAATAGCTTTGCCGGCGTCAATGAGTGTGGTTGCTGTATCCGTTCCGATTAGTTTGGAGTTGTCGGCCAAACCAGCGGTATCCGGCTTCCTACTTAATGCCGCTAAGACTTTTACACGAAGCGCATCAAACGCGTCGTGCATTATCTGAATTAGCTGGGAATTATCTTCAGCCATGAGTTACTCCGATTAACTTAACCAATCGTTACCGATGTGGTCGTTAAAGACCGGCAGGTCAGCAGTGCTAGGAATCGCCCCACCAACAGCATCTTTGGAGATACGGTAATGATCAAGCTTAGTCACTGCGGTCAGGTTAACTGCTGTAAACGTGTTAGCGTTGGTCGTTACAGTACCAATGAAGAAGCGAGTCCACGTTTCAATTAGCGTTGTTTCAGACACCGTGTACTGGGCAACGCCGCCGACAATTTCGACGTACACCTTGTACGTCTTGTTAGCAGGGTCACCGAACAGCGCTACGAAGTCGAGCGATTGCGCAGGGAGGCTGTAATACGTACCCCACATGAGCAAAGGGTTCTCTGTCAGGAAGTTCAGAACGAACTGAACGTAACCAGTCAAGACGATAGTCCCACCGAGATCACCAAACTGAGAGACGGGAAGAATACCTTGAACCAATTTCTCAGCCGCTGTTGCATTCACAGCCGCAGGTGTTGGTGCATCCAGAATAACTGGGGTTAACCCATGTGGATTGTTCGTCAACAGAGCGTGAGCTGAGATAGACGAATCGATTTGAGTTTTCATACTCGACGGAATCACCCCATTGAGCGCGGTACTGTCGTCAGCAGTACCGGCCGTTGGAGCTTTCCGGGTCAAGATGCGAGTGATTTGGTTAGTGAACGATGTCACCTTCGTCTTCAGCTCTTCAATCTTTTCCAGAAGCGTTGACATTTGATCAGCTCCATTCCAAGGTGTCTGGGGATGAAGGCAAGCCGTTACTCACAGGAATCGACGAACCCTTCGCTTCAGTGTTGAGGCGGAAGGTGCCAATGCGAGTGACTTTATCTGTAACGATCGAAGTGATCTTCACGTCGTTCGTAGTGATAGTACCTAGGTACATCGTACCGATACCCTCTGGAGAAGGACCAGCTTCAATCGCGTACGAACAGCTATCACCTGACTGCTTCAGATAAATGTAGAACGTCTTATTCTTCAAGGTTCCTTCCGCAGTAAACAGAAGGGACAAGTCGATGCTTTGCACCGGCATCACGAAGTACTTCCCACCAATCACAACAGGCACAGGTTCAGAGAAGTAAACGATCCATCCTTGCGCCACTTCTTGGGAAGCGAGAACTGTACGCTGCTCAATAGGTGGTACTGTCGCCTTAACCCAAGTATCGAATTCAGCTTCAGTTTTAGCGATTGGTAGGAATACCAATTTAGTCGCATCGTCAGAGATACCTGATTCAGCCAACGTAGACCAGCTATAACCAAACCCTAAGTCAGGTGAAGCGACGAAGTTGCGGGTGTTGGTATAATGGTTGAAGAGAACGTTGTTGAACACGTTAGCGCTGACAAACAACCCGGTTGACTTCTTGTACTTGAACGCAACGCTGGACAGAGCGGCAGAGCCTGGTACGTTTACGTTCCAGACGTTCGATGCACCAATGAGGAAAGCATCAGCCACTTCGTAGATGCAGCAGGCGCCAGCGTTATTCGAGTTAACCGAAGAATATCCGATACTCGCAGCAGTGTTTGTGTACAATATCCCAGGAGCGAGTATCACGCCAATGCTGGCAATTGCAATCACGTTACCTGCACCATCAGTAGACAGGTTAACCTGGGCTACAGTGATACCGTGCTTCTTGTCAGTTGTCATGAAACTACACATGACGAACGGTGGACATGCGGTGGCAGTCGGGATTACCAGATCGACTTTGATCGTATCGACGCTATAGCCAAGACCTGTCAGTTGTGAACTGAGCATGCCTTCGAGCGAGGTCATCAAAGCAGCGCTGATGGCGACCGTAGGACCTACCGCCAACTCTGGACTGATACTAGACGCACCCGTCAGCTTAACGCCGCTGATGAACCGCTTACCAGATACGGTAATGATCCCACCCGATGAGACCTCCTGCACCAAACAAACATAGTTCGATTCAGTCAACCCGTCGTCAGCTACATATTTCCGAACAGTCGACGGTTTATAGCCAGTCATATCTGACAGATATAGCGACGAGTAATTGTAGGTCGGAGATCCTTCCAATTGGGTATATGCTACACCACGTTTCCAATTACCGGCCGCGTCAACACCATCTGACCACAGAAGTAGTTTAGTTGGAGAAACGAGAACAGGGGTTACCAAGTTACCGCCGATTGGCGAACCGTATTGAGCCCGGTTAGTCACAGCAGCAACGATAGTGGTTTCTGCAACCAGACACTTAAGCGCATTGAACTTATTCGTCCAACCAGTGACTTTACCGTAACTAATGCCGACGCCGTCTACGGTGTTCTGATTTGAGATCCGCGCCACGTTACCGGAGTCATCGAACGCGTATTGCGATTGCTGAGCGCCTGGTGAAGACATGGCATCGAGAGTCTGACCATCAAATACCGGACCGCTGTAGATATCAGCTGTAACCGTTGTAGATGTAGCGGTGTTCTGAACGTCGAACCCAGGGTCGAGCTGAGCCACCTTCGTTACTGGATTGTACGTCCAGCTAAACGTCATTGTCTTATACGCCGCGCCAGTCACGACGTAACGAGACTGAGACCAGACCTTAGTGCGAATAGTTCCATCAGGACCCACAGCCGATGCAAGCGCTGGAACACCGTAGTACATCGCGTTGACCGAGCTGAATGTACCGCTATTGAGAACCATCGGCTTGTCAGCAGGGACAGTACTCATGAGTTTATCGCAGAACCGCATCGTACTCCTGTTAGAGTACAGTACGTTTCCGAAACCAGTTGTGGTGATATCGGTCACTGGAGTCACATCCAGTTCGCCACCGTTTGCTGCAACTACGTCAGCCAGAGGAACCGTAGAGACGTCGACTTCCCATGGATTAGCGCCGGAGCTAACGTTCGTTAGTCCGTAGTAGATGACGAGATCCCCAGCGACAAAACACTCACCAGTACCACCACCCATCGCCGCGAACGTGGCTTGAGTTACGATACCGCCCGTATGCTTACTGTCGTCCATGGTGCCGTTGGTCAACGCTAGGAAATAATCACCTGCAACACCATCGGCATCTTGAAGCTGACCGAAAACAACAGTGCTCGAGCACGAGAATACGGTCTGTGCAGTCATCCCAACTGGAAAGAAGGAAGGATGATACCGTTTGTTTGTCTTCGTCGGTTGTTGGTTTGGTTTACTGGTAGCCCCTGCAACGTAAGCGTAGAACACACCGCGTACAGAACCGTTGGTTGCGTTACGCAGATAAACTAGCGTGCCGTCATCTTCGAACATCATCGCAGCGGTTTTTGGGTTGAATGTGGTTGTACCAGATTCGAACGTACCCAAGATACCTGTCGGCAGATAGTTGTTACTACCGAACCGAGAGATGGGGCAGATGCCAGATGGAAGCAGCGGTGCTTGAACAGCAGTCCACTGATCCTTACTGAGGATACCTACCGACGCCGCGCTATCGTTGTGAGCAGCTTTACCGGTCAACCCAACGTGCGAGTCCACTGCACCGCGAATGAACGCGGTGAGTGCCGTTAACGCCATCCCGCCAACCTTGAGAGTATTGTCGGCCAGTACAGCGAACTTACGTTTGTTTTTGACGATATCGGCCGTCAGGCTGTACAGTCGATTCATCGCCGCTTTGTTCTCGGCGATCTTCTCGCTTAAACTCATGGGATGGCATCCTTGGTTAAATGTTGGACAGTTGATCGGCTGCGGTGTTGTAAGAGTCAGTCATCGAAACAACCAAGTTCTCAACGTCATCGGCAGATACACCGAAGCCCAATGCTTCAAGACGTGCGTCGATCTCGTCTGCTGTGTAGAACTCAGACATAAGGATCGGCGGATTCTGCAACCAATCGTTAGTACGTTCACGAATCGCAGATGCGATATCGTAGTTCGACGCGATCAGTTCAGCCATACCGGTCAAGTCATCTGCCGGGTGGTTGTGCTCGGTCGGTGGATAGACTTCTGGTTTATCACTAACTTCATCGAAGGTGACAAAGCGTGGGTCGGCAATCTTGTTCGACATGATCTCGAGGATCTTGTTCTCAGGAAGAGTCCAGTTACCACCAAGGGTCTGGTAGGTCTGAACGAGCTCGCCGGAGAGAGTCAAGTCGAAAAGCAGGATACTGGCGTAGACGCCGCCGAGCTTATTCTGCAACTCGTAACTCGCAGCATTAAAGCGGTGACCAGGCGCCCAGTCCGTCCCACGGATCAGAGTCCGACCAGTAGGAGTATGTTTGAGAACCATGGTGTCACGGAAGAACGGACCAGCCCACGGAAGGATGAAGTGGAACTCCAATTCTTCTTGCGGAGGCTGTAGTGTGCGCTTCTCGTTGATGACCTTGTTCGTTAGAGCAGCGCCCGTTTCATCCAATGGGTAAAGATATTGCGTGACGTCATCGGTAGCCATTTACTGGTCCCCATTAAAATATGAGCCTCAACGGTTTATCGAGGTAATGAACATATGATTTTTTACTTGAGGTGTTTTATATGTATACCTGCGTAAAAGCACTCATTCGCCAACGAGGCGATAATCAGAGATTGACTGAAGCGCAGGTAGGCGATGCGGCAGTTCGTACTCTGATGGCTGAGAACAGTACGGTCTATTTGATCCTGACACATCCGACCATTAATCATCAGGTCGGCTTGGATCTGGATACGATTGAAGATGTCATCTACCGTATTGCTGATGGCATTACTGTGGATCAGTGGCTTCAGTCGAGAGGCGATGAAACGCTGCCAACGTCGGACACCTTGATGAAGGTAGAAGCTGCTTCGTGCGGTTACAATGACCTCTTTGCGGCTGGCTACAAGATCCAACTCCAACACCCAACTGCGGGTGAAGGCACGCAGCTGCCTGATAGCGAACTTACAGACATTCTGGTAACGAAGTCTGACTTCGATTACAAGATGTTGTTTGACTACGGCCTTGCCACGGTCAATGGTCTTCTCCACATCACTGATTACTCGACTCGTGGTTGGAAGATCAAAGAAGGTGGCCGTTCGACTCAGTTTGCCAAGCGTCACGATCTGGGTCTGATCAGCTTCAAGAACGTCGGTAAGTTGACATGTATTCCGATCAAACCTGAGATGGTCCTGCCTTATGGTGGCCTTCCGATGAAGAACGGTTTCATCATCAACACACCTGGCGTTGATCTGACCAACAAAGTCGTCATGCTGTCTGTCGGCGGTTACCTCCACTTTGCCAATGAATGTTACACCGTCATTGGCGATCGTTCGATTAAGTTCGACTGGTGGAAATACCCGCTGGAACACCGCTACTACAATTCCAACAAACTCATCAACATGAAAGCGTTCCTCGATACGATGGTACGCAACGAAGACCATGGCGATGCGCTGGACTTGAATCAAGCGAACAGCGACGCGTCCATCACGGCGTACATGTCTTTACCGCAGTCGTTCATCATCCTGCTGGATGCCAAGAACTTCTACTACGAGCGACATGCTCTAGAACGCACCGGTCTGCCTGGTCGCTACTACAGCTACGAACTGCCGAAGTTCCCAATGCAGCTCGAGAACGGTTTGCTTCCGGCTTACGTGGCAATGCCTGAGTCGGGTATGTATTCTCTCGCAATCTACGAGAACCTGATTCGTAGCTTCCAGCATGACACGAAGAAGCCTGCCGACGACATGTACTTCAACGGCGCTCGGAAATCTTCCAACCTCGGCCATTACGCTTCTGCGTATCTGCTCGAGATGGGGACTGAGTTCTTGGCTAACCCTCCCGTTTAGGAATCTCTATGTTCAGAGAAAACTTAGTAGGGCTCGAAGAACTCATTCGTTTAGGTAAAGGCGCCGTCTTCGTTCCATTCAATGTCGGTGGTCCAACCCAAGGCGAACTTCGAATCATCCTCAGTATCAATGAGACTACCTTACGGCACGTTTCATTGATTCCTAAATGGAAGCTGGAGGGCGGTAAACTCGTCATGGAACGTAGATACTGTGAGATCAATTTGATCAAAAAGAACCTCGAGCACTACAAGTTCATTCTGATCGAAGATTTAGACTCACTATTGAAGGACGTGGCTGACACTAACGCCTGTCTCAACTAGATGTGACATAAGAGCCGGGGCTTCCCCCGGCTCTCTATGCTGTCAAGTTGGTAATGTCATCCACGGATTACCGTTTGCTTCGTGAGTACATGAGGCTTTGTTACCAGTACGGACAACAGGAACACCATCGATCGTCATCCATGCGGAACCTTCAACCATCTTAGGTCCTGCGTGAGAGCCCGTACCGTGACCTGTAACGTCATCCCCTAGCAAGGATATCGGTTTACCGAGAACTGTCCATGTAGGCTTCCCTGGGCCGCTAATAACCCCACCTGCTTGCGATTCGCCTACGAGTGAAATAGGTAGCATCAAGTAGTACCTGCGAATTTAGGTGTTTTGAGGGTAGTGCCACCGGCGTTCATTGTAAGAACGGAACCACCACCATCAATCACGGATTGTACACCGGCTTTCATTTTAATGTTCTTACCAGCATTAACGATGAAATCACGTTCAGCTTTAGCGTTGATGTCCTGAGGTGCATATGCCTTGATGTCCATCTGATCAAGCTTAACGAAAGTTCCCTTAGCGTTCTGCAAGTGGATCAGGTTCAAAGCGCTAGCGAGGAACATGAAGTTACCGATGTCGTCCTTAACAGTGAACGTACCTTCGGCGAAGTCAAAGAACATCTCGTACAGATAAGGCTCGCCATTCGCCTGACAGCTACGGAACGAGAACATCTTACTGTGGGAAGAGAGTTCGAACCAGTACATGTTGTCAAGACCGAGAGTTGTAGAACCTTCGTCTTGAGTGGCACTGATACCGAAGATGATCGTCTCAAGCTTTCTGAGGTTGTCATCCAGACCCATGGTCCGCCAATAGTACTTATCGTGGTCCGCTGTTTGCAGGATCTCCACACGCTCGCCACGACGTACATCCGGTGCAGTCAACCGGTTGGAGCCAGAAGGGAGCCAAGTCGCTGTGATGCTGTTGGAGGAGATCATACCGCCACTCACGGCGTTACCATCGATGTCTTTGGTCTGATAAGTCTCAGCTGTCTCGTTCCCGGTCAATTCACCATCACGCATCGGCAGCCATTCAATAGGGACCACATCAACGGTCTTGCTACCCAGCTCTTTGTTCGTATCGATACGACCAATACCGACCGTCCTGAAAACGGATACCTCCATGCTGAGATCCTCTTAAATCAAATTTAACTAAACGTCTTAATGATACAATAGCACTACTCACGGAGCATCCGCGATGCAGTTCCTGTACATCGAATTAGTAAACTGCAACCGTACCGCACTCAACGGAAAGAAGTCCGTAAAGATCACACCTGAAACTAAAACTCAGATGATCTTGGGTACTAACGGTAGCGGTAAGTCAAGTCTTATCAGCATTGGCTTCTCACCACTCCCTCCTGATCCTGATGATTTCGATAAGGACGGGTACTGGTGCTCGAAGTTTATCCACAAAGGTCACACGTACAAATGCGAGGCATGGTACGGGGATAAGAATTCTTATTCATTCATAGTAGACGGTGGTGAGAACCTTAACAAAGGCAGAACCATCACTGCTCAACTCGAGTTGGTCAAGATTCATATCGGCTACACTCGCGACCTGCATGCGCTTCTGACGGGTGAGGTTAAGTTCACCACAATGAACGCTCTCCAGCGTCAGCAGTGGATCAGCCGCTTCGCTACAGCTGACTTCACGTACGCCTTCGCCAAGTATAAAGAATGGCGCGGGATGTTGAGCAAGGCGAATAACATCGTTGACTGGGTGAGCGATCACTTGGTTGAGGCTAAGTCCCGTTTGATGGACCCTGCCGACGTCGCTGAGATGCGCAAGAAGGCTGATGAGCTACACGAGACTCTTGACACGTTGATGCGTGAACCTAAGTCCGGTATTGGCGCTATGAATGAGTTCGAGCTTCAAGACCTCATCCGTAGAACCGATCAAGAGATCTGCAACCTGTTGATGGAAGAGTATCCTGAGATTGCCAACATGCGCAGTCAAGCGGATATGGATTTCACACTGGCTGAGGTCGACATGATCTTCAACCAGTACACCGGTGAGATGAAGGTTCACGGCGAGCGTTTGTCTGAGCTGGAAACTCTGAAAGTTAAAGCTCAGCAGATGTTGAAGGTAGATCCTAACATCTTGCAGGCCGAGATCGAACAGCTTCGCAAAGACCTCAACTCTTTGCCAGCTTTGGTTACCGGTATTCACGAGAGCTTGCTGATTCCAGCCGCTGATGCGATTACCGATCTTCGGATGGGTACAGCTGGACTTCCTCCTGAGCGTAAGACTCTGGGTGATGTGATGGCCATCTCCGAAGTCATCATGTTTAAGCGCATGAAGGCTAACCAGTTCGGCGGTGCGATAGATGACATCCAACGTCAGATCGAACACATCCACAAATGTGAATCGGTTATCTGCCCAAGCTGCACTCATTCGTTTAAGCCGGGTGTTGAACCAGGTACGCTTGAGGAGTTGGAGACACGCCTGAATAAAGGCGAGGCACTGACTAAGGGTCTTGACGTTGAGTTGGAAGAGTTGTCGGGCAAACTTGAAGAAGTCCAAGAGGTCGCCAATTCTTACGAACATATGGAAGATCTCAGGAAGAAGTATCAGGGTCGTTATCCGGGCTTGTTCTCGTACCTCGATCAGAAGGGCTGGACTTCGATCGGTCGTGGTCTCTCAGCGGCGTATGCTGCGTATGAGCGTGATGTTCACAACTCAGGTCTTCGTAAGAAAGCGCAGGAACGTCTTGACATCGTAATGGATGCCATCAGTCGGTTCAACCAAGAAGGCGGTGAGATGTCCGCAGTCATGGAGAACTACTACAAGGCTAAGGCCGCGTACGAAGCTGCATTCGCTAACGTGAGTATGGCTCGTGATGACAAAGCGAACGTGATGCGCCTGAGTAAGGCGATGCAGGACTACGAACGCCGGTACAATCACGCTGAAGAGCTGTACGAGACACTTCGCGTTGAACTGATTCGTTACTGCAACAACCAAGGCGATCTTCTGATTGAAGATCTCATCAAGAAGACCAAGACGTCTATCGGTATTCATGAGAACGCTTTGGCTGAACAGGATGCTCACGAGACTCTGGTAAAGGATCTCGAGAATCAACTTGTAGCAGCGGCTACTCAGCAAGCAGCGATGAAGAAGCTCGTGGACGCCATGTGTCCTAAGAAAGGTCTGCTGGCGGAACAGATCACTCACCAGATGCTCACGGTGATCAACGTCGTCAACAAGATCATTCAGCGAGTGTGGGAATACCCGCTCACCGTTTCACCGAGTAATGTCGATGAAGAGAAGGGGATTGATTACAAGTTCCCGCTCAGAGTCGATAAGGTTCCTCGCAGCGACGTTAGTAAAGGTAATGGTTCGTCCAAGGATATTGTCGATCAGGCTTTCAGGCTGGCAGGTTACGCTTGCATGAACTTGACCGACTACCCACTATACTTGGATGAGTTGGGTTCTTCCTTCGATGAAACCCACCAGTACAAGTTGCTTCCGTTGATTAAGGAATTGGCTGACGATCCACGGTTCTCCCAGATTCTGATTATTAGCCATGCTTTGATCGGTCAGACGGCGTTCCCTAGTTCGCAGACGATTATCCTCGATGACCGTAACATCAACTACCCTCACACTTACAACGAACATGTGGAGTTTGCCTAATGGTACTCGGTATCTTCTTTCTGATCGTCTTCCTTATCATCGCTTCGATCATCTGGCGTATGGAGCGTGGGCAGAAGTTCCTGCACAAATTGTGTGCGTCGGTGGGATGTAGTTTTGTCATCACCGCGCTCATTGTGTTTGGTGCAGCAAAAGAACTGGCGTCACTGAAGTTCCTCTTCAGTTGACCCAACACGGAGGAATTAATCATGGACAACAATCCAGAAGGTTACGTCGGCGAAGCGTTGGTAACGGGTTTCGGTATTAACGAAATCCATATTCGTCTCAGTTACGGTAGGATGCGCTTGCGGATTCCTTACAAGACTGAAGAAGCGTTGTGGGAGAAGTATCAAGTGGATGATGTAGTTCACGTCTATCTTACCGCCGGTGATGGATGTGCAGAACTCCGCTTGAAGACCCCACCGCCTCCGGCTGCATTTCCTTCAGAGATGTAAACAGCATAAAGCCCGGCCTTGAGCCGGGCTTTATGTTTGTCATCAGCCGCCTGGAGCAGAACCTTCCAGTTCTGCAATGCGATCGTTGAGCTTCTCGATGGTTTCGATAAATGTTGCTTGGGCCGTTTTATAAGCCTCTATCTGAGCCAGCAATACGAGGTTCTCAGCGTAAGGGGTGGTACGGATAGTGATGGCAGCAGAACGTGCCGCGGCGTCAGCTACAGCTTGTTCCTGAGTCACCGCATCGGTAGTTGGGATCGTGGCAACCGACACCGTGCTCTCAACGCCGATATAATCCGACACCGCTTGCTTTACAGATTGCGTCAAACGAGTGAGATCGTAGCTATCCGGCAAGATGCCGAGATCAACAGTCGCTACCATCCAACTGTGAGGAACAACGCCCATGTTCGGATACGACTCGATATACGTATCCGGAACGTAGATTGCTTTCTCACTGTCAGACATCAGTGTGATGATTGCAGCGCCTGCGGCGACGTCAGCCTGATAGTCAGCCTCAACTAAGCTAACAGGCGTGTACACCAGTGCTAGAGGATCTACACCGCGAGTGATGAGGTCCTCGAAAGAACGCTCACCGGTAACGCGGTAGACAACCGTTGCTTTGGCATTGAAGGGTGCCCGTAAAACGAACAGACCCCTCGAACCCAATGGCGGAGTGATTCTAGCCATACGTCAATACCTCATGGAGTGACTGGAATAGTCGCTTGAGCGATATCGACGCTGTACTTGGTAACTACCAGATACAGGAACTTGTTGAAGCTCTTGGCGATGTAAACCACGTCATCGCGAATCAGACGGTTGAAGCCGGTAGGAACGCCAGAGTCACGCGTCATCTCTTCAGCGTGCATCAGCATCTCAGCGAGTATCAGGCAGAACTGGCGAGTTTCCTCTTTCATCTGCATGAAATCTACGTGAGTAGTCGGCACGTTGATGTAGTCAGGGTAACGCTCGATGAACTGATCGATACCGTCACGGTTCTCAGGTCCACCAACAACAGCCAGCATTACGGAACGGAACTGCGAAGGGACGATGTTCAACACCTTATCGATGTGAGCATCGGTGTACTTAACACCCTTACAGGTCTTGTGGCAGATTTGCATCGACTGCTGTACGCCAGCGATGCCGGCCCAGATGCCGGTTTGACGAACTTCCTGTGGTACAGCCCAGTTCATGTAGAGCGGAGTCGCGATGAACTCAGTCGACGTAAAAAGGTCAGGGAAGATCGTTGCCCAATCGTCACGATCATGTTCGCTGTTATCGAGGATATAATCCCGGATAGCTTCTTTGACGGCATCGAGGTTGTCGCCAGCCGGACCGTAGATCACAGTCACCCAGTTGGTGTCGATGGTCTTGGTCTTGTCGGTTGGGTCAGTCCAGGCAAACACATCGTTTCGCATTACTGTTTCAGGGAAGACGCCCTTAGCGATGTTCATGCGGTTAAAGATGTCGGACTGCTGGATCGCCTGAACCATTTCCAGTACGGTGTCGTAGTCGTCGAAGAACGAATCGAGTGCCACGACCGGAGGAACCGGCAGGATGGTGAACTCGTCGTACTGGTTGTAGAACGAATCATCAGCGAACCAAATCCGCCAGCTTGTAGTAGCCGACTGATTCAATGGTGCGATGTTGATGTATTCAGGGCAGAAGTAGTTATCGAATGCCGTTTGGATGCCGGAGTCGATCAGATCGAACTGAGTACCGAAGTGCTGAATGAAGGCTTGAGTGAAGCTATCCTTCTCTTCAGTGAAGGTCCCAAGCTTGGCCTGAGTGTAGATCCAGTTGATCGCAGTCAAGCACGAGAAGGCGATCTCATCCGACACTACGGTCGGTACATCGTTGACTTTGTAAGAGAACCCTACGAGGGTCTCGGCACCAAAGTCGGAGAAGGAATGCCACGTCTTTTCACGGGCAGCTGTTTTGGATCTGTCAGCCAGCTCGCCAATCGGTGAGACCACGCCAAGCGTGTTGTCCACCAACGATCCGATCTGGGCAAACGCCTTGAAAATATTCACTGTTAATACCTCGGTTTGCGAGCGGCGAAAGGTATGACCGTAAGTGATGTAAAAACTTACACCATGTAGCCTGGAACTATATTATTTTTCAAGAACTTTAGGGGACTATCGTAGTGGCACTCTCGACCCTGCTACTTTTACTAAAGTCCTTATTTCCTTTTCTGAAAGAAATTCTTCTGCGAGATAAGACTTTAAAAGCATTCGTCGGCGATAACAAGACGGCTACCTTCTTGTTGTCTATCTTAGTCCTGGTGTTCATCCTGTTCCTCGCCGTCGTCGATGTCTTATCCGTAAAGAATAAAGAACTCGAAGCGATGAAAGAGTCGGGTGCTTTCACCACACCACATCTGGAAGATGCGAATAAACGTATCAAGGAGCTTGAAGATCAACTTAAACTCTGCCGACCGGTGCAACCTGATGTTAGTCAGGGGAATCACCATCCAACCACCAACGTAGCGAGCGAAGGCAAGAAAGGTAAGTCCCTAAAGGACTACGCCTCGTCGCGTCTGAAGAGTCTCGATGATAACGGTAAATAACCATGTTGAACTTACGTCTAAATATGCGTCTGATGTTGCAACTTCCATTGCTTCTCTTGGGATCATGCACGCCGGTGATTCCAAGTACATCGATCGTCATTTATACGGTTGAGAGCCCTGCGCCTCAAGTGCAGCACAAGAAATCTCAGCCGGTGCAAAAGAAGCAAGCGCGTAAAGTCACCGATAATGCTGAGAAGTGCGAACGCATGGAGCTGGCTGTTATCGAGACATACAAGATCCCTGACCTACCGGATCTCACTAATCTCTCTCCAGACGACGACCCAGCCGTAGTGGACGCGCTGTATGAACACATCAAGCTGTTGCGAAGTGAGCTCAAGCGTGTGATGGCAGATTACAAATGTACGGTAAGTGGTACTCCGTGAGTGGTTGATTCAAAAGATACAAAACTGACCAATACTCTAGGCGTACCTCTTAAGGAATTCAAGAATGGCTGATACACCAGTAGCAACTGGAGCGGTCCTTTATACGGACGGCGGTTTCTTAGCCGATAAACGTATCGGCGGATGGGGTGTTCACGGTTACACTTTCATCGATGAAGCTCCAAAGAAAGGCACGGGTAACCCGAAAGCCGTGCCTTCTGATAAAGGCTATCTCGGTGACAACATCGTGGGCAACAAGGTCACTCCGATCGAGTACATCGATCTGATTGGTGGCCGCAGGGATTACGGGAGCAACAACGAGGTCGAACTCGAAGCAATGTATCGTGCATTGCTGTGGCTTCAAGAAAACCCTGAGATCATCAAAGCGGTATTGCTCAGCGATTCGATGTTCGTGGTGAAGGGTACTGACTTCCTACCGGCATGGGCAGAGGGCGGTAAGTGGCTCAATAAGAAGGGCGGTCCAATTAAGTACCGCCCTCTGTGGGAAAAGTACAAAGAGGTCTGGGATGACCTGAGGTCGAAGATCTCCATTGAGATGAACCACGTCAAGGCTCACAATGGGGAAATGGGCAACACCATCGCTGACTCCCACGCCGGGAGAGGTTTGGTGTTAGGAACGAAGAAGGACGATACGATCATCCGCGATCGTAAAGTCGCTCAAGGGTATTGGGGTAATAAGAACGTCATCCCGCGTATTCTCCAAGCCCCTCGTTGGTATTTCGCAACAAACGATCTCGAGTACAAACGAGCAGACGGCACAACTGTCTACTACGTTGGTTCGCACGGCACGAAAGATAAGGAAGACGAACTGTACGGCAAACCGTACGCTGACAACTTCCTTGGCGTGGTACGGGTCAAAGAGCCCGATCCAGTAATGGAAACCTTGCGTCTCACAGCTATCGCAAAAGATGCCAAGCAGTACGGCGCTATTGTGATTGCGCACTTGGATGCAATCTTCTCTCCCAAGACGTACAAAGAGCTTTCTGACTACAACACCACCTTCCTGTATCCGTCCAAGAAAGGCGTCGACTTGCTCGATTCCAAGGACGTTCCAGTACTGGTGGAGATGCGGCCAGCAGGCTTAGGTTTCAGGGGTGTGCAGTCTTGGGACGGCATGAGTAGGGTTCTAGATGGAGTCCTTGAAGGTGATGATTACTACGTCCTCACCGACATTACGGACTTACTCTATGAGGAGAAGGGCGATAAGAAAGTCGTCCGGAAACTCAAGCCGAGTATTTCCCAAATTGTCAAATACCTCGATGTAGGGGTGACATTCAACTTGGAGAAAGCTAAGGATGAACCCAAACCGTTCATCGGTAAAGTGCGTTTGGTCTTGGGTGGCGATATACTGACACGGAACCAGTTGGCGGCTCTGGCAGAGGACGTTAAGTCCGTTAAAGTAGTGTGCTGGAGGGAATCTGATAACGTAGGACGTTACGCTACCATGGTAGAGCTGTTGTCTGGTGATGTCGGCATTTGGGCACGGACAGCATCAAACATCTACTATCACACGATCAAGCAGAAGACTAACTGATCGTAGAGGTCTCACTAATGAACGTCGACAGACTGGCATCGGGTAATTATCCGGTAGTTGTACAACATCATCCAGTCAATGATGGTGAACTAAGTCCGAAGCACAGCATAAAACGATTTATCTTCGTTACATCGCTGTGGTGCTGGATGAATCATATCGACAAACCCACCGCTTGTGCGATGGAGGAGTTAAATGATCGGTTCAAGTTAGTTATGAGGTCGAAAGCGTTATTGTTCCCTGCGGCCATGAGCAAGATGGTCTGGGGTAAGATCGACCTCGCGACCATTCATACTCGCTACAGACAACGGAAGATTCGGATCGAAGATGCAGTTACCGAGCTGATGCGTTGCGCGCCCTCTTGGGTACGCTACGACAGTGACGAGTTGCTCCTTCGGGACGTTGAGGCGATCTTCCGTAGCGTCAAAACGGTGTGAGCAGCATACACTCCCCAGCAGACAACTGCTGGGGAGTGTATATGCCCTTATGACTTCAATGCGACGACAATATCGTCACGAGCATTCGTCATGGCGCTGGTGAACTGTTCGGTCATATCGACCAATACAGCACCTGCGGTAACGGTAATGCCGACCTTGTAGAACAGGTCAGAAAGCTGGGAGGTGACGAGACCAGACATCTCATCGCCATCTTTACCGTCCAGCTCTTTACGCAGTTCCGTAACCAGAACAACCAGACGGTTGATCAGCTTCTGGATATTGACGAAGTCTACCGCACCGACGTCAGCATTCAGTTTGTTGATCAGGATGAACGCTTCTTCGATATCAGCATTACGCTCGACTACTTTGCCGAGTGTAGTCTGGTTACGACCGCCGTTCTGGAAGAAGCCTTTGATCTTGTCAAAGTCTTCCTGAGGAATCAATGCGAGGTTCTTCGCCAGATCCCTGATACCCGATTGTGCCTTGAGGCGATCAGGTTCATTGAGAGCGACCGCCAGCTTGGTGTTGACCGCCTTGAGAGTGATCTCAGTGGTTTCAACAGCTGGGAGGATGGTCTCGATCAGGAAGCGCAGGAAAGGCACCCACTGACCGCTGAAGCCCGGTGGAACGGCAACGTAGATACCGCGGGTCTTCTGGTAGTCTTTACCAACCAGAACTTCCTTCAGTTCTTCGGTGTCGATCTTCTGCTTGACGTAGTTGCCAAGCTTCAGGCCGTTGCAGTACGTGGTGAAGTTTTCGATGTAGCTCTTGAAGGTGGTCGCAAGACCGGACAGGAAGGCCAGAGCTTTCGACTCAGTGGACAGCATGCTGCCTTCTTCGATCAAGCTTGGAAGGGTGCTAGCAGATTCCGACGTATAGTCAGCCAGCGTCTTGTTAACTTTCGACATGAGCAGATGCTCCCTCAGAGTGCAAAATTAGGTAAACCCATAGCAGAGTCTATTTATTTACGCAACGTGTGTATGTTGTGTGAAATTATCAACGGAGCAGGACATGTCTTACGCATCTCTCTGGAAACCCGCGCCAGCGTTCTACCCAATGCCAAACACCGGCACTGTCCTTGACATCTCGTCGGGTAGCTGGGTAAAGGGACACAAAGGACAAATGATCTTGAACGGCGGCTTCGCCCTGTTCTGGTCTATTGCTGCATTGCCAAACATGGGTAAGTCCACCATCGCAGCCGGTTGCTGCGGTGCGGTACTGCGCGCTTTCCCTGATGCTGCACTTCACGTACATGATACTGAAACCACCATGGTGGCCGAACGTGTCGAACGTCTTACCCGTTTGGGTATGGGTGCTCCATCGAAGTACAACCGTGTTCCTGAATGTCTGATGTCTGAAGGCCGGATGTTCTTCACCAACTCCGTTGACTACGATGGTACTCAATGGTTCGAGCTGGTCAAGAAATTCGCCAAGCAGCGCTTCAAAGAAGAGAAGCGTATTCAGCTTGAGATCCTGAACCCTCAGGACGGTAAGCCGTACGAGTACTTCAACCCGGTCATCGAATTCTGCGACTCCTTCTCTGGCCTGAAAGCCGAGAACGCCGTAGCGATGTTGGCTGAGAACGAAGTCGGCACCAAAGACATGAACATGTTGGCGATGCGTGTCAACAGTGGTAAGAGTCAGATCGTCGATCAGATCAACGACCTTGCTGCGCGTCATGCGATCTACTTCCTCGGCACGGCGCACGTCGGTGCATCGTACCAACTTGACCCACGCTCCCCTACTATCAAGACGTTGAAGTGGCTGAAGGGCGATATCAAGCTCAAGCGTGTGCCTGAGAACTTCTCGTTCCAGACCGGCAACTGCTACATCATCACTCACTTCTCGCCGATGTTGAACGGCAGTGGTAAGGATGCGATGCCAGAGTACCCGTACGAGCCGGGTGACGAGGATAAGCAGACCGACCTGATCGAGATCAAGGTTACCAACCAGCGTGGCAAGTTCGGCATCTCAGGCGTTCCTATCCCTCTGGTTATTTCTCAGAAGGACGGCTTCCTGCCATACATGTCTAACTTCGTCTTCCTGAAAGAAGAAGGCGGTAAGTTTGGTTTCGAAGGTAACGACCGCAACTACGCGCTGTCGCTCTGCCCTGACATCAAACTGCAACGGACCAACGTTCGTCAGAAGTTCCGCGAGAACCCACGCCTGCAACACGCGGCTTACATTCTCGTAACCCTGTACTGGATGTTCACGTACTGGACTGAGTTCGATGACGGCCTACGCTGCACTCCGGCGCAGTTGTATGAAGAAATCAAGGCCATGGGGTACGATTGGGATGCGCTGCTGGATTCTCGCTATTGGTTCATGCCAATCGAAGCCGGTAAGGACATTCCGTTCACATCCGCTATGGACCTCCTTCGTATCCGGGCCGGTCGGTATCACCCTTACTGGTATCCAAAATCACGTAAAGAAATGGGACTCCCAGAGCCAGTTGACATTGCCGTAGTCGCTGAGTGTGTGGTTCCAAAGGAATCAACAGGAAAATAACATCATGGCCAATTCACTGGTTACGAAGGTCAGCGACCTGCTGTCTAATCAGAACGCGAAACTCGCGGCTAACTTTAATGCCACGTTCCATGTGAACGCGGAGACAGAAGAAGACGAACTCCGGGCACTCAACAAATACTTCCGTCACGAGTTGAGCAAGATCCGGATCTCTACACTGGACGAGTGTGAGTGTCTGCGAAACGATATCGCGCCAGTGTATTGGCTGAAGTATTTCGAGACTCACGTCCTGCCGACTCTGGTGCGTTTCAATCTTCCCGAGGGCTAATTCCACATGAACGCTAAACGTAAGAAAGTCACGGAAAAGATGTTGGAGCGAATCGCGTCCATCATTCCCGGCGACGATACGAACGTGAAGATCTTCAGGGAAAAACTCGAGGCAATGAATGATGACGAGTTTGAATCTTACTTGCGTAAGCTCAAGCCCGTCAAAACTCAGGAAGACATCGCTAACCGCGAGTGGATTCCATTCTACGTTCCTAACCTCTCAGGTAAGCGGGTAAGTATTGCCCGCAACTACCAGATTGCGAAAGGCATGGGACGTAGCTTGGATCACCGTCTGGTAATGACTGACCCTTCAACGGGTTTGCAGTACGTCACTCCGCACGCATATCCGGTTCTCGATCTTCCAGTGCGTCGACAGGCTCAGACGGTCGCTAAGAAGCGATCTATCCCTGAGCATAACCAACGTATCGACGACCTGACCGAACAGCCTACAAGCGAGTCTAAGGGCAGCCGTATCTCCTCTCCTGAGGGTGTGGCGCTCTTGTCTCGTGGTCTTGACAACACGATGCTTGAATTCGTGAAGATCCGTGGTGGTGACACCGCAGGTTATCGCGAGTACAAACGTCTGCTTATCGAGACGGGTGAGGTCAGCTACGCACAGTTGGATGGGTTGGGTATCGCTAAATCTACCAAGACTGCATCGATTATCTTTAATTGCATGCACATTGGTAACAACCTCGATCCAAGTACTAAGGTGCCTGCCGATGCCATGCCCGACACGCTCTGAAATGATGAAGCTGATTACCGATATCGTGTTCAGGTATTGCAGTACGCCTGAACGCATCGGTTCGATGCTGACTCTCGCCACTGCTTCGAAGCTACAGATCAACTTCCGGACTTCCCTGCACTCTAAAACAGGCTGCTTGAAGCTTTGGGATTTCATCGAGGTCCAAACGGACGTCAGTGATCCTGAGTTCATGGAAGTTCTGATGAACATGGTTGGCGAGTTTATGTTCCTTGCCGAGGTGGATGACACCGCCTTCAACACTGAAATCGCCGGTCCTCTGGCCAGAACTCTGGCGTGGGTGAAAGACGCTGCCGGTACGCCTGACTCACTACGTGAGATGGCTGCCAATGTCGAGACGTATCGTGAGATGCTCAACTTCAACAAGTGGGCGGCTTTCGTCTACCTGATGTCGATGACCGATCTGATGCGCGTATTGACAGCGTTAAAGAACGAAGCTGCTAAAGGTTAACTCCGAGGTTCTCAATGAGACAAAGGGCGCTTATCGACATCGATATGATCCTGGATACTCGGTACGGCACACTCAAGCGCATCGACGAAAAACTCGCCGATGCGCTCGTGCTTACCAATCTGTATCGTGACCGGACGGATGATCATTTCGACCTAATTACCAACGGGGCTATTGACCGTGAGCAGTACAAAGCTCTTTATGCTGCTCGCGACACAGAAACCCTGTTCAACTCGAAGATGACAGACTTCGTCTATCATTTCCGAAAAGACATCAATGAGGGGTTGACCCGCATCGATCGTAAGGTAGACATCGAGTCCATCGAGGTGGATATCAACGTCTATCCCTACAATCTGGAAGCCCATGAAGCGGATGTTATCCGTGCATCGATGGAACATTACTTCCAGTGGCCGGCTGTCGTCAACATCGTAAGACTCGCTCCTGAGGATTTGAGTGCACCGTATGTCGACAACAGTTACGAGCTGATGGCGTATTACAACCATGAGGATTGGCTTGGTCCAAACACTCAGAGCGTAATCGACAAACGCATTCCACTGGTGACGCTGATCACGCCTCGAATCTCGACGTCAGGTAATGTGCCAAAGCCAGATCAACAAATCAGAGACCCATTCGCTACACGGTCTGCGTATCTGGTTAAGTTCCTGGCCTTGCACTTCATCCCAACGTCGTGGGCTTGTTACAACCCGTTTATTCTTCAGCAGTTACAAAGTTCGAGATGTTGAGGATGTTCTCACCCTGAGCATCTTCACCTTCGATGAACGATACCGCTGGGAGTGCGTTGACATCCAGTGGCGAACGGGTACGTGGTTTGACTGGGCGGTTATCTGCGTCTTGACCCATCATCTGTTTGAGTTGACGGAAGGTGTCGATAACCAGACGACCGTCAGTCGAATCACTTTCAGCGATGTCGAGTTCACGGGTGGTCAGGGCTGCCTTGTCCATGTCGCGAAGAACGCTGGTCAGGTCTTTGATGTCAGCCGGGATACGGCGTTCTTCGCCGAGTAGGTCATCGACGATCCGATAACGAAGTCCTTGAGTAAACTTGAGGACATCGCTTGGGTCTGTCGATGCCGAGGTTACTGGAACTTTGGCGTGGAGCAGCTCGCCTTCAAGGATCTCTCCATCACTTACAAAATCTTCTTCCATTTCTATCTCCTTTACCCTCTAAGGAGGGGTTATGTTTCTCAAACGATTAAAGACATGGTTGTTAGGCGAGGAGGTGTTACTACCCACACAATGGCCTGAAGATGCGTGGGACCGCATGTTGATGATGGCTCACTACGCACAGGACTTTAAGCTTGGTCCGATCGGTGTCCATCATTACGATATCACCGTTGAGGTAATGTCGACGAATGTGGATGAGCTTTTCGCTCAACTTGAAACATTGATCCACTGCACTGCCAACGAGGAGGACGTTCCTGACGGCTGGAACGACCGTGATCGTACGAAGTGGATCGATCCTTTACCAGATTACTATTTCAGCACTAAGGCCGGCTACAGGCAGCCACAGGACGTTCTGGGTATAGTGATCGAAAAGGTCATGGTCATACATAACCTACTTGAATCACATGAGATAGTAGTTATCCATCCGTACTACAGTTACATGCGGAGAGAGTTCTACTCTGTTGTTTGTGATGTTGTTGAAGTGCTGAACGCCAGTTACGAGTTGCACAAGCTGGCAAAGTAATAACCATCTGTCCTCATTGCCGATCCATCGCTCCCGCGTAAGGTCGGACACGCCCAAAGGATACATTGATGCCAAAGCCTCCGAAGAACTCAACGTTCAGGGAATTGCTACGAGATCCAAACAAGAAGTACGATGAGACTTCTCATGCGTTGGCTAAGCTACTCCGCGATATGCTTGCTAACAGTGGGATCGGTCCCGGTGAATGGGACAAGCTCATCGAGCGTTACTATAAAAAGATGTACACGAATCGTAAGGGTGAGATCGATCTGATCAAGGTTAACCAAGAGAAGTCTAACCTCACCCGTGCTCTGGCTAAGGACAAGGTGCCTTGGTATCGACTCGATACAGCGATCCAGATTCTTGGATCGGCGAGCTACACAATCTCGATAGAGCGAGAAGATGCACGAGGCGTGAAGTTCACCAGTAAGCTGAAGATCAAGAACCGGTATGTAATCATGCCTGAGATGAATGAGGGGGAAGATGACGGCATTGACGTACTCACCTCCGACAATCAGAAGGGCGATGATAGCGATGAAGACTAAAGTTCCTGATCCCATGCTGGATGGTGAAGATCACATCAACGTCTGGACCAAGGCCAAGACGCGCTTAGGGCGACTCCTGACCAATCCAGCGGACGTTGCAGTAACCCATCCTACGTACGGTCGCTTTCGTACGATGGAAGGGTTACATTTCTATCTGAAGACGGGGATGATTTACGAAGACCTTCGCTCCATGAACGGCTATGAGGCACGTCGTTTTGGAGGCACGTTGAAGACGGTCTGGTTCCCTAACTTCATGGAAGAGATCAAGATTGGCATTCGATGTAAGATTGATCAACATCCTGAGCTGAAAGAACTGATGGAGGAATCCATCTTGCCTTTCGAACATTACTACGTGTACCCGACGAACGTGGTGGTGCCAAAGAGCTCTAAAGCTTTCTGCCAGTTGCTTGAAGAGATACGCGCAGAGATGCGTTAAATAATGGGAGACTTCGGTCTCCCATTATCCCCACTTCTTTTTTTTGTCTATGGTGTGACAGTTACACTCAGGATGATGACCATGGCCGCTTCATTAGCTAACACGATTTTCCAAGGCAACTCCCGTGACGCGATGGTTGTTTCCGACGCGTACAAGATCTCAAAGAACGAGACTCGCAACAGCATGTACGATTCCGTTAAGGGGATCTACAGTGGTGCAGTCGACGGGCTGTTTGCTAACAAGAGTTCTATCACGACTCTCGCAGGTTTGGTTAAACAAGCCAAAGGCGGGAACATCGATAAGATCGGGATGCTCAACACAGCTCTCGGTGCGATGGGTTCCAGTCTGCCAAGTCTGCTCGGCACTCTAGGTGGTTCTCTCAAGAATGTCTTGGGTGATGCCGCTGGGTCGTTGATCGGTCCAGGTGCTACGAAGGGTATCGAGGTACTCTACAAGAACGCCGGTATGCTTATCGGTGCTGCTGATATCGATAGCACTAGCGATCTGTTGAAGTTCGTGAATGCGATGGCTGGCGATAGTGAGCTGACTCAGTTCATCAACATCGAAGCCGAAAGCGCAATCATCGGTGGTATCGCCAAGAACCTGATGGACTACGGTCTGGACGATCTTGTCGATGAAGCTATCGAGATGGGTCGTACCGAACAGGTCAGACAGAATGCCTTCGCTTACATGTCGGTGGCTGCTGTTAATGGACCTCTGGGTTCTGGTGTCGGTGGTTCTAACCTCGACATGATCAACAAGGTCATCGATAACATCGGGATCACCAAGTTCCTCGAATACAACCCTGATGCCGTGGCCTCCATTATCGCAGGCTACAACTTCGATCCGACTTACACCGTTGCCGATTACCCAGCGCAACGTACGAAACTTCTCGACACACTGGTTCGTATCAATGCTAACTGGGATAAGAAACTTCGTGGTGCTGAATACATTCCGAACTTGGGTCCTTTCCTGAAGCAAAGCGCTTCATCGAAAACTTTGTTCTGCATGTCTCCTCCACTGCGTACTCTCTCACTGGCAGCCACCGGTAAGGCTACCGCTAACGTCGGTACAGTCGTGAAGACACTCTACCCGAATGCTTACATGCCGGGCATCAAGTGACATAAGGCCGGGGTTTCCCCCGGCCTCTATGCTGTTTACGAACGATCCGTCGGATTGGATAGCGCTTTGATGAGATCCCCTGACAGACCAGACATGAGTCCAGATGCCATGCGATAAGGGGAACGCCATTGAGCGGCTTCCGCACGGCTACGCGCCATGTTGAGTTGCCACTTCCGAGTACCGTTGATCTGCACGTCCAAAGGAATGGACGCCATCACCGCCATGAAGTCGGTCCACTTGTTATCTTCACCGTAGGTTGCCTTGGTCAGTGCAGCCGCAGTAGCTTCACCAGCCGATCCGCCCAATGCGCTAGCCACGGCACTAATAGCACCAGTGACGCCACTCACGTTCGGGTTGATAGGAACCGACAGTACGTTGGATAGGTCATCGATAGTAACGTTAACGTCAATACCAAGAACCTTACCGCCCTTAGCGTAACCAACGTCACCCACACCACGTTCGATACTGATCGAGGAGATCAGACCTTCACGGATGATAGTACGACCTTGGTTGTAGACTTCCAACAGGAACGGACCGTCATACGAAGCACGACCAGTTGCACGAGGAAGACCCAACGCCAAGATAGCGCCCAACGGAATGAACAGGTTCTGCAAACGAACCCAGTCATCTGCTGCCCACGATCTCAGGTGGATAGTGAACGTGGTACGGCCAATATCAGCCGAGGACGTTTCATACACCTTTTGAATGTCAGCGAAGGCGTTACCAGCCAGAGCGATGAACCCTTCTACCTGAGCAGCATTCAAGATACCCTTGGCGACGTCTCCGACGATATCCATAACCGCACCGATAGGTCCAGCGATGTTACCATCAGCGATGTTGAATCGCGCCATACGAGCCTTGGATGACATCGCGTTGATTTCGGTCTTGATGGACGGTTCAGTGATGGCGTTGTTGAAGCTATCGGAGTTAGTGCCAGTGTTGTTCACACGGAACGTCACAAAGTCAGCACCCATCCGCGCTTCAGCTTTCGCCTGCTTCGCCATTTTAGTGACGTAGCTTTCTTCACTGGAATCCTCATCCGTCTTCGGTGGTTTGCTTGCATCGTACTCACCACCAAACGCCATGTACGCTTCTTCGTACTCAGCCAGAGAGAAGCCTGGGTCACTGAGTTGAATCGTACCTGTCTCGATGGCTTGACCCATCATCTTCTGGAACTGCTCAGCCCGTTGCGCAGGATCAGCAGTCAGACCAGACATTGCGTTATCCATCATCGCACGATACTGGTTAGCCAGACGCTGTGCTTTGGTAGAGAACGCAAACACATCGATACCACCAGCCGACATTACAATGTCAGGCATGATGCGGTGCATCGAATCGGAGTCAGCCTTATCCGGAACAGCCAGCGGGTCAAAGAACCGTTTCTGTTCATCGTTAACGAAGTGAGGAGACAAACCCAAGTTAACGAACATGCCGTTTACGAAACTACTTACCGCCCACCAGTACGGGTACATGGTTGGTTTCAGATAGTAATACTTCGAACGTGGCATACCGGCAAAGAAGTCAACCATCTGTCCAGCGAGAATGAACGGCTGGAAAGGGATCGTACCGATGAAGCCTGCAACCTCACCTGCTTTAAACCACACAGACGGAGCACGACCTGTACGAGCCATCGAGCCTGCGTACACGTTGTAGAAGTTACCGAAGAAGTTCGTCATCGAGTTGAACTTCGGAACACCTGCCCGAATGTGGATCTGTTGAGAGTTGTCGTCAAGCACCTCACTCCACCAACGACCTACGCCGTAAGATTTGGAGTAAAGGGATTTGTGCTTCAAGTCACAGTTGCCTGTAAACTGAGGCAGAGGGTTTACTTGGAAATGTCCTCCCATCGAGGTGTCGATGAACTTGCGAGAAGAAGTGGTGTAGTAACGTCTGGTGTTGTTCGTGGCATCGGACAAAGCGCTGGCAGGAGCCAGGAACGCATTACCCGCCCACGTTCTATCGAGGATATATTTCCGAGCCATAGATACATCCTGTTGGGAAAGAAGCCGGGTGAGTTTCCCCACCCGGCATTGTTACGTCACAGCGTTAGCACGCGTGTTGTCCAGAGGAGTCCGGCGCGCTGGTTCTGCTTTCGGTGGAGTTGGAGCGCCAGCTTGAGGAGTCCCACCACCAAGGTTATCCAATTTAGCCAAGATACCGTGAAGTGTGGTGTTAGAGTCCTGGTTGACTTCCAGCAGTTTCTGCATCACACCGCTGAGGTCAACGTTAGCTGCTTCCTGCGTCTTCATTGCAGATTGTTGCGACGCAGTGGCTGCCGCTGCCGAAGCAGACGGCTGAGGGATCATTGGGGATGGCGTGGTTACAGCAGGAGCGCCTGTACCTGCACCATTACCACCTTTGATCTCAGCGATAGCTTCTGCCGATGTGCTACCAGTAGCAATAGCGCTAGGAGCCGCGCCACTACCAGCCGCTGAAGAGGATGCTGCTGCTGCTGCATTAGCACTTGCGGTAAGACCACCCGCTGCGGCGACAGCACCACCTACCGAAGTAGGACCTTCAGCTTCCTTAGGTTCATTGGCTCCAGCTGCACCACCGGTGCCTGGCGTGGCCGTTGCAGCCGTTGCAGTAGCAGCCATGTCAGCCGCACCAACGTCCTTAGCGATACCCGATTGAGTAGTTGTAGACGACTGCCCGGCTTTCTTACGACCGATATCTACACGACGATCCAGTTCAGCAATCGTTTCACCAACCGTACGCATCCGCCCGCCTTTATCACGGAATACCGATGCGTTATTCTTGATAGCAGCCGCACTGGCGTGCTGGTCAGCAGAAGCATCACGAGGAGCGGAGAGGAACCTACGTGCCCCGCCAAGACCCAAGAAGTGAGCTGCATACAGATCGACGTCAGTTACTTTACCGCCAAGAGTTTTGCTAAGGCCGTTGTAGTTCTCTTTCAGGTAACACATACCCAAGATGGCGTTAGCCCGAGGATCTGTGATCGGCGTATTGGGAGCGATCCCATATGTCGCGCCGTACTTGGTCATCATATCGCCCCAAGTACCTTTAACGAACTGATACAACCCATGCGCAATACCGCTAGACGCATTCGGATCGAATCCGGACTCAACACCAGCTACAGCCGCAGCGATCTTAGGATCGAAACCAACCATCTCAGCCGCAGCTGTAATGATCGGACCCATCGCAGCCCAACCTTTACCACTACCATTAGGGAGCTTGTTGATATCCCCGCCAGTACCACCACCTGGATGCACGACCTCAGCACCGTACTTGCCAGACATCAGCAATGCACCAGTACCTTGGCCAGCCGGAGCTTGACCCGCTACACCACCAGCGACTTGTTGGCCACTGAACACCTTACCCATGTTCGACAGAGTAGGACCGGTTACCCCGATGTTTCCACGGTTGCCGTTAGCCGAGGTGTTACCCATGGCAATGTTGCTCAGCTTAGTGCCGTAGTCCTGACCCGATGTACGCTTCTGAGTTTCCATCCCGTCTACGTTAAGGACCTTGCTCTTATCACCAGTATCAATGCCGTCAAGATATAACGTCACTGACCCAGGAAGAGTTTCCAACTCATAACCAACCCAAGGGCTGTTAGTGATGGACCACACACTCACCGAAGACATCATGGTGGCTGTAGTAGTCTGGACGGTCTCTTGTAGAACCTCCTTCATCAACACACCCGTAAGGTTACGGGATGCATCTTTCGCAGCGCCATTGAAACGACGACGAGACGAGATGCAGTATTGGAGGAAGGTTGGGATGAAACGGTAGTTCAGCCATCGCGTAGCATCTTCGTAGGCTTGACCATCAGCAGGCTTGAAGATAACCATGGCCTTTTGAGCCAACTCTTCTTGATTGCCGCCAATCATCGCTTTGTCAGTGCCTGAATACTGCACTGCTTCCCAGTAGATGTCTTCCAACGCTTGGAGCTGCTGAGCTTTATCCAGCGACATCTCTTTCAAACCGTACGTCTTGAAACGCACTGCTGTTGGGATATCGAGGTTCTTCTTCGCAGCGCTGGCAACGCGGTTACCCACTTGAGCAGCTGCACCGAAACCACCTACAACACCAGGAGCGATAGTCAACCCCTTAGCGATGTCGTTTGGAGCCTGACCGTTAGCAGCCACACCCAACGTGGTATTCTTAGCAACCTGAGCGGCTGCACCTGTAGCGATACCACCTGCTACGGCAGCGGCTTTATTCTCAGCCTTCTGCTCCTTACGATCACGAACCATTTTGATCGCATCTTCAACATCATCCGCATCGCAATCGAGATCGCTATCGAATGGAGAAGTATCAGTATCGTCGTAAACCTTCTGCATGTTAGCAAGGTCAACGATCTGAAGGAATGCAGAGAGGTCACCGTTACCGATACCTTCATCGGCACTCACCAGATCCGTAGTACCACGGATAGACTGCATGGCAGTACAGTGAGCCAAGAATACTGGACGGAAGCGAGTAGCGATCCAAGACAACAGGTTGTGCTGTTCTTCAGGACCTTTGGTTGGGAAGAGTTTCAAGAATGCATCGGCGTCAATGGCTTTAGGGTCCATCGAAGCCTTACCATCACGAGTGACAGTTACAGCACCTTTACATAGGCTCTCAAGAGCAAGCACCTGTTTCACTCGATCCTCATCGGTAGGAGCCACCCCGTACTGCGTCATCCGAAGATAGAGCAGAGGGAACTTCTTCGCCTGAGACGATTTGTAGTAGCGATACCCTAGATAAGCAATACCACCAACTGCAACCGCACCAAGGATCAATGGCATCCCGAGAACACCAACCACAGCACTACCAGCAGTAGCCAAGGCTCCACCGACAGCAGTAGCACCGGTCATCAGCGCACCACCTACTGCGGAAGCACCAGCTCCGATCGTAGCCATACCCGGCATCATTCCAGCAGCGGCAATAGCGCCACGACCGAGCCAACCAGCTGCGCGACCCATCGCACCAACACCTGGGACTTTATTCAGACCCCGACCGACTTTACTGGCGGCGTTACCGATCTTCCCACGGACTCCACGGCCAGACCTGAATCCTTTCTTAGGCCGACCCTTCTTCCCACGTTTACCATCGCCACCATCACCACCACCCAGATCAGAAAGATCTGCGGCATCTTCCAGCAAGCTTGACTCGCCGGCTTCTTCAGTGACTTCAGCAAGGTTATCGAACTTCTTGTCCATGTCCTTGTTCATGGTTTTGATGGCATCTACGATAGCTTCGCTACCAGCACCACCCTTACCGGCCATCTTGCTTTCTTTCTCTTCCTTCCTACGCTTCAGGATGTCAGCCCACGAGTTGTCCCGGTCACCGTCACCATCAACGTCACCGTGAACACCTTCAGGATCAAGCTTCTTCTTCAGGAGGTTGAAGATCTGGCCTTGTACTTTCAGTTGTTCAACACCGATCTCGATAGAGGCAGCAGCCATCTCCTCATCGAGCATCCCGATACCGCCGTTCTTACCGAACCGCCCAGCCACGAACTTGTAAGCACCACCAACGACTTTGCCAATTCCTTTAGCAACGCCTTTGTACATCTTGATAGCAAACTTACCGTACGCCAATGCAGCCTTAGCTGCGAGCTGTGCAGCTTTCACACCGACTTGAGCAAAGCCCTTACCGATGGTGAACAGTAGCGAACCATTACGAGTATAGAACGACTTGTACTTATCGATCTCTTCCTGAGAAACGATTTCGTTCATCTCGCCCTTCTCGGACATCTCAAAGACTGGGCCTTTGATTTCCTTGAGGGACATGATTGGGGAACCGTCAGCGTTACGGTACTTACCCTTCTTCATGAGGTTCGAGCGGATACGTGGTTCGGTGTCGCCTGGGAAGTAAGCATCGAACTGAGTGAATTGGTTGACGGCGAAGTTACTCGCCATCTTGATACCTTTCCACATCAAGCCGTACGTACCACCGATGTAAGCAGCGCCAAGTTTAGCAGCGATACCACCGGCCTTAGCTCCCAGCTTCAAACCGTAACTAGCGAGGGATTCACCTTTACCGTTGTAGAGCCCTTTTTCGAACTCTTCATTGGTAATGATTACGTTCCCTTCCCGGTCTTTAACTTCACCGGTAATGTCCTTGATGGACATGATGGTCTTCTGAGTCGCAACGTCGAAGTACCACCCCTTCTTAATGCCTTTCGCCAGCAGCGATGGTTCTTCATCACCCATGACGTGAACGTCAGATACACCAAGACCGCTGATGCCTTTGAACGGAAGCTTAGCTGCACCAAAGCCAGCCTTCGCACCGAACTTACCAACCTTCCACATCGCGCCGTAAGTACCCTTGATGTAACCGAGGATACCTTTACCAGCGACGGCTGTAGCCTTAGCGCCATGAGCTGCGGCGTTACCGATGGAATAGTCTCTCCACCGACGCTTCTTCGGACCATCAGAAGGACCAGTACCACCATCACCTGGGACTTCAGTGTCGTCACCCATCGCACCGGACGCTTTGTGCGCCAAGTAATCGAGGAAGCCGTTAGCCGCGCCAGCAGCTGCTACTAATGCATCGAGGCGTTTGTGCGTCTCTTCATCAGAAGCTTTGAAGAGTTCTGGGAACTCAACGATTGCCTTGATGGACTCCGGCATTACGACGTTGGCTTGAACCTGCGCTGGAAGCGGAGGGGCGAGATCAGGACGGTTCTTCTTCGGACGATTCGAGCTGCTACTCTTACGTGGAGGACGAGGACCTTTACTGTCACCATCTTGATAAGCACGAAGATCATCATCGTCTTCAAGGTCAACAGACCCTCGCTCACGAATCTGGCGCTTCTCTTCTTCAGCCTTCAGACGTTGCAGCTTCTCCTTAGCGGTTTCCTTCTTGTCCTCTTTCTTAACGATGTCGGTCTCATCACCAGCCAATAGCGCTTGGTAGAGTTCTTTCATCTGGATCGAGTCAGATTGGTTACCGTTATATCGAGTCAGCCCAAGCTCACGCCAAGTACGACGACCAGTGGCGGATGTAAGCTCGCCCATTGCCTTACCGAAGTCAGGCAAACTGTTCGATACGTCGATGAACTTATCACGCACGTCGTTGTGGAACGACAGGTTATCCTGGTCACCGATGTGTTGCTTGGTTTCCTTATCCAGTTTGAACTTGTCATGGAAGAAGTCCATGATTTCGCTCGCGACGGATGGATCTGTCTTATCCCACGTATTCTTCTCGACGTAACGCTCAGCCTTGAAGTCCATGCCTTCTTGAAGGTCGCCAGTCAACTGCAAGCGCAGAGCACGACGGGCTTCGCCGGAAAGTTCACCTGCCCCCATCTCACCAAGGATCTCATCCACCATGCCACGTACGTTCGGCAAGTTTCCTTTAAGCGTGAGCTTGAGGTGCTGACTCTTTAGCGTGGAACGTGAAACCAAACTACCGGTGTAATGACTGAACGCAGTCTCTTCCTGATCCTGACCGGTCGCCATGGTTTTAACCCAGCGGTCGATGGAAGCCAAGTGAGCAGGGATGATCTCCACTACCGACTTGTGGAAGATGTTGTCGAACTGCGCAGGCTTATCGAGATCCATGATCCCGTTACCATTCACGGTACGAGCAGTCTCGTGCGTATCGATCAGGCCTTTAGCGCCCTCATGAAGTGCCCAATACTTGTTATCGTAATCCGTGTCAGACTTCGCGTAGTCGTTAATCCGCTGGAAGATCCCGCCGAACAATTGACGCAGAATGTTATCGCCAGCTTGTACGCCAGCCATCTTGCCCAACTTAGGCTTGATCTTCTTCGCTGCCCAGTTACCAGCGTCTTCAGCTTTATCACCTACCCAGTCTGCTGTAAGAGAACCGAGGATGCTACCAGCCATCTGAGCGCGGTTAACGCCCATCTCGGAACCTTCATTCAACGACTGGTTAAACTGAAGACCTTGACCGAGCATATCGGAGGCATTCTGTTTGATCCCACCGAAGAACTTCTTCGCAGATCCAGCAACACCCTGCATGGCAGCGCCAGCAAGACGTTGTTTCAATTGTTGCTCGACCAATTCGGTCGTTCTCATCTTCAGGAAGTCTGGCAAGCCAGTGTTCTTGAGGATGTCCTTCAGCAACATCTCACTCGTGTGATAGTGCTGTTGGTGAAGCTTTAAGGTACGGATACCGACGTCGAGTTGACGATAGCCAATCTCGATGCTCTTCCGATGGTAGTTAACCAGAACAGTGTCCTGATAGCCAACCAGTCGACCGATACCTTTAGCTGTTGCTGTGGAGACTTTCATCTCCGCAGTAAAGCGTTTCTTCTCGCGAACGTCTTTTACAGCTTCGCGGTAATCGCCTTGCATCTGCTGCTTGGCTTGGAAACCAAGAAGCTTATCAATGCCGTCGATGTTCTGAGTAAGTTCATCAGGACCTTCGTCGTGGCGGTACGGTTCGTCTGCTGCGTCAACGGCATCGCGGATGGACCCAGGAATCAATCTCCGAAGAGTTGGATTCATCCGGTCCATCTTTTGTTTTGATTTGATCAGGTAAGGATTCAGCTCGGAAGCGTTATCCTTCATGATGTCGGCAATCGTCGAGTCTAATGCATCGTATGCATCAAAGGCTTGGACGTAGCCTTTACCGACGACTTTCTTGATCATCCGCTTGATGAAGCCGGGATCGGTTAACTTCGATTTAACGTTGGTCTTAAACGTGTCTTTGAAATGCTCGACAGGTTTGCGACTGTCTTTCATCGAGTCTTCGCCGAAATCCATATCGTCGAAGTTGAGATCATCGAAGTTCAAGTCGTCTAAGTCGTCCTTCCCTAAATCGAATTCGTCTTTCTTGGCCATAAATCCGTCTCTCTATAAGGGAGGCAATCGTTCATACAACTTTGTTTCTAAATGAGGTGAGCGTCTTGAAACCTGACATGCTACCCGCGTTGCTCTGGATTCTGCATGCCTCGGATGCAGACCTTAAGCACATCGCTCCAATTACACGACTTGACATCACCGAGGGCGCTACTAGCGACTTCCACGATGACGGTCTTTATTCCACTCGAATCTTCGGGATGGTTGGTTCTACCGAACGTGATGAGATTTACGGCAAGATTGATCTTAAAGTAAACATCATCCACCCCAAGGTCTATCGTGACTTGGTAGGTCAGCGTGATCTGTACAAGACTATTCTTGACGGCACCCGCATGGCTAAGTTCGACGAGGCTGAAGGTGACTTCGTTGCGAGCATTGACGAGGATGCTGAAACTGGCTTCTCGTTCTTCATGCGATACCTCGACAAAATCCAGCTGAAGACTAACAAATCTCCAGCGCGTAACGAGCGGATCAAGTTCCTTGAGAAGTGGCGTCACCGTTGGTTGATGAAGAACCTCATCGTTATGCCTGCTGGTTTGCGGGACGTGGAGATGGGTGAAGATGGTCGCGTGACTAAACACGAGATCAACGAGTATTACTTCAAAGCGATTTCCATCACCAACACGATTACCCGCTCAAGCGACATGGAGTCGTCGGCGTACGATCAGGCACGTCTTTCCCTGACCTTGATCATCAACGAGCTGTACAAGTACCTGGAGCGCTTCCAGGGCGGTAAAGATGGCTTCCTTAAAGATAAGTGGGCATCCCGCCGGGTGCGTGAAGGTACTCGTAACGTATTGACCTCCATGAACACCACCGGTGTCAGTTTGGACTCCCCTAACGTACCGAGCTTTGACAGTACGGTGCTGGGTGTTTACCAGACAGCAGTGGGTCTTGCGCCGTTGGTCATACACTGGCTCCGCACAGGATTCCTGTCGAAGGTCATGGCGGCTGGTGAAGGTGACGTTTCTCTGATTGATCCGAAGACTCTCAAACGTACGTGGGTTTCCCTCTCGGCGTATGAGCGTGACCGCTGGATCACTGAAGATGGTCAACGCGATGTCATCAACCACTTGATCGATAACGAAGCTCGTGGTCGTCCTATCATGATCAACGGCTGCTATCTGTCGTTGGTTTATCTGGGCGAAGATACCTTCAAGGTGTTCGACTCCATCGATGAGCTGCCGGCGGGCTTTGATAAAGCCAATGTCCACCCAATGACGTTGATCGAACTGATTTACCTCTGCGGCTATTCCAAGTGGAGCAAGTACTTCACGGACATCGTTCGTTATCCGGTTACCGGTGATGACTCGACTTATCCGTCTCGCATCTACGTTAAGTCCACATCCGTTGGCGAAGTTCGCTGGGAGCTGGATGAACATTGGGAGAAGCAGACTGGCGATGAGTTCATGGCCGTTGAGTATCCAAAGTTCGGCTTGACCACGTATCACGATTCTGAATCACCACACCCTAGCCGTCTTAGCGGCCTTGGCGCTGACTTTGACGGTGACACCGGTTCGTCCACCAAAGTCATGATGAAAGAATCGCTCGAAGAAACTGAGCGGTATCTCGGAACGCGAGCTGCATGGGTGAAGCCTTCTGGCGCTCCTCGTGCGTCTGTTGTTTACGATACCTCCGAATTGGTCATACGTAACCTGACCAGTCGATTCAATCATGTCGTTCAGAACGCTGACACTATTCGTAAGTCGGTTGACTGATCCACGGGGATATCTCAATCATGTCTGAAATGTTAAATCAAGACGTTTATTACAGACAGTTTAGTTTGTGGCGGCAATCGGAGATCAATGCTCCTAAGTTGTATCCGATTGCCAAACTCTGTCTGCCGAAGTTGGCGATCTTGCATTACGCCAATGTTGACGGTGTGTCCGTAGGTCCTCAAGCGTCTGACCAGATCTTTCTGACTCGTCAGGCACTCCTGTACATCGATCACATGCGTCGCTATGTCGATCCGATTGGGAACCCTGTGAAGACCCTCAGCAACATCGAGGGTATGATCACTGAGTACCGCCGTCGGAACCGTGCGTTTCGTCCTATGCGTAAGCTGGAGCGCTTAGAGACTGATAAACAGTCGCTGATCGTCTTCAACTATTCCATGTTGGCGCACATCGTCAAGTATTCGGCATCATTCCGCGCTTCGTACTTCATGTGGTACAACATCTACCACGAAGTTATTCTGAACATGAACCATTTGGCAAAGGTTAGTAACCGCCAACAATTCATCGAGATTGACCTCCCTGATGTCATCCCTCCTCTCGCTGCATTGCGTGAGTATCAGAGTAACCTCACCGCACAGACGCTGGCTAAGTTCCGCACACCTGAAGCTAAGCTCCTGGCTGACCTCTTCATGTGGGCTGGTCCTGAACGCTCCAAGAGTCTGTTCGGTAAACTGGAGTACGACAACCTCAGCAAAATCAACTTGATCGTTCGTCGTTTGAATGGCTGGGTGGTGATCAACCTCGGTTGGTTGGATTCGTTCCGTTCTGAGAAGAACCTTCCTGCGGACACAGATCCAAAGGAAAAGAAGCAGCGTGAGAAAGGTGAAGAACCAAAGACCTTTGCTCTGCGCTTCCTGAAGCTCATGACCACGATCCATCAAGGTACTACTCCTATCGCCACTGAAACTGGCGACGCTGTACTGGAAGAGCCTCTGGTTGAAGTTAACCCAGATGACGCGAAGATCGACTCGCAAGACTTCGACCTCGAAGACGAGATGACCGCACTGGGTGATTCCAATCAGCTGATGGACGACGACGTTGAACTCTCCAAGCTTGAGAAAGAACTGGAAGAGCTCGACAAGCTGAAGGACATGTACGCCACTTCCGAACAAGTCGACGAAGAAGGTGACCTGATTGAACAGAAGGTTATCAACGTTGACCTCATGGCCCAGAAAGCAGGTGTCGCCAAAGAAGGCGAGGCAATGCTCAACAAGGCCGATGAGTTGTACGGCAAGGGGTTGCTTACCCAAGGTGAGTATCGTCGCTTAGAGCGCCTCTCAACCGTCTACGAGACACTCCCTAACCCCTACGGTGGTGAAGGTAGCTTCGTTGACGCGATGAAGATCACTCGTGAAGATGTTTTGGTCGATCCTAAAGAGTTGACCAACGATTCCGTGGTGACCGATAAGTCGCTGGCATTTAGCCGTGTGGATGCTGTTGATCAGAAGTACATCAAGTCTGTACTGAAGAAAGACATCATGCGTGCTGTGTCTTCGATGCAGAAGGGCGCCGTAGCGATTACGAGTTACGTGGTTGATCGTAAGATCGATGCCGTGAACGATCGTGAGATGCACATCGTCAAGTTTGCGCCGGCTGTGGGTGTTCCTTCCACGGTTAAGTTCGAGCTTCCGACTATTCGTGAAGATGGCACGTTCCTGTATAACGGTACTGAATACCGCATGCGGAAACAGCGTTCCGACTTGCCGATCCGTAAGGTAGGTCCTAACCGAGTGGCGCTCTCCAGCTACTACTCGAAGATCTTCGTTGAACGGTCGAACCGTAAGAAGTTCGATTACGGCAAATGGCTGTTGGGTCAACTGACTGTTAAATGTCTTGATCCAGACGATCCGCACATCAGCAACGCTGTACTGTCTGATGCAACCAACTTCAAAGCTGACGTACCGATGGTCTACTCGACTATCGCCGGTAGCATTGCTGGATTCACGGTTGATAAGCTGGATCTGTACTTCGATTACAAACACCGGATCAAGAAGTTCAACTACACCAAGGAAGAACTGTCGCTCGAGAAAGGCGGCTACGTTCTCTGTGGTCGTTCCAAGATGGGTCCGCTGGTCATGGCGCCTAACGGCATGATCTACGTTCATTGGAAGAATGAGCTGCAAGACCTGGGTACGGTTGAGTCTCTGTGCGGTATCGAGATTGGTCCTGATTCGACGCCGATGTACATGGCTGAGATGAAGATCTACTCGAAGACCATTCCGGTAGGCTTTGCACTGGCTTACCTGTTGGGTATCGACGAACTGCTGAAAGTGCTTAACGTCGTTCCACGACGCGCATTGGTTGGCGAACGTCTGAACCTTCAGGCTGATGAGTACGCAATCCGCTTTAAGAACGAATCGCTGATCTTCAAGCGCAGCGACGTAATGGCGGGTATGTTGCTCAGTGGCTTTAACCTTTACCATTCCGTCATCCGGAACTACGACATTGAACTGTTTAACGACAGGGATGTGTACGCTGCTGTACTTGAGCGTAGTGGTGTAGGTTCGCGCTATGTTCGTGAGTTGGATGCGTTGAACACTTTGTTCATCGACCCGATTACTCAGGACCTGCTCGAATGGATGAAAGAACCTACGACCTTTACTGGTCTTCTGGTTCGTGCTACAGAGATGCTCCAAACCAACATGGTGCGTGTGCGCCGTGAAGATAAGGATCGTCTGGTAGAAGGTCTGGAAAGGGTTCGTGGTTACGAACGTGTGGCGGGTGTGGTTTACGAGACACTCTCGAAGGCTATCCGTTCTTACACTACTCGTTCGGCTACTGGCCGGGCATCTGTGGTGGTTAACCCGAACGACACCATCAACGCGCTGGTGCAAGATCCAACCACATCTCCAGTAAACAACATCAACCCGATCCACAGTCTGCGGGAACGGGAAGTTATCACCTTTGGTGGTCGTGGTGGTCGTAGCCGTCGTGCGATGGTTGCAAACACCCGTCTGTTTACTGATGAAGACATGGGCTTTATCTCGGAAGGTACGGTTGACTCCGGTGACGTGGCAATCATCACCTATCTGTCTCCGAACTCCAACCTGACCTCTGTACGTGGTACGGTTCGGATGTACGACGCAGAACGGGATGGTGCATCTGCATTGTTCTCTACCGCAGGCTTGCTCAGTTTCGGTGCGGACGGCGATGACCCTAAACGTCTGAACTTCATTCAAGTACAACACGGTCACGGTATCATGACTGTGGGGTCGGAAGTTCAAGGCGCTCGTACCGGCATGGAGCGAGTTATCGCTTCTCGGATGAGTCCTGAGTTTGCTGTTACCGCGAAGCAAGATGGCGAGGTTACTGAGATCGCCGCTGATGCAATCACCGTTACCATGAAGGACGGTACTACTGCTAAGTATCCGCTTGGATTGGTTCACACGACTGCCGAAGGTTCTGTCTATCCGAACACCATCGCCACTACCCTTAAGGTTGGTGAGAAGGTCAAGGAGTTCGACGTCATTACCTACAACCAAGGCTTCTTCAAACCAAGCCTGTTGGACAAGCGTCGCGTTGACTACATGAACGGTTGCATTGGTCGCATCGCACTTCGTGAAGCCACGTATACCGTAGAAGACAGTAGCTCCATCTCTGTTGATTTCGCCAAACGTATGGGTACTTACGTTAGTAAGCTCAAGACGATTGTAGTCGACTTCCATGACGGCATTAGTGGGTTGGTTAAGGTGGGTGATAAGACTGACCTTGACACAATTCTATGCACGATTGAAGGCGCGGTTTCGTCTGCTGCCGGGCTTTATGACGACGCTACGCGGGAGACACTCCGTAACTGGGCAGCGATGACGCCTAAGGCTAAGGCCGTGGGTGAGGTTGCCAAGGTCGAGGTCTTTTACAACGGTGAGATCGACTCGATGTCCGACAGCCTGATGGAAATCGTGGCTGATTCGGAGAAAGAGCGCAAACGCTCTGCCAAACGTCTGGGTAAGGAATACGTTCCTGCTCGCGTAGGACGCAACGTTCGTATCGACGGACACACGCTTGAAGACCGTCAGGCAATCATCATGATTTACATCACCACCCCGGTGGGAATGGGCATCGGCGATAAGCTGGTAATTGCCAACCAGATGAAGTCTACAGTCGGTGAAATCCTCATCGGTAGCAACCGGACACTTGAGGGTGAGTTCATCGACGCGATCTTCGGTGCCAAGTCGGTTATTGACCGGATCGTAACAAGTCCGTTCGATATCGGAACGACCAATACCGTCCTGCGGTTTATCGGTGAAGAAGCATACGCCGATTACTTTGGCGAGTAAATAAAAGCACACCACTCCCGGAAGACCGGGAGTGGCTGTATGTATATAGTCGAGGTATTTCCTGATGTCTCCCAACGAAATTAAGAATTTGCCGATTCTGGCAACCGCCATCCAATTGATCGGCGATGTCGCGCTGAACGTTATCGGCAACGACGTTGCTGCTGAAGTTGACGGCGTGAAGATCACCCAGTCCTCGGTCAAAGTTCTGGCCGTTGCCTCCCTGAACAAAGTACTGAGCGAGAAATGCCATGCTTGAGCCTAGCGCTATTGCCGCAGCAATTCCCCTTTCCCAGATGTTGGCTGAGAAAGGCATCTCGCTGGATGCCCACGCTGACACTCCTCTCGCCTGCATCGTCCGTGACGCTCCGCTGATTGGTTTCAATCCGGGTGAAGCGAGCTACGATGCAATCAGTGCTGCATTGCTGAATGCAAGCCGTGGCGAAACCCACGCCGCTCTGCTGTCCGAGTGCATCGAGTTGGTGACCACTTCGGTTCGCCGTACTCTGGACTTCTCCCGTAACACCGTGATCCCTCACGTTCGCCGTGTACTGGAGTCGTTCACTGCCCGTCTGGAAGGTCTGGACATCGTTCCTTTGCCGTTCACGCTGAAGTTCAACTACCTGCCTGAGATCTACAAGCTGGCTCCTGGCTTGCAGTTCGTTGAGCGTTGGGAAAACAACCCAATGGCTAGCATGCCGGGTGCGTTGACTCTGGGTACTTACTCCCCAGCTGAAATCGAAACCCTGGCGCAGCTGACCGACGAAGGTGGTTTCAACGAATCCCTCAAGGAACTGTTGAACGCCGAGGAAGGTCGTGGCCTGTCCGCAATCGCTGACGTCCTGAGCGGCCGCGTAGGCATCGCCAATATGCCGGTAGAGTTCTCTCTGCCGTTGGCTATTGTTCTGCGCAACATCGAAACGCCGAAAGAAGGCGTACAGTCTTCGCTGACTGCGTACAACGATGCTCGTTCGGTTCTGTCCAACGTCGCTGCCAAGCGTGCGCTGAGCCTGATCGATCAACTGAACATCCAGATCAAGAACAAGTCCCTGTATAAGGGTAACTTCGTTAAAGAGCTGGGCGTGATCGAACTGACCGGTGAGGTTTACAAGATCCTTCTGAACGAAGGTCTGACCTCTGAAGCCGTGATCGGTAACGAACTGATCGGCCGGAAGTACATCGGTGGGCAGATGCTCAACCCTGAGATCATTGCTGAACTGACTGACGTCTATGCTCGCGATTACGCTACACGCAAGCAGGCTGTCAGCATCAGCAAGCACGAACACACCCGTAAGGCTCTGCAAGCTGTTCTGCGTGAAGACGTGAACATGATCGCAGAGAAGGGCGAGTTCGTGATCGAAGGTGACAACGCCGAGAAGGCGTGGGGTCGTCTGCGTCAGTTCATCGACGCTCTGTACGAACACAACGGTCTGCAATTCGAACCGTCGGGTATCATCACTGCGGCTATCTGCGTGGTTTGGTACGCCCACACCGACGCGGCCCGTGTGATCGACATCATGTTCAAGGTCGAGAAAGAGCAGCCTGGCCTGCCGGCGAAAGAAGTAGCTACCCTCGCCACCATTCAGTATCTGAGTGAGTGGGTTGGCAGCATGATGCTTCCTACGAAGGCTGAAGCTGCTTAATCATCAAGGGGCGTGACGTATGCTTTCATCGGTATATAAACGCTCGAAGGCCCGTGTGGATGCTTGTCTCAAGAAGGCAGGCACCACATTCATCGCGATGGAACCTTTGCGGATTCATATCCCTGAACGGTTTGCTGAACGTGGTCTGGCTGTGATCGAGGATGTCTCGTACATCCTCGGTTGTTTGGCCATTATCACCGAAGACAACTATTACGCTCCATCCACTGTTACGGCTATGTTGAAGACAGAGCCTGACCGTGTGGGTCGTATCGTGATCGATGACGTCGGGTATATCGAGCTCAGCTACAACAAAGGTTCAAAGGTCATCGCGTCTACGGAACCGGTCGTGGTGGATAACCTACCTCACCGCATCTATACCGAGCTTCTAGGTAAAGGTCGTATTCCGTGGTATTACGATTACACCGACATTCCGTTCATCTTCCGCGAATCCCTTAAATACAATGGTGTGCGTTTAGGCGCGGATCTTGCTATTTGGGAATACATCGCAGCGCAACTGTGCCGTGACCCGGATAACCCGACCAGATACTGGCGGCAGGTTCCGAACGCCAAAGCTCTGCTGGCAACTAAGTCACCGTACTTTGTGGCTCTTCGTAACGTGAGTATTGGCTCAACCAACATGACGGCCCGTCTGGGCGGCTCTTATTTCGACCCAGGTATGACCAGTACGTTGGCGAATCCATCCGATCGTAATGAACGGTTCGAGACGGTATTGCGTCGATAAGGAATAGAATCATGGGCATGCCTTCCATTCAATTGCCGAACTCCAGTCAGGTCAGCTCCTACAGTAGCATCGCTTTGGCGAATAGCGGCAAGAAGGGCGTTCTGAAGGATGTAGGTAACGGCTATAAAGAAATCCTGCTGGGGGCATTCGGTGCCTTCGGTAACGGCGGCTGGCTTTATGACACCGCCTCTGCAATGCGTTATCTGGAGAACGACCAAGAGTTCCTGCGTATGATGCAGGCTGGTCGTATCCGTGGCGAGTGGGGTCACCCAGTTCGTCCGCCAGGCATGAGCGACCAAGATTGGTTCGTTCGTATCTGTACGATCGTTGAAGCCAACATGTGCTGCCACATTCGCCGCGTTCGTCCTTCGTTGGATACCGTGGTTGACGAACGTGGCCGTAAGGTCATCGCCCTGATCGGCGAAGTCAAGCCTTCTGGTAAGGAAGCCAAAGCGTTTGGCGACATGCTGGACAATCCGGATGAAGACGTAAACTTCTCCATCCGTTGCTTCGCGAAGAAGAACTTCGGCAACATGACCAAACACATGACCAAGATCATCACTTGGGACTTCGTGTTTGATCCGGGCATTGCCCTGACCACAAAGTACAACACTCCGAGCATGGAGTCGAAGAGCGTGACTCGTCAGCTTGACGAGGCTGAGTTCAACCTCGAGCGTCTGCGCAATGGTTTCGACCACACGCGTCAGAACAACTCCGAAGAGAGCTTCGAAAGCGTTGCTCCAGCGGTAGAGATCCTCGGTTCTCTCTATGAGAAGACCAAGTCTCAAATCTTCGTCCCTACCTCTCTCGGCTGGTAATTAGCCAACACAACTAGGATTGCATCCATGAGCAAAGATCTCCTGCTTCAATACGGCATCGAGTCTGGTGAAGTAGCGCCAGAACCTGAGCTGGCCACCCAGACCGCTGAAGAAGTTCTGACCGAAGTGTTGGTCGAAGAAGTAGCCGCTGGCGACGATACCCTGTCCAGTCACATGGAGCAGGTTGAAGAAACCAAGGACATCGCCGAACAGCTGGAAGAACTGGCTGAACGTACCGAAGCTCTGGCTGATGCTCAGGAAGAAAATCCTCCTGCCGCTGAAGTCGTAGCAGTGTCCACCGAATCCGCCAATCGCGAATTCCGCACCATCATGCGTGCCAATCGTCTGCCTTTCGTAGCGTCCAGCTTCGAGGCCAACGAATCCGGCAACCGCCTGCGCGATCTGGCCTCCGACGCCCGTCGCGTACAGCGTATCGCTGAAGGTCACCGCGCCAACCTGTTGGATCTGTCCAACGAAGGTGCCATCTCGCGTTTCCTGAACCGTGATGAAAGCAAGATCGCCAAAGGCATCAACGCACTGGGCGCTGCCGAAGCTTCCCTGTCGGGCAGCCTGCAATCCCTGAAAGACCACCCGGTCATCATCACTCATGACGGGATTGCTGGGTTCCTGACCCAAGGCGATTCTCCTGTCATGAACTTGAAGCAGGGTGTCGAGAAAGATGCTGCGCATCTGTCCCATTGCCACGACGCTGTCACCAAGTCCCTGGCTACCATCGGTTCTCTGGCTAACGGCCTGAAGGCTAATGGCGCTACCAAGGGTTCGGCTGTATCGAAGATCCTGGGCGGTAACTTCCTGGGTGATCTCAGTGGCTGCGCTACCAAAGGTCCTGCTCTGATGGGCAACCACGCGTTCCTGGTTGACGGTGCTGCCGAACACGGCGTTCCTAAACTGAAACGCGTTCGCGACACCGCGAAGAAAGATGCCAAAGGTACTGGTCGTCACATCGCTATCGGTGTTGCTGTCGGCGTTATCGTCGGTCTCGCAGTCGGTGCAGTAGTAGGCGGCGTTGTCGGCCACCTGGCCGGTAAACAAGTCAACCGTGAGGGTAGTCAAGCCAAGTCCGCAGCTTCTGCTGCCGATCTGGTAAGCGCTATCAACACCGTAAAGGGCTTCAACAAGATCACCGACTACAAGGTCGACACCGACGCGATCGACAAGGCACTCAAAGACGCTCGTGCTTCGATGGGCGAATTGTCGGCCGAAGACAAGGCTGCTACCAAGAAAGCGATCAGCGCTCTGGAAGACGCAATCTCCCGTCTGGTGATCATCGCCGACTGCGCTTACGAGCAGGCGTTCTACGACATCACCACCATGGCATCTGTTGTTACCGCAGTGGCCAAACAAGCTGGCAAACAAGCCGGCGACGAATAAGGGGCAGTCATGCGTGAATTCAAGGATCTCATTTCAACTGAATCCAGCGTAGTAGTTGCTGAATCCAGTGATGGTCCTGAAGTCAGCGTATCTGACGTATTGGTGGAAGACACCGCTGCGGCACCAAGCGTTACTGAGCACTTCGATCGCATCGAAGAAACTCAAGATCTGTCGTCCCAGCTCAATGAGTTGGCAGATCACGCTGATGCCGTGGCGCGTGCCGAAGAGAATGGCGAAATCAGTTCTGAAGCAGCCTTCCTCTCCACCGAATCGATGAATCGTGAGTTCAACTCTATCATGCGTTCGGCTAAGCTACCTTATACTGCTTCGAGTTTCGAAGCGGCTGGTAGTGAGGCTGAGCGTCTGTCGGGTATTGCTCGTGATGCTCGTCGTGTCAGCTCTATCGCTATGGAGCATGTGGATTATCTCAGGGACTACACCGAAGAAGGTGCGCTCCTGAGTTTCCTGCGTCGGGATGAAAGTAAGCTTAACAAAGCTCACGATCAACTCGATCAAGCTGCCAAACGACTTCAGAAGAACATCGACAAGTTGTCCGATCGGCCAGTGAAGATTCGTAACCAAGGCTTTGCCCGGTTCATGACTCGGAACAACCGTCAGGTCACCGACCTGGCTGCGGCTATCGGCTCCGAAGCGAAGTACCTGTCCAATGCTCACGATCAGATCGAATCGGCTATTAAGGCAATGGGCGTAATGTCCAACAACCTTCGTGGTTCTGGCGTTCTGGCTGCACTGAACGGTCTGTCCAATGCACGGCCATTCGCCGCTGCATCCAACTTGGGTACGGATGAAGGTTACCTCATGGGTAACTGCACTATCGAATCCTCAGAGACCGAAGGTCCTTATCCGCACCTACTTATCCCTAAGTACACTCGTACTAGCGGTATTCGGGTTCAGGGCAAATCCATCGGTTGGGCTGCATTGGGCGCTGTTGGTGGTGCCTGGGCTGGACTGGGCTGGACTACGATCATCGCTATCGGTGGATTGGCCGTAGGGCTTCCTATAATCACCGGTGCGGCGTATGCAGCTCGTAAGGTTGTGATAGCCGGCATGGCTATCCGCGGGGCTGTAAACACCTATAACGAGACGCAGGACGAGAGTAACACTCGTTCACAAGCATCTGCTGGCGATATGAAGAAAGTCGTTGAGATGGTGCTGGGCTACACCCGTTACACCAACTACAGCGTTGATGCTGATTTGATCCGTGCAAACCTGAAGGCTGCTCGCAAGAACACCGACGGGATGAGTTCTGATCAGAAGAAGCAGTTGGTGGAAGTAACCTTGGCTCTTGAAACGAGTCTGGACCGTTTGGTGCGGCTGGCTAGCCAGACGTATGAGCAAGCGTACTACACGACCACACTGTCCGCTGCGATTATCACAGCGGCATGCAACAGGTCGTAAGCAGCATACATCGCCCGGCCTTCTTGGCCGGGCTTTGTGCCGTATAAATCGTATTCAAAATAATTACAGTCACACATTGTTGGAGTAGATAAACACTACGATAGCCATTCCGGTTATCTATCTAACGACCGTGGAGGTCACAATGTCCAACGCAATCAAAACCCTGCAAGCTGCTTTCGATCGTATTGAAAACGTTGTTGAATACAACGAAGAGTTCAACAACGGTACTGGCTACTTCGACCATCTGGTGAATCACGACACCGGGCTGGAAGTTGGTCAGCGCTTCAAGATGCAAACTCCAATGCCGAACAACCGCAAGGTCATCGGCGTGGTTACTCCTGTCGGTAACGCAGTGTTCTTCGAACGCTATACCGGTGGCGAGCGCGGTATCGTTGCACGCAACATCCCATCGTCCTTCAGCGGCATCTTCATTGAAGGCCAGGTTTCCGATGAGCTGCTTTCGATGGCAATCGGTTCCGCTGAAGGCTACAATCGCAACATCGGCCACATGCTGAAAGCCGTAGTTATTAAAGCTACTGGCAATGGTTTCATGGAAGCTAAGGCTGAGAAGCCAGCAGACCTGAACTAAAAGATTTATAGCTACACATTGTAAACTCGCAACACACCTAACCTTTCGAAACAATTTGTTATTTGGAGATACACCATGTCTGCTGAAATCGCTCAAGTTGCTGCTCAATCCGTTTCTTACCTGCAACGTCTGAAAGACCTGGCTACCGCTCACCCAGTGGGTGCAGTAGTCGCTGGTACTGTCGTAGCCACTGTTGCAGTGGTCGGCGGTTACAAGCTCGCCACCAAGGTCTTCGGCGAAAAGAAGAAAGAGCCGCACGCTGACGTAACTGTCAACGTTGATGCTCGTCCTGCTGCGGATGCGACTGCCAAACCGGCAGCGTAACCTCAGTCATCAGATCGGTCGGCCAACGGCCGATCTGATGATTTCTTTTTTTTGTATTTAAATCAAACACAAACCTACATTACCACATTGAGAATCAGCTGCAATCACAGCCTCGGTTTCTGTAGATAGTTACATTCGTAGTAAACCCTGTGTTCGAAAGTCGAATACCCCTAACCCGTGTAATACAAGGAATCGCAACATGAGCAAAGAATTGAACCCAGCCGTACGCGCCCTGGCCGATGACCTGAAGCCGATCATCGTTCTGGACGAAACCACTGGCGTGGCCGAAGCTACTGGCGCCGAAGACGTATTCGCCAAGCATCTGCCTGAAGGCATCACCCTCGACACCGTGAAATCCGTTCAGGACAGCCTGCTGACCTACGCTGCTGCTCACACCCTGGCCAACGGCGAAGTTCAGCGCGATGCAATGGTCAAGAACAAAGACCTGGCGTCCGGCTCGCTGTCGACCAAGATCGGCTACAGCAAGATCGAATCCAGCTACCACCGCAAGAAGTCCGGCACCGCCATGGGCAAGCCGTGGGAGAAGTTCGGCGTTTCCAATACCGACGTTACTCTCGGTGTCGGTCGCAAGGGCTCGGATCTGAAAGCTGTCGTGAACTACCTGAGCGAAGATGCGGCCTCCGTATTCGCCAACTGATTGCACTGCCTGGGCACCGTGACTGGAGAAGGGGCCAACACTTCTCCAGTGGTAGCCGATCGTAAAGCCGGGGGTTCGCCTCCGGCTTTATGCCCCTTTATTTTTTCTTAGTATACATTTCACTTTCTCACAACCCGTAAGGACTAAAGCATGATCCTCCGCACTTCTGATTTCAAGAACCTTGGCACTCTGGCTGATGCTCTCTTCCGTGAGAGTAAGATCCGCATTGTGTTTCAGGCTGACGCAGATACACCTCTGCTCAAAGTTCCACACCGCGGGCGTTATGCCTTGCCTATTCTGACTGGCAACATGACTGTCGCTGCGTACGTCAGCATGATCCGCGGCCCTCTGCGTACTCGTGGTCTCAATGCTGGCGATGATCACATTCTCGCCAATGTAGGGATTACCGTGATCAGTAAGACGGGTAATATCCCGGCTGGACAAACCCTCATCAAGAATATTGGTTTCGAATAAGGATTCATCGATGGATCGTGAACTTGTAGAACTCGTCAGCGAGCAAATGCCGAAGTACGAGATTCCAAAGCAGCACTGCGGTCTCATGATCGTAGATACTCCTGAACGTGTTGATGAGCTGTACGAACAGTTCGGGTTCAACGGGACCAAGTTCATTCAGATCACTCACGGTACACTCTGGGATCGTGCCATGTACCGCAATGAACATTCTGAAGATATCCATGTGGTCGTCATGGACCTCATCGATATTAATGAACTTCATCGTTTCGGTCCACCATCGCTGGCTTGGGTAGAGTCGTGTATCCGCAACATCTTCGCTCGGTATTACTGCCGGGATGAGAAGTACTTAGCTGCCGAAGGCGATGAGCGTATCTCTCTGATGCGCCGTCAGAACGGTGGGAAGAACATCGACACCGAGTTTGATATCGTTGCCATGGGCACTAAGGACTTCATCTACAAACACAAGCATCGAGGTGTGGTCGGTCCTGCTCAGGTATTTGTAACGAAACCTTATCCAAACCAAACTACTGATTAACAGCATAAAGACCGGGGCGTAATGCCCCGGTCTATGCCACTTCTTTTTTTTGTTACCGTTTGGAGGTTATCCGGTACTTGGTGCTCTTCGGCAACACAAGCTTACCAACCATCGTCCCAATCATGATCTCCCCAGTCATGCTTATGGACTCCAAACGATAGTCACTTCCTTCCAGAAAGCGGCTATCTACACAATTCTGACTGTAGTGGATGACTCCACCCAGTTCCCGTAGGGCTTCCCCGACCCTACGAACCTCATCCCTGACGTTTTCTTTGTCTAGGTATACGATGCCACAGGTCCCCACACCTTGCAGCCTCAAATCGCTTTCCAGCTCCTTGAGCGACTCAAGTATTTTGTGTTGTGCTGGCATAGTGCTATCTCTTTTAGTACTTCACGGTATAAAGCCTGGACTCAACCTTTCGGAAGAGTCCAGGAGTAACGGTGTTACGGAGTTACCAACGAGCCTTTGATCGCATTGATCTGCTCGGTGAAACCCGTTGCAACGGCCGATACGTTGGAATCAACGCCGGTGACGAAGTTGGCCTGGTACTGTGGGTCCATACCGCTTACGCGGACGGCATCCATGAAGCCCTGAGCCAATTTGTCAACTGCGTAACCAACCTTCTGCCAGCCAGTCCAGGACAGGTTGTAGGTGGCAAGCTCACCATCCTGCTGAAGCTGACGGTTACCGATGTTCTCACCAATTTCCTGATGGAGCCAGAAGTTGGTGATCAGCCAGGAGTTCTCGACGTAACGGAAAGTCTTGTCGGGCTCGAAGGCGATGATGGTGCCGCCGTACACGTCCGCCAGCTGGTCAGTGAATCGATCACTTACACCAGTGAGGAGTGGATGGCCGGTATCCGGGTCCATGAACAGGTAACGCACCATGTCTTCCATGAAGCGCATGATTGGACGACGATCCTTGTCCACCACAGTGGAGGTGATCTGCGACCGCGCACGCGATACACGGGATGGGGTCTGGAAGACCTCACCGGCGTTACCCAGCTGAGTTTCCTGGGTGTTAACAGTCAGGGTACGGTTGAAGCCGTTCCAGGACTGCATCCAGTTTTCGATGAAGTTCTTGTAGGCAGCTACGTACAGCTGCCCATTAGGAAGCATCATCAGACCGGCGGGCGCTTGCAGCACTTTGATGATCAACGGTTTACGGATGTAGTCCGTAGCCGATGGGTAGTACTGCATGTCGGTCAGGTAGCCTTGTTGGCCCTGTACCGCCATGTTCAGCACTGTCATCTGAGCGCGTTCGGCGTACGCCTTATTGGTCAGAGTATCTGCATACCGTCCCATTTATTAAGTCTCCGAAGAACGACGGTTTTGCGCGATGATCGCCAGGTTCTCAACGGTGCGAGCGTTGTCACCAGCCATCTCGATATTCAGGTGCCACGAGAAGTTGCTCTGAGTATCGAACGCATCGAAATAAGCGTCCGGAGTCACGTCGACGCGGCCGTCGTACTTACCAGCAGTACGAGCGGTAACCTTGTCGTTTACCATGTCCAGGAACTGCTCATCGGTGAGCTGCGAATCACCGGACATTTCACGCCAGGTGATGTGCCCGATCCGCGTCAGGTTGCACGCGATGCACACGTTGATGTACGCATGCAGAATCGAGGTTTGCTCTTCGTAGATCGACTGGATGCCGGCCCAGAAGAGGCGGCCCATATCGAAGTACTCGGCGTAGTTCATCCCGTTGTCCCAGTCGACCTGACGCACTTCAGGCTCTTGGGTCACGACGTTGTGGTCGCGATAACGAGTGATGGTGTTCTGCTCACCACGGCCGAACGATTTCTCGTTCTTCATCTCACCACCTTCAGCGCCCATGTACTCGGTGCCGAGGATCAAGATGTATTCCAGGAATGGAACGATGCCGTCGTACAGATCGTCGATCAGATAACCAGCCTGACCGAATACGCAGAAGCGCAGCGCCTTGGTGCCGAACTCGGACGATTCTTGCTGCGCACGGAAGTGCGAACGCAGGGTGATAGCAATCGAGGAGTCTTGCGCCGGAGTGTTCAGCGGCTTCATCACGTCCTGGGTGCAGGTGTGAACGTAGACGTCTGGACGCGCGGTGTGGAATGCCGAGAACTTCAGCTTGGTGGCAACCGGGAAACCCGAATCCCAGACGGAGTCGTACGGCATGCGTGCGATGTCTTTGTATGGGACGCCATTGCTGCTGAGGTCGGTCAGGACGGTGTCCATCACGGCGTTGAAGCTGTCGTTACCCAGTTCACCGTCTGCGCCGCCAGTCATCCACAGGTTGGACAGTTCGCCCAAGAGGATGCCGCCGTCAGCAGGACCTTCAATGACGAAGGTATGGTAAGGGTTGCCGTTGATGTCGGTGCCTGTCAGGAAGTTGAACAGGTTGACATCTTTGAACTCTTCGGTGGTGTAATCCGACTCGGCCGTAGCCAGAGTGGTCAACAGCGCCTGGATGTTCGCATCGTAGAACGCGAACTTCTCGCAAGGACCCCAACCGGTGAAGGCTTGTGGATTGCTTGCTTCGTAGTTCTTCTTGATAACCTTTCCACCGTAGTACTCGGTGGAGGTCGCCAAGTCGATCGTGCCTTTCTTGAACGAGAAGTCCAGGAATGGCTGGCTACGCAGCGTGCGCTGCAAAGTAGCGGTCGAAGACTTGTTGGCGCGGTTCACGAACTGAACGCGATAGAGTCGAGCGCCCAGAGTGTCGGCCAGATCTTCATCAGCAGGCTGCTGCGACTTGGTAGTCGGAGCGATCAGACGCAGACCGATGTTGTTACCCTTCTCGCCTTCGAAGCGAGCCAGGCCGTCCCAGATTGGGATCTCTTTCGAGACCGCACCGTCGACGGTGGAAACCAGCAGGCCTTCTGCTTCAGCAGCAGCGCCGAAGGTCGATTCGCCTTGAGCGGTTTTGCTAACAGGCTTCCAGCGCCATTGAGCGCGGTGACCGGTTGCAGTTTCGCCAGTAGGAATCTTGGCGCCTTGGGCATCGAGCTTCAGGCTACCGTCGGTGTTCCGCTCGTAGAGAGGAATCAGGTCTTCGACGACATCGAGAGCCAGGCGGAAGGACGCTTGTGCAGCACCCGGCGCAGGCAGACGAACGAAGATCGCTTTACCGGAAGCTTCGAAATGGCTACGGATGAACTGCGATTGGTGAGTGAAGAACGGAGACAATGGGTCCGTTACACCCGAACCGAACAGCAGGCTCAAGCCCGAGTCGTTTACGTAGCGACCGTTACCGTACTCACCCCAAGGTGCGAACGATTGGAACAAAGGAAGACGAATCGGAAGGTTCTCGACCGGAAGGGTCAAGTTCGTTACCGTCTCGTCCTTAACGCCCCGGAACTCAGTCCGTGGCACGGAACTCAAACGACTTACAGACATGTTGTACTCCCAGGAGCTAGTTCTGCGCAGAACTTCGAGGAATGGTATGGTCAGCGAACTTCAGCCGAAACGCCGAAGTAAGCATACTATTTTTATTCCCGCTTTATGCAAACGAATGTAACTTTTAACTCACATAAGTAGGAGACGCGAACAATGTTCGAGACCCCATACCAGACCACTCCATGTTCGCGGTTCTCTTTGGACGAAACCGCTGCTGCGATTCGGAAGCTGGAAATCAATGAAGAACTGGTTGGAACGGACTTCAGCACCCAAGGTGTGTTGCTTATTCCACCGGGTGTTATTGACATCAAACCATTCCAACAAGTGTTCACTCGCGTCCAGATTCCATCCTTGCAAGCACCGGCTGTCATTGATGGCCGCTCGTTGATGCGCGCAGACGGTCGCTTCATTAAAGATGATGCTGCTAAGCACGCTATCTTGGTTGCTGACTTGGTTGTGATGTGGTACACCCAAGAAACTTCCTTCAAGCGTGACATGTTGAACGTCGGTGATTTCCCAGCCAAGGTTTTCATCTCCTGGCTCAACGGGGCAATCAGTCAACGGATTGGTCTCGACCTTGGTCAAAGCACTTTGGTTCGAGCGATGATCGCAATCTACTACGTTCAGCTCTTTGGCCCACTGCCGGAGAATGCATCTGAGAACGACGTTGATCGTTTGATGGTTCGTGCATCCCGTCTGCTGCCGGCGATGGACCCTACAACTCTCCGCGGCGCACTGGGTGAGATTCCTTCACTCAATACGTTTAAAGATCTGATTTCATGGATCGTAAGAGTGTTGGATTCTCCACGAACTCACGACTTGACAGTGGCCTACGTCTACACTGCATTAGGAGCAAGCTTCGGCCCACTCCATCGTGAAGCCGTCGCCGTCGCCGTCGAATACCCGCCAATGTTCTTGGCGATGCTGTATTCCACCTGCAAAGAACGCAGCTATACCCGCACAGGACTTGGCCGGGTTATCGAAGCGGTAATCCGTCAGGGTTCCGATAAAGAATTCGTCAAGAGCATGAACCACCTTATCGGTCAGAGGTAAGCACATGGTTAGTTCAACCGACTTTCTGGTTGATCACGCCTACCGGAATGCTTGGTGCAGTCCACGGCAAGATCGCCAGCACATCGTAGCACCGACGCGGGTAACTAAACGCCAAGGTGCTATCGGTAACGTCAAGCTCGGGATGAAGACTTACAACCTTCCTTCGCTGGGCCAGTGGTATCACGTTTTCAACATCGGCGACCTCCCACCTATCTTGGTGGGGATGAACACAATCGTCGATAAATGGGTATCGGTAATGGGGCAGTGTAATGCCACTTCATTACTGGTAGATCTGTATACCGAACTCGGTTTACACATCCCGGCCCACAGAGCATATTGGCTGTACACACATACCGGGCAGTTGGTCATCGCTATTTTGGATACCAAGAAGATCGCAAACCTCGGTATTGAGCAGCCGTATATCCGTTGGAGAAGCAACGCTTACTTCGACGAGGGTATCACGTTTCAGAATGACGGCGTCGAGATCGCAGGCCTTACGCCGACCACTCAGGCTCAGTATTCGCTATTCCAAGCGAAATGGCGCGATGCCAAACTGAAGCCTGGTTATGCGTGGGCTTTCGTCAACGGTGTGCGCGTTAAGGACATCAACCTGACTACCGCGAAGGTCGGGGATATCCTTGAGTACACCTACGACGCTTCGGTTAAGGTTGTTACTGAACTGAAGATCAAGGACCTCAAGTCGTTCTTGAGTATCCTCGATACCAAGGGTAAGTATCTGGTTCCGCGTGCTGGTGTTTCTGACATCATCGATTATTGCGATGACATCGACATCTACATGCTGCGCTACCAATTGGCGCAAGCCTACACCGGTCACTATTACCACCAGAACCAACCGGACTCTGTTCGGATGGTGACTCATCGGGATTACTCGATTCCGCAGACCTATCTCCAACACTTCATCGATAACATCGACGGGTGGATCTGGAACGATGATCTGCGTCTGGAAGTGATTGTCCGGAATAGCGGCTGGACGAATCGCCCTCTGGTTAACGAGGCGCATCGGATCAAGGAACTGTTCAAGCTTTCTGAGACTAACCGTCTGAAGGCAATGATCGGTGAGCAGTCTCTCGATATCTGGCATGCAGCCGAACTCGAGAACAGCTTCTATCCGAAGATCATGCGCGCTGAGTTTGGTGGCATTGATCGTCCGATGGTCGAGAAGGCTTATGGGTACAACGCGATCTCTAAACTGATCTGCGACGTGCCTTACAAGATTGCTGTGAATTCGCCATGGGTGGATCTTCCATTCGCAGTGACGCAGTTCTCGACTGTGTTTGAATACGACGCTTCCGGTCTGTTGCTCGGATGGTACGTTCACGATAACTCGATTCAGTATCCGGTCCACAATGCTGGAACGATGTACATCGAGAGCTACGTTGGTCGTGGCGGCACCAAGTTGTCGACGGTTTACGATACCGACATGGTTAAGCTGGACTACGGCGTTGACTACCGGTTCTACGTTTGTGACATCTGGAACGGCGTTTCCAAGAACAACTGGAAGGACGTAACGGGTGACGATGAGTACTACACCATCTCTAACCGGGTGGTTAGTTGGCACATCGATCAGACGAAACACCACACGGCAATCCGTGACAGTAGAGACTTCCTGTGTCACACCCTCCAGTTGAACTATCGGGATGACCTGCTGACTCTCACCGTGAATATCGATGAAGTGTTGAGTGGACGTGTTCCGGTTACCGACGTGATGCGTGTTCCGCCTGGTCAGTTCGACGTGATCCTCAACAAGTACACTCTGGTGCCTGATATCGACTACTACGTCGAATGGCCTGAGGTCTGCATCGTCAACAAGATGTATCTGAAACCGGGTATCATGCAGGACGTGACCATTCGTGGTCGTGGGTTCTGTAACCCTGACATGACTTTGGAAGCGGTCGGTGATTCTGGCTTTGTTGCTTACGAGCAGCTCAGTCACAACGCTCGGTTTAACGTACGTGACGATAAGGTCTGCCGTATCTCCATTGCAGGTCAGTTGTATACCCGTGAAGAAGTTGCTTTCAGTGAAGACGGGACAGTGCTTGCCACTGGTGTGAAGAACGGCACGCCGTACCTGATCACTCACCCGGTGATTCCGATGATGGGCGTAACGGATACCGACACCTACACATTGAAGGCTGTTTCTGATGCCATCGATGAGAAAGTGGAAGGGTATCTCACTCAGTACAGACCAGAACCGGTGCAACCTTTGCCGTCTGGGATGCCTGCTTGGTATTCGGTCTTCAGTCCTTTCTGCGCAAAGCTTATCTACGACATGCTTAACGGCATTTTGTTGATGGATGAGTTCATGGGTACTTATACCTTGCAGCAGGTGAAGGAGAAGTTGGTTGGTTACGAATGGATTCTCAAATACGACCCAGCTGTACGGGGCGTGAATGATGAATACGTCAAGATCGATCCGCATCCTGAAGCCGATGTCCTTGAGCTCAACATCTACCAGTATCGGTTCTTGGATCGGGCGGTCGAAGCTTTCCTCGACGGTAAGGTTCCTCTCAACCACCACTTGGTGATTGTAGAGCCTGGCTACGAGCATGAGCAGGACGATCACCCTCACCCGCATCGTTCTTGGGACGAAGTGTCGGCATAAACCCATAGGGGGCGGGCAACCGCTCCCTCTACTGAGTCGAAATTATGGCTGAGAATATCATCCCGTTACCGAACGGTTATACGGTGATCACTGACCAAGATCGCGAAAAGGCGTCGGTGTTCAAACTCGCTGACCTCTACTCCTACAGACTCGTGGACGATGGCAGCGATGTTATTAAAGGCGAAGGCAAGTACGTACCGAACGTCGATGACCTGGTCATCATTTATGACCTCGGTATGTTTCGTGTTAGTCGGGTGGATTACACCAGTTACGTCGCTGACCTAGAACTCTGGGAACTCCCCAAGTCTGGTGGTGATGTTGGCGTGGTCGATGTTCTGCTCGGTGTTGGCACGGGCTACACCAGCGAAACTTGGCGGGCAATGCTGGACACCCGCAAGCTGCCGTACACTCTGGACGTTGATGGTCGACTCCACATGTACAGCGATCTGGCGAAAGAATTCCGTGTCTTCAAAGGCATTGACATCACCCAGACTGGCGAAGTCATCAGTGCGTATTACAACGCATCGAACGAATACGTCAATGACGCTATCCCGCTGAAGACAGTTGGTACTGACGTTGTTACTAACCTCAATATCAAAGCTCCTACAGCAGGCTACAGCACCGTTGAGCTCGAAGATGGTGCATTGGTGACTGCTGTATTCTACAGCTTCACTGGCGCGATCCTGAGCATCGCTAAGCTGTTGATCCACAACACCAACGTGGTCCGTCATCCGGATGATTCTGTCAAACGAATCAAATCGATCGAGATCATCAGTCCGTATCTGTCGACGACTGAGCCGAACGTCCTGAACATCTCCATCTCTGCAACTGTGGCCACTCTGGCACTGCGCGGTAAGGTGACGTACATCGATGGCTCGACTTCCATCCAAGACGTTGTGGATGAAGACTCGAACGGCAAGATGAAGTTGCTGGGCCTGAAGTACTGGTCCCCAACCATCACCGGTCGTTACGCCGACGTTACTCTGAGCTATGCTCCGAGTGAAGGTGAGGAATTCTCTTACAGTCAAGGCACCACATATGCCGGTACTGTGACTGTTCCTTATCAGATCCGTGGCCTGCCAGCAGATCCATCCTACAGCCTCAAGCTGTTCGTGTTCCCATCGTGGATCTCGAACCTGCAAGGCTACACGTTGGAATACTGGCTGTACGATCTGAACCGTCAAGTCGCTCGTCGTGTGCCGAAAGCTGCGGTGGAATTGCACGAAGAGTCCATGCCGTTCGACGGACTGGAATACACTTCGGTGCAGACTCTGAAGTTCGGTGTGAACCTCAGCGTTGTCGATACCAGTTACGGCAGCAACCGTCATGTACAAACCGTGCAGATTGCGTTGCAGCGTGATGGTGGTCTTCGGGCTACCAACTGGAAAGTCAAGTTTGCGAGCAACCAACCGGGTTACTACGGTACTGGTGTCGAAGCAATCATCCGTGCTGGCAGCAGCGGCCTGAGTACTGTCAACTTGAAGTGCGGTGCTGTTGATAAGGATGCATGGCTGAAGTTGGTCTTCGAACCACTGCAAGCTCTGTACGATCCGCAAACTGAAGTGTCGGCTCCAGCTCCTACTCACTTCATCGTGACTACGAAGACTCGCGTCTACGAATTCCCGATCAGTCAGTGGGCGAACGACCTCACATTCATCAACGATCTGCTGGAAGGCGAGACTCTGTACGTTAAGTTCCTCAAACGTAACGTCTCTGGCGATCTGCAATTGGCTGTGGCTGGTTTCCCTACGCACTCGGTCTAAGGGATACGATCTAGGGAGGGCGACCTCCCTAGGTCACTATGCCGCATTGAGGACCAATCATGACTCTTTTGTATTTAGACGACTGGGATAACAAATATCCCAACGCGATTGCCGATACCCTAACGCGCCGTAAGACGTGGGTTCAGTTGGCAGCAAAGTACCAGAAGATGGGGGTGAGTAACTATTACTTCCACTTGGCTTTGCATAACCCTCTCTTGCAGGGGGTCGATCCATATTCGGATGACTTGACTCCTGCGCAACAGCAGATGATCTTGCTCGAGTGTTCCGAGAACTTCTGGTACGCTTTACGTGAGGTGATTCGTTTCCCGGATGCTGGTGGTGATCAGTATTTCCACTTGGATGCGAACCGTGGCAACATCGCCATGTTCTGGTGTATCTTCAACGCCTTTGTTACTTACGTACAGCAGATTCGTCAGACTGGTAAATCGCTGAACAGTCGGGCAATCATCATCCTGTTGCACATGTTTGCAGCTCAAGGTTCTGACTCCATCCTCTTCACCAAGGGTGACTTACGTAAAGGCGAGATCAAGAACTACAAGGCTTATCGGGACGCTCTTCCGAAATGGATGTGGTACAAGGCGGACAAGGACACGGATAACCAGTACGAATTCACCACGATGATGAATAAAAACATCACGTACTCGTACGTTCCACAAGGTTCTCCTGAGGAAGCGAACAACGTGGGTCGCGGTAAGACCCCTCGCTTCATCTACGGCGACGAGATTCCATTCTTGCCGTACGCTGCAATCTCTCTTCCTGCATTGATCGCATCCACCACGGACTCCTTCGATAAGGCGAGAGCTCAAGGTCTGTTCCACGGTGTTCTCTACACGACTACGGCCGGTGACTTGTCCACCGATTCTGGTAAGTACGTTTACGAGAAGATCAAGAAGAAGGCCATGTTCTTCAGTGAGGCTCTGTACGACGCCCGTAATCGTGCAGAAGCTATCGACATGATCATGGCGAACAGTAAGTGTGAATCCCGCGATGCACCGTTCGTGGATATCTCGTTTAACCACTTGCAACTCGGTAAGACGAACGAATGGCTCCGCGGTAAGATCGCGATGGTTTCTGCATCTCGTGACCAGATCGAACGAGACTTCCTTGGACGTTGGACTTTCGGTTCTGAGAGTAACCCGATTCCTGAGAAGATCCTCAACAAGATCCGTGACCACGCAACGCAAGCGCCACACGTTCAAGTTGAAGAGAAGTACAAGTACCACATCAAGTTCCAACTTCCACCTGAGGAAGTAAGGGCTCGTAAAGCTGTGATGGGTCTCGATACCTCTAACGCGGTTAACCGAGATGCCATTACTGGCGTGATGATCGATGTGGAGACCGGTGAGACGTTGATGACGTTCATGGTGAGTGAGATCAGTCTGTCTTACTTCGCTTATTGGTTGGCTCAATTCATGGCCGACTTCCCGAACTTCACCCTGATTCCTGAGAACAAGTCCTCGTGGCTTGGTATGTTCGACATCCTTAACAGCCGTCTCCCGATGTTGGGTGTGGATGTGGGTCGTCGTATCTACTCGGATATCGTGGACAATGCTTACGGCTCTGATGCTGAGAAGCGCACCTACCGCGACTACACGTCTGGTGGTAGTTCTGAGCGTAAGTACTTCCCGTTCCGTAACGACTTTGGTTTCATGACTACGGCCGGTAGTCGGGGCGATCTGTACATCGACATCTTGAAGTTGGCTACTGTTCAACAGGCTGAACTGATCCGTGAGCCTGCGCTTATCGATGAGCTGTCCAGTCTGGTGGAACGTCGCGGGCGAGTTGACCACAAAGCCTCCGGGCACGATGACCATGTAATCTCATGGCTCATGGCTAACTGGTTCCTTCGTTTCGCTCGTAACTTGGATCACTACGGAATCGATCCGCGTAAAGTCTTGTCCCGTGTACGTTCTGTTACTGCCGGTAATGATCCTAAGGTCGTCGCCAAGAATCGTAAACGTGAGAAGCATGCGATTGATGTAGAGATCCTTGAAGCACGCATCGAAGGCGCGGCTACTCTGATCGAACGTCGTTACTTGGAAGCCAAACTCAAGTCTCTGATGTCTGAGGCTATGGGTGAGGAAGAGTCCGACGTAGTTTCGGTTGACCGGGTTGCTGTTAGTGAGAAGAACATTCAAACAACTGCTGCTCGTGGGATGAACCGAGATGGTCTGTTCGCAGCCGCTCGCAACATGCCTTTCCGTCCAGGCTTCAATCGTCGTTAACAGCATAAAGCCCGGCTCACGCCGGGCCTTATGTTCGCTTACTTCTCGTTGTGGTGCTTTGTGAAGGCACGCAGAAGAATGTAAAGAAGTACGGCGTTACGTACTGATGAGATCAAAACCTTGTTCTTGGACTTGATCGCAATAGTCGTAATCTCTTCAGTCAGCTCCCGCATCTCCAGAATCATCGGGTTGTTCGTACGAGACGCTTGATACAACGAGCGCATCTTACGCAACAGTCCTGGGATGTCAGAACTGGAGACCATGGTCGATGGATTCTTGTTCAAGTAGTCGAACGCATGTTGCAGCGTAATCTCACAGATCCGCTGTACGCGCTTGTCAGCTCGAGGAGAGGCATTGTTGGACATGTACGACAGTGTGTTCACCAACGCGCTCTTAGGCATCGTAGGGACTGTCTTAACGATAACCTCGACCAACTCCGGGATGATGAAGTTGTTCTTATCGCTAATGATCTCCAACAGGTAACGGATGTAGCTCGAATACAACCGAGTCTTGTCGCGGATCTTGAGCTCACCATCGAGTTCGATCTGCGCATCCGAGTTACGGATCTGAAGAGTTGGATCATGCAGCACGGTTTCGAAGACATCCCGGATGTTCTTCAGGATGTCCTTGATACGGCCTTGGGTATCGTTGGCGATCTTGTCGATGTCCTTATCGAACTTGACTAGGTGGTTGTACCACAGCGTCCCCGGACTCACGATATCCGCAGCACGTTGCTTAAGCAACTCACCCCAACTACCTGCTACCTTAAGACCAAACCGTTTTGATAGCTGAGCGTAGGTCGCTTGGGCGACGATGGGATCGGCGTCCCAGGTAAACCAATTAGCGAGAATAGATGTGATATACTTGTACTGGAGAACGAGAGCGCAAGCCATAGCGCCAGAGTGCCGATCGCCTTCATTGAGTTTATCTGCCGTCAGAAATTTATGGATCATCCAGAGGCATGCCAAATTCATAACGTCGCTGGATACGTGCCGGTGAGTTACCACTTCTGGAAGAGCGTGTAGATCATCCTCGAGGGAATCCTCATCCACGTCCATCACTTCATCGAACCACTTGTTCCGGTCTTCATCTTTGAATCGAACCGGGTCAACGCCCATCAGGTTCCCACCGAAGAATCTGATGTGTACGTCATTCTTGTTTACGAACCGCTGTTCGTAATCCATCACCTTCCGGAGAAGCTTCTGATCAAAGACAAGGTGGGAGCAATGTTGCTCAAACACTTCTTTGATATTGCGACCCGGCGCTGTGGATGGTCTGAGAGAATCTTGAATCATCGAAGTCCCCACCCTGTTAGGGTTCTTTAGTCACAGGATACCTAACGCAAATTATTATAGTCCTACATTGTAGAATCAGTATAACAACACTAACCGACCGTAGGAGGTCAACGCAATGAGTAATCAAGCAACTAATAAGCCGATCTTTCTGCGTTCCGGTGATGATCTTGACTGCGATTGCGGTCGACGGGGAAGCGTAAAGATTCCGTATCAAACAGCTCCAGGCAAAACCTCGTACCACGTTTTCTGTGATGATCATTACGATGATTGGAAGGAAGACAACAAAGGGTCTTAATGATGTCTCAGCAAGAACCTGCAAAGCTCCAACCGGTTTGCTCTCAGTGTGGGAAGCAGGTCGATACGTTGTTCACCACAACGTTAAACACAGGTGGGTACAGTTCGATTGTTGCGAACGTGTGTCCTGCTTGTATTTCTTCTAAGGGTGACGTTAGCAAGCATCTTGCCGACTACTCACCAGAAGCATAAGGACTTGCCGGGGCGTTCCCGGCGCTTATGCCGCTAAGCACGATTTCTAACTTCTTAAGGATTCCAAGATGATCACCACTGACACTACACCAGTATCCGCTCTGCAAGCTGCTTTCGCTCACGTTCAACAGGAACATCTGGTAACTGCCGCTGACTTCCCAGTCGTTTGGTGTAATGCGCCAGAGTCCGAAGTTCTGAAAGCATACACCGTAGACAACGGCAAGATGTTCCTCACCGAGGCTGAGTTCCAGGAGATCATGGCCAACTCCGCTAACAACAAGAACGTAGTCAATATCTTCAGTACTCCGGTCAGGCAAGACCTCACCGTCGATCTATACCGCAACAAAGACGTTAACAAGGTCGACCTGTCTAACAGCAAGTACATGGTCCGAGGTGACCTCGACTCTATTCCAGTTGATGAAGTGGTTGACAAAGACGCCAAGCTGCGTTACGTCCTGTCTGCCGCCGATATCTGGCCTGAATCCGAAATCCCTGTCGAAGTTGCTCCAGCTCCAATCGAAACCGAAATGGGGCTTAGCACCCCACGTACGTACATGCAGTCGATCGCTGAAATCAAACCTCTGGATGAACCTATCATCTGGAACCAAACCGATGGCATCATCGAATACCTGCACATCTTCAAGAACCTCCCGACCAAAGAGCTCGACAAGGAATGTGCCTCGCCGTGCTTCCGTAGCATGATGGTTGCATTGAAACGCAATCTCTGGTTCAACGAAGGTATCAACGTAGAACTGGCGCGCCGTCTCCGCAAGGAAGGCTTCACCGTGAACTACGTGACGTACCGTAATGAACTGACCGTCATCGTACACCCTGATGGACCTTTCGTCTGGAAGGTTTAAACTGAGTCCCCTTTAGTCCGGCGTCTTTACTGTTCCCTTGGGATGCCGGGCTCTTTTTTTCTTTGTCCAACGTTGGAGTTTCTCATGCCCTTAAGATCTGAACGCGATAAACTGCTACTCCTCTACATCTCTTCTGATGTTCCGATCATCACTCTCGAGAACTACGAGAAGTGGTACAACATCTACGTCGTTTTCCCAGGTGACGTAGTAGAGACAGTTCCAGGTGATCTCGTGATGGAAGCTTCTGGAAATGATGGCTTGTGGGTTGACCATGACTATCACCCTCAACTACTGCACAACTTGGCCAAGATCTACTGCGGTCAAGTCGATCATCTGGCTCTAGAAGTGGCCGCTGGTCGCTGGGTTCTTTCTGGTCATGGCAGTATCGGCGATACAGGCTACATTGTCGATCAGGAAGTTGAAGACACGATGTTCGAAGCCGCCGATGATACTTCGTTCGAGATGGAACGTAACGTTCGTTGCCATTGCTGCGTCAAAGTAGCACGGGAGCAGTTCAAGGTTTCCCGTCGGATCGATCCTGTCGGTGAGCACAAGCTGTTCCGCTTCTGCGGTGAACACCTCAAGGAGTTCAACGAACACCGTTTCAACTGGATCTCTAAACATTACAACGGCTGAGGAAGTCACGATGTTCACTATTACAGCGCTGCACGTTATCGAAGAATTGGGCCCTAAGTTCAGTGAGTTCCTGAAGAAGAACCAACTGATTGAGTTTGTCACCGACCCTACTGGCTATCTGGATGAGAAGACCGTTATCGGTACTATCTTCACTTTGGCTTATGGCAATGGTGTCCACTCGGCGCAGTTCGAAGAATGTAGTAAGCGCCTTGTTTCATTGTTGGGTGGCCATGTGCCTGAAGAACTGGTCGATGAGATCCTTTCGCAGGCACTGGGTTATCGGGATAGAGCTCAACTTCGTTCTAAGGCTGTAAAGCTGAAGTTCAAGTCGAGAACGTATTACTACCCGAGCGTTTGGCGTCACGGGATGACTGGCCGGAAACAAATCTTCGAGCCGGACTCCATTGCTCCAATCGACGTAAAGGTTAAGGTCATCGATTACTGGTCTCTGTTCCTAGAGCGAGGCTACGACATTCAACCAGCGACTTACTACACTCCGGTCGACTACATGGTGAAGGTGGCATTCCACTATAACCAATGCCGTAAGACCTTGAAAGAGTGTGCGCGGGATATGCAGATCCTGTCGTCTGGTCAATTGACCCTCGGTGACTCTTACCGACTCCTAGCTAAGGCGATGGGGTACGAATCTTGGTATCACGCTAAGGTGTCGTCTGCTCCTGACGAACATATCGAAAACCTGAGAAACCCACGTCCCTCTATCGGCGATTACGCCCAACTTTAAGGAATACCTATCATGGGTGAATTGATTATTTGGTGGATTACTGGCGAGCAAGTAAAAGAGATCTTTGCTCGTTACGCTAAACATGAGAAAGGTGAGTTTGACCGAGTAACTTTACCCGATGGTCTTCCGAATTACCTGAAGGAGGAGCTCGGTTCTCGTAATGGCCGGCCTGGACGTTGCCGTCTGTGGATCAATCATAAGTTTGAATTCCAGGGCTGTAACTGGGATCAGGCTAAAGCTGACGAGTTGTTCGAGGGTATTGATCAGGCAGACATTGGCGGTATCGTCATGTGGCGTCACGATATCCAGCGTCTGTTGGATTTCGATTTCCCTAATCTCTTCACAGACAAAGATCTGAATAAGATCGAAGAAATCTAAACTATACGGCGTTTATGCCGTAACCGATAAGAGTTAAGTCCCATGACTATCCGCGAAGAAGTTATCGCTTTGAAACCAACAACAACCGAACGTGAAGTTCCTACCCGTATCTTCGGCGAAGCTGAAGTGCGTCAGACGTACATCGACAAGGCTAAGTACGAGAGTGCTGGTCGAGGTTCTTTCAATCCGTTATTGTCGCTGATTGGACCTAATGCTGACTTCGATGGTAATGCCTTGAATATAAAACCGGGGCAACTAGAGCAAGTGCTCTTTACACGAGGTTACGCTACAGATATAAATTCCGACATCTCTCTCACTCCAGATGCGTTCGCTGATTATCAGCGGTTTATGGCTGAGTCACAAACAGCGATGGTTCTCGAGACAGGTGACGCGACTAAAGCCCTGATCATGGAGAACAAACCGCTGGACGAGAGCGAATACTTCAACCGTAAAATGTTGGCTAAGGCTGAAGCGGTTGAGCAACGTATCTTGAAGTTGATGGAAGAAGGGATGACTCGTGTTGAGGCTACTCAAGTAGTTGCTTATAACGCAGATCAGCTCAACAAAATGCGCCAGAAAGAATGGCGCGCACACGTCAACGGTTATGAACTCTTTGGTCCTGATGATCCTAATCGCCGGCCTATTAAGGACCCGACATCTTACGATGACGATCTGATCGCTCGTCAATACCGTGATCCACTCTTTAAGGTCCGAGCTATTGAGGATCACATCGAGAGCATCATGATGTTCAAAGATCCTGGTTGGGAAGCTCGGATTATCCGTCTGCGTAAAGAACAAGCGATGTTGATGGCGCCGGTTGCAGAACCTGTAGTCGCTGAACCGGAAGAGCCACCACCTCCACCGCCTATTCTGGACTTCACCACCGGTGATCTGGAAATGCCTGAGCGATTCATCATCAAGGATCTCAAAGGCTTCGAGTTCAATCCAGATACCAAGTTCGATGGTCTGCGCCTGCCTTACGATTCCTGCCTGTTTGTATTGGGTGATGAACTGAAGGCTGTTGTTCTGGCTACTCAAGAAGATGAGGACGTAATCACTCTGAAGCTTCTATCTGAGACCAAGAAGGATATCCCTTGGCACGCCACTGCAACGCTGTACGCGCGTCTTCAAGGCGATAAGGTTAAGGTTCGTTGGGGTAACACTAAACGCAGCCTGGATAAGCGTTTGGGTATGGTGTCTTCTGTTCTTGCCTTCATCGCTGGTGAGCAGCTTAGTGAAGTTGAGATTGAAACCGTTATCACCGCCCCTGAGCAAGATGTTCCTCCACCTAAGCCTGGCAACTGCTACAATGTGGTTAGTCTGGTGCAAGGTCGTCGCGGTAAACGCACTGACTGGAAAGGTGGCACTCACGCCTCTCCTCGCGAACACAAACGTAAAGGTCACTGGTGGCCTGGCAAACACGGTCCTATCTGGATCAAGGCTACTATCGTGAACAAAGGCGTTCTCGGTAAAGTCGATAAAGAATATCACGTCACTAAACTTGAAGGAACAAACGCATGAAACTGATTACCCGCCGTGCATTCAAACTGTTGGAAGGTGAAGTACTGTTCTCGAAATACTCTCCGATGGTCTTCGAAGGATTTGAGATCAAACTCGAAAACTGCGGCAACAACGATTGGGTTACCGATCCGATCCGACCTGACAACATCATGAACGAAGGCTCGGAGGACATGTACCTGAAGTTGGATGTAGCGGAGCAGCTGAAGGATGATCCTAATGCCCCACATCTGGAGATGGATTTCGACTACTCTGGCCGTGACGGTCTTTACGAAGATGACGATTCTCTGATCGCTATCTACGACGAGGCCGATATCCTCAAGTTGGCGGAGCGTCTTGTACGTCTGCTGCCAAACCACGAGCTGGTGCTTAAAGCCCCCGAGGTTGAGCCAAAGACGGTGGATCTCGACGATGGGCTAACGAAAGAAACTGCTCCAGATCCTGAACGCTGTAACGATGACGTTTACAAACACGGCGTTAGCCTTGGTTTCCACGACATGACCAAAGACGAGGCGGAAGCCTGGTGTATCGAACAAACCAAGGTAACCGGTCGTAAGCACGACTGGCACTACGTTGGTGGTCGTGTTCACATCAAGGCTATGCCAGAAGTTAAGGGAGGGGAACAGTAATGGGTGCGGATTGGCATGGTGCTTCCGTAAAACTGAAACCTCGGACGATGCTTAGCGATACTCCGAATACTTTCCTTACGGGGATGTTCGGGCGGGATGTATCTATCACTGACATCGAAATCGCCATGGTTCCTAAAGAGGTGGATCTAGGCCGAAACTATCGGCTGTTCTCTTGGTTAGCTGGCGTCTGCGGCGAAACACCACCTCTCCATGAGAATCTCGAAGAACGGGGTGAAAAGGTTCTGGAGTTACTCGACTGGTTGGGGATCGATAACGACTACAATAAGACTGGTGATTTCTGGATCGGCGATTCCAACTGGAACTACGTCAGCGTAAAGGAGTTGGTTGAGTTCAATTACGATGCTGAGTCTGTGCCGGGTGGTGATACTTACCGTGAGTTATTCATGGTGCGTGGTGTTCCTGAAGAGCAGCGTGACGAGTTCTTCAAGTTCATCCAGTGGTGTTCTGAAACCGGGCAGGATTGGATTGTGTTCGGCTTCTACGACGCGTTCTAAGAGTAGCCTCCCTTCGGGGAGGTTGCTTCATTCTTTTTTTTGTAAGAAATAACTTCGACACTTCTCTTATGCATCACACTTCACTCAGCTTGGGAAAGAGGAGGAAGGGTGGTGTTTACGAAGTAAACACCGGGTTGGTGGTGAATGGGATAGACTAGACTCCGTAGCGAAATGAGTGAAACGATATTGAGTAGGAGTATCTTTATAGCGAGGAACTCGCTAAGAGGAATTAAAAATTAACGAAATGTCCTAATGATATTTATAGGGCGTGTAAACAGGATAGGCCTATTGCCTATCCGAGTGAAAATCCTTTTATGCTCTTTACTTAAAAAAAGCCCTAATGAAATGTAAGCAACTGCTCTTAATTGTTTTTCGAGGATTTCACCGATGACTGAAGCTGAAGAGAAAGAAAAAGCCAAGAAGCTGGTAGAGGAAACTCAACCGGGCATGCACCTGCGATCTATGCCTGACGCTCGCGAGTCCGGTGAAGTCATGATCGAACTCCCAACCACCATGCCGTTTGACGATGGCGTGAATGGGATTATCGAAAGTCTTGAAGCCAAGGGTTTTAAGGTTAGCTGGCGCCGCGAAGGCGACGCTTCTTTTGAAGACGCGTCTGAAGGTATCGACACAGGTCGTCCTGTGGCGGGTACTGCATCTGGGGATAACAACATCATCAATGGCGTAAGCTTACCGAAGGTAGACGACCACTCCGTCTACAAGGTGGTAAAGCTGGTGCGTCCTGAAGATACCGTCAAGGATGGCGAGAGCGGATTGCTCTACCTGATGAATGGTAATGGTGATGTAAAGGAATACCTTCAGAATGAAGGATTCCTCGTGGTGGATGAAGAAGAGCAGTTGCACACTGCGATTCTGGAGAATGGTGAAGCTTGATCATGCGGCATAAAGACGGGGTGGGATTACCCACCCTATCCTAAACCTCTACGGTCATACATTACCACTTCGATATACATTCGCTGAGGTAATGTCATGGGATCTAAATCAACTCCTGGGTTCTATGTGATTAAGCATAAACCATCAGGTCATTACTACGGCGGTTCTACCCATTCTGTAATTCAGAGGATCGGCCGCCATAAATCGTTCCTAACTCGTAGAGAACATCCTAACGAGAAACTGCAAAGTATTTTTACCTCATGGGAAGATATCACTATCACCGTGACGGCTACCGATGATCTTGAAGAAGCTCAAAGATTGGAGCAAGAGTTCATAAACGAACATTTGAATAAAGAACTGTGCTGCAATGTCGGTACTGGCTCCTCTAGCGTTTGGGCTAAAGGTAAAATGCCAGAACACATGAAGGATAAAATCCGTAAGGCTAACACCGGTCGGATATTGTCTGATGAGCATAAAAGAAAAATAGTTGAATCGTTCAAAAATAGTACAGGGTATGTCAACGCTAGGATCGCAGCTAGAGAGGCATGCGGAAAGAAAGTAAGCATACGCGGTGTAGTTTACCCTAGCGTCAAGGACGCCTCCGTTAAATTAGGACACACCCGGCCGACTATCACTAGAAGAATAAATTCCGGCAACCCAAAATACAGTAATTGGTTCTGGGTTGCCGGGTAACGCTAATTACCGACGTGTATCAGTATCGAGGTCTTGCACCGAGAGACAGCTTAAGGATTTTACGCTTAAGCTCTTGGTCTGCAAGCATCCCGACTTTCTTCCAATCCACGTTGAGGTAATCCATGTACATCTGGTCAGCATCTGCGTAGCTGTCGATAATCTCCCGGATACGTCCGAGACTTGCGCCAGCTCGAATCTGACCTTCATCCAGATCAATGATCAGGTTGTTGTAGATGTACGCCTTGACTGCACGGAAGACGAGTTCCGCAAACTCTGAGTAGTACATCGGGTCGAGGTTGTTAAAGTTCGCCTCGTGGGACACACGACACCGTACTGCACCGTCACCGACCAACTGGTTGATGTCGTTGACTAGGATGGTGTTAATTCCTACGAGTTGAACGTATGCTGTACCCATTACGGTACTGCCGCTAACGGCCCGCATGATGTCACGACCAACCATGAGCATATCGCCAGCACGACGATCGAAACCTGAGTTAGTACTGCTACTCAGGCCTTGAGTCAAACCGTAGATAAGTTCATGGACAGTTGTGATGTTCCGACCACCCAATGCTTCACGGGGGAATCGGTACACTACGTTGTAAGCATCGATGAAATCAACTTCCGCAAAACACAACGGAAGGAACATTTCAGTACCAGAGTTCAGGTTGACATCGATTGCGACACGAGCCTCAATAACGAGTTCGCGGATACGCTGATCAATAGACAGCCCATTGACGTTATCGAAATAACGCTCTTGGCGTGTTGGGTCGTAACGCTTTGGCATGAATGCTTGCTTCAAGATATCCGGTGGAATACCGTTCTTGACACGCATGATCGCCACTGTAACCGGATCTGACATAACGAATCCCTCCAATAGGACTCAAGTGATTTCGCTTGAAGCCTCTTACCATTGTTGCACCAACCATCCATTAGGAGCTGTACATGTCTGAAGTAATCAACACTGGCCTGATCAACGTTCGTCCTCGCACTATCCGTTTCTACGCCTGTGGTGGTACTGCAATCAACCAACTGCGAGCATACCGCGATAACCATCCTGGTGAACCGCGTCTGCATGGCGACGAGAAATACAGCTACATCGATACCAGCTTCGCCAACCTCGATGGCGCGCTGATGTCCGAAACCTTCACCCTGAAAGAAGCCGATGGTTCGGGTTCCGACCGGAAGAAGAACGCCGCGCGTATCGTGGGGGTACTTCCTGAAATCATGTTGGCTCACCAGCCTGCTGACTTCAACGTCGTTATCTTCTCCCTGTCTGGCGGCACTGGCTCCGTGGCCGGCCCGATCATCCTGAAAGAACTGCTGGCCAAAGGTCACAAAGCTGTCGGCGTTACTTCCGCAGCATTCACCTCCGGCAAGAAATCCTCCAACGCCATCGATACCCTGACTGGCCTGGAGTTGGCTGTTGCGTCCGTCGGCCGTCCGGTTGTTCTGAGCTACACCCCGAACGATCCGAACAAAACCGATTCCGACAACAACATCAAACCACTGTTCGTTCTGCAAACCCTGGCCAAACTGGCGAGCGGCAAGAACGGCCATCTGGATTCGTCCGACGTGGCGAACCTGTTCGACTTCCACACCGTAACCAACTACAAGCCATCGCTGGCTCTGCTGGATGTGTACGCTGGTGAAGAACAGTTGAAGTCTGACGTTACCAGCGCCATCGGCATTGCCGGTCTGCTGAAAGATCGCACCAGCGTCATGCCGGCTATCAATGCCGCTTATGACACTGTCGGCTACCTGCCTGAAGACAATCGTGAATTCGCCAACTCCTTCTACTTCGTCGTGTCCATCGAGAAGCTGAACGGCGTTGTCAAAGACATGAACGATCGTAAAGCTCAGGCTGAACTGAAAGAACGCGTCACCAACACCGTTTCGACCCTTGCTACCGCAGGCGTTATGGTAGATGAAGCAACCGGCCTGGTCTTGTAAGACCTGAGCCGTTAATAAACTGCGGGGCCAAGTGCCCCGCAGTTTATGCCCTATTCGTAAAGAGGTTCACCATCATGGCTGTAAATCTGAACATGCGTTTTGTCTGTGACCATTGCGGTAACGTAGACGACCTGCATTACACTCATCAATCTGGCGGTAATGGTTTCGAATGCCATCGTTGCAAGTTTGGTACATGGCACGGCTATTTCAGCGAAGATAAATACGATGAAGTCCACCACGTCTGCACCAACCGCGTCAATCCATATTTCAATGAAGACGGCTCCCCTAAATTCTGATAGGGGTCACGAACGCTAGGAGATCCGTAAAACGATCTCCTAGTGGCGTTCTTTCTTTTTTGTTATCACGGTATTCATTTGTATTCGAAACGGCTTCTATGCAGCTCGTAGAGCCTTGTAGATGTATTTATCTACAAAACGACCTAATCATGTAGGCTATAGGGGACACGTATGTTTGAGAATCTACGACTGCCGGACAAAATCTTAGATGAGCGAAACTTCACTGTCGTTGATATCAGTGAACAAGTGGAGTTGCTCAAGCGTCATGGTAATTTCCATCCAGATGTGATGGAAGCATGGATGGCCCGTGGATACGCCAAGAATCATGGTGTCGCCACTGTAAGCGCCAGCCTGTTCGAAAGACCTGGACAACAAACCGCGTTCGAAAGAATGCAATTGAGCGTAACGGCGACAGAGATCGGCCTGCGTCCAGTTGACTTCCTTCCAGAGCCGGAAGACGATTGGCTAGATGAGTGCGGTGTTTGGTTTTACGTTCGTGGATCGTACTTAGCAATGGGGAATAGCCGTGCTATTGAAAAATGTTGGCGACGACTGCGTAATTGATTTCTCAGAGATCAGCGACAATTTCTTCGGCGAGGCTACAAGGTTCACAAAGGAGCCGACGTCTCGAGATAGACGGAATGTCGAACGTGTAGTGGGTGAGATGTTCGATGACTACATGACGAAGAGCATGACTTGGACCAAGGCGTTCCACGACTTCAATGAAAGTTACTTCATCAACCGGCTGCCTAAGTGCTGTCGCGATCATCCAAATATCCGCACGGTCATCATCGATGTTTACGATGAGATCTCTGAAGTGTTGGCTGAGGTGATGGCGTTACCTACATGGTACGATGTATCAATGCGCGTATCAGGAACTGCTATCCATCTGTCAGTGGGAGAAGACCAACGTATAGTCCAGTGGACAAAAGAGCACGCCCATGAGTATTCGACTAACTACAACGGCAAGGGATGGTGATGTAATCGTCCATGCTGTGGACGAATGGTACTCACGGTTCAAAGATACCCTTGACCTTGATAATACAGAGCTGCGGGGGATGGATACAAAAGTTAGGACGTTGATCGTGAATGTCGTTGACACAATCATCAACCCTACCGAGTCCTCCATTTATCAGCTAGCGGTCAGAGCAACCAATTCTCGAAAGGCGTACACCACGCTTCTAGAACAGTTGGTCGAGTTCGACCACGAAATGCGTGAGCTGGTTAAGATGTGTCACGATCGTAAATGCGACGTGACTGGTGTAACCATCCCACATGACAAACTTATACTTGTCTTCCATATGGAAGATACTCGGAGGCCAGATGAAACTGGATTTGAAACTTATATCGAATCTTGTCGAAGAAGCGGTGAATACGTCCACCCAGAACTCGACAAGCAACTCAGGCTCTGGAGAAGTATCCGCGGCGCCTAACTATTCGTATAAGTACGTGATCGTTGACGTCGGTGACTTCAACATGACTGACATATCCGAAAGTACGCTGATCGATCCGGGTGCTCTGCTGAAAGCTGTATTGAAGTACGAGTTCTGGGACGATGACTTCGACTTCAAGCATCTGTCTCAGGACATCCCAGATCCGTCTGAAGGCAACGTATCGCTGGCACTCGACACTTGGTACGCCGAGAACGTAGAACGCCTGCATGACACGTTTGAGTTCCTGCGTGATGTTCGCCCGGCTGTCGTTAGCGACTGCTTGATTGTACACGGCCAATGCCTGATCGAAATCTGTAAGGCATTGTCTCCTGAGGCCCAACTCGAATTGGACGACCCAGATCTCCACCTCGAGCCAGCCACTGATCTGGACGAAGAAGATCTTGACGTTCCGGAAGATGGTGATGAATGAAGCTAGGCAAGGGGACAAGACGTACCCTTATCGTGGATATCGACAATGAGTTCCACGAAGCGCTGATACGTCTTGGTGACCATGTCCCCAACTATGAGCGCAACCAGTTCATCCAGTACACCGCAAGCATTCTGTTAATGTCGTTGTTGATGTGCGATAGAGATGGTGCCGTTGATGCATTTGAACGCATCACCTCTCTCGCCCACATCTCTGACATGAAGAAGCATGCGACTATCTGGGGTGAGTTCTTAGCCCTGGCCAACTACTTCCACAACCACTACTATCACCATGACGAATTGATCAGAGATCTTGAAGACATGATGCCGAAGCATCCCAAGGAATTCCCTGAGTTGATCTTCGAAGTAGAGGTTGCGGACAAAGGTGGCTATCTGAAGGTGAGTTAAATGACTACCGAAAATGATTCAATCAGGATTATTGCTGAGATTGATTCACACGGCAGCCATTACTTATTCAAGATCGCTGATGACTTGCAGAAGATGCCAGACTTTGAGGGCGAATGCTCTGATTATCTGGCATCGCTGGTTCTCAGCTCGATCATTGATTATTGGTGCTTAGCGGATATGGACGAACTGTCCTACATCCTAGGCGCTTGCGATGAGTACGACGATCAGGAAATAGGTCGCCGAACTAAGCGCAATATAATGGATCTGTCGAAAGCCGATCTGGATGACTTCCCAGATTTCTACAACACCAAGTTAACTCTCATCGACATTGCACAGGAACAAGAAAGGAAGGGTTGGAAGAAGTATCGGTTCACTGAACCAGAAGTTAACCCCAACCGGAAGTTCTTTGTAGTCTGGATGGAAAAGATCTTAGATTAGGGAGGTCAGATGTTGGAAGCGGAACAGTTTGTTATTGAGATTACACATACCCACGGCGTATCTGACTCCGCCGTGGGTTTTATGCTGTCTAATTGGGTATTGGACTCAGCTTCTCGTAAAGAATGGTTGAGTGCTGACACGCTCATTACCCTTACCCATGACTACAATCTCAGTATTAAAACCATTGAGAAGATGTCAGGTGACGTACTCGACGCACTGGAGGAGTGCGGGTTATATGCGCAACTGATGACCGACGATCGCAGACTCAGCTCAGTATCATGCAGGGTTAAGCGCGATGTGGCGTTAATTGATCTGGAGTGGACATGAAAGCAAATACGTTACCAGCAATCGCTACAAAGAGCTTGATTGCCGTTCATAACGACTCCCTCAACAGTTTCATTAACACCGAGGATCTGTCGGAACACATCAAGGTTCTGTCTGGAATCGCGTTTGATTTCGTGCAGGCTATGCCAATCTGTCAATATGTTTATAACTGGCCGCCTGCTGAGATCATTCTTGATCGCTGCACCGGGAAGTCAAAGCTTTCCACGCTGTACAACGCTTTGTTCGATGAACTGTCTGAGAATGGATACCCTGTATCTGTCCTTATGACCATGCAGGTTGTCCAACATGTCCCAAAACGATATACCGTGCTTTCCGTCCCACTTGCGGCGAGACTCGGGAGGCTCCACTGATAAGGAGTTCATCGTTGTAGATATATCCGATACGGTACGGGCATTCTGCAATGAAGTTGACCGAGAAGTGGAAAGTCTTTCGTACGACATCGATGCCATCATCAGGCAGTATTCAGCTTATCGCCATGTAGGACGGTATGATGAGATCGTCACGGGTCTGTCAAACAAGTTCCTAGAACATGGTTGTGTAAAAATTGACGACGATGGACCAATAATAGCAAGAGCTGCCCTTGGTACGCTTTACCGTGGAATCACCGAACATATCCGTGACTTAGGGTACATGATCGGAGCAGTCCACGATGTGAAGCTGAAGTTAAATAGTATCAACCGGCAGATAAGATGTAACGCAATCATGATGGTTATCTAACCAGTACGGAGCTGCTTCATGAAAAACCACTGTATCGTAGGCTACAGTCCGGGATTCTACGATTACCTGCAATCAGTGGGGTATCGTGAAGTCCCGGAACAGGTGTCCGCTGATGAACCAGACTCCCCACTGGCTTCAATCGACACACAGTTCGTAAACTGGGAACGCATTGAGTTTCTGGATTACCTGACCAATTGCATGATCGGTATCGAATCTATTGATCCGGATTATCTGGCTACCGTCGAAAGTCTCTATGAGGCTATTGATGACGATGATTTGAGACAACTGGTCGAAGAAGGTTCGATCGAAGATTTGATATTTAATGACCGAGGCTATTACTTGGCTCGGCTGGAGAGTGTAAATGCCCCTCAACGAATCTTTTAAAGGGAAGACGCTCAGTTTCGAGCTGAGCTCTGGTATCCGGTACACGAACTACAAGCTGCTGGCCCTGCTCGATGTGGGGACCGTTGTAGCGGTGGGGTTCCAAGCGGCTGGTGAACACCATCAGAACTACCCGTACATGCCATCCGATTCTCCAGACGACTTCACGGCGTATGCGTATGCCAAGTTCGTCGATCCGGAGAATAAGATCCTGTATGTTGGCGTACCGTGGATCAAGGAAGGTTCCATCACCGTCCTCGACAACGTCAACTACAACTGCCTTCTCCTGAACCCAACCTCCGCCGAGCTGGAAACATTCCGCTCGATCCTGGTGGCCTCTGGGTTCGAAGGACGATTCAAGCTCACCGTAGCCTGATCACGCACTCCTGCCAGCCGTAAAAGGTTGGCAGGAGTGTAGCGTCTTTTTTTTTGTTTTGTTGAAAGATACAAACCGTACTAACAATACGTAGAGTACCTCAGAGGTTTGATTGATGGCTAACGATAACCCGTTCCTCTTACCAGTAGAGGAATACAAACGTGACATCGATGTCAAGAAAGGCTATATCCAACAAGTAGCCAAGTATCTTTCACTTCAGCTCAAACTCCCTTACGAGAACACGCTGAAGTACGTCCTTAAGAAAGTAGCTAAGGGCGGCATGTTTGCATTCAAAGATCCTGCAATGCAGCAGTTGATCAAGAAAGCACGCGGTCACCGAGTTGAGGATGAAACTACCTTCCTCGGTTACATCGAAGAGATTCGTGAGTCTGGTCGTATTGTTTCCCCATCGCTGGTGGTTTACGAGCGTCCAGAAGTAGAACGTTCCGTTACAGCTGAATGGCTGGACGATAACATCGCGGCTCGTAAGAAGTCGAAGAAAGCGATGTTTGAATTGAAACAGATCGGTGAACTGATGAAGTCTGCGCTTGCGGACTATGACCAGAACGCCCGTAAGATCCGTATCAACTCCGTATCCGGTATGCGTGGCTTTGAAGGTAACCCAATCTTCTTGGCAACCGGTCACTCCAGTCTGACATCCATGTGCCGGGCAGCAGCGGGGTACGGTAACGCCACTGTTGAAAGATTCATGGCGGGGTCGAAGCATTACCATACGCCAGAGATAGCCAAAGCCAACTTGACGGCCATCACGACTATCGAACAGATGAGTCGGGTTCAGTTGGTGATTGACGAATACAACCTCGTGTATCCAACTGTGGATGACGTGGTAGCCATGGTTGAGCGTTCTACCAGTCTGTACTGGGATATCCCTCACGAGATGGCTTTGATCCGTCAGATGGCAGAAGGGATGACTCCACTGGAGCGTGCCACCGTTTGCTACTCGGGTGACATGTACCACTTGGCTAAGTTCAACCCTGAAGTTGTTAAGAACCTGATGGGTGAGATGATTGCCATCAATATCGAAGACATGGAAGACGTTGATACTGACGCCATCTTGATGACTGTCGATACCACGGCCATCGCTTACATCAACGCCCTGTGCGCAAACATCCTGAAAGGTAGTACGCACAAGCTGGTTAAAGAGAATAACCCGGCAGGTTGGCAGGTTATCGGTCGTACAGCACAACGCTTTAAAGAAGCCTCTGCGAAGTACGCAACCCTGATCACTAACCTATTTGCGCCTAAGCATCTTCCGCCGACTGTAGCCGCTCTCAAGGGCATTCAGCGCCGTGTATGTCTGGCAGCAGATACCGACTCCTCCATCTTCAGTACCGAATACTGGGTTGAGTGGTATACCGGCAGCATGAAGCGTGGGGAAGTAGAGGACCGTATCTGGTATCTCGCCACCTACATGTCTTGCCAGTGCATTGCGCACAGTCTGGCAATGTTGTCGGCAAACGTCGGTGTGGAGCGTTCGCAACTCTTCCGTCTGGCAATGAAGAATGAGTACGCCTTCCCGGTGTTTGCTCTGACCAACCTTGCTAAGCACTACTTCTCCTTCATGTCCATGCGGGAAGGTAACGTTTACGAAGAGAACGAGCTGGAGATCAAGGGTGTAGAGCTGCGCGGTTCTACTGCACCTAAGCATATCTTGAAAGCGGCTGAGGAGATGATGGAGAACATCGCTACTCACGTCAACGAAGGTCGGAAGATGAATGCGGGTAAACTCCTGCGGTTCGTTGCCGATCACGAGATTGAAACGATCCAGTCCATTAAGCGTGGGGAATACAAATACCTGCGTTCCGCTCAGATCAAGCCGGACAGTAACAAGATGCTTCACCACGTACTGTGGCAAGAAGTGTTTGCTCCTAAGTACGGCGAGTCTGTTAATCCTCCGTATCCATGTGTTAAGATCACTTCCGAGCTGTCTAACAAGACGAAGACTCAGGAATGGTTGGCGGGTATGGAAGATCAGGAGCTGGCCAAGCGAATGGCTGCGTGGATGGTCAAGTGGAACCGTAAAGAGATCACTACCTTCTATCTACCAACCATGGTGATCAAGAACGGTGGTCTTCCTATCGAACTACAGGAAGCTGCAAACGTCCGGAAGTTGGCCTATCAGATCAACTCAGGCTTCTACAGGATCTTGGAGTCTACTGGTCTTCATCTGGTGGATCGGAATAACTACCGTCTGATCTACGATTTCTTGGGACTCACTGCATGAGACAGAAAGCTGCTGCATTTATCACAGGTATCACAATCAAACGCGGTAAGTTTGGTCATGGTGAATGCGGCAGCATTTCGTTCCATGTCTTTGACGAACCGATGACTATGGCAATGGCGTCTTGTCTCGTGTTCATTCGCGAGAAGATGATCCAAAGCGTTTACGGCAGTCTGGTGTCGGGTGAATACAATGGCGATTAAAACAATGGTTGGCTTTGATTTCCCAGTCGGTGGGTTCAAACCAAATGAAGGTGGGTTACAGTTCAATTCTACCCCTCCAGCAAATATACATTGGGGGCAGCAAACTGTATACGGTCCGATGTTCTCAGGTAAGAAATTGTTCGAGCTGAAAGCAACACACGGCTTACCTCTGGATGTGGCTATCAGCAAGATCTTTGATGACAGCCTGCAAACTCGCATCGATTGGGCTGAATTCATCGAGACTGCCCGATCTAACGGCTGGTGGGATTATCAGACAATCGAGGTTATTGAAATAGCCTTGACCGATGCCGATGTCCGTCGTGAATATCGCGACGAGGTATTGCAAAGGGCCAAGATGTATATGCTGGCCAATCCAATCGACATAGCCACCGCTTTGGTGGCCAAGGGTGATAGCAATGATCGGTAATATCCTTATCGGTACTAATAGTCTTCCATTGGGCGCTCCTGTGCCCGGCGTTACTGAAGCTATCCCAGAACCGGAAGTAGCTGAAGAACCTACCGAAGAAGTTGAACCGGTAGACGAGTAAACGGCATACAGAGCGGGGCAGTGCCCCGCTCTGTTTTATGCTGCTGGCAGTCTTTCCACAACCATCCTTACAAGGCGCTCAGACAAGTAACCCGAGGCAGCCCCAGTAAGGCCATTGTCAAATGTCTTCTCTTCCTTGATCTGGATGAGAGTGCGTCTGAGGATAGTTGTTTCCTTGAGGATGCGGTCGTAACCACTCTTCTCAGCAAACGCCAGCATTACAGCTACAGCATCCATCTTCTGCGCCATCAGTGCCCACTCTACCTGATAGGTAGGAGTCATGGATGGGAGACAAACGGTGTCGAGATAGTTGCTGCCGAAGATAGCTGGAATAGAAGCCATCATCTGCCCACCAGTCATGGCTTTAGCCGAGACTTTACTGTAGACATCAACAACAATAGCTTGAGCTGGGTCATTCACAGAGGTTTGACCGAATGGCAGGTTGGTCTTGACATCGCAGCTTTCACGAATACCCAAGTGAACCATCAACTTATTGAACAGAGCCACGTTAAGGTGACTCTTAATCAGGTTGAGCAGAACAACCTGGGTCAGGAAGGCTTCGATCAACTTACCCGGATTAGCCGCCTGCCACATCTTCCATTGAGCAGCCAACAGAGGGATGTCGATATTGATGACCGCTAAGTCTGGCTTCTCGATATCGATGGAGTTCATCACACCGAGTTCGACCATCGTCATATCGCTGATCGGGTGGTTGACTACGGTGACCGGCTCAAGGTCATGCCATCCACGCCAAAGGTCCATGATCGTGTACGACTCATCGCGAGAATACATAATGATCTCAGGGCAGCCCGGATAGAAGACGCCTTCTGTGAATAGGGTCCCTTTGCTGAAGCTGGCCGCAATGCCCAGTCCAGAACACATCCGTCTGGCCGCTATCTCGCAGTCAGCCATGTACTTGACCAGATCCCCTGTGAACTCGACATTGAGGTTCAGAAGGATCTTAGCTAATAGATGAGAGCTGTCGACACGACCTGGATAACTACCGCGTTCGGTTACGTACTTCTTGTAGTTCTCGCTAACCCTCCCACGCAGATAGTCCATCCGGGGGAATTGGAAAGGCGAATTCTCAAACCGGGTTGTCCGATTAAGTAACTGATACATTTTAATGTCCCGGATAGATGGTTGCGTAAAAAGTTACACATGTTCACTATTATATAGTAGATCCCTCGAAGACATTCGTAACCCGAATGTCTCGACAGCGTCTGCTACCCCAGTACGCTGTTTAGAGTCATTTCATTTGGACCGCGACCAACAAATTTCTGGTGATACATTATCATCGTGCATATAGAAACACGCTGATGGAAATGAATCTAAAAACATTACAGGTATACATTACCGTAGTGAATATAACCAGTGGATAAGGAAAGTCGAAGTGATCTAAGTAAAAAGTCACACAGCAACAGAATCTTAAGACCCGTAGCGTAAAGCCGGTTTAGTGCAACCGGTTCAAGCCCGTGCTATTCACGACGGTGGGTATTGCCGGGAATCCCTGATAGCGATAAGGGTAATAGTACCGTAATTGCCAGTTAGGCACCATCGCAATAAATGTGTACACAAAATCTTTAGGAGTAGCACCAGTGAGCAAAGAAAACGGTAACGACGGCTTCGAAATGAAAGATGACGCCCCAGCCCCACGCGCCGAAGCTCCAGCATCTGAGCGCCGTGAAGAACGTCGCGAAGAGCCACGTCGTGAAGAACGCAATACCCGCCGCGATCGCGATGAGCGTGAAGAAGGCGAAGAACGTGCGTTCACGATTGCGGACATCGGCCGTACCCTGAACGTCCGTCCATCCAGCGGTGGCCTGAGCGATGCTGCTCTGTCCGCACTCATGGCTGCGTTCGAGAAGAACAAGGCGTTCGACAAACCGAACCTGCCTGATGCAATCAAGCGCGACCGCTTCAAAGTGATTCCGCTGGACGGCTCCCTGGCCAAGTCCTCGCTGAACTCGCTGCTGGTAACTCTGCCAATCGTCATCGGCGCTGGCAAGGCAACTCTGGTTTACGTTCTGACCATCGAACCGGCCGGTGGCCACGGTACTCGCAGTCAGGTCGATCGCGGCACCACTTACGATGCGATCGTTCTGCCTGAAGACCAACTGGCTACCAAGCCGTACAAACGCGCCATCGAAGATCAGGTCTCCGGCCTGAACAAAGATGCCAAGGTTGTGGTGATCGGTTCGCAGGTTCTGCTGTCGTCGGTTGTAGCGAAGCTGAACAAAGAAGAAAACAGCGCCGTCGTCGATCGTATCTTCGACAACGCCCTGGATGCACTGTGCGGCTACCGCGAAAACCTGGTCGACAAGGCCGGTGGTTCCCGCAACAGCGCCTTCCGCATCAGCCCGAAAATGATCGGCCGCACTGGCCGTCTGGAAACCACCTGGAACTACAGCGGTCAACCGGGCGAAGATAGCTCGGGTCAGCCGATCCGTTCCGACTGCACCGGTAACCTGTTCTACAGCGAAGCCAGCAACGAAGACGATAACCAGTACGACCGTACCCCAATGGGCGAAATCCGTGCAGGTATCGACCTCTTCCTGGCCGACAACCGTGAACAGTCCAGCGGTCCATCCTTCTCGCGTCGCCGCAAGTCGCAAGAAGAAGGCGAACCGTTCATCCAGGCCGTTCTGAACATCACCTCGATCGCTCCAGCGCCGAACTTCCCGTTCTCTCTGGAACTGGCACTGCTGCTGTTGGCTCAGGCCAACCTGCAATCGAACGACTACCGCTGGGCTTCCCAGCTGCGTCCTCGCACTGCAATCAGCAACCCAGACGGCACCGGCGTGATGAAGCCTACCAGCAACATCAACTGCCTGCACCTGCTGAACCCGAACCGCGACTTTGCCAAGATCTTCGACGACGTGTCTCCGAACATGGACGACAACGATCTGAGCGATTACCTCGCGTTCACGGTCTTCCCGAAACTGGCCATCGGCATGATGATCCCAAGCTCGGGCGAGAAGTCCTCGGTTCTGTCGATCTTCGAAAGCATCGCGACCACTCGCGATACCGACGTTGCTCGTCGCCACACCAAGACGCTGTTCGAAGCTGCCGACGTTCTGTCGGGCAACCGCTTCAGCCGCGCCTACAAGGACCTGGCTGGTTCCACCGACGTAGCTCCAGTGCGTTCGATGGGTACTCGTCAGCTGATCGGCACCTGGGTTGATAACCAAGGCAACGTGCGCGACCTGCGCGAATGGAACGTTCAGTCTCTCCTCACCGAAGTTGGCGAGAAGAACATCGATCTGGTTACTGACTTCCAGTACACCTACGAGAACGATCGCAACACCGTGGACTTCTGCCTGGCAGAACGTCTGGGCTACCTCCAGAAGGTTGTTCCGGGCATCCGCGTTACCACCACCGCTCCGCTGCTGGGCTTCGAGCCCGACTTCCTCGAGGCGCTGTCGCGCTCCCTGGACGCAGCTGACATGTCGAGCTACATGACTGCCGAAGGTGGTCTGAACACTCGTCGTCACGTTGGTGGTAGCAACTGGTCGCAGCTGGCAACTTCCGACATCGGCATCAGCCGTCGTCGTGGTTCCGACCGCACCACCGCTGATCGTGGCCGTGGTGGTCTGTTCGACACCATCGACTACTAAGTCGGCAGATGCGGTAAACTGACACAGGAGGAGGGGCAACCCTCCTCCTGTTTCTTTTTTCTTTATCTGCGAGAAGCGCCATGGATTTGATTAATTACGATATCTACGAGCCACGTCAGCGTTATCCGGGGCGTAAGGGTATCTATCCAGTCATTGAAGACTTCGACCTGATGTTCAAGAACTTGAGCATTAAGCCGATGTTGGCAAACGACCTGGATCTCGAAACAGATGAAGGTAAACAGCGGTTCAACGATCTGGTCTACACCAAGTACGATGGTGACGTGTTCTCCAACGTGCCGGCGTGTCCATGCCGTAAGACTTCTGGTGGTAGCCGTATTCATGACAACTGTATTCACTGCGGTTATGAAGTACTGCCAATTACAGAGCAAACTATCGAACCTATCGTCTGGGTAAGGGCACCTGACGAAGTTCCTGGGTTCATCAACTTGACAATCTACCGGTTGCTCAAGGCCCGATTCACCAAGTCCTCATTCAGCGTCTTCGACTACATCCTTGATCCAAAGTACCGCCCTCCTAAGCTTAACAGCAAAGAAGAGCGTCTTATTGAAGCGATCGTACCTACTCGTGGGTTGGTCTACTTCCATAAGCACTTCGATGAGATCATGTCCAAGTTGTGCGCAATCAGGCACTTCGTAACAGCGGCCAAAGCTGCTAGCACGATGCGTTTCATTGATATCCACAAACACCTGATCTTCTGCCGCTACATGCCGTTCCCATCCAAGATTGGTTTCATCGTCGAAGATGTGGGCGACCGTACGTACGTCGATCCAAAGATGGCACCCGCACTGGATGCGCTCATCTGTCTTGGCAAAGTAGCATCGGCCAAGCGCATTTCTCTGTACGATCTTGAATCCCGGATCGCACGGTCAAGCAATAAGCTCTGCACCTATTACTCGGGTAACGAGCATCTCAAGATCTTTGACAAGAAAGGAGTATTGCGAAAACTGGTTTACGGTGTATCGCCGCACTTTACGTTCCGTACGGTAATCACCTCGAACCACAAACCTCACGATCACGAGTCTCTCGAGATTCCATGGGGTTCAGCAGTTCTGACGTTTAAGCTCCACATCGCGAACAAGCTACGGAAGGAGAAGTATACTCCTAACGAAATCTTGACGCTGGTCTACGATAACGTTCTTCGGACGCACCACCGCATTGAGAAGATCTTCGACGAGCTGATCGCCGAATCTCCAGGCGGTCGAGGGATGATGGCAGGCTTTACGCGGTTCCCATCGCTTAAGCGTGGTTCTACGCAAGGCTTCTACATCGATACGATCAAACGCGATCCTACCCAATTGAGTACATCCATCTCTGTATTGACGCTGGTAGCACCCAACGCCGACTTCGATGGTGACTACATGTCTGGACAATTGGCACTGGATAACGTGACAGCAAGGGCTTTCGAGCGCCTGAAACCAAGTACTGGGTTCATGGACCTCAAGAAGGTCTTCGGAGTGAGTAACCACGCAAACATACCTGCGCCGGTTATCTCTACAATCAACGCACGTATTGAGGAAGGAAACGACCTATCAGTACCCATGGGAGATTGACATGGCTTACATCGTAAGTGCTGATGATGACGTAATCCATGCTGCCACTCACGGTATCATGGACAGGGATGACTTGAGCTTCCTGCGAGATCGCATGGACAGCGCAATGACATCTGCTGGCGGATATGCATCCAGCTTCTTAAAGGCGGCTAGCGACAGGCTGGCTAACTTCGATCTCGGTCGTCTGCGGGATCGCGTGAGTGGCCTGCGTGACAGGTTTGGTAAACGGTGGGACGAGGATCGTATCGTTCTTCTGGCAACTCGTGAAGGGTTGCGTAATGCCAAGCCGAAGATGCGTCGAGCAGCAATGGCCGAACCAAGAACCCGACTTCTCTGGCAACAGGGACGCTTGGAAGGCTATGGCGAGCTTTACGAAGACGAAGAACCAGGCATGATTGGTCGAGACCATACGCCGTACCGTGAAATCATGAACGGTGCGTACGTTAGTCAAGACATTCCAGATGAAGATCACTACGTGACCTACCTTCTGGTACAGGACGAACATGGTGATGAACCATTTACGTTCAATGAGAAAGACATGACCCGTCATGGGACATGGGCAGCTCAGCGTGGCTTCATCGACGAAGGCAAGCAAGATCCACTCAGCCCGATTGGTAACACACTGTAAAACGTAGAGCCCGGTGAAAGCCGGGCTTTATGCCCTTTATTTTTGTCAGGAGTAACGATACATGTTTCTAGTTAAAGGGATACTCCCTACGGCGCGTGATAAGAACAGCGCATTCACGGAGATACTTCTCGAAGGTTCAAACTTCGATACGCGTGAGGATATCCTTCCAGAGCTCGGCATTGCCCTCAGTACAATTGATGCACCGATTACTTGGGAAGATGCCCACGGGTACGTAAGTGTCTTACGTGGGTACGGTAAAGAACTCATCGTGTACTACGTCACCTTTAAGTTCGATACCCATGAATTCGGTGCAGAAGAGTTTGCGTTACTCGATGGACATCGGGTAGCCGAAAGGATTGGAATGATAGTTGCAGGGCAGGTAGAGGACGACGACCGGCCAGCAGCTATTTACTTCATGGAGGGGGTGATTCAAGAACTAAACTTTAAGCCGCATATTGAAGGGGTATGGCGTGACCGATGCTTCGGTGCAGCTTTCTTCATACCCGGTGCAAGACGTGGAAGACCTTTGAAACAACCACCTAATGATCCAGGAGCTGAACATGTCGAAACACGTAGGGGAATACACGACCCGCTGTGAAATCGCTTTAGCTATCCTTAGCATGGAAGAGGATAACGCTCTAACCCATGAGCAAGGGGATGTCCTCGTTGTAGCTACAATGGAAGCCCCAGATGACGCCGTGCTGAATATCTCGTTAGCCGATACAGGTTACCTAGTCACATTCAAGTCCGGTAAGACAACAATAACCGTAGAGCCGTAAGCAGCATAAACACGGGGAGCTTCGGCTCCCTGCTGTCCTACTTCTTTTTTTTGTCCAAATAGGATGTCCGATTCTATTAGGCAGATCCGCTATGGCCATTAAAGTAGCAACTCTAGGTAAGGCTGGTTGTGTCGAAGATATTGATCTCAAGATCGATTACATGATGTGCTGTTACTTCTTTTCGAAATACAGCCAGACAACCTACTTCAAAGACAACGTACACTCGCTTACAAAGGTCATACAGCAATACGGCAACGATCCCTTCGCCATTGCCGAGAAGTTGAAGTCAGACCTCTACAGTTTCCTCTCAGAAGGTTTCAGCAGCGTTACTCTGGAAGTTACTTTGGACACCACAACGGTGGGTCCAGGTATTTCTTTACTAATCGAGGGAATAGTAAGCGACGGAGACAGCATCGATGTAGAATCACGAAGCATCGGATACGCTCTCACCGCCAAAGATTCCATGTTGAAAACAATCCTCAACACCAACAGTGGTACAACACTGTACTCCTCCTAAGGAAGACCCATGTCGTCTGAAATCTCGAAACAAAACGAAGCCACCGAAGCCGCAGCTCCTGAAGCAGCTCCACAACCAGTCTTCATGCCAGAAACCCCTGAGCAACTGAAAGCGTTCGTCGCGGCCAGCGTTACCGACCTGCTGAACATCCCGGAAAACGCTACCCACTTCGCTCGCGTTGTTCTGTCCGGCGCTCTGAGCGCTCTGAACAACCAGGCTCAACTGGCATCCCAACTGGCACTGCGTCCGGTCCTGACCCGCACTCCGTACGCTGGTTGCCTGCGTGCCGTCATCAGCGCCAACACCGAAGCTGGCGACGAGCCTCTGACCGTCGACATCACCACCCGCGCTGCTGGCAGCGAAGAGTGGATCGACTCCGGCATGCCGAACGAAGCTCTGCAAAAGATCGCCAAGCTGGTTCTGTCGCAATCCACCGTGCCGGGCGATGTCTGGTACATCACCAGCAACCGCGCTGTTGACGCGCAACTGGACGCCGCTGCTGAAGCCCTGCTGAACCAGGCTCAGAACGACGCCGCTCCGGTTTAATTGCCGGCCTGACAGGGAGCTTCGGCTCCCTTGTCTCTAGGAGTTTTTTATGTCCCGTACTGGTCCTCGTGAAAGAAAGCCTGTAATCCGCAACAAGCCCCGTGAGGATCTTGAGGATAAAGGCTCTGAAGCTTACCGGGCTTATGTTCAGGAAGGTCTTGAGCGAATGGCTAAAGCAGCCACAGAGATCAATGACTCTACGGCTGAGCGTAAGCGTAAGGTCCCTGAGCAATACTTCGTCAACATCCTTCTGCCGGTTCTGCGTAAGTGGATTCGTCGGGAAGAAGTTGAAATCGGCCACTACCTGAACGTAGCCGATGGTCTCAACAATGAGATTGAAGTTGTCGATCAGGAAGGCGTGAAACTGTACGATGTGCCCCCATTGTTTGTAGACGTACCCACTCGAGTGGCGCGTCATGAACCTGGTGTCAACATCCCAACTATCCACAAGTTGGTTCAGATTCAGGGGATGCACGTTGATAACAACGACATGCGTCAAGTCTTCACGATCGAGAACGATCTGGTAGACATCTTGGCTCCGCGTGCAGAAGACGCATCCAAGACCCGGTGTCTGGTGATGTTGTGCCACATCTACGATCGCTACGAGCTACCTCTTGAGGAACTCGTGGGTGAGAAACTCGCTCCCGTTATTGCAGCGGCCTTGAGGGCTGCTAAAAAGCCCGGTACTAACGCCATTGCAGAGAGCGGTAATAATGCAAGATCCGACGACGACTTTATCATCGACTAAAGGCACCGTCATCAAGGTGGGGCTTAGCCGCCTCACCTACGCTGTCAGACAAGCGGGTGACCTACTGATCGCTGTTATCAGCGATGTACACCTCGGACATAACCGGGTTAAGTCTGGAAAGATTGTAGATGTACTGGAGAAGACCTTCCATGAAGAGCGGATGAAAGCTCTGGATGTGATCATTATCTCCGGTGATCTGTTTGACAAACGTCTCGCTTATGACAGCGATGACGCGTTCGTGATTACACGGTGGATGGAACGTTTCCTGAAACTGGCTGCAAAGCACAATGTAGCTATCCGAATCCTTGAAGGTACGCCTAGCCACGATAACAGACAGTCCCGCTGGATGATTCAGTACAACGAAATGATCGAGGCTAATGCCGACATCAAGTACTACGAGAACATCGTCATCGATGAACTCATCCCCGGTGGTCCGACTGTCCTGTATATTCAGGATGAAGTGAACCACGACGCTAACAAGACCTGGAAGATGGTTCAGGACTTGATGCGGGAGCAAGGCATAGACAAGGTAGACTTTGCCGTTATGCACGGCATGTTCACCTATCAGGAGCCTGTACGTAGTATCTCGAGTCACCTTGAGGAACGGTACGAATCAATCGTAGTTCATTTGATCATCATTGGTCACAATCACCACCACACGACCAGCGGTAAGATTCGTGTGCCGTCCTCTACTGAAAGACTTAGGTTTAATGAAGAGGATGACAAAGGACATCTACAGTTCTGCTTCTCCCCAACGGAAGGCGTCTACGATGAGTTCTTTGTGGTCAATGAAGAAGCAACCATCTTCACGACTATCGAGGTAGTAGGTAAGACACTGAACCAAGTGATTGCTACCCTCAAGAAATACAACGGCAGTCCAGACGGTAGTTACTTCCGTTTGAAGCTCAGCCGAAACGATGAGGCTTACACAGCCTTAACCCGAATAACCGTAGAATTCCCGCAGTTTAACATCTCTACCAAAGTAGTGGATGGCGCTGGTGACCTTGACACCGAAGATACTGGACTGATAGTTGAGACCGTGACCCTGACATCAATCAGGCCAGACACGCTCATGCAGCTACTCCTTCCACGTCTAGAGGGTACGCCTGATGACATCATGAAGGAGATCGTGAAGGTGCTGGAGAAAGGCTAACAGGAATAGATACATGACCGTTGAGAATATTTCACGAGAGAAGCTGTCCGAAAGAGCCATGGGTCAGTTTCCAATCTCCATTGCTACAAGTCTGGCAATCGAGTCTCTGGTCGGTATCCTTCCTGAGGCTCCTACGGACTCGCCTGAGATCTTCAAGCGGGACCTGCTACTGATCAACATCCGCACGTTGATTCGTAACCTGTTGGGCTCTGTAGATAAGGAGGCACGCGCTTTACTCGAAGAGTACACGATGGCTGAAGCCGTCAGTAACGAGATGCGCGTTATTGAGGAGATCATCTCAGAGACGTCAGATGGTCGATGTGAAGTAAAGTTCTATCACTGCACGTATGGCGATGTTCCTCGCAAGTACAAGCAAGCTCTGTTGAAAGCTCCGACCACAACAGCGCAACACATGTACTGGGCTCAGAAGAATCTGGTGATCAAGAATCTCCTGACTCAATTTGAGAGCGGTTCTCCTATCGAACAGTACACAACCGACTTCCCTGACTTCAATTACAAGACAGTGCTTCTGACGCATTATCCGATCGACCTGCTACAAAGGTATCGGTTTACCTCGTTAGCGCTCTTAGAATCGCACACAGGGGCTATAAAGACACCTCTTATGTGGAACACGAAGTTACTTGGCGGAAAGGAGAATCCGAACCTGCCTTTTGACAAGATGACCTTGCAGATGTTTGGTGATGGGATTCTATTCAGCCCGATGCCTATCAAGATCCGCAAGCGTGTTCTGGAGCTAGCCGAGACTTACAAATGGACTCCGGCTACCACTAAGGCTTTGATCATAGATTCCGCTGCGGCTCGTAAAGACCCGGCACTGGAGATGTTGATCAAGGATCTCTATAGTGCGTAAATAGTTATGAATAGGGACAATGGAATGTCCAGAAACCACATTCATCCTCACTCAGGTGATTTACATGTCGCAACAACCCGAAAAGAAACGCCGCGAACCGGAAGCCATCGACGACGGTAAACTCCGTCTGTACGGCGCTCCTCAGAAGGAAGGCGCCCGTCAGACAATGATCCGGGTGAAGCTGGATTCGAACAACAACAACCCGATCATCGAGGTCGACTTCGGTTACAAGACCGAACCGAAAGCTGGCAAGTCTGAAGGCTTCCCGGTCAAGATCGATACGCCGATGGCGCCGATCCCTTTCCGTACCCTGATGAACCTGATCATCCGTGTTGCGAACTACAACGGCGAAGTGTCGTTCGAAGTCGACAACTGGGGCTTCCCATTCATGTGGGATGCGGATCAGCGTAAGAGCGTTCGTGCCAAAGAGAAGATGATCATCTCTCGCTTCCAAGTGGCCAAACGTGAAGACGGTGTTGTAACCTTCGGCATCACTGCCAAAGGCAAGCCAGACATGGTTCACGAGTTCAAATCTGACGAATACCACATGATCATGCAAAATGGTCAGCCGGTTGACGTGAAGATCTCTAGCCGTGAAGCAGCGATTGCAACTGCTGAAGCCTGGCTGGAAGTGTACTACGAGCGCTTCACCAACAAGTGGGAAGAGCCTGAGTACCAGAAGAAGCGTCGTCTGGAAAACATGCAGAAAGCCCAAAATGGCGGCGGTGGTTACCAGCAACGTAACAACAATGGCGGCGGTGGCGGTGGTAACAACTACCAGCAGCGTCCTCCTCAGCAACAGCAACAGCAGCCATCAGCGCCTCTGGGCGACGGTAACGGCTTCGACGACGATATCCCTTTCTAGGGTCTGAGAGCATTTAGCGTTTGTGATACAGGGTCTAACAGCCTTGTATCACGGGCTTTATGCCGCCTTAACGTAAAAATACACAGGCATACATTACACTATAGAGCAAGCACCATATAGTGACCAAGCGGAGTGTATTGATGGAATTCAGCATCACTGGATTTACCAAACGAAGTTTCTCAGCTGTCGCTGTGTCCCACCCTGGTGAAAACGATATCATCATTAATGCTGCGGGTTACGCTAACGCTAAACCGGGTGCAGTAAAGAACGATGACGAGTTCGGGATGCGCGTCGAGCTGTTCAGCGAGATCAATGATCTCATCAGCCGTTACAGTAAGGGGGATCAACAAAAGCTGTACGATTGCTACGCCCGCCTTGACACGGTGCTGGACTCGTACGGTACAGATGTAAAAGCCAGTGAATTCATGGAGTTGCTGCAAGATATCGTTAAAGGTATCTTCGACATCGTGAAGTTCGAAGATCTGCGTGATTACCTGACCAGTAATAAGAACATCAAGTTCCCCGCAGAACTGGCCGACACTTACGTTACAGCAGATAAGATCACTCCGATCTACATGGAGCGTACTTATCTGAAACGGGAATACATCGATCTGGCAGCAGTGGCATTGGGCCTGCGGTGCATGATTCCTGTTTGGGGCGCCTTCCTTCCAATCGCTATAAAGGAAGAAGGTCCGAAGAAGAAGGAGTACGTTGCGTACAAACTTCTGGAAACCTGCCTGCTCAAAGAGTGTCCTGCATTCGATCGTCTGGAAACTTACGTTCGGGCAAACACTACCGAGATGGAACACGAGATGGCTATCATCTTCGAGTTCCTGTCATCCGAGGAGATCCCTGTCTTCCTGATGGCACTGGCATTGATCCGTAAGGTTTCGATCGCCCCGTTGTCCGCAGAGACGGATAAGGATCACTTGATGAAGGTGGTCTTCAACTACGTCTGCGGTAACAACAACAGACTTCCGGCGGCATTCGGCGGTAACATCCGGTCGAAGATCGATGTGGAAGCAGCAACAGACGACAACAGTTCGGTCTGGTGCTATTACAAAATGAAGGAGCAGATCAGTACTGGCGACCTCTGCATCTTCCAGCTGTACATCACCGATTACCTCGAGGCAGCTCGGGCAATCGATCAAGAGATCACTGACGAACAAACCGAGATGTGCGTAGCCCGCGCGCAGAAGTTGGCACGGTTTGATCCGAACGATGCACAAGTAGCTCTCTGCATCTGGGTTATGTCTACAGTGGTAGCAGGTTGTGCGATCGAGATGTTCGACCGTAACACTCTGTTCACGGCAATGGGTATTTCCCAGACCGTCCTGTGGAAGTGGGGTTTCCATCAATTGGCAATCCTACAAACAGCAGCTCCCGTCCAGATGGCAGACGACGAGATGATGACCCCGGTTCCTAGAACCAAGATCAGCGACGAGAACATGAAACAGCTGGAATACATCTATCCTTACACAATGCCGGAGAGCAAGAAGGATAGTGGTCAATCACCAAACGTTGGGGTACGTGGGGTGGAAGACGCGGCAAATGTATTCTTTAAGAACGAGTGGGAACCTCAGTGCCCGCGCCAATTGGCAGCGAAGTACGAGCGGACAGACGTTACCCGGCGTCTGCAAGTTTCCAGTGACTTCCGTGATGAGCTGGCTGAGTTGTTTATCAAGCTGGACGGTTACGTACGTCACATCCCTATCCCGGTAATGGACTGAAAAGTTCAATCCCCTAGAGTATTAAGCACAGGAGTAATTCATGGAACTTGTTAAACTTATCTTCGTGGAAACTGAAGGCAGCGACACTCCAGTCATTCGTCCTTACGAAACCACGCTGAAGAAAGACGACCTCGATCTCTTCGCCAAGGCTACCGATGACGGCTCGAACCTGAGCACCATTCGCCTGGCCAAGGTTGTAGCGCCACTCCTCGGTCCATCGAACCGTCGTCAACACAAGTCCCACATCAGCAATGGTTGGGATACTACTCGGATCATGTTCGGGATGGTTGTTAAGGTGATGAACCGTGACAACGCCAGTACCTACGAATATATCGTGGGTTATACCGATCACAGCGAACACGCCCGTCGTGGCGATAACGCGAAGTTCGATGCTGGCATGAAGATGTATTTCAACAACATCACGCGGGTTCACATGCAGGAATCCCGTCACCGCGATAGCAATATCTGGGTGCCGAAGATCCAAGCGCATGACCAGATCCTGCTTCGCTCCAGCCTGACTGGTTCTGATCGTGGCACTGCCCGTGGCGGCGATCGTCCAGTTACTCTGCGTCCTACCGACTTGTTCAAACGTGGTGGTGCAGATGCGGCATTCGGTTCGTTCATGCGTGATAACGACAGTAATGTCAACAACACCGTTGGTTCGTTCAGCTCGGCAATCCGTGCATCGAACGTTGTCAACAATAGCCAGACCGCTTACGCGGCCCGTAACCTGAATGCGTGGATGCAGGCGAGCAACTCGCCTAACGATGCGTACGTCGGTGACGGTAATGATGAAGACACCATCCAGGCAACTTCTGATCGGTTGGCAGAGAACTCTCTGGAACTCGATCCGTATCTGGAGCGTATCAAGCGCGACACCAACATTCTCCGTGAAGGTTGCATTACTTTCGGCGAACTGATGGACATGAACGAAGACTTCGATGAAGATCGTCAGTTGATGTTCGTTCCGTTGGACAAGCGTAAGCGCGGTGGTTTCATCAATAACTCCGCTTGGGGTGAAGATACCAACGAGGCGATTGCAGCGACCATCATCGCAAACTCCCTGCCTGGCATTCTGATCAATTCGATGTATTCGTCTGTGTCTGGTCTGGTGCTGAACAGTCGTGCCCGCTTCGGCGAGTACAAAGTAGTTTGCTCTGAGCCAACTCCGTTTGCTCCAGGTATGTCGGTTAAGGCGAACTGGCCGTACTTCGAAAGTCAGATCGAACACGTTCTGATGGAAGAAGTTGGTTGTGGTGGTGCGTTTGAGTTCGAAGCGTACATCGACGCGAACATCGACCAGTTCATCAAGATCCGTATCCGGATGGACGGTGGTGAAGAAGCATCGTTCAACTTCCCAGCGTATGCGTCCAGTCTTCTGGCGCCTACTCAGGATAAAGACTTCAAGTCGCTCGATCGGATGTCGAAAGGCGTTATCGATCTGGCCTCTGGTCTGTCGAACATGCGGATGTCGCGCTCTGGCGTTGGGGCTCGTGAAGACGGCCTGAACACTGGCAGTGAAAGTCGCATCAATCTGGCTCCAAGCAGTAAAGAGTCGCGTCCTCGGGATAACGATTACAGAGCCGCTCCAGCAGCAGCCTCTGGCGAACGTAAAGGTGGTAAGGGCTGGTAAAGCCCTTTTCACAAACCCCTATTAATGACCACGGGAATTAGTGATGAGTGGAAGTAAGCTCGATCGAATGAATGACTTCAACCGAAAGGTCCTACTTGACGTAGGGGTTTTCGAAGAAGAAGTAGATGACGGCCATCTGTCCTACCTTAAGGACGGTAAGCCATCTCCAGTGACCCTGAACAAGACTCGTCTGTGCATCACCGTACAGCGGATCTTGAAAGAAGGCCTGGGTGAAGAACGTACTGGGTTCCATCCCCTTGCTGAACAGATCACCGAAGGTCCAAGTCCTGTACTGAACGCCTTCAAGAACTACGTCGGTGAGCGCATCAAGGCAACGGTTCGCCATATCGGCCTGTCGTTGATGGAACTGGCATCCGACTCCAAGCGCCACAAAGGCATGTCTGCCAAGGCTTCCAAGTATCTGACCGCTCTGGCAGGTATTGGTGAAGTCGATGAAAAGACTGTCGATACCATGCGCAAGGTGTTCGATGCTGTCAGTCAGGTTCCTGAGAAGCACCTGATTACCATTATCCTGAAAGCCAAGACCGACGACGGCAGTCTGCGTCAATCGGTTGTAACCTTCCCGATCATGGATGAAGCCGATAGCGAAGAAACCGAAACCTTCTTTGGCGTGAAGATGCCACGGAAGACCAAGGACAAAGCGCTGATTGTATCGGTTCTCGAATACATCCTGGGCGACGAGCCAGCTCGCAAGATGTACACCTCCGGCAGTAAGAATGGCAACTCGCCGTACTTCCACAGCCTGCTGTTGTCCTTCCACAAGCTGGCAACTCGATTGAACGACATCCTCACCGTACATGCGCCTAAGTGCCCATCGTTCGAAGAGCTGAAGTTCAATCTGGACTGGAGCGATGAACTCGATAACTTCGACGACTTCGCCAAGGTTTGCAGCCGAGCAGTTCCTGCTCTGCCGGGTAATACCGGTAAGGAAATCGAAGAAGAACGTTCTGCGTTCGAAGCAAGTGCGAGTGATGTTGGTGCCGATGATGATCTGCCGTGGAATGAACCTAAAGCCAAACTCACCATCGGTAGCGATGACGAGAAGCGTCCGGCTGCTGGTTCGAGTTTCCGCGACACTGTCAACAGCTCTCGTTCGAGCCGTGATCGTGATGATGATCGCTCGGATAGCCGTTCGAATCATGGAAGCTTCCGTGACTTGATGGGCGGTAAGGGTCGTGACCGCGATCGTGACGATCGTGATAGCCGTCGTGAAAGCCCAAGCTGGCGTTCAGGGCGTGATCGTGATGATCGTGACCGTGGTGGTCGCGGCGGCCGCGGCTGGTAATTAGCGGCATAGAGAGGCGGGGACTTCCCCGCCTATTCTACTTTTCTTTTTGTTCCCTAGCTGACATTTAAGCTAGTTCTGTAGATTTGTTTAAACCGCGCAACCAAGGCCATGTCAGGCACAAGCACATGGTTGATCGTTTCATCAATCTGGTGAATAGAGGAAAACCCGTTAACTCGCATCACCAGATAATGATCCTCAAGTGGTACGCCGTTCGCTAAAAGGAACTGTGTTAGGTCAAACCTGTAGAGATATCCAGTCTCAGGAGACACCATCACTTGACGAGTGGTCTCAGATTCCCTGAAGTAGATGATCAGGGAGTCCACGTACGTCTTATATTCTTGAGTGAGTGTGAAGCTTGAGGGAGACGCTACGATCCACTTGGAAATGCCAGTCATGTGTTTACCTATAAAAGTCTTGAGTTATACATTACCGAAATAGAATCTCAGCCCAAAGTAATAAGGAGACCGATTGAATGAATCCATTTGATCCAACCGATCATTTACCTCAAGAGCGCTACACCATTCCACCGGAGATGGTTCCGATCAGTGGTTTAAACTCTCAGTTCAAATGTGTCTCTGGTGCCCGTCAAGCAATGTTCACCGGTAACCTGTCCCAAGTATTGATCGTGGATGGACGTACCCGTAAACGCCAGCAGACTGGGTTGGAACGCGAGATTGCCAAAGCTACATTTAACCATCAGTTCCCTCGTGAAGCTGTGGTATTGGCGATCATCCCACGATTTACATCCCGTAACTTCGGCGATAAATTCCAGATCAACCCGTTCGATCTGGTGATCTACGAGGATTGGGAAACGAAAGAGCTGGACGTGGTCGAGTTGAGCAAGTTTCACGTAATGCACCAGCATTACGGATTCGAGTTCGAATACGATCAGGACGTCTACGACGCCATCGTTAAAGGTAAACGTTTCAAAGCAGGTACAGTCATTGCTCGTTCTCCGGCAGTTACGGATGACGGCGACTACATGTACGGCCTGGAAACCAACGTCTGCATGATCTCTGATCCGGCAGGTACTGAAGACGGTGTAAAGATCAGTCAGAGTTATGCCAAGCGTATTCGCTCGACAGGCTTTGAAAGTCGGATTGCTCGCTTCGGCGGTAGCCATTACCCAATTAACTGGAACGGTAACCTGGAGGAGTACAAACCTATTCCAGACATCGGTGATTTCATCCAGTCAAACGGTCTGATCTGCGCCTCACGGCCTTTCGATCCAAAGTACGATCCAGTCTACATGACTCGGACCAAGCTACTTAAACCGCAGTATGGGTTGGACACACCGCTGTACGGCGTACCTAACGCTCAAGTCGTAGACATCCGAGTCCTTCATAACGATAGGCTGTCTTCCCCGAAACTACCAAAGGAAATGACCAAACAGTTCCTGAAGTACTACGAGGCCGACCAAGAGTTCTACACCAAGATCGTTAAGACGTGCCTCTGCCGGAAAGGTAACTTCCTGGCTGACGACGTTGCAATGTCTCCACGTCTGCGCATTCTCCTGTACGAAGCAATCGCACGTAGCGGTGAGCGTCTGCTGGAAGAAGGCATCTGGCCGAAGAGCAAAGCCGACCAACTGCGTGTTCGCACGAAGTATCGCGGCGAGATCTTAGATGAGTTCCGTGTGGAAATCATCTACCAGTACAAGACGTCGGTTGGTGAAGGTCCTAAGGTTACTGACCAATCTGGTGGTAAAGGTGTTACTTCGGCGGTTGCTCCAGACGAAGACATGCCTACAGACGAGAACGGTATTCGTGCCGACGTGGTGATCTTCTCGAACTCCACGGTAAACCGTCTGAACAACGGTCGTCAACATACCCAGGTAATCGGTGCTGCTGGCCGGGATATCATCAAACGTGTTCGTAAGTCTTACGGCTTGCCAGCCTTCGGTCCGATTGATCGGGAAGAAGTCAAACGTGCGGTGACGTCTCAGAACAACATGGCTGTAACCATGAAGAACTTTGCGTACATCATCGGCTTCTATAAGCTAGTGGCGCCTGCAATGTACGAACGTCTGACGCGTAACGATGTCATTCCGCAAGGGATTCACTTGCAGCATGTAATCGAATGCATCATGGACGGCGAAGATCCTCACGGTCTGTTCCTGCAACTCGCATCCTCTGACGAAGTCTACATGGACAAAGTCATCAAGGAGATCGAATCAGGTCCGTACATGCCAGATCTGACGCCAGTGACCTATCGGAACCTGGCTGGCGATATGGTAACCACCAAGACCAGCATCCTGATCGGTCCTGACTACTACCTGCCTTTGGAGAAGACGGCTACCGACGGTTCCGGTGTATCGTCCTCCAAGACAAACCACTTCGGTGTTACTGCCCGTCTGACGAATGCTGACAAGTATGCCAGCCCTGGCCGTGAAACCGTAACCAAATCTACCGGTGAGTCCGAAGCGCGTAACCACGCTCACGCATATGGTGCTGAGCCCCTTGCTCACATCATGGACTTGAACTACAACCCGGTGGTCCACAAAGAAGCCTGCATGACGATCCTCACCCACGAGACACCGACCAACATCGAATGTCTTGTTGACCGTGAGAAGTTTAAGCTTGGTGGACATCGTCCGCTGGCTTACGTTCGCCACATGATGGCCGTATCTGGTAAGAATATCTCCAGGGAGTAATCCCTGGCGGTACAACGTAGGAGCGTGTTAATTAATGGCAAGACATCGTCGGTTCAGAGCCCGTGACCTGTTCGATACGATGGTACATCTTTGGCCTTGCGCTGAGTACGAGGAATTCATCCTCGAGTTCGACGACGGCGACACGATGACCACCACAACAATCAATACCCAGATCTCCCGCAAGCTCTGGTTGCCACACGAGGTATACGACAAACTCGGTATCTTCAAGCGCCACCACATCGGTAATGGTTCGCTGTCCAATGAACGCATCCATGAAGTACAGGGTGCGATCACTGAAGACATGTACAACACGTACGGTGAGTTGGGCTTTAACCGTGAAGAGTTGTGGCGACACAACTATTACGGCACCAACCGTCTGTACAACGAATCCATCGTCGAATATGCGGCGTATGTTCGCGGCAGTAACTCATTTGACTTCAGTCATCTGTACGAGTATCCGCCAATCGCTAAGATCCGTACCGAATGCCAGCCTAACAAGCTGTCTATCGAGAAGGCTTACGATGCGGCGAAGTTGGTTCTGGAACGTGATCCTGCGATTGCTCGTAACGTGATCATCTCCGACCTTCGGGCTGGGCTGCTGAAGATGGAGCAGTTGCTTCAGATCCTCATCGTGCGGGGCTATAATACCGACATCGATGGGCACGTATACAGCAAACCTATCATGGGCAACTACTTCGCAGGTATTCATGATCCTGCTGAAGCCATGATGGAATCCACATTGGCCGCTAAGGCTATCATCTTTACCGGAGCGCCGCTCGAACAAACCGAGTATGCAAACCGGAAGATGCAGTTCACTACCCAGCAGGTTGACTTGCTGGTAATGGCTGACTGTGGATCGACTGAGTACGGAGAGATTGAGATCACCAAGTTCAGGTTCAAAGCCATGGACGGTCTCAACTATCTCGATCCTGATACCAACCGGTTGAAACCATTGCGGATGACTGACACTCACCTGATTGGTGAGACACGCAAGTTCCGTCTGGCATTCAACTGTAAGTACCGGCATCACAACAACGTCTGCAAAATGTGCTACGGCTTGCTGGCGTATAACGTGCCGTTCGGTGCGAACATCGGTCATATCGCATCTACAATGACCCAATCGGAAGTATCTCAGGCAGTGTTGAAGGTTAAGCACTCTGAGGCGTCTGCTTCTTCTGATCCGATCATCATTCAAGATGAAGAACGGCCGTACATCCTCCCAGCATCTGAAGGTCACCAGATTCGTCTGAACCCAAGACTGGGCGTTAAGGGTATTCCGCTGATGCTTCGCGGTGGTTACTCTCAGGGTGTTCACAACGCATCGAAGCTTCCTGTACTGAAACGTACCGATCTGCGCGCTGGCGTTAACATCGCCAAGTTCAGTCAGTTCCGTGAAGTCAGCTTTGAGCTGCCTAGCGAGAACAAGCAGTCGAACCGGGTACACGTCACGGTATCCCGTGGCGCTCGCATGTCGAACCTGACTCGTGAATTCCTGGACTACTTCCTGAAGAAAGGCTTCCGAATCGATGATGATGGTTATTATCGGATTGATCTGAAGGATTGGAACTTCGACCTGCCAGCCTTTGAAATGCCAAACCGCCACGGTAGCATGAAGGACCACGCAGCAGTAGTGGAAGTAATGATCCGCTCTACTCGTGACTCCAACCAGCGCCACTTGGGTCGGTTGAAGCAATTGAAGGACTATGCAAACCCAACTGAAGCAATGTTGGATACGCATGAACTGATCGCACTGAAGGTTCCTGTTCACTTCACCCATGTCGCTATTGTGTTGCTGTCTATGATGGTATCCAGTACGAAGTCCGGTGATTACAGGATTCCACCTCTTGGCGAACCTACTCGGTTTGCTAAATACGATCACGTAATCAGTGGTCGCTCGATGGGCGCGTTCTTCGCCTATCAGGGTGGTCGTAACCTGCTCGATACACTTGAGCAGTACATGATCACCGAACGGGAACAACATCTGCTCGATCCATTGCTGATGCCAGGCTGGTAACTGACAAACATACTGGCGGAGGAAACTCCGCCTTTATGCCCCACTTTATAAGAAGGAGGCCGTAATGGCTAAGCCGCAATTTGTATCTATACGGTTTGAAGGGGATAGTGCCTCGACTCTCTTCACCCACGTCGTCTATAAGAAACTACCTGTGAAAGACGATGCGTTACGTTTCTTACACATCGAACGTAAAGGTAACACTAACTTCCTCTTCGATGCCACGCGCTTCGTAGACGAGCTTCCAGACTCTCTGGCTATCACTTGGGATCGTGCAGGCGATAGCGCAACATTCACCATTGCCGAGCGTAAGTACGCTATCAGTATCTACACGGTAATTGATGTTGAGCGGGACAGTCCGTTCTACTTCCTCGATGAACTTCCTGACGGTACATGGCGACTCTGCCACAGCCTTCACTTTATCCCATGGCACCACGAACACCTGGATACAATCACGATCGAGAAGGTGTCCGTAGAAGTCCAGTAACATCCGAGGCGGAGGAAACTCCGCCCTAACTCTTACCTTTCTTTTGTAGTAAGAACTAACTATAGACGTATATCTATTATAGGCGAAGTGTGCCGTAAACGCACTAGGTAGATATTTGGGGAGAACGTCTTGAAGATCGACGTCTATAGCCATTCGTTCATGGTCAGTGATTTGAACGAGCGACAGAAGAAAGCCGTCGAACAGTTCTGCAAAACACTCATCCAGCATGAGATGGTTATTGAAGACGGCCGTAAGGAGATGGTGGCTGCAAGGGTGTTCGCATCCTCTACCGCTGCCAGACAGTACTACCGCTTCCACATCAACATGAAGGTGGAATTCTTCCAGACCCTGAACTACAACTTCATTAAGTCTGATGAATACACGGTCGTTAAACACGATAACACTCCAACGGATCGCTTCAAGGTTGAACATGAAGTAATCCACTTGTGGCCACCTCGCCATCCACAGCCGGCTATCATTAACCACGTTGTGAATGAGGAAGGTAGCAACAAGGTCGTAACCCTCCAGACCGGTAAGGGTAAGACGGAGCTGACGAAGCACTGCATGCACCAGCTGGGGCTGCGTACGGCTATCTTCATGAAGGGTGGTTATCTAGACCGTTGGGTGCCTGACCTTGAGTCATCATTCAAACTGAAGCGTGGTCAACTCCTTGTTGTCCGAGGAAGTCCGGCGCTGAAGGGTCTGATGGAAATGGTGTTGGAGAAGCGTGACATCGGTAAGGTCATCCTTATCTCCACAAACACCTACGTCAACTACATCAAGGAATTTGAAGCGGAAGGGTACGACTCAGGTTTCCCTATCGCACCGATCGACTTCTTTGAAATGTGCGGCATCGGTTTCGGTGTACTCGATGAGGGTCACCAGTACCCGCATGCTATCATGAAGTTCTTCGCTTACATGAATATCCACAAGTTCCTGACCTTGTCTGCAACACTCGACACCAAAGACAAGTTCATGAACAAGATGTACGAGATCATGTACCCGAGGCCTGCTCGATATAACGGGGATTATTACGATGCGTTCATTGACGTGTCGGCGATCATCTACCAGTTGAGTAACGCCAAAGCGATTCGATGTAAGGGGTTCGGTGGAGCGTACAGCCACACGGCTTTCGAAGCCTCAATGATGTTGGCAAAGAACAAGAAGCTTCTTGAGAAGTATCTTGAAATGATTGCGTACTATATCCAGACTGACTTCGTCGATGTGATGGAGAAAGGACAGAAGGCAATCGTGTTCTGCGCTACCATTAAGCTTTGTACGATACTGACTAAGTTCTTGCAAAAGAAGTTTCCGAAACTACTCGTGGCTCGCTACGTGTCTGGGGACAAGATGTCTGTGTTGGAGCGCTCAGACATTGGCGTTAGTACAGTACTATCGGCAGGTACTGCGGTAGACATCAAGAACCTCCGTTACAACCTGATGACAACAGCAATCGATTCCCAGCAATCGAACGAACAAACCTTGGGGCGTACACGTCTGCTGAAAGACTGGCCTGACATTACTCCACGGTTCCGTTACTTCGTTTGCAGCAGCATCGAGAAGCACATGCTCTACCATCGCAATAAGCTTGACTACTTTAAAGGGAAGGTTAAGTCCCACGGTCAAGAGCAATCACCTTTCTACATTTAAGAAGCGGGGAGAAATCCCCGCCTTTATGTTCCCATTAGGAGGAAAAGATGTCCCTGAATCAACTCACCATGAAAGCAGAATACGTCTTCGCAGCTATCCCTCATGGGGAGCCTAGTGATGAATCAAAGCTTTATACGATCCACCGCCGAGCGCTAATACGTGGCGATGCCAAGGCTTGGGAAATCGATAACGAGGTTATCGCCAAGCGCACCACGTTGGCCGAACATTACTCGCTGGAGGATTACTAATGACATTGTTAATGGACCCAAACAGTGGCGAAGAATACGTTGGTGAACTGCCACTCTCTGATGGCAAGCCAGACTTTAAAGTCCACGTAATCTTCTATCGGTCTTCTCTGGCCGTCTCCCTAATGAATCCAGTTAATGGGATCATGCTCAGGGACGCTATTAGTCGTAGCCGTGCTGAAGCGCTGTTAAAGCACCTCGAACCACTAAAGGGCGACGCTACTTTGAGTAGCGCGCAGTTTGCGTATGAGGTTGAGAGAAGGTCCAGCAACTTATTTCACCACATGCGAGCATTCGCAGGTTTCGTAAGTATCGATAAGTCAGCTTACGATGACCCAACGGTAAGGTTCGAAGAAGCCATGCGTAAATTACCGACGGACCCTAAATGTTGGGACAAGGTTAACGCAATGGTAAACGATATCATTAAGTAACGAACAGCATAAAGCCCGGCATTGAGCCGGGCTTTATGTCACTCTTTTTTTTGCCGTATTACTGGGCGTCAGCGTAGTACAGGATCACGTTCTGACGCTCTTCTTCATTCGGCACGTAGCGCAGAATGTTGTCGAGCTTGTAGATCTTGGCTTCACGCTGGCGAGTACCAGGTACGCGGGTATGGATCAGCAACGACATCAGGTCTTCGAAGGTCAGTGCAGCAGACTTCGAGATACCCAGCTGGTTGTAACCACGACGTGCGATTTCCGGCAGGAACAGCAGGGTGTAGTTGGTGTTGACGAAGTCCAGCAGGATGTTCCAGCCTTCGGTGAAGCCGACGCTGTCACGAGCCATTACTTGACGGATTGCTTTGTACAGCATGACTTGCGCCTTACCGGCGGTATCGTCAGTCAGGTTCTTGCCGTACTTGGACATGGCGTCCTTGTATTCGTCAAGTTTGGATTTCAGCAGGATGTTGTCCATGGAAGCTTCCGTAGGTGTATCAGCGAGGGTTTCGAGAATGCGTTGGCCGCTGAACTCTGCGGACAGACCCAGGCGCGCCTTCAGGCTTTCGACCAGGTCTTCCTTCGAGTGTTCGCTTTCGATCTGATCCAGCAGAGCCGAGCGCAGTTCGAGGTGAGTCCACTGAGAAGGAGTCTTGCGGTCACGCATGCGGTCTTCGATCAGAACACCGTGTTCGGTAACAGCAGGCTTCTCGCCGGTCTGTACGAACAGCTTGACAGCTTCGTGAGTCCAGTTGTTCGGCAGGCGGTAACGTTTGTAGAGCTCGTCGTAGATCAGCTCTTCGTCCATGCCTTTCGGAGTCAGGATCAGACCATCAACCCAGTCAGCCAGTTCACCACCAGTCCAGTTGATCATGCTCTGACTACGACGCAGGTCGATAGGCCAGCTGCCACGAGCGGTCTTGGTTGGTTGAGCTTTGGTTTCGACGTAGGTCAACAGGGTATCGCGGTCCCAGGCAGCCAGAGCATCAACAGTCAGAACGCCGGTCAGATCAGCACGCAGACCTTCCAGAGAGGTAGGGTCGAGAGGGGTAGCCTCTTCTTCCTCATCCGGAACAGCTTCGTCTTCTTCGTCAGCCTTGGCGTCTTCGTCGACTTGAGGCTCTTCGACCTGAACGTCAGGTTCTGGCGCTTCTTCGCCTTCAGGCGGAGTTTGATCTTCCGCTGGAGTTTCGATGAGCGGTAATTCATCGACTGGAGTTACGAACTCGGTCAGTCCGCGGTCGTTGACATTTACATCACCGCCGGCAGGAACTCCCGAATCAACTGGAAGCTCGACCACTTCAGACAGATCGGTGATCTGAACGGTCACTTCCATTACTGGAGCCGGTTCAACGACATCACCAGCAGCCAAATGAGCGGCCGCAGCAGCGGCTTCTTCAGCTTCAGTAACTTCAGGTTCTTCGGCGAGAGCAGCTTGTTCGTCTTCTACCGATTCTTCCAGCGGCTGAACTTCTTCGTCAGCCATCAGCAGGCGAACCATTTCAACGGTGTTGGCATTACCAGCTTCGTCGAAGAAGTACTGTTTGAAGAGGTCGGTCACTTCAGCATCGAAGTGGTCAGTACCCAGCGAGTCCTGATCGACGCCGACCAGTTGCGCTTCGATAGCGCCTTTCAGCGAGTCTGCCAGCTCAACACTGTTGTCAGCCGCTGGCTCATCACCTTCAGCAGTGGCTACAGGCTCTTCAGCGCCTTCCTCAGCAACGATCGGAGCTTCTTGCTCCGGTTGTGCCTGTTCCAGCTGCTCTTCCGCTACAACGGCTTCAGGAGCTTGCTGTTCGGTGTTCTCGTTATTCTGTTCCATGGGGTTTAGTTCCTAAGGAATGTCTCTAAGAAGAGAGGAGTTGTTTTGAGTTCTTTAGCGTGAGCGGAACCCATCATTACGGCCATCATCGTGGAAGGGATCTCACCTACCATCGAACCGATGGAATCAGGATAAGCCGACAGCTTGTCACCGAAACACACCTCACAGCAGTCTGTGCGTGGAGTGATACAGAACGCCGGGCTGAACATAGGGTACATCTTACCCAAGTACTGACCGATGTTTTCGGCAGACAACTTAACCGACTCTTTACCGTCAACGATGGTGCGGCCAATGAGGTCTTCACTGACTTCGATATCGAGCTGATCGGTAGTACCGCAGAAGCCCTTAACTACACGAGCGTTCTGGAAGATACGACCCATCAAGTCCACGTCCTCACCAGCGAGTGCGGTCATCGCACCACGGAAGTAAGAACCAGCACGTAGCGAGTTCACCATGTGGGGGAACTTGGTTACGTCCAGACCTTCTTGAAGAGAAGTAGTAACGAGCGTTGCACGACCACCTTCTTCAAATCCAGCTTCAGGTCCGTGGATCTGGAACATTCGTTTCAAAGCAGTGTTCAAGGATTTACGTTTGTACAGGAAGCCTTCAGACGGATCACCCTTGAGGTTATCCGAATAGTCCTTGACCAGAGCATCCTGAATACGCGCTTGGATAACCGGGTCATCCAATTGATCCTTATACAGCTCCAGCATTTCCTTCAGGATCTTATCCCGATTAGGAGACGGCTGAAGAGCATGCTCAGTAACGGATGGAACGAACATCTCGTAACCGGCTATGTCAGACACAGCCTTGCCGAAGCGTAGGTAATGCCGAACGTAGATCACGCCTGGCTTTTCTGGTACTTCGTTATCCACCATCGCACCGATGATGAAACGCTCCAGACCACCTAGGTCGATTGGACCTTCAGCGTATTTAAACAGATCACCCCCGGCGTAAACCAGAACACGACTGTTGAATAGCAAGTCACCCCAAGTACCGTCAGGGAGATCCTTATCCAGATTCTCCACGTCACCAGCCTTGATAGGACCGCAGGAGTCGTGATAGATGTACGGGATCTCGTAAGGCTTAGCGTCCTGTAGGACCTGCCAGCTCCACTCACCCTTATCGTCCGGTACGTATACCTGAACGTTTTCCTTCGTGTGCTTCAAGCCCCACTTGAGATCACCGTTCTTAACGTCGTCGATAACGACGGAGAAGGCACGCAAGATCCACGCTCGATTATAATGGACCTTTGCCTTCATCGATTGGATAAAGAAATCATACTTCCGCATGTCCAGCTCCGAAGATGGGTTGGTATACGTCGAACAGTTTTAGTTTCACCTGTTCGGCCCGACGACGATCGTCCATCTCGTAGAATAGATCGTCGAGACAGTTACCGATAGAGATCTTGGCATCCTCGAAGCTCTCGTTAGAGATCACTGCAAGCGAGAAGATGTCATTGATAGCCTCATCCATTGGCTTATCGATCAAACGCCCCACAGCCAAGCCGTAGAGTGCTTCCATCGACACACCGAGACCCTCATCGTTACTGCCCATCTCTGCGCCGATCGAGTCTTTGTTAGTTTTCACCAGACGGGACAATCGTTTGAGTAATTCACCGTCACGAGTGCTAGTGATTTCATTTACGTTGTCAGCGGTGACGGCGGCCTTACATACACGCCTCACGTTCTTCGTGAAGTTGTCATGGATCTCGAGGATCTGCTCTTGAAGCAGGTCTTCGGAGTAAGTGCCCAATTGTGCCACGAGTTTGATGAACGCTTCATCGACATCTTCAGCAGAATCGAGAAGGTCTACAAGGATAGTGGGCGTATCCGTTGGGTCGAAGTTTACGATGATCTCGTAGACCTCAGCCAACATGGCGATAGGGATGTCTGGCGACAATTCCACACCGCAAATATTCAGGGACGTTTCAGCTGCAATGCGCAGCACTTCATCGAGACTGGAGACGATCTCCGTCGGATCGATGTTCTGATCGTTCAACTTAGAGAACAGTAAATCCATCTCGTCGAGATGGCTGGTCGTGTTGGATTTGATCAGGGACTTGTTCAGATTAACGTAGATCTCTTCAAGCTCTGGAGAGCAGCGATCCCGAGCGAGTGTCCGCACTGATAGTTCTGTGACGAAATCATCGTCGGCCTGCATTGGCTTGTCCATCAAAGCCCTCCCGGTTAAACCGTACATTAATAGATATAGCTACCCTATATATGGGTTCGCTTAAAGCTTCATACTAGAGAGGTTCAGTATGCGTAATAATAATTCCGAGCGATTCGTTGCTCACGGAAACTCGATCGAGGCTACTAATGCCGAAGTTGAGAAAGAAGTTCAGGGTTATCAAGACACTCTGGCCGTTAGTCTGAACGCTGCCATCCAGCCAGTCAAAGACCTCGCAGAGTCCATCAACGTATTGCATGCCGAAGGTCGTCAAGAGGACGTGCCTAAATTGACCGGCTTGGTGAAGATGCTCGCTCGCGACGCTGACGTGCTGCTGAAGGAAAAGAAAGAGGCTGATCAAGAACTGGAGAAACTCCGGGCTAATCCTCCGACCAAGAAGCGCCATCTGTCCAACCACCACGCCGGCCTGATGGCGGTGGGTGCTAAATACCTCGGTCTGTCCCAGCGCGCGACGAACACCGTAGGTAACATCCTCGGCGATTACATGGACTTGATCGATCCGATCAAATCTAAACCTGCAACCGCAGAACAAAGTGAGGCTGTATCGTGAGTGACGAACAGATCGTAGATCAACCTGAAGAAGAACGGCCGATCGTGCTGGAAGACCAGATCACCAAGCCGGCTGAGTTCAATCCTACTCCTGCCGATGAACCGGTCGATCTTACTCAAGCTGAGTGGGCGTCTATCGAAGAACTGCCTTCGGGCTTTGCTCACGAACCAGCTCCTGAGCATCCAGCTCAAGAAACCGGCGCTCTCGGCGATCTGTTGGCTGGCATTGCCGCCGATACAGCTGTACCGGTCAGTGAACAGATCGTGGATCTCTCCGTACCTGTTCCTGAAGCTGAAGCTGCGCCACTGCGCGAAATGGTTGGTGACTTCACGCCGAACATGAACGTCAACGATGATCAGGGTATCCTGACCGTCCTGACTGATGTACAACTGGCCAAGTTCTCCCGCGACAACCCTTCCGTGCTGCTGTCCAACTTCTCGGCCGACGAACTGGACGTCATGTACGACCAGATCGAACGTCAAGTGGCGAACGCTCAGGAAGCTCGTGAAGAGCTCGTGAAGAATGGTGGTGGCGCTGGTCTTTACGCTGGTCGTACTGACGATGGTGAAGTGATCTACATCACCGCCAACGAAGGTAAGGCGATGGGTGCGATTGAAGACTATCGCAAGACCACCGCTCCATTCCGTAACAACGCTGATCTCTTCGGCGATGATGACAGTGAGTGGACCAACCTTCCTAAGGTCGGTGATATTCCGATTGCTCCTGGTCGTCTGGATCACGAGAAGTCCAAAGACCCGGTCATGCGTATCCGCGGTCGTCTGGGTATGGCTGTTGAATACACCAACCCGTTCTGGGCGTCTGGCCTGCACATGGTTATCGAAGGCGCTGGTGCGCTGGAAGAACTCTCTCTGGATCAGAAGATCCTGACTGAGAAAGCCGAAATGGGTCGTGACAGCAGCGGTTACGTTTATAGCGCTTCGGCACTGTACCTGAACCGTCCTGTGGTTGACTTCGCTCTGAGTCAAGTGCGTAGCACCACTATCGGTACTACTGATCCGCAAGTGCTGAAGAGCCTCTTGCTGATTACTGATATCGATCCGCTGGCGCTAGCAATGGCTTCTGCCAACATGCCTAACGGCTTCCTGCTGGAACGTCCTTGCTTGGAACAGGTCGGCGGTTGCGGTTTCGTTACCAAGCGTCAGGTTAACCTGCGCCGTATGCTGATGGTCCGTCGTTCGAAGCTGTCGGACGATCAGGCTCAGTTCATGAGCAAGCGTGCCGGTACTGTTGACATCAAGACTGTACTCGGCTACCAAGCCAAGATGCGTCCTGAGATCAGCCGTATCGTCAACCTGAAGGGCGGCTTGATTCTGCGCTTCAAGGTTCCTACCATCGCTGAATACGAGCGTATCGCTTCGGCATGGCTGGACTACATGGACCAACAGTCCCGTAAGGTTGCCGCCAGTAATGCTAACCAGCAAGAGCGTGAAGCGTTCCTGCTGAAGGCATCCCGCGTCTCCGTTCTGATGGCCTACGGTCACTGGATCGAAGCTGTGCTGGAAACCGATCCTGACGATCTGGCTGCTGACCCTAAGGTCATGATCGAACGCACTGGTGAAGAAGGTAGTCCTGAGCAGTACCAGTCTGACGTTCAGATGCAGCGTCTGTTGGTATCTCTGGCTGTCGATCAGGAACTGAGCGATCAGATCATCGAAGAGCTGAGCGAGTTCATCAACCAGATGACCATGTCTACACCGGTTATCCCGAAGATGAAGTGCCCGAACTGCGGTAAACAGATGCAGGGCGACGATGCGTCGAAGCACCCACACCTTGTAAACCTGAACGCCGTTGAAGTTTTTTTTACCCTACTCCGCCTCAGAATGCAAAAGCTGTCAAGCTAACTCCCAACGGCGAAGTGTATCACCATATCGGTCTCCATGATTTCGGTAAAGAGATTACTCCGTTCACGGAAGGTACTCCTCTGTATAACCTGATCATGGGTAAGACTGTGAAGGATGACTTCACTTCGCAGCTGATGTTCCTTGAAGCTTACGACGAAACCTTCGGTATCTTCGATCACGCTACCTACGACCATAACGATCCAATGTCTATCATCGCGATGCATCCATCCGAGGATATGGTTACTGGGTCACGGTTGGTGTCGTATTCGAGGGAGCTGATGGCTTGTCGTATTCCTGAGCTGACCAATAAGCCTATCGATGAGTTGATGCGATTACCCAAGTGGTATTTGGATGATCTGCTCAAAGATGGGCGTAAGGCGCGGCATCGGGAAGATGCTGAAGTGGAGAAGATGCAAAACGATCTTAAGGCTAGTGCAGAAGCTGCGGCTAATCGTACTCAAGGGAACGAGCAGCCGTAGACAGCATAAAGGGCGGGGTAATCCCCGCCCTTTATGCCCTTATCAACCTTTCAGCACTGACGCAACGTCTTTGCGATGTTGTGCGATAGCGAGGTTCTCGACAATAGTCAGTTTTGACTTATTCTCGATGGAGAAGCTATCGACCTTCTTCACGACGACGAGGGTTGCCTTGCAGAGATCGTACGACACCTTGTTACGTGTATCGGTCAAGAAGCCCATGCACTGACTGATTGCAGTGAAGCCGGTCAGTACAGATGCCAGAGACTTCAGGAACGGTACGAGCTTGTTGGCGTAGACTTGTTCCAACCCAGGCTTGAGACCTTTGTTGTTGAAGCCCTTAACCTTGGCCAGTACTGGATCGGTGCGACCACGCGCCCAGCTGATAGTGCTACTGATCTCTTCAGCCCACTTGGTAGGCTTGTATTCGATGATGAGCTTCTTGAAGTCATCTTCTTTGATCTGCGTACGCTCGTTCATCTGACTGCGGTAAGCGCCCTTGACGTAGCTGGCGATCGATTCGAACGAAGTCAACTTACCGTTAACGTTCATCTTCTTGGCATCATAACCGTAGTTACGTGCCAGCATGACCAGCGGACCGCTGGCCATATCGAAGAGTTCCATCTTGGCGATAGCCACGTCAACATCAGCTTCGGTCTCAGCTTTACTCAGTTCGATAAGGAAACTTTCAACAGCCTCAGCGAATGGAGGAAGCTTGAGTTTGATAACCCCGCAGAGGGTAACCATTTCTGCAAGCTGCTTCTCAGGATCTTCTAGTTGCCGATCCTTGAAGCTATTCCACTTACCGTTGATGTTGCGCATTTCGCTGCTGATGGTGCCATCGCGAGTACGACGTGCCATCTGCATGACGTTCGGGTTGTTTGCCAAGATCTTATCGACCTCAACAATGTACTTCTGGAGTTGACCGAGCTTCTGTTCAAGGTCGTCCACCGCAGCGGTCGCTTGGCCAGCCTGACTCAACCAGTTCCAGAGCTTGGTGACCGCATTGATCACGTAAGCCAATACATCGCCCAGCGCGTTCACTACCGCCTCGTAGGCGGTCTTAACGAAGCTCTCAGTGGATACTTCGTAGTTGGTGCGGCTAGGCTCCTGAGTGAAGCTGTTGATCGGGTAACGATCGATCAACTTACCAAGCACTGGGTAAGTACCAGTCAGTGCTTTGATGTTCTCCATGTCGCTACGGCAAACGTATTTACGCTTGACGATGGTTTCGTACGTTTCGAAGACCAGCATCATGTCGTCGAATTCTTTCGCATGGACGGGGTTAGGCGTCTCATCGATGATCGCAACAGAGGTTCCTTCGTCGTTCTCAATCTCGGCGGATTCAACCGAGAGGTCGGCTAATGTGATACTGGCATTCATGTTCTCGTCCCTCAGGTCATGCAGATGAAAGGTGTAATCAGGCAGCAGCTTCAGCGTCTGCTTTCAAGATGTTCACCGCTTGGGTGATCTTGTACTTGTTGACGCCGCTGGAGGCGTACTCAGGCATTACCTTGATCAGCGTAGCGGCGAATGGTGCTTCACCAACCAGCTCATCGATGCAGCAGCCGTATACCAACTGGTAACGACGCGACCACAGCTGGAAGCCGTACTCGACAGCGCGATCAACGTCGAATGGAGCGACTTCGTTGATCTGGTACATGGTGCTACGAACTTCGCTGACGTTCTGGGTGTAGAAGTCACGAACAGCACTGTCTTGCAGAGGAGCGCCCGGCAGGATGACCAGAGTTGCAGCCGCGCAACCCAGGACCGAAGCCAGCAGGTAACGACGATTTTCGATCTCGGTGCCTTCGGTGAGAGTGGCTACGAGTGCGTTGACTTTAAGTGGGTTCATTAGTTCAATCCTTTCAGGGAAGCGGACAATTCGTACAAACGATTGTTAGCAAGGTCTTCTTTAAGATCATTGGAAGCATGATCCTGACGAATACCCCGCATCATCTCATAGGTAAACGCGCCGATCTTACGAATCACATCGCCGAAGCCATGGATCTTCGAAATCTCTTCGTCGATCACCGCAAGGTCTTCAAGAGCAGTGATGCGCGTCTTCTTATCAAGGCTCTGATCCTTGAGTAGAGTAACCAACTCGCGGCGAATCATAGCGATCCGCTGCTCTGGCTGCGGATACCTGTCACCGTCCAGAAGGCCAAGACCTGAGGTGAAGATAACGTTGATCGAGAAGGTCTTAGCAACACTCCAGATCGACGCAATTGCAAAGGCTGCACGTCCGGCTTCGGTCAGTGCTTTAAACGGCAGCCCGACGATCTGAAGACCGTTAGACAGAAGACCTACCCACTTGGCATCAAAGCCAGAGCGAGCAAACATGCCTTTAGCGCGTTCACGCTTAGCGATAGCGCGAACCAATGGAGCACCCAACATCCATCGAGCAGCGAACTGATCCGCTACTGTTTCAGCAAGACGCTTGTCATACCAGCGAGTGCCAGCCTTCTCTTGCATCCGAACGACCTGTCCTTGCATTACAAGGGCGGTGATCTCAGCAGGAGTGGCATCGTCAGGTAGATTCTTCGGGTCCATCGCAGAGAGCTTCAGAGCAGCCTTACCGATAAGAATGCGCTTCTCGAGTGGAACGTCAGGAGTGATGGCACCAACAACCTCAGCAAGGATGATGTTGGTACGCAGAGTCTCACACATGAACTCGTAGTTAGTCCAAGCATGGGCCAACTCATGGAAGTACAGAGCTGTGAGTTCTTCAGGTTCAAACAAACCTTCGAACATCGACTTGCTCATCTCCATGTCGTTACGCAGCTTCGTGAAGAAGCCCGTCACCTTACCCTTCTTCAGATCGACCGTACCTTCCACCAGCTGAACGCCGGTCAGGTTATTGAAGTCGTACTTCTGGATGCGCTTGAGAGCATCGAGGTTGATCGGGTTGATAGCGTTTAGGTTGGGGAGATGACATTCGATTCGATACGATTCGAGGAAGTTCAGCTCTTCAACGTAAGTCGCTTCCATCCAGACACCGGTGGCGTCTTTGGCCAGCATGGTGATCTCAGCTAAGAACTGCCGCACCGCGTGCGGATCGTCTTTGTGAGTCTGAGCTTGAACGAATAGTGCGGTGATTTGCTTCGGTAATTCGGAGTTCGTTTGGAAAGCAATTGCCTCCAACGACTCACTAATCTTACTGGACATAAATCGACTCCTGCCCCAGTGGGTATCATAGCAATTAGAGTAACGGACAATCGTACAAATTTAATCCCGTGACCAATACTTTACAGGAACGTAGATCCGAGGTAGCAATGAAGAAGTTTCTTACACCACAAGAGATCGATGTACATCTCGCACACATTCCAAAAGATCAAATTGTATCGCGTGAATGTAAACATGCGACTTACGTTCGCCATCGTGGTGGCGAGCAGCAAGACTGCTTGGTGATCAAAGAGTGGGTCACCCTCGCTGATGGTTCACGCTTCCCACGTATCCGTACTGTGGAGAACTATAAGCGTCCGTATTGGGTAACGAAAGAACCGTTCCGCACACACCCAGATAAGATTCAGTTCGAAGAGCTGAAACGTCTGGACGTGTTCCGTGTACCGCAGTGCAAACTGCGTCAGGATATCTGCTTCCGCATCCGTGGACTTCAGCCAAACAACCCAATGAAGGTCTTGGCACGCAGCCCTTATCTGTACGGCCTCGACACAGGCCCTGAAGTCTTCATGAAGCAAAGCTACGCTGACAAGTGGCCCAATGCATTCATGCCGAACCAAGTCTCTGTAATCGACGCCGAGACCGATGTAAACGGCATTCTTCACGATAAGCTTCAACTGCCGATTCTTTGGTCGTTGGTTAGCGATGATGAGATCGTCCTCTACGTGAACGATGCGTGGGCTGGCGATATCGACAACTATGCTGAGCAAGTTCACAAAGAATACCAGCAGGTGATCGGTCAATGGGCTGAGGCCATCCGTAAGAAGATGACCAACAAGAAGTCCGGTGAATGCCCAGAATGGGTAGACATGATCGAGAAGATCCCTGTTCGCGTTGTGCGTCTGAAGAATGACTTCGACATCACCAAGGCAATGGTTGATCGTCTGCATGAAACACAACCGGACCTCGTTACTGGCTGGAACGTATTCTTCGATGCTAAATGTATCGAGAACTCTGTTCTGAATGCTGGCTACGATTTGGCTGACATCATGTCCGATCCTCGTGTTCCTTACGAGTATCGTGGTGCCCTGCTTCGAGAAGGTCAGGCTGTTAAACGTACTTCGTCTGGGCGTGAGATGCGTCTTGATCCGCAAGAACGTTGGAACGTAATTCTCAATACGGCCTCATGGCGCATGCAGGACATGATGCAGCTGTATTGGCAGTTGCGTAAGGCCAAGGGTAAGGAATCTGGTGGTTACGGCTTAGACGCTGTTCTAGACCGTCAGTTGTCTGTGGGTAAGCTCAAGTACGATACCGAAGATACTTCGGTTCCGCCTGGGACACTTCACTGGCACATGGACATGCAGCGGAACTACAAGGTTCGCTACGGCGTGTACAACATCATCGACTCCTTGGCAGTTTGGGCGCTCGACAAGAAGAACCAAGACTTGAGTTCTCAGATCTCATCTCTTGCAGGTCCACTGGATTACTCCAACTTCAACTCACAGCCGAAGATCAACGTCACTGACATGCTCTTCAGTACGATGAAGAAGCTGGGCAAAGTAATCTGCTCCACATCCGATCAAATGGCCGACGAGAACGATGCACTTCTCTCCGGTAAGGATGGGTGGATCGTAACCTTCCCAAGCCACATCGTTGCGGATACTGGACTGTTCTTATTCGAGGACATGCCAGAGATCAGATCCATGATCCACATGTTCAACGCGGATGCTGACGTGGAAACGACGTATCCGATTTCTGAGATCATTCAGAACCTTTCCAGTGAGACGACAATTGCAGAACCTTGTCGTGTGATGGGTGTAGGGCGTGAAGCATTGCGTCTTGCAAGTATCAACCTTACTGGTGGTCGAGTGAACGCGGTCGAGATCGTTGAATCCATCTGCAAGATGCCAATGTTCGACGAGTGGCTGGATCAAGCACTCCTAGACGTCGAAGAGATCAAAGCAGCATAAGGAACCAGCACACTACAGATCGCTCTGTAGTGTGCTGGGGTTTATGCCTGCAATGGCTGGTGAAGCTTGAAGTTCACTTCGATAGCGTCAACAACCGAGTACGTGCCATCGGCCTGAGCTTCCAGTGCCTTAGCAATACACAGACGAGACGAAGCGTCCGACAAGGTGATCACGTCGTAGTCTTTATCAGCACCACCCAACCCAGTGAGACTAGCGCCGATAACGTCGTTAGCACCGAGGTTGTTGTAGATGTCTGTTTCGATCACGTTACGAGATACACGCTGGTTATCGAGGCCTGCCACCACACGAGCAATCGTAGTGACTTCCATCGCATCCCGAAGGTCAGTGTTACCGTACACCTCTTTGCTGACCCAAAGGGTCACTGTCAGAGACTGAGACGTGTGCAGAGTAACCAACTCACTGTCTTGTACAGTTGCTTCCACGAACTTCAGAGTGTTGCGCGGTTGGAAGAACAAGTCAGTACGTTCGAACAGTTCTTGACGAACTGGAGCAAGCACTTCGTTGATCCACTCGTTGAGGATCTGAGGTACTTCCTTCACGTAAGTCAGATCGCCGCCTTTAGTAGCGTAGCGATACACGCCATCGAACAAGCAGACATCCCACCAGTGAATGACGTTACGCTCCGATTCGTAAATCGGATTGCCATTCTCATCGAGGACTGCATCGTTGATGTAATGCAGGACTGTCTTGTCGCCATCGGCATTAAGAACGAAGTCGCCCTTCTTGTGCTTGATCTTGAGTTGCTTGACGCCATCAACCACTTCAAAGACCGGCTGCTTGTCAGCATCGAACTCGTAGTAGTTCTTATCCCACGTCTGGTAAACAACCTCATCGTAGGTCAGAACTTTACGAAGGCCAGCTAGATCCCGGCAAAGAGCCCACAGACCAGTCAGCTCGTCACCAAGTTTCAGGGTCAGCTCTTCGTGATAGATACCGGTCGAATCATCAGGCAGAAGGAAGTCACCCAACACCTGATCAACAGCAGTGGTCGCCGCACCTTCAACAGTGTAATCGGACACCGACCAGATCAACGAGAACTCGTTAGTCAGGTAAGTAGACAGATTGCGTGCTTCCGGCTCGTACATGCTGAAGTTCGACAGGTTTAGCTCATGGTCACCGTTGATGTCCCAGTTACTGTTGAGACGGAACGTATAGATGCGCTCACCGTTCTTAGCGATCTGCACGCCGTTAACGTAAGCATAGTCACTCTCACCGACAGGTTTGAATGCAAGCTGTACGTGAACCTGATCATCGCGCAGAGCTTGCCATGCGTCGTTAGACGAGCTGCGTACGGTCAGTAGATAACCCGCATCATCGCGAACGATGGACATGGTGTTGCTCGAGCTCACAGTCAAGCCCAAGGTATCGTTACTGGCAATGAACGACTTGATGTCGATCTCTGGAGCGTTCAAGTAGTACGGCCGTACTTCGAAGTTGAAGTTAGCTGTGTCGAGAACGTAGTGCAGCGGAGTCCAGAGGTACGTGCCATCGGAGACCTTGTTGATCAGCGGATCACCCTTCAACAGATCGATCGCCTTACGGTCAGCATCTTTAACGATCGTCAGCACGCCATCGATATACCGATACAGAGTCTTCGGAGTCACAGTGAAGCGTTGACCATTGTCGATGACTGTTTCGTATTGCAGCAGATCAGCGATAGCGAACTTGGCCGTGATAACAGCGGAGTCGATACCGGTAGTCGCTACACCCGCTTCGTTCACCGGCATAGCGCGAGTGGCAAGGAAGGTACGTTCGGTGACCACGTCGGTAGGCTTCATCGAGTCAAAACCCAATTCGTCCAGAGTGGTCTTCATCTGCAAGTCACTGACAGGGATGATCGCATCGCCAACGGCGTTGCTGAGAACACGCTTACGACGCTCTTCAAACGTCGGAGCATTAGCACCGCCACTGATTAGATCGGTGGAAACAATGCTGATGGTGTTCATCGTCGACAGCGGAGCTTTGTAGATACCAGCGTCATCGTTGTCAAGGTCGCTGTAAGTCGCTACAAACGCTTCTGGCGGCAAGCCCGACAAAGACATCGTCATCTCGCCTTTCGTCGTGTATACGTCAACACGGATGTCTTTCGTGGTGAGGTTGGTGGCGAAGTAAACGTACGGCAGCTCGATCGTCAGTTCGTTGTTCACCAACTTGTACAGAAGCGTTGGGTCAGTCGGGTCGAACGATTGAATGCTGTTGGTCGTCTTGATCTCATCCCACCCTTTGGTAGCAGTGTTACGAGAGAACGCCCGGACGTAGTAGAACTTGTCGGTCAGGGTCAGAACCTTCTTCAAGGACTTAGCGCCAGACAGACTGTAGGTGTACGACGTCAGCAGCATCTGCTTGATAGGCACATCGACACGAACCATCTCAACAAAGCCACCGCTGTTTGGATCAACGAGCGTGTTGACGTTCTGAGTCTTGACCTTGTTACCAGAAAGCTTCTGGAGAGGCGATGGACGGCTACCGTCGTAAACCACGTCAATACCACCGTTCTTCTTCACGATGAAGTTGATGGCGTATTGGAAGGTAAACGCAGTGTTGTTCACGACGATCCGGGTATGCTTCGGAATCGTCAGGCGCTTAGTGCCGGTGTTACCGACAGGTACAGCGCTTGCCACGATCTCATCGACCGAGAAGAACCAACTGAACACGCCTTCGGAAGGACTGTCGAACATCCCCTCGAAGTCTTTGTCGGATAGGTGGTAGAACAGAGTCTCATCATCCACAGCCTGAATCGGATACTGGCGTGTGTTGAGAATCTGGTCTTCCTGAATACCAGCCAGCGCCAACACCACTGACATTTCCATCAGGTGAGGAAGTGGAGCTGAAGGATTGGTTACAATCGTGCCACCGTCGAGCGCTTCTTCGGTCATCCCCATCAGCAGAGGAATGATTCGAGTGGGCTCGTACTGCAACTCCGCCATCTCGTTGAGAATGGTGTTGTGATCAATTGTAGTCATGAGTACACCTTGTTAGAGACCCTTGGTCAGAGCCTTGTACTGTTCGTTTTCAATCCACCACTGGAGTTCGTTCGTTTCCAGATCGATCCATGGATAGCCGTTGTAGTTTGTCGCAGCGTAGAAGGCATAAGGCACTTTGGTGTATTTCTGAGTGCGGGTGGAATCTTGCATGCCTTTGTTAGTGCGAGCAATCCGGTAGTTGAATTCGAGCAACTGGATCGGATCGTTATACACAGCGCCAACCGATGTAAAGGTTACGGAGAGTTGCTTGTTCTCAAACTCAGCCGCTTCCTCACGGTTAAAGCCGAAGCCTGCACCGATAGAAAGGTTGGTCGGTACGGAAGCACCGGTGTGGAACCACTGAACAATCTTCTGCCCATTCGTATCCAGTTTGAAGCGTTCAATACGAGTGAAGTAATCCATCTCGTTCTGAATGCGTTGACTCGGATGGGGAATGATCGGACCAATCCGAAGATAGGTCATGTACAACAACCAAGTGTGGAACAATGCGAGAACCGCGTTGCCCTTAAAGTTGTTGAACGTACAGGTCAAGTCAAACCGACCGTTATACTCAGCGATCGAATCGTTCATAATCCAGGTCTCTTTAGCGATACCTTCAGGACTACTATAGATGTTGACGCCGATGTCAGGCGGTGAGCTCATGGTCATGATGCTGTTTGTCAGCAATGTGATGTAAGGATTCAGGTTATCCACGAGAGCCGATTGTTTGGCTGTCTTGTATGTTGTGGGGTCCAACATCATCCTTACAGCGTATTGATATGACAGAGGGTCTTGCGTCATAAGCGCAGCGAGTTGTCGGACGGGCGATATGTTATCGTACGACAGGTTGAGGTTTGGGCGTGTAAACAGCACCAAACCTTGCAACTCTCTATGAAGCGGTAAAGGCGCTAAGTTGGGCAGTCGGTTGAGTCCGAAGAACATGTCGCTATAGCGGCTGAACTCGGCACCGGCACCCATAGTCCTGGAGATGCTATCAAGTAATGCGTAAGAGTTATCGAGTCCGCCAGCATCAGCCACGGACTTCATAATCGTGTTATAGAGAAAATCATCTGCTGTGGACATGGGAAACCTCAGTCTTTCGTTTATTCCTAGAAATACAAAGAGAAGGGATGCGCCCCTTCACTGAAAACCATCACCATCCCCCATCTAAGCAGGCGGTTTATCCAGCGGCGATAATTGCCTTAGGAGTAAAATAAAGATGATTGCTGACATCCTCAAAGCTGCGGGTGCAGTTGCTGGAGGCGCGATCCTTCACGCAACAGCAAAGGCTATCGGCGAGAACGTAGCCACCAAGGTGGTTGACACTTCGCTCAACAAAATGGTCGATGTGCTGACTGGCCAGTGGGCAGGCGGCGCAGGCCAGAACTACATCTCCAAAACCCAATCCGTACGTATCGAACCGTTCACTCTGATCGATGCGCGTGCAGTTCGTCTGCCGTACATGAAAGACGTGATGAACGTCGCTCAACGGCTGTTCACTTCGTACTATCTGCTGTCGGTTGCTTCCGACAACAAGATCGGCGGCGTGCGAGTTGCGAAGTACCTGGACAAATTTGCACCTGATCGTGACCTCCACGAAGCGACGAAAGAGTTTCTTTCGATGGAGTCATATCAATTCGGCTTGCCTTTCGTGGGCGAAGCTGCTGGCTTGGATCGCTACTCGGACTACACCACCGAAGCGAACGATCCAAGCAAAGGTAAGGAACCGAGCAAACAAGGCGACGGCGCTACCTTCAGCGGCGGCACTGCTCAAACCCTGAAAGATGTCGGCAACCTGGCCGTTGGTCAGATCGTTGATGTGAAGATTCAGGACGGTCAGAACTCTGCCACCATCCCTGTTTCCATTCGCATGCGCACCATCGGCATGGAACCGGTTACTCTGGTTGAGTTGCTGTCTCTGGTCGGCGCTGATCAAAGCGTTTCTACCCGGTGGCGTAAGTTCAAGGTCGGCGAACTGACCTTGTGGAAAGACCTGGTTATGGCCCAAGACCGTATCGACGATTATCGTCGTGCAGTAGTGGCTGACAAGTCGGGCTACTTCCGCAAAGCGCACAGCCGTCAGAACCGTGGCATCGTTGCCAACCTGCTGACCTCCCGTCCGTCGATCGGCGACGCTACTTCGGTGTGCATCATCACCAAAGATACGCAGCGTGAAGTCGAAGGTAAGATGAATGGCCGCTTCACTGACTTCGCTACACGTCAGCAGATGTTTGAAGGCGGTCTGATGATGCTCCTGTTCGTTATCGACCCGGACATGGAAACTCTGACCATCTACACCCGCGACATCGAAGACTACGGTGTTTACACTATGTCCGATATCAAGTCGGCTGGGCCTTCGAGCGGCAACACCGATCTGTCCGAGATCATGCGTTCCTATCTGGAAGGCAAAGTCCCAGGCCGTCTGTAATCATCACGAAATAAGAGAAGAGTCCAATGGATATCTTAAGCTGGGTTAGTTCCATCCTCCCGACCTTCGGGAAGAAAGACGTGCGTGAGAAGTTGCGCACCATCTCGAAGAAACTGACGGATATCGTCAAGCCTTCGGTTGAACTGTTTCGTGAAGAGATCAAGGAGCGTCAGCTGAAGTCTGCTTACGGTAAGTCCTTCTTCAAGGACATCGTCGGCGTTCTTCCATCGCGTCTCCAAGGCGGCGATTCGCCATTCAGCTTCGTGCTGGGCATGGCGATCGACAACGCGGTCAAGTTGCTCGACCAGCTCGAGCAGTACGTTACCAAGAACATGGGTGAGACCATCCATATTGAAGGTATCACGTACCAGAAGGCGTCGGTCATTCGTTTGATCGAGATGCTCGACTTCTTCGCGGACTACTCCAACCGGCATCTGTCCTATCTTGTTGCGTCTGAGACCAACATCGAAGCGTTCGACAAACCGGACGGTAACCCGTTCACGCCTTACGCGTTGAAGTATCTTCAGAACAACAAGCTGCCCTACATCCAAATGATGGGGCTGCTGCTGAACGATCCGAAGAAGATCATGACCGACATCAACGGCATTCCTGAAGTCATCATGACTGATGCTGGCGTTGGTGAAGTACCGGCTCTGGCCGGCGGTGCGGCTGACCCTCTTCGTCTGGGCGCGTTCCCGATCGTCACCAGCGTCTTCCACTGGGTAGGTCTACGTAATGTCGATTACGACATCGAGCGTTACGAACTCGCCAAGAAAGAACGTCGCGATATCGAGATGCGTCTCGAAACTCTGCGTCAACGCCGTGCTGGTAATCAGGACGCACAAGCCGAAGTCATCATCGCCAACTACGAGCGTGAACTGACTCTGGCCCGCGCCAAAGTTACCACCATGGAGGAGAAGCTGAGATGAGCAACCTCGTATATACACACCGTGGCTTTCCATGCGTGATGGATATCGAGATTTCCCAAGGGGCTGTCTACGAAGCCCCTGAGGTCAGCAAGATCTATCGCGATCGCATGCAGGAAACTCGTTCAGGGTTTGAAGTTGAACTCGATCAGGTTGAAATGCTATTAGGTGAGTGGACTCGTACCGGAGGCTTCTTCGGCCCGGCTCTCGCCCCGCAAGTGCGTCTGAGTGGCTCTGTGCAATCGTTCATCGCCGAGACAGCGCTCTTCCTGACCAAGCGTATCACCCGCCGCCGCGTCAGCTTCCAAGACCGCGGTATGCTGATGAAGCAAGACATCGCTGTGGCTGTACGCCTCCCAACCTTCACTGATGACGAGCGTGCGGCATTGACTGAACTCTCTGGTATGAAACCAGAAGTTCTGATCCAGTTCTGGATCACCCGCCTGGGGCTGGACGACCTGTCTTGCTCCATGCAGTTGTATGTAGGTGACCGTTCAAACTCGGACATGATGTAATAATGTGCGTATACGCCGTCGGTTGCGCACCGACGATTAATATCCCTAGGAGTTTCACATGAGCAAATCTCTGCACGCATCTCTTCTGGCATACGCCGTTGAATCCGGCGAAGTAGCACCAGAAGAAGTGATCACCCCAGCCGGTGAAGAAGAAATCACCGTCATCACCGACGAAACCATGTCGGACCTGGAAGAAGCCGTTGCCGAACTGGCCGACGACGTCGAAAAGGTTGAAGACCACGAAGACGGCGCCGAGAAGGTAATCGAAGCCGTTGAATCCCTGGAAGCCTACGTGGTTCAGTTCGAACGTCTGGGCGAAGCCGGTATCGCGATCAACACCACCGCTGCCAACTTCGCGCTGCAAGGCATCGTCGCTTCCCTGGAAGGCCGCAACATCCCTGCCGCCGTCTACAGCACCGAAGCCTTCGCTCTGCAAGAGTCGTTCGAAGCTGACGACAAAGAAGCCGACAAAGGTCCTGGCCTGCTGGGCAAGGGTAAAGCCCTGCTGACCAAGCTGTGGAACATGCTGAAAGCCGCTGCTGGCGCTGTGAAGCAAGCCATCATCGACTTCTTCGCCACCATGGGCAAATCCGCTGCCGCCATCAAGGCCGGTGGTGAGAAGCTGAAGCGTGTTGGCGCTACCATCAAAGACAGCAAGACTGTCTCCCTGAAGGGCGGTTCCTACAGCGCTCTGACCGTCGGCGGTTCCGTCGATCCAGTCAAAGCGATGGCTGACGTTAATAGCGGCTACAAAACCGCTGTTGTCGACAACATCACCAAGCTGCGCATCGTGGTTAACCCACTGGTGAAAGCTCTGCGCAACCCAACTCCAGGCGGCGTCAAGTCGGCTGCTGAAGGTATCGACGTCAAGTCGCTGGCTTCCGCAAGCGCATCCCTGCCAGGCGGCTACGTTGCTCACTTCACCGTTGGTTCGGGTGAAGGCGTTGCAGCCCTGACCGGCACTACCTTCAAGATCGAGAAGACCAAAGGCGGCGAAGGTGCCAAGGACTTCAACGCTCTGTCCGGTGGTGACATCGTCAAGCTGGGTACTGCTGTTGTTGCCACTGCTGACCTGATGGTCAAAGCCAAGTCCGACGCTGATGCCATCATCAAGTCGAACGACGAGCTGCTGTCGGCCGCTACCACCGCGATCAACGCTGCCAAGGACGATGAAGCCCAAGGCGCCGCTCGCGAGCTGCTGAAGACCGCTACCAAGCTGATGTCCGTTACCAAAGGCTTCGTACCTACCTACGTTCGCTACATGGCTACTACTGCCAAGGTTGCGTACAAAGCTGGTATGGCCTCGGCTTCGGCTCACGGCAAGAAAGACAAAGCTGAAGAAGGCGCGGCCGACAAAGGCGCTGCTGATCCAAAGCTGCTGAAGAACGATGACAAATAAGCTTAACGGCTTAGACGTCTAACGTTTAGTACGGCGGGGCTTCGGCCCCGCTGTATGCCGCGTTTATGATATAGCTTCCGCTATTAACGCCATCTCTCTGTGCAACGGGTGATAACAATGACACGGTTCTCCGACGAATTCAAACGGTCGATGCTTGGTGACGGTTCTTTCGAATCCGCCATCGTTGATGAAAGCGATTATCAAGAAACAGGTATTACTCCTGAGCTGGTTATCCAGACTCAAGAAGAACGTGCAGAGCTGGCTGATGCTCTGGATCAGGTTGATGAAATCGGTGATGACCGTAAAGACATCGACGCTGCCGCTGCTGTAACTGACGCAGTCGTAACTGCTGTCGCCGCTGCCGAAACCATGCCTGCTGCTGCATCGGAAACCTTCGCTGAAATCGCGAACGTAACCATCGCTTCGGCCGCTCAAGTGTTGGACTGTGAGATGCCTCGTCTCGAGACTGATCCACACACCGGCGCTATCACTGAAGAATCCATGGAAAGCTTCAGCAGCTGGTTCTCCGGCGCTGCCAAGTCCTTCATGGAAGCAAGCTCGAACTTCTTCGCCCGTATCGGCCTGGGTATCTCCCGCCTGAACGACAGCTCCCAAGGTCTGACCAAGCGCTGCATGCGCGTTCGTACCGTGATGGGTGATCGTAAGGGTAACGGTGGTAAGCCGATCAAGCTGAGCTCCGGCGTACAACGTCATCTGGTTCTGGGTGATGGTTACGCTGCTGACCCGATCGCTGCACTGACTGAGTTCGGTGGCTACAACGTAGCGCTGACCAAAGTCGTCAACGAATACCACAAGCGTCTGGGCGATCTGATCAAGGATCGTATCTTCGCTGCCGTATCGTCCGGTCAGAAGAACGACATCTTCGTCGACCTGCAAAGCTCCGACCTGCTGGATGACATCGAGAAGATCCTCGCCCGTCAACCAAAGAACCTGATGGGTAACCAGGTCTACGCCTTCAATGATCGTCCGATCAACAAGGTGTTGAAGGTAACCCTGCAATCGGGCATGCCGAATGCTATCGACTTGATCCGCCACCTCGATGCTCCGAACTCTCTGAGTAACGATGCGATCGTTCCGATGCTGACTGCGCTGGAAGGTTTGATCGCTGAACAGCTGATGGCTCTCGAGAAGATGTCCAGCCAGTCCAAGGCTTCGTTCAAGTCTCTGCAAGACGTGATCAAGAAGTTCAATGGCATGGCCGAAGAAGCTGAGATCGCTCAGCTCAAAGCCAACGGCGTCGAAGCACCAGTATCCCTCAACTCGATGGAACTGCTGCGCGTCGAGAACCAACTGGTTTCCGAACTCGGCCGCGTCTGCGACCGTCTCGTTGATTACCAGCGCGACATGATCGACCGTATCGACTCGTTGTTGACTTTGGTCGAAGAGTCGGTCTTCCAAGACTGATCTCACTGACCTGCGTGGGGAGGGGTCAGCCCCTCCCTTCGTATGCCGCTTATTCAAGGTGCTAGACCATGCCTAAAATCACAGTGGAGCTGGCTTCTAACTACGAGAACACCACACGCCCTGTTGCGATGTCGATCGCTCGTGACGTGATGAAGCTTTGCAACATCCCCCAAGATACTCCTCTGTACATGCCGGGTGAGTTCGACCAGATTAATCAGGCTGGTACTACTCTTGACGGTGAAGCTAAACTCTCCTTCGGTGGAAACCAGAAGGTGAAAGTAGTCGTCGAAGAAACCCTTCGTAATGAATCGGTCATGCAGCAGGTCATTAAGCAAAATGAAATGCCTGCGATGTTTGAAGACAGAAGGCTGGGTATCAGTATCCGTCCTGTCTACATGCAGTCTGACCTGACTCTTACCTTCCAGTACACTTGCGCTAGCCGTCAGCAAGCCAAGAAGTGGCAGGATGGGTTTGCAGCTCGACGTGCAGAGAACCGTACTTCGACCTCTCATCAGATCGAATACGAGATTCCAATTCAAGAAGGTGTGTTGGCGTTGCTTGCGCACTTGCATTCATTGAGGGAGAAGACTGCCGGATATGGCGAGACAGTAGCTGAGTGGTTCAAGTCGTGTCAAAGACGGCCGTTCCAATTACTCGCTACTCAAGACAAGGACATGAAGAAGTCCATGGTGTCTGTCCCTGAGACTCAGGTACAGATTACTGGGTGGTGGGATTTCACTGACATTCCAAGAGAGCAGAAGAACGGTGACACCAGTACGTGGGCTATTGAGTTCTCGTACCGCGTCATGTACCACCGCTGCACTCACCTGTACCTCGTCTATCCGCTGGTGGTTCACCAGTCGCACATCTCTCGGGATTACTTCGACTCCAAACCTCGATTCAGTCTTGAGGACCTTCCTAAGGAAAGCGCGATCGGTATCCGTGCGCTGGACTACATGGATCATTACGTCGACTCGTTCCCACAACCCGTCGATGGTCTGCGTTACCCAACGTACGACGAATGGATTCCTGGAAAGAGTCAGCAACCTCCAAAGAGTATTCCTGCTGCCAGTTGGATGCTCTCGCTCGATCCGAAAGATTCTCAGAAGATCGGCAACCTTACTCAACTACCTGATATCCGTTTCACCAAAGAGATGGATACGTACTTGCGGGCAAACTACGCAGGGCTGGGTAAACGAGGACAGGCTTCGGTTCTGTTCACGATCTACGTCAATGATTCGCCAATGACCGAGTCGTGGATTGAGATTGATAAGGATCTGAACATCCGCGCAACGGCTCCTCTGGATCTACGTCAGCAGTACCATCTACGGATGTCATTCCCGACGTACTATCCAAAGTTCACCAAAGACGCTGTAAGGCAAATGCAGCTCAACAGTAATGCCACGCTGCAAGTCTTTCAGTCAATCGTCCCACGGCTTAACGTGGAGTACGCCAAGGCTATCATGTTGGATGACCAGTATCTCCCGATCGATTACATCGTCTGGTTTTACAAATACCTACAAGATCACGGTATCGGTTACAATAATGATGGTGGCGGTAATCAAAACAACGGCGGTGCTTCTGGTGGCGGTCATGTCAACACTGGCACTGGTGTTCCTGGTTACATTGGTGGACCTGGAGGAAATACCGGAGGTAACGGATCAGACGGCTCTGGAAGTAACGGCCACACCGGTGGTAATATCGGCGGTGGTGGTGTCCGTGATCCCGGTGTTCCTTATCCGGATGATTGGATTAACGGTGGCGTCTGGACTAAACGAAGCATGAGCGGTGCCCGTTACGTTCAGTTCCTGTATATCGTCCACAAGAAGTAATCGGTTGAATGGAGAGTGGGGTAATCCCACTCTCTTTTATTTTGTTGGAGGACCATCATGTCGTTTATTGAAATCCCGGACGAAGTTCCGGTAGTGAAACCGAATCTTAAGATCGCCGATGAACCTTATCGCGGTCAGGTGGTAGAAACCAATAAGCAAAGCTTCTTCTCGCTGGCCACTTTCGGGTCAGGTATGAAGATGGCTTGCGATTACTACTCAGCCGTCGCAGGGCGCGATAACGCAGCCGCTTCGTATCAAGATGACCTTCCGCCAGTCTTTGGTCAGTACGAGCTTATCCGTGGCTTTGAGCTGCTCATCACGACACCACTGTCTCACCAGCAGAACAACGAAGGCACTGGTGAATGGGTATCGACTGGTTCGGGTACGGTGTACAGTTGTATCACTCCGCAGAACGGCGAGATGTTCTTGGCTGACATCGGTAACGGACAGGAAGCATTCTTCCAAGTCAACAACCCGCGTCGTCAGGGCATCTATCCGGAATCTCCAACCGAGATCGATTTCAAAATCACGCTGCCTGCAACTAAGGAGCTGGTCGAACGACTCAATAAGTTCCGGGTTGTAGAGACCTACTACTTCCATCGCGAGAACTACCGCAATGGCGTGAAGTGTCTTCTGCGTCGTGAAGAGGTTGATATCACCCGCCGTCTGGTTGATGCGTTCCGCCGACTGGTCCCTCTGTACTTCCGTGACTTCTTCGCTGATCGCTTCAACACTTTCTTGGTGCCTGGTCAACTCACCAGCACTTACGATCCGAACATCGTACGGTTCATGAAGTCGATCCTTGGGACTGAGCATCATCACCTGATGAACACGCTCACTGAACTCGGCGTAGCACATGACGTATATTCTAACCAGATTACGTTATTTGATGTAATTGCTAAGCGTGACTACAACCTCCTGTACAGCGCCTCAAGACATCTTCAGGTCGCACACGTTGAACGCATGCGCCAACACGCTCTCATGCGCTCTATCGTCTTCAGCGGCGTTAAGCAGATGCTCATCGCGGTGGATGTGGCGAACAGCAACAATAACCCTATCCAGCCTCCAGGCGCTTGGGGTCAATTGCAGGATGGTGGTGTACGTCAGCCAAACATGCGCTCGATTCTCCCTAATCTGGATCTGACCGATCCTGTCCCTGATGAACCTCCAGTAACTCAGTTGGTCAAGCCTGTCTTGGTCGATGACTGCTACGTCCTGAGCAAAGAGTTCTACGACGATGCTCCGGGTCAGAGTAAGCTGGAAGTCCTATTAGGGCAGTGCCTGCGTGGTCAGGCTATCGATCTGGAAGTGCTGGCTGATATTGCAGACGCCTCCGTCAAGTTCGATAACCTCGAGCGGTTCTATTACACGCCGATCATTCTGGTCCTCATCAAGATGGCCTCAGGTGTACTCTAATGAGATCACAACCGATTTCCAAGTCTGCGAACTTCAGGTTCTCAACAGATACGGTACATGACGGAACGGATACTTCGTTCCTGATCTTCAACAAGCAATGCCTCCATCTGTATGAAATCGACTACAGCCACTTCAAGGCCATGAACGGAATCCTGAACCAGCCTATCGTTGGCCGGTATTCCGAACGTGAGATGGATAACCTGACCCGTGAGATGGTTCCTACTGCGAGCTGTATCTGGGATATGGTTAAACAGTTTCTGGACGGTGCCCACATTCGGATACCGTGTCCAAAGACTGCTGCGTTGATCTACAAGACGATTGCGGCTCACGTCGAGGCTCACCTCACGGCTATGCGGACAATCAAGATGTACGAGGCTCCAGACCCCGAGGACTTCCGTGCATTGACAGAGTTCGCTGTTGGCATTCGTCTCAACGCCATGCGTAGCGATGATGACATCGACGGTAAACGCGCTCAAGGTCTCAACCGTCAGCAACTCCCAGTCCGTGCGTCGTTCAGTCGTCAAACGGTTCAGGAAGATGCTGAGAAGAAACCTGACATTCCAAGAGTGATGCAGAAGATGGACTGCATCGATCGGTATCTGGAATCGATAAATGGCCGTTGAGTTAGATTCGTCCCCGATTGCCCAAGAGGTCGCCCTCATCGTTAAGGAAGGTGGTAGTCCTTACTTCTTGTTCGCAGTGACCATCCATTGCGGCGGTAAAGACATTACCCCTCTCCAAGTGTTGAGGTTTGACGTTGGGCGCAACTACCGTGGCGCTTACACGGATGACCTGTCCATCGTGGTGTCACTCGGCACCGGTACATTGATGAATGACATTGGTCCGTATCAAGACGACATCAAGATCACCGTCAACATCTCCAACGCCGATACAACCGGTACTCAGAAGACCGATCAGGCGGTGATGTCCAGAACGTACGTTGCGTATCTGGGTGATGAGATCCCACGCCCAACTGATACAGCGTTCAACCCATCGCTGCAAGATACTGAGACGGCTAACCGTAGTTCCCTCAAGAACACGACGTTTGTGTTGGAGATGGCAGCGGTCGGTCAGCTCAGGAAACAAAGTCTCGGCACGATCGGTAAAGCATGCCCTCCTTACGAGCTCATGCGTACGCTGATGACGAAGGCGTGTCAAGCGTTGAAGTTGGGTAAGGATGAAGTCATCGACAAGTTCGATATGGCTGATGCCAACAACCTGACAGCGCGTGACCACGTCATCGTTCCGGATAACACTCCTGTCTTGGAGATCCCTGATTACATCCAGAACAAATCTGGTGGGATCTACTCGACAGGTCTTGGGTTCTATATCCAAGGACAGTGTCTGTTCACATGGCCGATGTACGATACAACCCGTCAAGATTCCGCTAAACGTGTGTTGCAGGTTGTGATGGCTCCTAGTCGTCACTCTACGATGCTCGATAAGACGTGGAGAGATGGTGGGCGGATGGTCAGCATTTACTCGGCTGGTATTTCTAAGATCCTCGATGATTCGTTGGGTCAGTTGAATACCCAAGGTAACGCCGTTCGTTACACCAACGCCAATCAGTTGGTGGACGGTGGTCCTAAAGTTGCTGGCAACAAGATGGTGGCGTCTCGTACGACCAACAACCAAGAGTTCTCAACCACGGTTGTAGGTAACGGACAGAACCTCGCTAAAGCCGCTGGATCGAAAGTAACTGATAACGTGTACTTGGAGGCCAGTAAGCTGGCGAAACGTTCAGGTGCGCACATGGTGATCCCTTGGAAGCGAAGTAACCCAGAGCTTATCACTCCGGGTATGGCTACTGAGATCAACTACGATCACGATGGCGTTATAAGGACAATCGAAGGTACTGTGATTTCATGCTACAGTTCTTACGAGCTGGAAGGTCAAGGTATGAACGCAGCACGATGGATGGCTTCATCTGTCGTAACGGTCTTCATTGATCGGAATGATCCTGACTATATCGCTTACCTACAAGGTGGCGGTACGATCAGTGCCGTTCCAGAGATCGGTGAGATCTAACAATCCCATAGTCACACATTACCGACGTAGAATCTAATCACCGGGGGAGTAATTCCCCGGCCTTTTTCTGCATCGGTAAGAAGGAACCATTTTGAATGCATTCTAATTTCAAGGAATTTAACCATGAATACGACTCTGTCTCCAGACAGACCCGTAGTTGAGAGGAATACGATACTCAACTTAATTGTCAAAACCTCCGAGGGTAAATCCGAATACGGACTCTTCCTCGTGCTTGAAAGCTTCGATTACAACGATGCGCTGGCGGAAGTTCGTATCGACGGCGCTGTGAAGTCTGAAGATGTATTCTCCAAGCTCACACGGCAGCTTGTGGATCGCAAAACGATCCTACCCGTTGAATCGTACACTTTAGATTTAGGAGAGCGTGGGCGAGCTTGTGGAGCCTTGAAGGATAGCTACCATCATCAGCTCAACGATTGGTCTAGCATGGCCAAGGTGTTGGTTACTGAAGTTGAGAAGCATCACTTCGACTTCATGGGACCTGAAGGTCTTCTCCATCTGCTCAAAGTACAAAACGGCCCGACGCTTGGACAGGTCTTCATTGAAATCAAAACGGGGAACTACGAATACACAACGCTGGACATCATCGGACCTGAAGGGGCTGACTACCCTGAAGACTTCAAGAACATGATTCAGCGGGAGATCACCCAATTCCTCAGAGAGAAGTACAGCGACGTTCCATTCGAGCTTATGGTTAGTATCCGCCAGTCGGATCTGTCCAAAGCTATCGAGGTGCTACATGTCGTCAGGGCAAGCTCTAATCACAGACATTTTCAAATCGGAGTTACTAAACGATTTAGACGGCCCGATACTGGTGTCGTTAGCAATACAAGCGTGGCTCACTAATAACCTTCTGGATGACTTGCTTTACTCGCTTCAACTGAACAGTATCACTTACACTCAAACCGATCAATTCCTTCACTTATACATTCGAGGACAACGCTTGAAAGTCCCACTCATCAACTTCATGACAGGAGAACGCTATGGCCAAGCGTAGAACACCGGACGAGATCTCCAAAGCCAAGGATGACATCATCACTACGCTTTCCATCGCAGCGCTCTCTGGAGCCGACAACGCGAAGATCCAACAGATCGCTTATTCACTCATCGATAGAGCGCCGGGAGCTATGAAGAAAAGCTTCCTACTTCCTTTGTCTCAGAGTGAAGAAGCGCTGGACATCGTTCTGGAGGAGATGTGTTTCCCACAGACCGAGAAGTGGATCGGCACAGCGCGCATTAACGATTACGAATACGACATCACCTTGAAGTGGACTGACACTTTGACGTATGTCCAATCGGAAGTCGTCGAACTCATCGCAGCACAATTCCTTCAACGTGGTTTCACATCGGGTCGACTTTACCTTCGCTTCACTCATCCTCAATACCGTTTCGAAGATAGCACCAGCGTCTGCATGCAGCACTTCTGTGAGCAAACACAGATGGGCTTGAAAGTTGCCTGACACGACATAAAGCCCGGCATTACGCCGGGCTTTATGCTCACTCTTTTTTTTTGCTGTATTACTCGCCTTTGGAGTCGTACTGTCGAAGGCTTGCGTTGGCGTGCAGATACGCCGACTGAGCAATACCGCCGACCAACGGCAGCATGGTGCGTGGACCAGTGCCGATGCGGGCCAGGATCTTGGAAACGATCGCAGGACCTTGCTTAACGCGGGACTTGTCGTAAGTACCGTTAGCGCGCTTCAGATCGCTGATAGCGATCCGCAGATCACGCTTGGTTTCGTCCATCCACTTAGCAACGTCAGTCAGACCACGAATGATGTCACGGATCTCGCCGAAGCCGCAGACGAAAGTACCTTCAGCGATCTTGGTTTCCGATTTGGTAACCTTGATAGCCGCGTTCAGAACGTTGAGGTCGTTATCGCCGGCGGAGACAGTGACTACGTTCAGGCCAGGGAACTCGTAGAACTCGTTCGAGCCGTTAGGAGTACCTTGTGGCAGATCGGCTTCGCTGACTTCCTGACCGCCTTTCAGCTTGTCAGTAACGGTAGCGCCCAGCTTGGCGTACATCTTGACCCAATCACCGGCCAGGAGCTTACCAAAGTTGGTAGCAGTATCCAACGCCTGTTTCGGAGTCAGAGTCTTCTGAGTAGTCTGCAAGTAAGCAGCCCACTTAGGAGCACCATCGAACTTATCTTTCTTCAGAGTGCCAGCAGCCTGGTTCTGACGAGAGATCAAGTTGTCGCGCATTCTGTAAACGGCAGACTCGGTCTTACCGTAGTTGTTCATCAGACCGGTCAGCATCTCGGCCAGCTTAGCGCAAGCGGCTTTGAAAGCTTCCCACATGCGAGCCAGCAGACCTTTCGACTTACCTTCAGTTTCCTGACGGTTCTCGAAGCTGGTCTGATGGACGCCGATGGATTCGAACGATGCCGAGAACACCGCATCAGGAACTGGCAGGTCAGCAGCGCGCAGGATGTTACCAACGCCCAACTGGTACTGGCGCGCAGTCTTGGCGTTCCAGTTATCGGCCGGTACACGATCCATGAAGTCAGAAACGAACGACTCGAGGGATACGGTTACTTCGGCGATGCTTTCAACGTTGCGGCTACCTTCAGCGATTTCGGCATCGCTTACAGCAGCGTCAGATACGCATTCAGCGATCTCGCCAATTACCACGTCAGTTGGGTTCTCTTCCAACATCATGGCATCAGCGGCTTGCTGTAGTGGATCGTCGTGTACAATCATGGGAAACCTCAGTTGTAAGCGTTGGCACACTCGTCGATGTAACGAATGCTTGCCTTGATGGTTTTGAGGAAGTACGGGGTGGCGTTAATCCAACCCTGTGCTGCCAAGCTGCATGCTTTGTTCAGGGAGCTGAACGCAGTCCGGAGTACTGCTACATCAGTCTTATCGTTGTGGGCGGTAACGCTCTTGGAGAGTTTGCCGACCTTATCGGTAATGGCTGTGAAAGCATTCATCTCACGTTTGAGACTAACGAGGACTTTGAGTCCATCATTACAAACGGTGATGCCTGTTTTCAATTCAGCTACAGAAAGCAGATCAGCTTTCGTATTGTTCGCTACAGCCGACTGGTTGATCTTGATCTTAGTCCCCATGATCGGATTAGCCCCAGCACCCGGAGTCAATTCCAGATAATGGTTAGGGGTAATATCGATCTTGACCGGTTTCATCGCCAGCGACTTCTCAGCGAACTCGGTAACACTCTTACCGACTTTATCCGCATCCAGTCCAGCGACGTTAGTCGGTAGAGGGAACTCAACCAAACTCTTCCAGCCACCGCGCCATTCGATCGCGAAGTCTTCGAAGTAAGCGACTGCTTGAACGACGTGACGACTAGGCGGTTCGATACGCGAATGTTTGTCCGTAAGATAGGCAGCGACCTTACCTACGTTAACATCTTCGACCGTAGCCTTAGCATCAGCCTTGATTAAGGAAACCTTCTCCGTAACCTTATCGAGATAGTTCTCGACAGACTTACCGCTGTCAGTCAGATTCTCCCAGAAGGAAACGAACGCATCGGCGACAGCTTTCATCGCTACATGAAGCCACGTCAGAATACGACGGATGATGCCGTCCTTCTTCTCAGCGACTTCAGTGCTGTAGTTCCCGTTACTCGCTTCGAACGACGGTACAATCATTGTTGCGGGGATGTAGATATCCGCGTTAACGAGAATGGCTTCAACCGACAGACGTAGAAGATCAGCGTCGCCTTCATCGAATCCATCCGCGCCACAAGCGGCGATACTCTTATCCACCAAATCCGTCAGGTTATCGGACACACCAGCCGCAATGGAGATCTCATCGGAATGACCCTCCACTTCAGCCGCAATATGAGACAGCTTCTCGATATTGCCGTCAGCCAGATCCGAGGCCTCGATAATGGAATCTTCGAGGCTCAGATGAATGACTGGACGTGGTGTCGACGCTGACTGGGCGAGTCTTTGAAGAATACTAGCAGTCATTGTCTGTCACCGGTTACTTGGCGTGATCGTAGGTGTTGCCCTGGTTGTTACCGGCAGCATTTGCACGATAGCGCTCAGGACGAACCACTTCAGGCTCATCTTCTTTGGTATCGCTACCACCAGCGCCACCTTTGATCTTGCTGGCCGACAGGTCGCAATAGCGCATGTTGGCTTTGAGCATCATCAGGAAGTCAGGAACCGACTTGGTCCAGCCCTGAGACATTACACGGCAACCGCCGAGGATACCGTTGACCCACAGACGCAGCTCAGGATCGATCTTCGCGCCACCCATGCTTTCAGCCATCTTCAGACGACCGAGGATGGTATTGCAAGCCTTGACCACTGCGTCAGCGCCTTTGGTCCAGCTGGAAACGTCTTTCTCGATGACCTTCATGATGTCGAGGGCCTTCAGAGCCAGCGTGCAACCGCTCAGCATTTCAGCGTGCTTCAAGACCTTACCGGTGTGAGCAGCCTTCTCTTTGATGACGGCACGTTCCAGTTCGACCTTGGCGCCGTTGAGAGGCCACTTGCTATCTTCGCCAGGGATCAGCTTGATAGTGCTGGTCTCGGAGATCTTGATGTCCTTCAGCTTGGACATGTCGTTCTTCATCGAACGGTTCAGGTTATCGACCGCCGTATTGAGGAACGTGGTGATCGGACCGACGTCGTTCATGCTCGAAGGCGGCTTGATGTCCACCAGATCTTCGAACGCGCCGTGCCAGGCCGAAACGAAGTTCTTGAACAGACCCACGTTGGTCTGAACGATCGCAGCAGGTGGCTTGACCACGCCGGAAGCGTTCGCGCAATACGCGCCAATGCTCGCACCGAGATTGATGGTGCCTTCTTCGGTCTCGCCTTTGTTCTTGTTGATCTTCGCCAATACAGCGGTGCCGTATTTGCCGATCGACTTGCTGTTGTTGAACAGACGGTGCCAGAACTTGGCAACCATAGCCATCAGGCTCTTGAACGCTTCAGCTACCCAGCTAAGGATACGGCCGATAACGCCCTTCTTCTTTTCTTCAGCTTCCGTTGAGTAGTCCGAACGGCTAGCGCAGGATTCGAAAGAAGGAACCACGACACCTACTGGAATGCCCAGGCCGGAGACCTTCAGAACGGCTTCCACCGAGATGAACATCAGTGCAGCACCTTCTTCGGTGATACCGCTGGCGCCGTAGGTTTCGATAGTCTGGTCGACGATCGCTTCGATAGAGCCGGCTGCTGCCTCAGCTTTATCGATGGAGGCATTCTGCCCATTGATGTCTTCGGAGATAGCATTGATCTCGGCAATGTCGGCAACGATATCTTGCGACAGTTGTTCGAGTTCTTCACCCTGTACCGGCTCTTCTTCAGGAGCTGGGAGGTTAGCGAAGTCTGGCTGAGCTGGCAGCTCAGACGATTCAACGCCGTAGTTAGCAAGTTGCTGCAAGATGGATGGAGGCATGGCTATGTCCTTGGTAATGACGTACGTGAAACGATGATTAAGCGGCTTTGGAATAGGCCGAGGCGCTGGCGCTGACATAACCGTCAAGTGCAGACTTAACTGCCCAGATAGTTTTGATCAGCTTAGGGGGAAGCATCCCGAGATCGTACATAACGTCGACGGCCAGCTTGTAGGCGTCACACGCTTCTTTGATCGCAGTGGTATCTTCGTTGGCTGCCTTCTTCTTGCTGTACAGAGCGTTCAGTTGAGAGCTCATGTCAAACAGTTTGGTAGCCATGCCGTCGATCTCTTCAGCAGCATCCTGAAGAGGTTTGATGAAATCGCCAACATGGTCAGTCCATGCGGGAACTGCATCGGTGTAGTCTTGCATATCCTGAGCGCTGAGCGCTGGATACTCACCACCCTCGGCTTCCTTGTGAACCACCATGTTGCTATTGAGGTTCATGGAGTTGCCTTTACGCTCGCCAGTCAGAACGATGTCGATGTTCTTACTCACGTTGAACTCGACTTCTTTCGCTTGACCGAGTCCGACAGCATTGAGGAGAGCGGTCAGCACCCGAGGGAGTTCACTTTCCTTCGTCGGCTGTACGCCATTGACGATCGAGCTGACTTTCTTAACCATTTCCAGAACGCGGTCAGCTGAGTGCTTGCCGAAACCTTTGAGATCCTTGAGAGTCTCAGTAGGCTTCTTAGCCCGACCATCTTGCCCGATGATGAACTTAGGGTCCTTAACAGTAACCTTAGTGCTTGGAGTAGACGGAGCTGCTTTAGGAGCCGCTTTCGGTTCTTCCTTCTTCGGTTCTGGTTCGGGCTTCTTCGGTGGAGGAGATGTCGGTTTCTCAGCAGGCTTAGCCGCTGGCTTGACCTCAGACTCTTCCTCCTTCTCAGCCGGCTTCTCTTCAGCAGGCGCGTCGCCGTCAACGGCTGCATCAACCTTCTTCTTCAGAGCTTCGTTCTTGGCCTGGTCGTTCTTCTTGAACAGACCCAGCTTCTGGAAGAACGCCTTCAGCATTCCCATGAGGGTAGTGAAGGTACGCTTGATCCATGCCCAGATCTTACCAATGAAGCCCTCGCTCTTCTCCTCAGCTTCCGTTGAGTAGTTCTCAGGAACGCTGGATTCGAAGGACGGAGCAAGCATCGTAACTGGGAGATCCAGATCAGACGCCATCAGAACCGACTCCATACAAACACGATAAAGCGCAGCGCGCTCTACGTCCATGGATGGCTTGTCGTTAATGAAGGCGTCACGAATGTTCTTCACCGAAGCGAGGGTCGCACGAGCTCGAACAATCTGGGTTTGAAGCACATCCATCTCGTGGAAATCGGATTGCATGTCCACGCTTTCGAAGCTATAAGCAGCTTCTACTCGCCCGATGTTGTTGTTGGCTAGCTGTTTCAAAATGCTCGCGGTCATTTTACACACTCGACTAGAGTATTATGCAAAGATCGAGAAGACCTCGCTCGGCGGATTATTACTTACATAAGATCTCCCTAAAGGAACGATTAATGAAGATTGGATCGGTCCAAGATGTTGAGTTCGAAACCACTCAACACGGCAATGTAATCCCTGTTCTGAAGATACAATCTGGAAGAACTAAGTTCGATTACAAACTCCCCAACATTCATGTACTTCAAGAGATGAAGTTGTGGATGGCAGACATCGTGATGTTCACTGAGAAAGCCGGTAAGACTTCCTGCAAGGTATTAATGGAGAACCGTCCCATTGATGCTAGTCCTGTCGAACTACCACACACCTGCCAATCGTGTGGAGAAGAACTCCACATCTATCTAGAACGGCGACTGATCGTCAAGTGCGTTAATCAGTCTGGATGTAAGGCTCAGAATGTAGGATGACGCTATGCTACTGGATGTCAAAGGCGACATGTTCAAACGCGCCCCAAAGGGATCGTTAGTCGGCATTCCCGTTAATACCGTCGGAGTAGGCGGGAAGGGTCTGGCGTGTCTAATGAAGCTGCGTTGGCCAGAGGCGTACAAGAAGTATTGCAAAGATTGTAGACGCGGTAGGATCGCATCAGGAGAGCTCTGCGTGTATGACGTAGGGGACTATCGTCTCGCTATGCTACCAACTAAGTACTACTGGGGTAATCCTTCCGATAAAGGCCTGATCACAATCACGGCTAAAAGACTCCTTGCCTACATGGAAGGTACGTTCGAGGAAGATTGCTACATCCCTCAACTCGGATGTGGTGATAAGACTGGAACGTTGGATTATGAAGTTGATGTTCGCCCTATCCTCGAAGAAGTGTTTGGCGAGGCTGGCGAAACCATTCACGTATTCGATTGGAGCTGACAGATGTTCAAAGAGCTGGATGCGAAGATACAGCAAGATCTGGTTGCGTTAGGCAAAGAGATCTGGGCTGAGTTTAATATCGATGTACCTGCGCCTGTTGAGGTGTATATCTCACGAGTTGATCAATACCTCAGTCGCCTACACACTCGGACTCCTCCTGAATTCGAGGTAACTGTAGATGCGGATGGTACATTCACCGTTTATACCCCAGTGAGTAAACCCGTATGTCCTCTAACGATAGTAGCAACCCGCCGGTAAGAACCATGGCTTTCGAGAGCGCTCAGATCGAACGCATCGAAGCGTGGTTGATCGGTGAAGGCTGGACTGTTAATCGCTTCGATTATAGCCTGACACCTTCCTGTGCTGAAGTGAACTACCGCGCCAAGACATTCCGTTCGAACATCAGCAGCGCCTATTACTGTGCGCAAGTGTTTGAGCGCGTTGAGAACAACCTCAAGACAAAAGGAGTAACAACCGTTGGAGGATACATGTACGTCTTCAGTGGAGGAGAAACCCACCGTCGGCATGATGGCGGGGATTTGTATCAACATAAAGCGCTATCTATCCACCCGGTGGAGTTACCGCGTGCGAAGCCTAAGGCTATTGATGAGCTGATATACCCGGCGTAAGCGGCATACATCGCCCGGCCTTGAGCCGGGCTTTATGCTGCAATCGTAGTCAAAGAATTTACAGTCACACATTGCCGGAGTACATAAACCAACTGATCAACGAAACTGGAGATCAATCATGGCAAACTTTGCCCGTGCTGTAGCCGTCGGTGTAACCGTCGTCGTAGTATCGCAAATCATCCTTCGCCAGCTTTCCAAGCGCGGCTACATCTAACCCCAATTCTAACGACCGAGGAGGTCTAATCATGAAACAGAAACCACGCGAAATCCGAATCTACTTCCGCGGTCAAGTCGCCCTCGATATTCGAGACAGACTCATCTTGGCGCAAATCACCACCCCGGTAAAGACTAAGGATTCGAAATGAAACAGTTTAAACTCGTACTGGCTGGCATGATTCTGAGCATTGGCATTTCGACTGCTTACTCTTCAGGTATCTTCGATGAAGCTGGTCAGTACAAGGCGCAACACGCAGCATTCGCAGCGCAGTAATTTATTGCAATCTAAAAAGATTGACTGACACATTACTAACGTAGTCATGCGCTGACTTTTGATACCCACTGTCCGTGGAGGACGCCCCATGAATTTCCAAACCGTAGCAGACATCATAATCTGCTTACTCTTCATCTACTTCGCGACCGTTAGAACCCGCGTGGTCTGGAAGCATTTGAAGGATCGTAACGCCGTCACAGTTGCCCGCATCTACGGCTGCTGTTGTGTTGCGATTGGTTGGAACGGAACGATCTCTCGATACGTTAAAGTAACTCTACCGATACTCGGTGTGATGCTCTACGGATCATGGACTTTCCAGTTGATCGGTACTCTCAGCTTCTTAGCTGTTGAGCAAGCGATCGCACTTGTTGTAGCCGTTTCAATTTATCTCGCTGCACGTTTCGTAACACGCTGAACCCAAACCCTAACGTAACACCCTTTGTAATTAACGTCCGTGGAGGACAAACAAATGCTCGATATCATCTTCACTATCCCTGTAGCAATCGTGTTCATGCTCATCACTCTGATGGCTGGTTACGTCATTGGCAAACTGAAAGAAGACGAACGCTGGGAAGAAGTCGCTATGGCTTTCTGCACTATGGGTGACTGGGGTCTCAAGACTCACTTCACTCGCCGTCTGATGCTTTTGCTGAACATCGTCATCTCCATCATCTGGATCTACTACATCGACACTCCAGTCTTCGTAGCGTTCTGCATGACTATCATCGTAGCTTCCCACATCGCAGCCTACATCCTGAACACTCGTTGCGGTATTCCATACCCAGACAAAGATGCAGTGAAAGTGATGTTCCTTAAGAAGTAAGTAACGATATGTGAGGGTGGCCCAGCCACCCTCATTGTTAATCTTTTTTTTTTGGTCGAGGTGTGGGATGCCTAGTAAAAGCAAGAAGCAATATGATCTCATGAAGATCGCTTCGTATAACAAAGAGTTTGCCGAGAAACGCCACATCGATCAGGATGCTGCGCGTGAATGGCATAAGGCTGATAAGGAGATGGAGAAGAAGGATAAAGACTTCTACAAGAACCTCCCCGATCATGCTGAAGATAAGAAAAAGAAGAAGCCTGCTAAGAAGCGTACCAGTCAGCGCCGTAAGCGCGAGAAGGGTGAAGCTCATGAGAAGGCTGGCGATGCTTCGATGGAAGGTGTCGTATCGTCTATCTTGGATCTCTTTCGATCCAGCCAGACTATCGATGACATTCCAGACGCTGTTAGTGATAGCGTCATCCAAAAGCTTTCCGCCGATCCAAATGCATTGGCCGGGATGGAACTGCGCACTGGTCCTGTCGATGTACGTGGGGTCAATACTCACTTCCTGCTGAAGACCTGGTCGAACAACTGGCTATCGGATGTTGAGGCTCACGCCAAGGCAATCGATGCGTTCTACAAGAAGTTCATTCCTGCGCGTGCTGCGTACGGTAATGCGCTGAAGAAGATCTACGATCAGTGCGAGAAGATGTCTCCTAGTGAAGCGCTGGCTTACGCCAAGCCTCGCGTCAACATGGAGAAGATCAAACTCGGTCGTATGGACCTCCCTGACCTGAAGAACTTCGCGGTTGATTTCAAACGCGATGGTCATGGCTACAAGCTTACCCTCGGTACTCCGGGTAAAGGTCCTGATTCGATGGAAGCCCTCAGCGAAGGCGCTATCCGTAAAGTCGTATCCATCCTCGGCATTCTCCTTCGCGGTTACGACTACGAAGATGAAGACGACTACGGTTGGTATCTTGACGATACGGACGAAGCCAAGTTCTGGATGCGTAACTTCCCGGATGAAGATGAAATCACCGGTGAGTTGCTCAGCCTGTTCCCGTGCGCTGGCGACTGGTACGAGTTTGCTTATGATGACGTTCTCGACATGGCGATCGAGAAGATGTACCTTGGTCTGAAAGGCCTGGTCATGAAGTCCATCAAGTAACATAAGGCCCGGCTTCGGCCGGGCTCTATGCCGTCAACTAATTTACGGTCACACATTACCCACTCGTCACTTAACCATTAATCAAGATCGGAGTTACCGCATGAAACCTTTGAAACAAGCAATCTATTCTTCGCGTTCGGCTGATAAGTTCGTAGTTCGTCTTCCAGACGGCATGCGTGAAAAGATCGCTGATGTTGCTCGTGGTCACCACCGCAGCATGAACTCTGAAATCATCGCACGACTCGAAGCGTCGTTGATGGCTGAAGGGCACATTGATGTGGAAGAGGGTGAACTGGAAGCATTGCCACCTGAAGGTTGGATGCCGGGTATTGGTCAATTTGTTTATAAGAAAGCCGGTGGTAAGAAAATCTACGGAACCATCAAAGCAATTTATATCAACGAGCTGGGTGAGATGTCAGCCAAGGTCACTAACGATCTACTGGGCAACTTCACCGAAATGCTGAAGCTCTTACGTCCTGTCATCCTGAAGTAATTCGTTACTAGATAGACTCATGGTTTGTATTCCCCTATCAAGAGAATCGAACCATGAGTCTTAAAGCCCGCGACTTCTTCAACATCTACTGGATGCACCCGATCCCAGGTGTGTACATCAGCTTTGAAGAATCCACCGAAGCCGCTGAGCCGCCTGAGCCGAATCAAGTTCCTACGCACAGCGTAGAAGTTCTGGTCGACGTGTGCGGTATGCAGCGCCAGCTGTCTGGCTCCATGGCGGTATCGTGGAGTGAGGCTGAATTCGCTAAGCACAACTCGGCTGACTTCACGAACATCGTGAACAACGCCATCAGCGATAAACTCCTCCCGTACGTGAAGATCGTCGGCAGCGTGACTATCGCCAAATTGTAATTGCAGCAAACATGACGCCCCACTTCGGTGGGGCTTTGTGTTCTTTCTTTTTATTAAGGGGCGGCCAAATGTCCACAATCCACGTTAAAGATGTCAAACGCATCAAAGGTCCTAATGTCGAATCATTAGACCGATTTGTTATCGCAGGTCAGGCTCCTATCAGGGTTACTATCCTACCAGGCCTTGATCTCATCATAGATGGCGACAAAGAACTGTGTGCGGAAGATGTATCCGGTTTCGTAACCGTTCACTTCAATCGTGACAGTCAAGGAATCGGTATCGGCACTATCTATTTCAGGCTGGAATCTCGTTACTACAGCTGTCCTGAAACCAAATCCCTGCTGCACGGACCAACACTCTGCAAACTCATCGCAGAGTATCTCCATCGTAACTTCAAGGTGGATATAGGTCTTGGCTATCTAGTCGAAGACTGGAAGGTCGGCGGTCGTATCTCCGCCCGTGGTCATTCCGATGGCCGTGGCGACATCCTTTACTATACTGGCAATCGTTGCAAATAGGAGTTGTACATGTTTCTGAATGAAGTGGATCAAATCCAACACAACCTCTACTCCAAGCTCATGGAACAGGGTTATCTGAAAGGCGACCGGACAGGTGTAGGCACCCTCATGCTGCCGGGTCTGGTAATGAACTACGATATCAGCGATAAACGTATCCCGCTGCCGTCGACCAAAGAAGTCTTCAACAAGTCGTGGGGCATCGAGAACCTGATGTTCATCTCGGGTTCCAGCAACATCAAGTTCCTGAAAGACAACAACGTGTCGATCTGGGATAACTGGTTCATGCCAGGCACTGCGGTTTACGACGAACCGAAGCGCGTTCCTTACACTCTGGATGAACGCATTCAAGTCGCTGTGGACACGGGTCATCGTCAGGCGATCCTCGATCACGTTACTGCGTTCAAGCTCAATTCGAAAAGCATCGGCAGTGGCTGCATCGTTGTTCAAGACGAGAACGGCGATCTGGTGGAGTTCTTCAATCTTACTTTCACGTATTACGGTGAGCTGATTGGATATCTCGATGGTCTCGGAATTCCAACCCATAATGAAAATGGTGGTGGTAAGCCGGTCGGCATTCAGACTCGTCTGAAACGTGTTGCGAAGAATCAGTCTGCTTGCTGGGAAGCTATCAACGCTATCGTCTTCAACTTCGGTGATGAAGTCGCCGCAGGCGATAAGCCGTACAAGGTCGTTGTCTTCCATAACGGCAAGTTTGTTGACGTCGAGATCAGTCAGAAGAAAGTCGCAGCTATTCAGGCTGTGATGGATACCTTTGATATTCCGAAGTATCCTCTGTTGGAAGCTGATATCGGTCAGGGTAGCTACGGCGTTCAGTGGCGGCGGTGGCAGGATACGCAGATTGTTGACTGCATGTATGACGACGCTACATTCAAGCAGTACGAAGCTCAGGGCTACACGTTCAAGGGTAATCTGGATTACGGCCCGGATGAAGATCGCATGAAGTGTGTCTTCCATCGCGATATCGACCAGTTGCAGAACTGCATCGATATGTTGCGCAAGAACCCTGACGATCGCCGCATGATCGTTAACGCATGGAACCCAGGTCGTACATGGCAAGCTGCTTTGCCTCCGTGCCATCTGTACTTCCAGTTCATCAGCTATCCGAAGACTGCCGGTCAGATCCTCGACGATCTCGAGAAAGCGGGCATGCTGCAAAGCCTGCGTCAAGCGATCTCCGAAGATTACGGCACTCACGTAATCGAAACTGTTCAAAGCTTCGAGAAGAAGTACGAAGAAGATGAAGAGTTCTACGGTTACGTGAAGCGTTTCTGTGAGCATGCGGTAGTAGGCGTTAATCCACGCCTCATATCCACGCTGATGGTAATGCGCTCCAACGACTACGCTCTGGGCATGCCGTTCAACGTAGCGCAGTATGCGGCCTTGACGCACATGGTTGCACACGTCACCGGCCACGATACTGACCGTCTGATCGTTGTAGGTGGTGATTGCCACCTGTACGTGAATCAGCTGGAAGGTATCAGCAAACAGTTGGCGCGTACTTCTACGGAAGAGAGTGATCCTCGGTTCATTATCAAACGTAAGATCGCCGAGATTGATGACTTCACTTTCGAAGACTTCAAAATCGAAGGCTATCTGCCGCAGCCAAACATCCCAATGCCTGTCGCGGTGTAATGGAGTAAGGTCCATGATTCGTTATCGTGAGTATTGGCCGGCCTTCTTCGATATAGCTCGAGAGCCGGTTGTAGGTGAGGTCGAAACGCTCGATGAACTGCTCGAAGTACCTTTCATTAAGGAAAAGGCAGAATGCGCAGGTGATCAAGTTAAGTTCGCGCTGAGCCTGCATGACACCCACGGTCACTTGATGCGCTGTACAAGTGATGATAAGTGGTGGGTTGTAGCAACGTTCTTCTACGACACCAAGCCTGAACCTACAGACAAGCTCCCACTCTGGGTAGCGCCTGACGTAGTGCAGGTAGCGCCGTATGTCGAGAAAGAATATCCAGATCCTGTTCCACTGGATGATCTCCTCGCAAGCGGCGCCGTCAAGAAGACTGTACGCTGAGCGGTAAAGCACCGCATCCTATCGATGACCCTGAGATAAGGTTTAAAGCCAAACTCTTAGGGTTCACCGATGAAGCTCTCGAATCCATACGCGACTCACAACTGAAAGCTTGTCTAGCATGTCAGCTAGTCGGGAAGAGGAAGTGTGTTCGCGTATGTCAAGCGATGCGGAATAGGAACGAACTCGAATGAACCTCCAACCACACCACACCCTTGATGCAATGGCTTTCTATAAGCGGCACAAAGAGCTACATGATCAAGGCGCACCATCCTTCACCTTCGACTCTATCACTAACTTAGCCCAACCAGGTAAGGTTGTGTATGAGTCACCACTCTTCCAGCCGGAAGCGGTTGTAGACGGTCGTTACGAAGCTTATTACAAAGCTGACATCGAACTGTCAGAACGCAGCGCTACATTTATAGCTGCAAATCCAAACGCATCATTCATCGAAACACTCTTCTTTCTCATTTACGGAGTAACAATCCATGACCAAGCAAACCCCTCAGACGCCAGTGGACACAATCAGCCTGTCGGAGAAATTCCGACTAACCCTTATTCCAAACTCGACTGATATCCCAGTCGCTCACGTAGCCAGCATCACCACTATCGAAGAGCTGGACGAAGACCGTACTGAAGTAATCAACACTTATCCAGTACAAGCGGCCTTCACCGTCGATCAAATGAAAGACGGCGCCTGGGTTCAACTGCAAGAAGCTGACTTCACTGAAAGCATGTACGCTGAACTGAAGCCGCTGGTTGAAGCTGAACACAAACGTGGCTGCGAACTCAATGGCACTGCGTTCGATCAACGCATGATCCATGAATACGTTCACGTCCCGATCATCGGTCACCGCAAGCACGCTGCTGCGCTGCTCGCAAGCCTGAGCGGTAAGACCAAGATCTTCACCGACTCTCCGCTCGAGCAAACTGAATACAAGCAAGGCGATAAGTAAAGTTATCGCAACACAGTGCGCCGGGGCTTTCCCCGGCGTAACTATCAACCTTTTTTGCTAACCTTATAGAACCAATTTCTTATCAGGAGTGTCATCATGTTGCGAGCGTTTCTTTTCTTGGCTATCGGTGTTATTGCAGGCGCAGCTACACAAGTGGTAATCCACAAACACCCCGTTCAACTTAACGGCGCCGCTAAAGCAATGGCCGACTGCGTTGAGAAGGATAGCATCGGTGTAATCAGTCCTGCCGAACTCAACAACGTTTATAAGCTGTGCTGGAATCACGCGACTTTAACTAAGCGATAAGGATACTTCAATGCGTTACGGACAAGAGCCACAAGTACTTGGGGAATTCCCTATCGATCTGGTTAAGGCTAAGGTCGAGATGTGTTTCGTGCAGTATCTCCCTATCTTCATCCCAGGTATGCGGAGTATTGAAATCCCCGTTAACCTGGACTGGATTCGCCCACTGGTCAGACAGATCGAATGGGACGCCGCCACTGAACATGTTTACGTATCGGTGAAGCACCTATTCGTTACTCCAGACAACATGGGTAATCGCCCTGGCTGGCATTCGGATGGCTTCGGTACAGATGACCTCAATTATATCTGGACTGACCACTTCCCAACCGAGTTCTCTATTCAGGACTTCGAGTTGAGTGAAGATCACCATCTGTCGTTGATCGAACTTGAACAGCAGGTTAAGCCTGAGAGCATCCGCACTTACGGCGAGAACAAACTGGTACGACTGGATAAATACAACATCCATCGTCCGCCAGTGCAGGACAAATCTGGATTCCGTACTTTCGTGAAGATCTCGGTCTCCAAAGAACGGTACAACCTGCAAGGCAACGCGCACAATCACCTGATTGATTACGATTGGGAAATGAAACCTCGTGACGCTGTGCGCAATCCTACTTCGGCATGAGTAAGACAGCTCAACGAAATCGCCAGCTTTACGCCTACGGATACAGAGTCGGACTCGGTAAAGAGAAGTTCGATTGGACTAGACGTGCGCGTAAGGTGGGGTGGGAAGCATTCGATCGCGGCAAGGCTGCTGGTAAAGCAGAGAAGCTTCGACGCCAACAGCTTAATGCTAATCCATGGCTTGACTTCAAACGGTGGGTTAAACGCGTCTTCCGTAACTTGATAAAACGATAACAGCATACAGCCGGGGCAATCCCCGGCTTTGTGTCAGGAGAGTTCGCAATGACTAAACTGCAAATGGTTCTGGCTGTTCCAGTAGGTATCGCTGTACTGATGGGTATCGGTCATGCTGCTATCTGGATTCATGAAATGATTCGGGCAGGTTGGCTATGACAGCTGCTACAGAAATCTGGACTAAACCAGAGGACCTAACGGATGCACACAAGGCGCTTAGAGCAGTCATGCGCTGGCGGTGTCTTGAAGTGCTTCCGGATGGGTGTATGAAAGCTGTCGATGAGATCACCGGCGTTCTGTCCAACTTCACCCCTGCTGTTATTACTCTGCAAGGGTTGGAGATTGGCGATGCTATTGAAGTACGGGAAGGAGCTACCCGTAATCTCGATGTGGTTATTCTTTACAAAAGCGGAGTGAAGTATGAGTCTTGACCTAGCGATCTATGACGGCAACGATCTGGAACAAGCCTGTATCATCAACTTCACGAACGATGGTTTCCAGGAATTAGTTACTCTCGGTCTTGGGCAGGTTCCTCACTGTACCGCTAATGATGGCAACCGCGTCATCGACCTCCAGATCTTCCGCCCTAAGGTCGTGAGTATTCTGGAGCAACGTAAGATCCCGAACAATCAAACCCGTGAAATGCTCCGGGCTATCGAGCAGTATCGATATCTGGCTATTAACCCGTAGGAGGCTGTAATGCCGATTCCAAGAAAGTACGTAATCATCTTCGGTGACGTGGATGAGTACATCAAGCACATCAATCGGCCAGTCGACGAGCATGTCGTACTTACCCCACTCATCGACATCGTGCGCAAGAAATATCCACAGATCGTCGAGCGTTCTGTGGATCTCCTCGACTTCTTTAAGGATATCGAGGAGCCGGTGAGCATCACTCTTCTCGAGTTCTTCAAGGACCGAGCGGAATTGGTCAAGTCTTTGGAAACTCGTGATGACGAGATGTTCGAAGATGAGGAGGAGTGGGAGAACCATTGGTTCGTTTACTCCGTCGCCAAAGAGTTCATGGTCCTCAACTACGACGTCGGTTCCATGAATGAAGCGTCGTGCTGTAAGGCTAGCAACTTCCCTGAGAAGTGGGAGAAGGTAGCTGTTCCATTGTTGATGAAGGATGGTTCGATAGCTGAACTGTCTGAGGGCTTCGCCAACATCTTGGATATGCGTGCCTTCAGTTACAACATGTACCGTGAAGTGGCGAAGCTTGCCGGCGATGAGGGTCGGGTAAAACTCCCTTACCACTCGATCTTCGAAACCGAAAGCATGAACAACGAGGCTCTCCATAACGATCCCGACGTTAAGTTCTCTATTTACGTCAACCCTAATTGGGTAGACCCGGTAGAGAAGCTTCGTGAAGAGCGTGAGAAGGAAGAACTCAAACCCGTAGAGCTCAGCGTCGATCGCGTCGATCAGTACCTCGAAGAGCTTAGCGATGCCTTGCGTGGCATGGACCCAAAGACCACCACGATCACTAAGTTCTAAGTAAAAGAAACATAGACACACATTACAAAAGAGACCAAGCACTTAACGCTGTTCATGGGGAAATCCATCATGAGTACATTGATGCCGGAGCGTTTCTACACGCACCGAACTCTTGGCAAGATGTCGCTGTTCATCATGACCAAGTATGACGGGAAGAACGCAGATAAGATCGAAGCTATGCTTACGAATCTGTGCCCTCAGTACTCGGGTAATATCAAGAGCGGTTATAACCTGCCTGATCGCCGGCTGTTCTTGCATACTGGTGATTACCTGACCTTCTCGTACGCGACTGGGTTTCAGGTATTCAGCGAGAAAGAGATCGAACGCAACTTCAACAAAGAACCGATCCTCACTCGCCGTGCAACCTACTGGCTGGCTGGCTTCGTAGTCGTACTTGCTATCGCCGCCGCAGTTGTCTGGCAGATGTACGATTACGGTATTGGTTGCCCAACTCCTGCTGAGGTTAACCAGCAGGTAGGGACTATCTTCAAATGATCGCAATCTTCTAAACACAGCGCTCATCAGCGGAAACGTTGATGGGCGTTCTTTACTGCCATACGGGAGGATTTATGCCTTACGACATAGTCAAGCAAAACTTGACGAGGTTAGGCACGTTGACCGGAGGTAAGTTAGGCGCCATCGACGTTATACGCGAATTGAAACAAGGTGGTTTGAGCATCTGGCTTTCTGACGATGCGCTTAACTACACGCGGCATTCGCTGCACGAATATAAGTACGCTGAACAAGTAACTGACGATCGGATCATTCTGTCCTGGCTGGACCTTCCGCCGTACCAGATTGGCATTCGCAGTCATTTCTATCTACATTCGGCGGCTGGCTTTTTGATGTCCGCAATGAGCGATTGGCCTATGGGCTTTCGTGCTTTAATGATTCGCAAAGCTGAACAAGCACTCCAACTTTACGACAACAACTGATTATTAAGGAAATACCGCATGGCTCGTAAAACTGTTCCGACCACATCTCAGGATAACACCAGTTTGAACCTCACCCTTGACCCAAACGATAAGCAGCCGGTCAAGACTGTCAAGGCCATCGCCAAAGCAGCGACTAAACCAGCAGCGAAGAAGCCTGGACCTAAACCCGGCGCTAAAGCCGCGGCTGCTAAAGCGGCTGTCAAGCCGGTTGTCGAGAAAGCAACCCGTAACATCGGTGAAGCGGAGGTTGGTCTGAAAACTAGCCTCGATGATCTGCCGAAAGGTTTGACCGACATCCTGCCGGATGCGATGTTGGAAATCCTCGATACCACCAAGGGCGATGCCAAGGTCGTCAACTTCGGTGTAGGCACTCTGCCGAATGATCTCGGCTTCGTCCGCGTTTACGCTGAAGATAAACTGGTGACGATTACCGATCCAGAACATCTACCGCGTGGTTGGGTCACTCTGGAATCGAACAAGACCCTCGGGTCGAAAGTGTTCTACATCCACACGACGAAACTGCCAGGTCACCCGCAAGAAGGCGAATACACCACTGCCCTGCGCAATGCGTACGACGTGGCGATCAGCGAAGCTCTGCGCGATGCTGGCTACAGTGATTTCATCCCAGCCGCTGTTGCAACTATCGGCGTGGTTGAAGAGTTCAATCCAATGCTGGTAAATATGGAATCTATCCATAGTCGTCTGCGCCGCCAGCGTCGTCCTGATCAGCAGTACCTCACCCGCCCTATCGGCGAACACTACAACCGCAACACCATGTCGGTATTGACCCGCAATGGTGAAACCGACTACATGTTCGTTCTCGATAACCTGATGGAAGTCAACACTTCCCGCGCCGCAGTCAATCAGGCAATCGAACGGGGTCATCAACTGGTGATCGTAACTATCGGCGAGCGTAGCTTCACTGCCGCTGTGACTTTGGAAAGCTATCCAATCTCACTCAACACGTTGAACCAAACACTGCTGCTCGAATACCTCAACGATGCGGTACGTGCATTGTTGGTAACGGCATGGTTTGACAAGATGATCACCGATGTGGTTGTCACCGAGTTCAATACCAAGTTCGCCTACGTCACAACCGCACCAGCCGCTTAACCGGTATACCCCACGCCAGCAGTTAGGGCGTGGGGCTACATCTACATTTTAATTTTTGTTTGTAGTAACTTTTATTAAGGGGAACTTAACAATGACTCAGGCTCCACGTCATAGACCGCAGTACATCTTCAGAGTCGTCCACAAGGCCAGTGGGTACTATTTCATGCAGATTGGTTCCATCCAGTCAGTCAACATGGACTCTATCGTCAAGCGTGTGCATGACGCGGCTGCGTTGGGACCTAAACGTACTATCGTCAATTACCCGTTGAAAGACTTCGGTGATCGCTGGGCTCCACTGAGTGTAGGGGACTGGGAAGTCTTCGGTGGGGATATCGCTTATCAGAACTTCGATTCCGCTCTGGAAGCTGCGCGACTTTACGTGACTGAATCTGATACAGGTAAGTTCCTGCTGAGCAGCAACGTTTTCGAACGCCACGAATGGCCAGCTTACAAACCTGCTAAAGAACGAGTAGTCAGTCGTCATGCTGCTCAGGCTATCGCGCATACGGCGTCCACTCCACTGGCTGCCCTGACGTGGTTTGGCGATATCAAACGTTCTTACATTGAAAGTGGGATCGTGACTTGTACGAAAGGTGTGGATGGCAGCCTGGTAGTCTGGACGATGGGTACATCGCTTACAATGCTAACCCCTGACATCGAAGAGCAGTCCAAGAAATGTGCGGCTGCTGGAAAGATCGTGATGATTTCGGTATATCTCGATCTGGTGTTCAAGGATACTAGGCGTTTCCATTCAGGTAACGTGATAAAGCCAGTGAAGTTTGCACACTTTGCTCCATCGATTACGATGGCTATGGCTGAGTTACGCGATCTGGTCAGAGATATCCAACTGACACATACTGGCGACACTGATTATCCAGAATACAAGCATTAAGGTTAAGCGTCATGGTGAGTAGTTCACTGTTGTTGTTCCGCGCACGTCACTACATGAAGATGCATGGCTTTCACGCTACATCGGTTGACCTCCATTCTACCATCGCCAGTAATGGCAGAAGGCAGCGGGAGGTCAGTCTGTATACTTCGGAGTTCAGACACTTGGCTTCGGAGAACTTCCAGCTGCGTAATTACGCAGAGGCACTGGATGGGTTGGTGAAACTTGGCTACACAATCAAACCCTGCCTAGAGCGGGGATTAATAGCAATAAACGCACAGGGGATAGTACAATGAGTAAGGTAAGTTTTCTTCCTCAGCAAGTCGCATCTGGAATGTCTGTTCCGGTAAACATGATCTCACTCAATAGTCCGAACGACTTCACTCGTTTCGCTGTTGAGCATAAGCGTCTGCTGACGCTGAGCTTCTATCCGAACGACTATCAGGACATGGGTGATAAAGGCCCGACTGAGGAAACCGCCAAAGCAATCGTCGACTTCATCGACAGCTGTAATGGCGAAGACATCGTGGTTCACTGTGGTGAAGGTCGTATCCGCTCTGCGGCTGTGGCTGAGTTCATCCAGCGTGATTTCGATTACGACATCGACTACGATGCTCCTGGTTCTCTCGGCAGCACTGGCGGAATGTCCAAGCATCTGTATCGATTGCTGCGCCGTTACTACGATCCTATCAAGAAGGAACGTAAAGCTGCTGAACTGGCAAAGGAAGCTGTGGAATGATCATGTACTGGGCTACAGCTGCCATCATGGGCGTTCTCTCGGCGCTCATCTACTGGATTCTACATTGGCACTTCCATCGCGATAAGCTGGGTAACTGGCGCACGTACATGGGGTTCAAGGGTTGGCTGCGTTGGGGCTGGAGAGCTCGCTGGAACATGGTGGTTCTGTTCCTCGCCATCATGGTGATGAACTGGGTAACGATGCCGAAAGATTTGATCTGACGGCATAAATAGCGGGGGAGTAATCCCTCGCTTTATTTTTTGTTAGTGTGGTTATCGCAGTAAACTTTATTACAGTCACACATAGTTAGGATACACAAACACTATCATCAACGACCGTGGAGGTCTGTAATGAGCATTGAATCTGCATTCAAAATTGGCCTCGGTGTAATCGGCCTTGGCATCGCTGCCGTAGGTTGTTATAAATCGTACCAATCGTATCAGGAACAAAAGGATAAAACTGATCGCTCGATCCGTGAGTCCGAAGAGAAGATCAAAGCCGCGCAAGCTAAAACTGAACGTGCTCGTAAAGACGCTCAAGAAAGCATGCGTAAAACAGATGCATGGCGTAAGGCTGATCAAGCACGTCACGAAGAAGTGATGGCTGGCTATCGCAAAGACCAAGAAGAACTGGATCGCTACAATGCGTACTATAGCGAACTGCTTGCCGATCTGGAAGCTGGTCGCATTACTCCAGATGAACTCGTTAAGAAAATCAAAGCTTATAAATAATAATCGCCCGAGGAGGGCATTGCGTCCGTGAAAAAGAACGAACTGAAGAAACTATATAACGATTACTTGGTGCGTGAGCATTTGCAAGCACAAGATGCCGTTGTGGGTTTTGGTGGGGCTTTGGTAATGATGGGTCTTCGTAAGGAGACCAGTGACATGGACCTGGATGTATCGCCGTACTTCTTCGAGATCAATCGTCGTCGGGGTTATCCGATGCACGATGCTCTCGTTGGTAAATGTATCGACGTTAATGATCGGATCTCGCTTCATGCTGGGTTGCCGATGAAGACAGTGGAGATCGAAGGGGTGTGGTGTTACGCTCCTGAGATCCTACTGATGCAGAAGCGTCGTATGCTTCGGTACAAAGGTCGTAAGCCTGAGAAGATTCCTCAGGACCTGCTGGACATCGAAGCTCTGGAGAAATATCTGAAGATCGATCTTCCAGTAGGTGGGCGTCCTTATCCGGGTAGCACTAACGATCTGCTGATGGGGATGGAGTTGACTCCTGAAGAAGAACTCTTCTACGAGCGCCTGCTTCGCCATCACTGGGCATTCCGGACTGGTCCGAAGTATCAGCACGACTTGAAGGTTGACCGGTTGCTTTCGGTTGATGCGGCAAAGATGAAGGGTAACTACCTCATCCTGCTGAATCGCTATCGCTACCGTCATCGCAAAGAACAAGCAAAGCTACAGCTGCAACAATCCGCTTGAGTTATTGGGGAGCTTCGGCTCCCCTTTGACTTACCTTTTATTTTGTCCAAAGAAGAAGCCAACGTATGTCTAAGAAAGCAAAGATTGCCATGATTCTGGCCTCCACGATCAATGGTGAGATCGGCTACAAGAACACCATCCCGTGGAAGCTCAAAGGCGATCTGCCGCGCTTCAAGGATCTAACCAACGGTAACGTCCTGATCATGGGTCGTAGTAGTTACGAATCGCTTCCAGGTCCTCTTAAGGGCAGGATCGTTATCGTCCTCACTCGTGATCCAGCCTTCGCATCTGAAGTACACGATCCAGAGAACAACGTCTACAGCGCCAGCAGCCTCCCTGAGGCTATCGAGAACGCACGTACGTTCAAGACCCAGGTCATCTTCCTTGCAGGTGGCGCTTCGATCTACGAAGAAGGCATGGGCATCGCAGACGTTGTTTATCTGACGCTTGTCCACAAGCACGCTCCAAAGTACGACACTCGCGTTAAGAACATGCGCTTCCCTGACGACGCGTGGACACAGATCGACTACAGACATGTATTCGAACCGGACGCAGAGTTCCCTGAATTCAGCAACCCTTCCCACACCTACCACACTTTCGAACGTATCGAGAAATAAGGATATCCCATGCTCAGCATTCCTAGTTACCTGATTGACACCTGCTTTGCCTTTACTGATAAAGGCTGGTATCCACTCCACATGCTGGCAATGGAAACCAGCCCTAACCGCATCAACGTGATCGTTACAGTTGCTAACGTCAAGATGATGCCTCATCACTTCCCGTTCGATGTGATGAAGTCACAAGAGCTGAAGAAGCGCACTCTGTGGGAGCGCGTTAAGCAGTTCTTCCTGAAGTTGATCGGTAAGACTGATATCGAATCCCGTCCAGTCGATCCGGCCAAACCTGAGTTCACTGTCGAGTTCATGCCGCTCGAAGATCTGCTGGACGATCTGGCCAACAGTAAGGCTCGCGCCGTTGAGATCGCCAGCTACGCCGACGTCTCCAGCCAACTCTGGATGGGTAGTCCGTTTGAAGACGATCCTCGGTTTGCTCAGATGTACGAAGGCTTCCACAATCAACTGATGGCGGCAGCTGCTTTGGGCGTCAACTGGGTCGTGGTTGAAAGCGAGTACATCAACCAAGCATTCTACCATCGCGACAACTTCCGTAAGCATGTCGAGGCTGTGGTTCGTTCCCGCTACGCCTTCTTCTGCAAGTCGGTCTGCTTTGACCTGAACCATGCGATCAGTTACCTGCCAGCAAACATGCAGGAACACGCTCGACTGGTATTGGGGTACGAGCCAATCTCTCCAGCGGCTGAAGCTGGTCTGCTGGCGTATTGCAGTCGTGTGACTGAGAACGGTCCGAAGGATCAACACATCCACACTGAGGGCGTCACTGAGTCGTTCTGGAAGATGCTGAAAGAATATCAGGAACTCCTGAAGCCTGAAGTTACTACAGCGAAAACAATCGTCCAGAACCATTCCGGTAAGGGCGACAATATCGTAAAGCTCGATAATACGTACAAGGTCAGGAAGTAACTATCGGCATACAGAGGCGGGAATTCCCGCCTCTTATGTCATGCGCTATAAATAAATTCAGTAACACATTACACACTTGAATCCACAACGACATTAGGAGTCTTCAGCAATAATGGATAAGCTACAAAGCTTTGCAAAGGTTGCAGTTACTGTAATAAGCTTGGCCGTCGCATTAGTGGTGGTTAAGGTTGTAATTGAAATAGCCCGCCGCGGCGTTTAATATCGCAGATAGGAGTTACCACATGCTAAGCAAATCCCTTTACAACGAGGCTTGGGAACGAGTCTGTCGTGAGCAAGTTGATTTAGTTCCAACCGCTTTCTGTAATTACAAAGTCAGTATTGACGATGCGATGACCATCGCCAAAGCTACCACCCATGCCGACGGCAAGCAGTTCATTGGTCGACGCTTGGCTGGCGAGTGGGAAGAAGGCCGCTACATCCTGTTCCAAGGTAAGTACGGCACCATCGTGGTCTGCTGGAAGACTACCGATGACACTGGAGTCTGGTTGGTCAAGTCTCCGGAATACGAATTCGCCGGGTATGCTGACTATAATCAGCACGTCCGTGAACTTGAAGCTATGATCGTCGAAGCTGTTGCATTCGGGTTCAAGCTTGAAGGGGTAACGTTCTGGTACGACAGCACTTACCGCAAGATCACCAAACGGGAAACTCCGAGCAACTTCGATTCGCTGCGCGTTATGCAGCGGTTGATGGCTACGATCAAACCCGGCCTTGATGTACTCAAACGTCTACACACACCTTTCGCTGAATCAGTAGGAGAAGCTGCATGAGCATCGTAGAACAAAACCAACAAGCACTAGGCGTCCTGAAGAAGTTGATGGCCGAGAACCCAACGCCAACTCACCAGTACAAACCGGTAATCGAAGGCGCGATCTACGAAACCACCAAGAACCGTATCACCACCAAGGTATACGTGGACCGGGTGAAGAAGGATCAGGTTATCCTCAAGCGCGATAAAGACGCCAAGGACAGCTCGACCATCTCTCGTGCCAAGTTCCAGGCGTTCTACCATCTGGATCAGTTGCCAGAAGGTTGGGTGCCGTCGGCCGATATCTGCGCTGCGATGGAAGGCATCATGAAGTTCGCCACCACTCTGGCGGAAATCAAGAAGCGCGTGTCGGAGTCGTCTAATGTCTAAGCTTATCACCAGCCCTCTTACCACCGGCGTGGATGATCTGGTACTGCCGTGGGAGACAGCAGTACCGTTATTCCGGATGCATCTGGCTAGCCTAATGCTCAAGCGTGGGATGAGTGTGGTTGAGCTTACTGAGAAGCTCAGTGACTTTAAAGACACCACCCTCCTTGAGGAGCTCTTTAAAGAACTGTTCGCCGATGACGCGCCTAAAATAGCAATCTCTATTGCAGATAGGCGTTACGAAGCGACTATGTCGTTGAGCATAGCCTGTAACGAAGGTGTCATCCTCAACACAGACCTCACGCCGCGGACTCCAGTCGTTAACGTGGCTGAGCTTACGATCGATGAAGTTGTGGTCGCTATCGCCGAAGCTTATCCAGATTACACTGTTTGGTGTGACGGAGATGAGCGCGTCTATGTCGACGAAGGTGATGATGACCCGAACCTAATGAGCGTTAAAGACGCTTATCAGAAATACATCGTCGAAACCGGTAAGTAATAGCGGGGGAACTTCGGTTCCCCTGTTACTAATTCTTTCTTCTTTTTTGTTGAGGTAGTTTTTATGGAATTCGACTATAAGCCGGGTAAGTACACGATCACCAAATGCGTCGCTTCTCACTGCGACACCATTGTGTTCGTCGATCTCGATAACGGCCAGACATTGTCACTCGGCGGTAAGGGTGTTGTGCCGGTTGTTGGTGACTACGTCATGTGTCATCAACTCCCCGATGGGTTGAAGATGCACATCGAGCCACCGGCTGAGCCACACCTCCGTGTAAAGGACATGCTCGAGGAATGGAACCTAATAGGTGTCCAACGATTACGCCGGCTCAGTTACGAGCTGGATGGCTTCAATCATTTAGATGACTTGGAGCAGGTGAAGATCTTCACGGGCTTACAAAATGCAACAGCCGTAGGTATGTTCATCGAACAATGCAAGTTCAAGAACGCCTACAAGCACGAGAGGAAATTCACTCGGGCAATCAGAGAAGTTGCTCGCGATCTTCACCTACTAGACTAACATCCGTAAAAAGTTACGGAAGTAGTAAATAAGATGTTCGAACAGCGCCGCGCGTAGCCGCCTCTTCGTAGTGCAGCCGCCCATTGGGCATTTCGCGGCCTGTTCGAACTCTGTTCCGCGATAGCTCAGTTTGGTAGAGCAAACGGCTGTTAACCGTTGGGTCCCTGGTTCGAGTCCAGGTCGTGGAGCCAATTTCTTGTTGTAATGGTGGGCTTAGCTCAGTTGGTTAGAGCAGCGGCGGGCTTTGCTGTGTGTCCTAGGTTCGAATCCTAGAGTCCACCCCATATTCTCGAGACTGTAGCACAGTGTTAGTGCGATCAGCAGGCGTGGTAATTCTCGTCGGCTGGAATGCGTGGGTTCGATTCCCAACGGTCTCACCCCATTTCTTTGCAGGGATGCGTAATCGAGTATTAAGCATGTCTGTTGATATCAGTAACTATCTGATCGCTACACCACTTCCAGTATCTGAAACCAATCCAGTCGCCTTAGAGCTGCTTGGATCTCTGGCATTGATTCAATGTCCTGAGGTTGTTTCTCAGCTGGAAGATGGGTCTGTTCAATTCACCGCACCTACTAAAGGTGCGTCCAGTAAGAGTACTCACCGTACTCGCACTGAATGGAAAGAACCTGAGTACTGGGCGTTGTCTAGTGCAGCTAAGCACTGGAGTCGCCAGACGATGACTGTTACTAAAGTCAACTCTGCTCAGAAGGTGGTGGTTGCACAGATTCACGTCAAGGATGCTACAACGCCTCCTTTGAAAGTGTTCTGGAACAAAGGTAAGTTGACGATGGGTTTCCGCGGTAGTTTCGCCGATCCTACAATCGTTAACTATACCCTCCATACCGACGTACCCTTGGGCGTTCCGTTCAAGATCAGTATCGGTGTGACAGCCAGCGGTTCGGTGTCTGTCAACGCATCATGTCAAGGGGTTCCTTCCCTAAAGAACGCGTTGAAGTTGAGCAGCACTTGGTTTGACCGCGTACTTCAGTTCCATGGCGGCGTCTACAACCAAGTCGACTACACCGATCTTACCTCTGACGAGGATGGTTCGATCTGCATTATCAGTGAGTTGTCTACAACTCACGAATGATTCAATGACTTCTATAGCTCAGTTGGTAGAGCGTCGTCACTCTCTTTAGGTCGCGGGTTCGAGTCCCGTATCCCCAGCAACGGGGATTAGCTCAGTCGGTAGAGCAGAAGAAAATTACGAGACGAAGGTCGTAGGTTCAATCCCTGCTAGAAGTCCCAATTAATGATGCAAGCCTGCGCCCGACACTAAGAGCCCGACGATAGTCATATAGCTCACTACGTTGGCCGCAGGCGGCATCACCCTACACGCGTTCATAGTTCAGCTGGTTAGAATACTCGCCTGTCACGCGAGAGGTCGGGGGTTCGAGTCCCCCTGGACGCGCCATATTCAAATGCTTCATGATTCGCATAGCTCAGTGGTAGAGCGCCCCCACAACGGTTCGACTCCGTACGCATCCATCCTTCGGTTTGGGTGTGACCTGGATAACATGGGGGAGGTCGATGGTTCAAGTCCATCTGTGAATCCCAATTCAATGATCCTTGCAGCGGCTGCGCCTGAGTAAATGCTGTCTTAACTTGACGTTACGGCGTCAAGAGGATCACCCGTTACACGGAGAGGTTCCCGAGCGGTCAAAGGGATCAGACTGTAAATCTGACGCCTAACAGCTTCGAAGGTTCGAATCCTTCTCTCTCCACCATTTACCGCTTTACCGGTTTATCCCTTGGTCAGCCGAAAGGGGCTGGGCGGCTATCTGTTCGATACGGTACGTGAGCGCTTTAGGCAGCTGGCCATAGGCCGCTCACGTTCGTCGTTCAGAAGCGTCGAGAGTTCAACTCTCTCACTCGGGGCCATACATGACTCCCTGTGGGACATAGGGGCTATAGCTTCGTTCGTGTTAGTTGTGTGTAGCGGTCTGCTCTGCGGAGCGCGGCCCAACATGGGAACGAGGGTTTCTGATTATCGCCGGGTGTTCGGTAATCAGAGATGGAGTCAACATACATGGCAAGATGATCTCTGCGAAGATGATCGGAGTACACTCTAGAAGAGTGACTTAACTAGTGCAGTTAAGGACCTAACCGTTACTGAGGTTCGATTCCTCGTCTTGTCTCACCAAACATAAAGCCCGGCATTCCGCCGGGCTTTATGCTGTCACTAACTAAACTGAAGAGAAATGCAAATGACCACTACCTCACGACCAGCCTACGACTTTAAGGCAATGGTGCAGAGTTTGATCGAACCGTTTACCACTAATGCTGAGTGGTTTGAAGAATGCCGGCTGATGATCGGTTGTGATGACGGCCATTACTTGAAGGAATTCAAGACCGTCGGTATCGCAGGTCCTCGGCAATGTGGTAAGACGAAGATGCTAATGGAGCTCTTCAGTGTAACACCTGATAGTCTTTACGTGGTTCCTAATCTGCCACTGAAGAACGCATTAATTGGCTGGGCTACTAATCCAGTTAGTGAGCGTGGTTATGGATTGACGATCCCTGTTGATCGAGTCGTTACCTCGTATGACATTAAACAAGCTATCAACGCCGTCAAGCACGGCGGTGAGGATACCTTGCCCAAGGCTAGCACTATCTTCGTTGATAGTCCTTACGGTGTCTTTAGCGAGCTCAGAAAGGCCAAGTTTTATAACTGGCTCGCTGAACGCGGTGGCCACAAACAAATCATCATCACAATTGAATAAGTGAGTAGCAGCATGTCCCATCGTGAAATCGATGCAGAAGTCGAAGAGTTGTTGAAGTCGGTTACTAACACCGGTATCAAACAACTCAAGTGCTGCAATGCCACTAACCAGAAAGCTCTCAATGAGCTGGTTAATGACATCAACGCCGCCTTCACTAAGGCTGCGCGCGCCTCTACTAAAACCCCCGGTAGCACCGTCCTTTAAGATCTAGGAGTTTCACATGTCTGAAGTAACTGAAGTAAAGCCAGTTGTACAAATGGCAAACCAACAACGCCTTCTGGAAATGATGGGTGAGTTCCACACCCGTGATGAGATCGACGTTCCAGCGTTCTTCGAACGTGTGCGGGAGTGGGTGGCTATCCCTGAAGACGACCGCTATTCGATCGAGCTGATCGGTCTGAACATCGTCTGGTTTGCTGCGGTGATCGATAAGATCTACCCGAGCGTGGTCGACGAATACGGCGACGACATCAAGAAGTTCGAAGCGTTCATTACCGAGCGTCTTGGCAAACACGCCAAGTACGTACGTTCCGGCGTCCTGTACCAGAACTCCCTCAAGAACTGGCTGTGTAAGTTCAACTGGGAAACTGCGCTCAAGATCCCACTGTCCTTCACTCTGCGTGATCGGTAAGGGGGGGGGGTGTAATGTTCGTACCTTTCAAAGTCCCTGACCTTGAAGGCGCTACAGAGGCCACACCAGCTCGAGTATGGGTTGGTCTGGTCGATGTAGTGAAGACCTTCAAATGGGCGCTTGTAGGAGCTGCCAAGCAGAAGCAGCTCAGCTTTAAGCAAGCCACCGAACTGCTCAACGATCCTACTACGCCAGAAGACTGGCAGGTGGTTCGTGAATTAATCCAGATTATGTTTTCTAAACATCCGGAGGGGTACATTCTTAAGCGATCCGTCGGCCTTGGTACTAAAGAGACGTTGAACGTCAGACTCAATCGAGTCGGTAAGTGCAAGGTTAAGCTCAACATCTATTCGGTTAGGTTAGGGCGCTACTAAGGAGCGGTTATGTTAGGTACAGGAATTATCGGAAGAAGAACGTATTCGTGGCCGGAGTATTATCATCACGAGTATGACCGCTACGGTACACGACGGAGCGCGATGTATTACTTCCCCCTCAAGGATGAGCAATCCCCGCTTCGGCTGAGTTGGAAAGAGGAAGCGAAACGTCCTTGGCTGAAGCCTAAACCGAAAGCTAAAGAGATCTCTTCTAATCTCTACAAGCTTCTCGCCCGTTCTAATTAATCGGAGTGATCGAAATGCATGAACCAAGCAAAACACCTATCGCCGATTTGGGCGATGACTTCGAACCGGAGTCGCAAGAGGACTTCGCGGAACGTCAACTGACTGGCGAGTTTGATGGCAAGTCGGAAGATGAAATCCGCGACATCTATGTCCGTGAAGAAGCGGACGACAATCACGAGCATGAGCAACGACTCATTGATGAGGAGGAAGCTGCGGATGACGATGACTAATATCGATCTCAAGGCTCACGTCCAAAGAACAATGGATGCTGCCTTACAGTACTTCGTAGGGACTAAGAAGCTTTCGTTCAAGGAGTTTGATTCAGACTTAGGACCTTTCCTTGAGGCCCACCTGAAACAACTTCCGCGTTATGAGCGACTGAGCTATAAGCTCCATTCGTTCCCTGATGGTGATCACTTTGACATCGGTATCGTATTCGATGGCGGCTTTGTAGCCGCGCAGCTGTTCGAGGTTGATCCGATCAAATCATCGACAACCTTTCATTAACGACATAGATCCCCGGCCAAGTGCCGGGGATCTATGCTCTTTCTTTTTTTTACTTCTTGAAGAGTGCATCATGGCGGGCCTGTAGATCGTTGAGGGCTAAACCACTACCGCACTGACCACAGTTACCACGACAGGTATTACAAACAACTTCACCATCTACCGTAATGAAGTCCTGATACTTCATGTCGTTGTGGTATTGAAGCTTAGCCGTAGCCACCTCCGCTGTATCACTTGGCGGGAAGAGTGACTTAGCCCACAGTTTGATTTTGTATGGAATCATTTCAAGCACCGTTTGCACAGACAAACATCGCCAGCATCAGCAGCTTCTGGTTTCGACTCTCGTGTCACGGTCATGCACCAGCAAGTACTAGCAGACTTACCATCTGTCATAGCGCAGTATGCGGGTGCTTTGCACTCAGGGCAGGTGTGAGTGTTGGTTTGAGCTTTAAGTTGATCCAGAAGCTCCATGTGGACGCTCATGCAGTATTTCTCTGTATAGGGAGTGAAAGGGAGACCCGAAGGTCTCCCAGTTAGATCACTTGAAGATAACTTCGCAGGTATCGCCGTTGCAGGCGATGGCACCCATGGTGTCAACTTCGGTGTACGTTTGCTTCTTCAGCTCATCGGAGAAGTCGATAGGCTTCAGTGCGCGGGTGATGTTCTCCCACTTGTGAAGGTTATAGACATCCTTCAGGCAGAAGGTCATCAGCTCGATGTTGCCACCGAAGTAGTTGTTGGCAAACTTCTTGGCACGACGAACCCAGTCACGAGGCAGCAGGTGTTCGGAATTGTCGTCTTCGAAGGTCATGCCGAAACCTTGAGCAGTGTCGCACGCAGCCCAGAGGTTGTTGGCGAAAGCCTTCATGCCGTCAACGATCAGACCCGATGCAAACATTGCACCTTCGCCGTACTTGGTCATGATTTCCTGAGCAGTCAGGACTTCAGTGAACGGAGCCTGAGCGTAAGCCTTGTCACCGGCGCCTGCCATCAGACTGATACCAGCGAAGTACTGACGGTTGTCGAAGATGTACTGCTCGACCTCGGCCCATTCTTCGTCAGTGTTGCCGACAGAGATGGTATTCGAGATATTGTGGCGGATGCGTTTGTCGACCGACAGCGAATCGTCGCTACCGTGTTCGATCCAGTGTTGTTGCGCCAGCTTCACGTATTCCAGCTGTTTGACGCCCAGCAGGTCTTTCTTGAAGATAGCGGTTTCACTGGCCACGATAGGGAACGATACAACCAGAGACTTGCCGGTTGGGTCCCAAACGGACTTGTCAACCATTTTCGGGTTATGTTCCAGGAACAGCGGCATTACGGTTTCCTGGTCAGTCATCTGCACGTTGCGGAAGTAGCGTGCGGAGTGAGCGCCGTGGATACCGGAGTCAGTGCCCAGCAGAACAGATGCGTTGCCAGAAGGCTTGGTAGTAGTCGCACGAGGAGCCGGGTTGATCCCGATCATCTTGGCGATCTTCTTGTTCCAAACCAGAACCAGCTCAGCGCCGGCCTTCATGTTCGCTTTGTCGAACAGAACGTCAGGGCTGGTCATCCAGCCAGTGATGGAGCAGCCCAGGAGGGCTTCACGTTCGGTGATCTCACGGGTAGCATCACCGAGGTAGGTGAAGTTCGTGTAGCCGGCTTGCAGGGTGCCCAGGATGGCGCTGGCCTTGCACATGCGGAACAGGTTTTCTACCGTGGTGATCTGTGCGCCGTTGCCTTCAGTCAGGTTGCAGAACTGGAAGCCAGAACGACCATCTTTGGTGTAAGCACGCAGACCGATTTCAACGCAAGGGTTGAAGCCTTGTTCGGTGTCTTCAGCGAAGATGAAACCAGGCTCGCCGAACTGACGTACCGACTTCATGATCGCAGCCCATTCATCACGGGTCAGATCTTTACGGATCAGCAGAGCGGAGTTGTTCGAACGACCACGTTGCGGGTTGGCGTCGAACCAGTTACCGGTCTTGGCAGTCATCATCTCGATGTCATCTTTCGAGAAGATGCAGATGGTGGCAGCGCGACGGATACCGCCGGACAGAACAGCGTCAGCCATGTGCATGACGAAGTCATACGCGTGGATCGGCTTGAGGTTCAGTTCAAGATCAGGGTGAGCGATACCGTCCAGCAATTCACGGCATTTCTCGATGGAGCGTTGCAGGCCGTCTGGACCTGGGGCTTTGAAGCCGCCGGAGATCAGGGCGCCGCGTGGGCGGATCTGCGAGTAGTCGAAGTGGACTTGCTTGCCCTGGTATTCAGGGAAGGTGCCACCATCGATGAAGTACGAAGACAGCAGCACGCCGAATGCGTCAGCCCAGCCTTCGATCGAATCAGGAATCTGGAAGACCTTGGCTTCGTCGCCAGAAGGTGCGGTGATCTTCGGCAACTTGGCGATGTGGTGCTTCTGTACAGAGAAGCCTACGCCGCAACCGGCCAGCAGCAGGTACATGGCGTGTTGGAAGAACTCAGCACGGTCGCAGTAACTGAACGAGCAGTTGTACATGCGAGCTTCGTGTTGGAAGATCTGTGGACCACCGAATTGCAGAGCGCGCTGTGCGCCCAGTACTGCCTTGTCCTTGTAAGCCTGTTCAGCGAATGCAATCGCTTCTTCCAGCTCAGGAGTCATCTTGTCCGCGTATTTCTCGCGGTGCATGTTCATCACACGCTCTACAGCTTCTTCCCAGGTTTCATACCGCCCGTGCTGCTCAGACCAGCGCGAATACCCCATTACGAACTTGGAGTCCGACAGCATGGCTTTGGCGATTGGTTGGAAATTGAAATCCATTGTTTAGCTCCGATGCTCAATATGATGACGTGTAGTTAAGGTGAGTTGATCCCTAATAGGACCTGTTCTTCGGGTTTATTTTTACGGGTGTTTTTCTTGTTGGCCTATACTATCTTTGACTCGATTTTATACGTTAAAAAGTTACCACGATGGATGATTGTTATAGGCCTAAATTCCAATGGCTCTTTATTTCTTTTAATAGATCAGGGAGTATACAGATCCATGAATACCGTAGAGAAACTATTACTCAAAGCACTGAACGACATCTCAGACTTCGAAGCCAGTACAGGTAACGGAATACCTTTCATCAAGAATATCATCGATAAAGTCACCATCGACTATCATAACGCTGTAATGGGGCGTAAAGACCCAATTCAATGGAACCCAGCAGAACCCCCTCAGGACGCACGTAACTGCAAGGATCATCCAGCAGTACGTAACACTGACTACATGGAAGTTCATCACCTGACGGGTACGTCAGGTTGTTCTCCAAAGTATCCTCACTGGACGTGGCCGGTGCTTGGCGTTATTGAAAGCGGATCAAGCAAACAACTGGTAGTTCCTGGCGATTGGATCTTCGAGCCAATAGAAGGTCAGTACGTCATAATCAGCGCGATTCAGTACAGCGCTATCTTCGGCGAACAACCTTCCCGGCTTCTGAACTGTACAGAACTTCATTGCGCCGCCACATGGCTGCGACACAAACACAATCTCGATAACGATAAGTACAGGTCGCAATTCGCTGAACTTGTCGAAGAGGTTGGTCTAAAGGGTGGCGATGAGCTCACTCCGAAACAACTGGAGTCCATTCTGATGAGGGGCTTCGCGGTTGATCGCGCTGACCTTATAGAGGCGTACGACGCTTACCTGAATTGGCCTGAACAGCAACGTAAATAAACACAGACCTACATTACTAAATAGAGCAACATCCCTAAACCCCGTAACAAGGAAGCGTCACATGTCTAAATCGACAGTAGTTCCAGCAGAAGTATTGGCCAATCTGCAAACCGAAGAAGGTAAAGCAGGTGGTTTCTACGTCATCGCCCACCAAGGCGAAGATGTGATGACCGTGATCGTGAAAGACAACGTGCTGGTTCAGATTCCTCTCCACACTGGCGAAGAAGTTCAAGGTAATGGTTCCAACGCCTCTACCCCAACACCTCACCCGATCGGCACCAAAGTCTGGTTCAGCGCCGAAGGTAAACTGCTGGATGTTCAGATCCCTAGGTTCGCTCAGCCGAAAGCTTCGAAAGCCCAAGGCTGCGACACCCCGCGTAAGCAGGCCTAAGCAATAGTACATGGCAGGGGTCATTCCCTGCCATGTATGCCCTTTATTTTTGACATGAGGAGGATGTGATGTCCGTAGTAATTTATTCAGATGGTGTCTTAGGCGCCGATCGTCGGTGTGTTATCGCTGGCGGTAGTTGGAACGTTTCTCAGCAACCAATGCAGAAAGTACACACTCATAGCTCGAAGACTTTCGCTATGGCCTCCGCTGGCCACATCCCTGGTCCTCGTGGCATGAAGATCATCATGGATACGATCCATGGGATGCTGCTTCGGTTCTTCTTGGAGGAATCCCAAGAGTCGATGGAGATGACGCCAGATATCAAGGCCAAACTCTTCTCGGAAACCCGCACCAGTATCTTCGTCATGACGAAGACTGATGTCTGGCTCTTCCACAGAGATCAGCCGACGTGGATTGAGATCACTCACCACAATTACTACTCAGGTAATGGTTCTCCTGCGGCGGCTGTATGTATCGCTGCTGGCCTGACCGTCATCCAAGCGCTTAACGAAATCCCTTACGTCTCTGCTGAAGTTGGGGATGGATACGATACCGTTAAAGCAACCGCCCTCAAACTGATGCAAGTGGAGAAGTAACGTGGCTAACGTCTGCGCTATCTACAATGATGAGTTGTACGTTGCCACAACTCTCAAGAAACCAAACGGCCTTCTTGCCACCTTCCCGCTTGAAAGTCTGTACTGCCGCTACGGCATGATCCTACCTACCGAGTATCTGTCGCTGAACTTGATCGACGTTCTCAACGGTACGACTAGTCATCACTTCAGCGGTGACGTTGCCATCCTCGGCTGCCTGCTCACGCATGAAGGTGTTGTCTACGAGTACTACCTCGGTAACCTCACCCACAATGACGTCGGTGATAGCAGTATCAGGATGCGCCGTATTCCGACTGGTGAGGGTGTTCGCTTCGTTAAGTCCAACGGTGCGCGTACGGAAGAGCAAGTGCAGATGTTGATGCGCCTACTCGACATCGGCAAGATCAAGTCAATGCTCCATGGCTTTGAAATCCTCCACAAGGCTTCTCCAGGCCATTCACCTGAAATGAATAAGCTGAACGTCAAGGCCGTTATGGCGGAGCTGGTCGCAAAAGGCTTCACTGATCCGATCCCATCCACTATTGTCTTCCACGACATCATGACTCCAAAGGAATAAAGCATGCTCTGCTGCTACCACGCCCACTGTGTTGATGGTTTGGTAAGTGCTTGGGTAGTATCCAAGTTCGCTACCAAAGAAAAGATCGAAGACATTCGTTACGTGCCATGCGTTTATAACGATGGCGTTGTTCCTGAAGTGATCAAGGGCGAGACTGTCCTGATCGTTGACTTCTCTTTCGATCCTGAAGTTCTGGTCGAGATGTGTAAGGTTGCCAGGGCTGTGGTTCTGATTGACCATCACGAATCGGCCATCCGGAAGATCTGGGCGTACTTCGACAATCATCCGATCCCACGTAATCTGGATTTGCGGCTGAACGAGAAACTGTCTGGCGCAGGTGGTACATGGAACTTCCTATTCCCAAGCGCTGCGATGCCGGTCATGGTGGCTGTTGCTCAGGACTACGATCTGTGGTTGTTCAACTACCCACATACCCGCGCAGTCATGGCCGGTATCAAGGGTAAACCTCAGACCTTCGAAACACTGGATTGGGTAAGTCACAATCTGGACGACTGTATCGCTCTGGGTCAACCTCTCGTAGATAAAGAAGACGAGATGATTGCGACCCACGTCCGTGATGCGGTCATGGTGGAGTTCGAGGGTTACACCGTCCCTATGGCCAACGTACCTCGCTACATCCACAGCCTGGCTGGTCACGAGTTGGCTAAGAACAATCCATTCTGCATCACGTACTTCGATAACGGTACTGTACGTGAGTTCAGTCTGCGCTCCAATCGCGAAACCGGCCTGATCGTCAATACCCTCGCCGAGAAGTACGGTGGCGGTGGACACCCCCACGCTGCTGGCTTCCGTGTACCTCTCCCTAACCCGCTTGAAGGAATTAAAGCATGAGTGAAGTTACAACCTCCCTGCCAACGAAACTTCCTCGCATCGACCTCACTTGCGAGAATAATGAAGACATCCAGTTCGTCGGTAAGATTGCGCGGCATAAAGACGGGTACATCACCCAGACGATGGAAGAACTGATCAGGGATGTTTACTACGACGTCTATCCGCAGAGTGGTCAGCCGGCAATTCTCGGCGTAATCAGCGTCAGCAGTGACTACATCGATCTCCCAGAAGATCCAATGATCGAAGTAGTCATCGAAACCCTGCGTGGTACTGCGCTGGACTACGCGGTTGCTGAAGCGTTGGAATGGATAGCTCCTCGTGCAGAAGGCGGTAAACTCACCTTCACCAGCGGTGCGGTGTACGAGGACAAGTCCTACGGTGAGAAGTTTGCCCCATCCTGCTCCGATTCCATCACATCGTACTTCATCAACAAGCATCAGTTGAGCGTAACGTGGGTGCCTATCGATCGTGGGAATGAGGCTGGTAAAAAGGTTCCTCTCATTGGTGTGCGGGAGCAGTCCACACACCACGGCGCTACCGGCGATACGTTACCGGAAGCTGTAGCGCGTTACATAGTGAAGTCAGCTACTCCACGTCCATACGTGTCCATCCCGTACTCTCTACTCGGCCACATCGACGCTGAGTAAGTAATAACCCAGGACAGTTATCATGTGCTAACTGTCCTGATTGTCCTCAACATGGGAAAGTAAATATGTCTTTGGTAATTGCTGACGAAGGTCCGTTCATCAAGGTTGATCACATCAACTTCAAGAATCGCATCGAGAAGATTCCTGGTGGCGTTTACAAGGTTGGTGTCGTTGACGAAGAGCCGGTCCTGGTAAAGGATCGCGAGAAGTTCGATCTTCCGAAACGCATCTACGGTAAACACGAAGCTTACAAGAACGCTGTAGTTCGTAAGTTCCGTGAAACCAAAGGTACGCTCGGCGTACTGATGGACGGCCTGAAGGGTACTGGTAAGTCGTTGCTGGCTGAAGGTATCTGCAACAAGCTGATCGAAACCGACATGCCGATCCTGCTGGTATCGGACTCCGTCTCGCCGTCGTTGCTCAAGCACTTCATCGAAGCGATGGGTCCATGCGCGATCTACTTCGACGAGTTCGGCAAGTTCTACAAGGAAGAAGCTCGTGACAAGATGCTCACGCTCTTTTCCGACTCCAGCCTGAAGCAAGTCATGTTCATCGTGACATCGAACCACACCGGCGAACTGACGGACGCCATGGTTCACCGTCCTGGCCGTTTCTTCTACAAGTTCAACTACAAAGGCTTGGAAGAAGAAGAGATCCTCGAGATCATCGAAGACAACAAGATCGAACCCGCGGTCTTGGCGTACATGCTCGACTACTGCAAGTATCACCAGTGCAGCTTCGACGTGGTGCGTGTCTTGATCGGTTGCGCATTCAACATGCCGACTGTCGAGAAATACATCGAGGAACTGAAGATCCACAACGTTCCTAACCAGGTATACACGCAGTACCGTGTATCTGAAGTGATGTACAAGGGTGATAAGTTCGAAGGCGACATCACTGTCTCCGAAGAGAACGGTATCCTGAAGATCGCTCTGCGTGACAAACTCACGACGGACGTGATCGAAGAATGCACCTTCGAATGGACCAAGGCTGATAAGGTTCCACTCGGCAAGGGCGGTACTGAATATCGCATCAAGCTGTCCGACACATTGACCGTCAAGATTGATCGTACTGTATCGAGTTGGAAAGCCAATGGCGTCGTACTGGATCTGCCGATGAGCTTCGAGAAAGGTGCTGGTCGCGGTTTAAAGCGCCAACGCCGCCGTGGCTTCGGCGAAGGCGATTACCCCCAGGGTCATCCTCTTCACGATGGTGACGATGACTGCTAAGTAATAGCCGGGACTTCGGTCCCGGCTATATGCCGCATTGCAATTAATTAAAGCCACACATTGTAAACTCGCTATACTCCCATCCACCAACGAGGGTCGTAAAATGAGCGGCTCGAGAAACACCAGTATACTGGATAAGGCAGAAGATGCAGTAGTCTATCTTTACAAGTTGTTCAATTACGCAACCCACCCTCGACGTAAAGTAGTTGTAGTTGTAGAGCAACCTCGGGCGAAACCTGAAGTACGCCCAACGCCACCACCAGACGTGGAGCAATCTGAAAATGAACGCAATGGTTCGGATAGTGGCACGCGCCATGAACGCCGAAGGGAGGACATACGACGCCGAAGGGAGAAAAATATCCAAGAGCATCGTGCGCACATACGCGCACTTCGCGAAGAAAGGGAAGACCTTCTTAAATACGGCGTTGAAATTGACCGCCTTCTGCACGACCAAGAAACAGAACTAAAACAAGAGGGTCACGATGTTAACAATCTTGACCTTAAAGATTAACCGACGAAGTAAGGGGTAGTTACATGTCGATCGCAAGCGTCATTACCAAGGTTGGAGCAATCGCCACTGTAGGAGCTGGTGGCTATTGGCTGTATAAGAAACTTCGTGCGGCTTCATCCGAGATCTCGGCGGAAGAGCGTCTGCGTGAGCTCAACGAAGAGCTTAACAAAAGCTGGAAGATTTTGAGCAGCTGTGCCAAAGCCGCCTCGAAGGAGTCGGTAAAGGGAGATTGGCTGACGGAATACGACCACCTTCGCGACCGCATGACCGGCCCACGGGATAACTATCAAGTAGTTGCCCAGCTCCTCAACGACATCAATCTACTCGTAGAGCGTGTCGTTAGCCTGTAAACAAACATAACGGCGGGGTTTCTCCCCGCCCACTTCTAAGTAAGGATACACATGAAATACCTAACAGCACTCGCGCTCGTTCTCTTCGCATCCGCAGCAACCGCAACTGAAAACCCATTCTCCAACGGTGATGAAACCTCCCAACACGAAATCACCGAGAACACCTGCAAAATGCTGGAAGCGATTGGTCGATCTGCTGTTGATGCTAAATCCAAAGGGGTTATCGAATCAACGGTAATCGCCGGGCTCATCAAACCAAGACACATGGAGTCCCCGGCATTCCGGGCTATGTTCCCGGAGATCATTACGATGGTCCACGAGATCTACGAAATGGATGGTGACGCTAACCCTATCTCAGATGTTCACTTTGCGGACTGTGAGAAAAGTGTTGGCCGATTTCTTATTTACTACAACTGAAGGAATACAGTAATGCTCAAAGGTCCTATCGTACAGAAAGAAGTACTTGCCGGTAGCACGGCGTTGAAAGTCTGCTCCAGCGTCGCTAAGTCTGGTGCTTTGGCCCAGTCCATCTGCGCACTGGATAACTCCAAGATCGGGACGAAGTTCTCTTTCGTCTATGATAAGCCGTTCAAGAAAGGCGAGACAGGTATCATCATCGCCACAAGTCGTGGATGGATCGCACTCTCAATGCAGCAGGAGATCCTCGGCATTTCCACTAACTGGTCAGGTACAGACCTCTTCTTGAATGAAGAGTTCACCGATCAGTTCAAAGATGTCATCATGGTCGGCCTCCCATCAATCACAATGGCTAAGCTCATGGACTTGTCCACCGAAGATGCCCCTAAGGCTATCCGGATCTGGAAGTCCATCGCAATCGCCGTTCACGAAGGCATCACAGCCTTTACGGAAATCGAATGATTTATAATACGCTACGGAGGGTAACACCTCCGTAGCCCTCATTCTTTTTTTTTGGTTAAAAAGATACAGGCAGTATAAATATTTTAGGCAACACATTACAGACTTGATACACATCCCTTAATCAATTGGAGTTACATCGATGTCCAAGCCTGAAGTTACTAACGTCTACGAGATCAACAGCATCGAAGAACTGGCTGGTCTGATCACCAAGGTTAATACCGTGGTACAAGACAAGGGCGGCGTTATCGAAACCACCATCACTATCGGTGGTGAAGAGTTCATGGCCCGTTCCGAGAACTACCAGAAGACCGGCGAAACCGGCGAAGTTCTTGCACGTATCTGCGAGAACATGAAAGACGCACTGACCGCTGCCCTTGACGCTATCGTCAAAGACGGCGAAGTGTACATCGAAGGCGTGCAGTTGGTCTTCGTCGGGGAGATGTAAGTAATGGGGGAGTTGATAGCCTTTGGTATTATCACCTACCTCCTAGCTCTGGTTCAAGGATTCCTGATTGATCTGCGACCTGTTCGCCGCACCTATTACGAGCCCAAGAATCGGAGACCCCTCCCAACCAAAGTTCCGACTGCTCCGCCTCCGATACCGAGGAGATGTAAATGTGCTGGTTAACCCCAGAACTTGTAACGGCGTTCAAACCAATTGCCTGGGCGTTCGCACTATCCATCGTCGGTTTCGGCGTGGCTAAGTACGGACACCACTGGCTGTAAACAATAAACCCCGCAACATCCATTAGTGAGTGTAATAATGAAAAAGATGATTCTCGCTGGTCTGGCCATGATGGCCGTTTCGTTCGGTGCAATGGCCGATGTTAAGCAATTGAACTTCTGCACTGGTGCCGAGGGTGGTTTCTACGACTCCTTCGGTCACCAGCTTGGTGGCGACATCAAGAAGCAATCCAAAGGCCTGGCCACCGTCGACTACCTGACCACTGAAGGTTCGGTATCCTCGGCAAGTATGCTGAAGTCCGGCGAATGCAATATCGCCCTGCTGCAAGCAGACGCGGTGATCTCCCGTCCGATGCCTTCGGACATCGCCCTGTCTGACGCGCACTCCGAAGCGATCTTCTGGTTGCACGGCAAAACCGGGGTCAAAGACTTCGACGACATGAGCGATGACGAGAACAAGAACTACGGTGTTGCCATCGTATCTGGTTCTGGTGCTGAAGTGACCCTGCGTAACTTCGGTAACGTCGACAAGAAGTTCAAGAACCTTAACATCATCACTTTCGATGATTGGTTCTCCGCCGCCAAAGCTACAGCTGAAGGCAAGATCCGCCGTGCTGGTAATGACATCATTATCGCTGGCATGATCTACGTCGGCCGTATGGGTAACATCTCTTCTGAAATCACCGGTGACTTCAAGGACGACCTGACCATCGGCGAAATCGACGTCAGCTCTTTCAGCGACGTGAAGGATGGGAACAATAACCCACTCTACACCAAGTGCAAAGTCGAGAAGACTAACGGCATCAAGACTGATACCTGGGGTGATCCTGTAACTTACTGCGTCCGCGCGCAAGTGGTTTACAACAACGAGATCTTCACCGACATGCCTGTCAAAGATGCGCGCGAACTGCGTAAGTCGATGGACAAAGCAATCGTGCAGAACATCCGTCAGCAACAAGCTGCTAAGTAACACGCGGCCAGCGGGGAAGGGAAACCTCCCCGCTTTTACTTACACTTTATTTTTTCTGTATAGACCAGGAGTTGTAAATGGAATCTGTATCTAAAGCGGTCGTGGATAAATCCGGCGCTACTTTCTCTGAATTGAATGCCGTCGTCCAGGCTACTTTCAACAAGAACATGGCGGCTCACGGCCCTAAGTTGTTCGTCGTTTCTATCCCTAACCCGGAAGAGCTGGCCAAGCCAATGTTCGCTCAGTACCTCGCGGGTTTCCCGGAAGAAGGTCGTCAACATCACAACTGCCGTTGCTGCTCGCAGTTCATCCATCGCTTCGGTGATCTGGCATTCGTCAGCTCCACCGGTGAGTTGGTATCGGCATTGTGGGATGCCGCTGCTGTACCTGATGAGTTCAAGGACTCCGTCGCACGCATGCAGCAAGCTGTAGAGCGTAGCGTGGAAATCCTCCACCCGTTCACCGAAGTCCCAGGCAACATTCTGGGTATCGCTGAAACCAACGGTTGGAACCACTTCCAGATCAAGCACCCAGATCTGAAAGAAGTCGAAAAAGACAAGTACGGCGAACTGCGTGGTCAGGGTATCGAGAAGCACGAACAACTGACCAAGGTCCTCGACACGTACCCGGCCGTTGTTATCCGCGATGCAGCTCACCTGCTGCAAGGCGATATCCTCAACATGGCGCACAAGTACCGTCACGTTGCTGAGCGTCTGCTGTCCTTCGCAACCATGCTCGAGAACATCAAGAACCTCAAGCACCGCTCCAACCTGATCTGGCGCGAATCGGCCAGCGTCGGTGAAACGCAGACTCACACCTGCGGTAACGTGTTGGGTCGTCTGATGGACGATATCGCTAAAGGTTACAGCACCGCCAGCGTTATCCGCAATTCCAACGAAATGACTCGGAAGGAAGTGTACCAGCGTGTAGTGGCGGCGCCTACCCAAGGCAACGTGCAAGTGGCTATCAAGATCATGACCGAGTTGGGTATGACCGAAGATGACCTGATGCGTCGTGCGGCCCGTCTGGAAGAGATCGAAACCTTCTGGAAGCCAACCGAAGCCAAGGAGCCTGAAGCCAAACCTGCTAGCATGTTCGCTGACCTTGTAACCAAGGAAGCCGAAGCCAAGCCTCAGGACAAGCCTCTGATCGCCCCTGAAGTGAAAGTGACTCTGCGTACCTTCATGGAAGAAGTGATCAACAAGGGCAAAGCCCTGTCGATGCAGATGTACATCTCGGCAGCTCCACTCGCCGACATCAACTTCACCGCTCCAGTGAAAGAAGATGCTGGTCGTCTGTTCTGGTTCGACAACCACGAAGATCGTCGTGTACGTATCTCCTGGTTCACCAAGGACAAGCCACTCGCTCCACGCGACCTGGGTCTGAACATTGGTAGCTGGGTGAATATCACGGCTCTGGCCGACGTTCCTCCGATGTGGTTCAGCGCTTCTAACCCGCGCTCGCAAGAGTTCTCGGTCTGTGCAGCGATTCTCGAAGGCGCACAGATGAAGCTGGACTGCACTATGTGTCTGTTCCCTGAACTGTTGCACCCTGAGCTGGCTGAAATCTCCCGTGTCATCGAAACGTTCTCCAAGAACCGCAAGTTGATCGACAGCGATAAAGGCACTACCACCGGTACGCCGTTGGGTCGTGGTTCACACCTGATCCGTGTAACTACGGCGCTGGGTATCAGCACCTACCGTGTTGAAGGCTTGAAGTAACACTGCGGCACATAGGGCGGGGAGAAATCCCCGCCTTTATGCTGTACATTTATATTCTCTACCCTCATTTATTAGAAGGACTTTATAATGATCCAGATATTGCAGATTCGTAAGAAAGACGGCGAGACTTTCAGCGATCTTCGCGAAGAGTCTCAGATGAAAGCTCTCAAGCTGTTGCTCGAATGTGAGTTCGGTTTCGGCTGCACCGTTGTAAGTATCGGCGATACGGACGTCTCCGTACAGACGGAATTGATGGGTTGCGTGGATACCACAGCTCTGACTGGCCCTAAAGAGGAGATGGCGCTGATCGTTAAAGCGACTGCCTACTACTCCCACATTAAGGATCAGATGTTCCTGCCAGAATACCGTAAGGACTTGGCTAAACACGTTCTGGAAATGACCGACGGTAATCCGCGGATTATCGCATTGGGTGCCGGGATGTTCGTAGGTGTCTCGTTCTTACGTGGTACGCTGATTGCGATGTTGTGCGAAGACGATGTTCAGTACTTGCCCCGAATGCAGAAGCTAGACCAGCCTACGTTAATGGCAATGTTCGAGCTGAAGTTCGGTGACAAGATTCCGATGAATGAGATACTCGAGCTTGTATAAATGCATAAACCAGACCCAATCTCAGGGGACTATACGGCGCAGTGTCATTTCGCAATACTCGAGAACATCAATCTGACTGTACCGTGGTACTTGGCAGTCTCGATAGGGTATTACGAGTACGACACGTCGCTCATCACTGATGCGCTGTACGACCAGATGTCCATCATGATGAAGACGTTCTGGGGTGATATAAAACACAGGCATAAACACCTGATAGATTACGATGCATTGAAGGCAGGTACGGCTTACTACTTAAAGGAAACCGACATGCCGACAATCGTACAAGTAACAACAATTCAAATGGTCCGCGCGTATGACGCCGCATTACAATCGAGGTTGAGAGGGAAATGAACCTTACACCGCTTATCAAACGTCTCTTCCTGACACTGATCTTTCTCATCGCGCTTGTCGGTGTGGTTGAGATCAGTAAAGGTCCATCCGCATCAACTCTCGGCACTGCGATCGAGAACCAGGTGAAGCAACTCACCAAGGAATAACTCATGCGTCCGAATACCGGAACGTCCGACTACCTCAAGGGGATGAATGTCACTACAGCTGTTGATGACATCCTCGGGGAATCAGTCCTCAGGACGTACGGTCTTGTGAAGCGAAACTTCCCCGAGATCTGCGTCCCTAAATATTACTCAGACGCGATCTGCCATGCGACCATGACTCTGGTCGTACGTGAGTGGCGGAGCAAAGGTAGGGTCTTCTACGGAGACCACGATTACGTCTTAGGTCCTAACGCCATCATCAACATCCACACCGAAGTATTGGAAGTTGGTGGGGAAACTATAATCAGAGCAAGACAAACCCCAAGGAGTAAATCATGAAGAAAGATAACTTGCTGGAAGCTGTAGCGATCGCCAAGATGAATAGCACCATCAACATCGGTCGTGGTCTGTCGATCTTCAGTATGTTCCGTAACTCTGACGGTCGTATGGGACTAGGTCTACATCCCACCCGTAACGATATCGACCGTCATGGGAAACCGGTTAAGAAAAAGAAAGGTAACATGAAGCAAGACAAGAACGTCTACAAGTAACAATTTCTCGTACCGAACAGATACTACTTTATTCTTCAGGAGTTTCACATGAACCGCTTACAGAAACCACAAACCAAACTCGATCCAGTTACAGTTATCTCTCGCAATCTGGTAGATCTGGAACCTGGTATCCCTAACTTCAGCGGCGATGGTTACGCTCAGTCTGCGTTATCTCATGGCTGGCACGTCATGTTCAAATCGGCTGAAGGTACTGATCTACTTGATCACATGTTCTTGGTCAACCAGTTTACTGGACAGCAAATCCAACTCAAGCTGTTTAAAGAACGTTCCGAGTTCCGCTCACTCATCGAAGTGAACGATGAACTGGACATGATGGATGAGATCGGTTACTTCTTCCATCCTCGTCACGATTCGGCGATTACCATTTACTGGCAGTCGATCGATAAGGTCGGTATCAATCCAGACCACGTTGACGTGCAATACGTTCTGTACGCAGCTCATGAAGGTTCTGTCTTCATCCGCATGGCTGACCTACTGTCCCCGCTGCTCGACAAGATGTGGCATGATGAAGGTATCGCGTTCGACGCTCCTCCGGTTGAATGGCGTCACCGTCAGTGGAATGATTACGAACAAGGTTTCCACGCTCAAGCGCCGAAGGGAGCTGAATGATGTCGGTCATGCACGGAGACTCCCCAGATCTTGACATGCAAGTAATAGTCCACCCAGAACGCGACGCTGGCGCTGATGCGGCTGATCGTATTCGTACGGTCGGTGCTGCTATCGCTCACAACGCCAAGGTTGCTCTCAAGCGCCTGATCATTACCTGTATCGTTCTCTTCATCGCAGCTGTTGCTGGCGCGGTATGGTACGGCTATGAAACCCGTGTACTCGGCACTACCACCGATACCCGCACATGCGAGTTTGAAATCGGTAAGACCAAGATCACGGCAGTTCGCAGCTACACCTATCCGTACCAAGAGTATTACGGATTCCACATCCGCGATAACAGCAAGATCTACGAGAAGACCGTAATGGCTCTCGACGGTACACAGCTGACAATCCTCGGTAATGATGCCGGCGCTCTCTGGAGTCAATTCGTTGACGCTGGTGATCGTGGGCAGTTCATTATGAAGCCTTCCGATGAATACACCTTCATCGTGGGTAAGCAGGCCGGTAAGGTCAACTACAAAACCTTTTGCAAGTAGGAGCCTGTAATGGGTAGCTACCTTTACGCAACCGTAATCCGTAAACTGGAAAGTGGTGATTACGATCACGACAACCACAGTTGGGATACTGTCCTGACTAAACCCAACGCGGTCAAGCGTCATTTGCTTTGCGGTGATGGGCGTTACTACAACTTCCCTGAGATCAAGCCCCGCAATGGCGTTCACGAGTCGCTGAGTCTCGATGAGCATACCGGCGGTGCAATGGGGTGGGATCATTGTCGTTACGTCTGGTACACACCTCAAGAGCTTCTGGCGTTTGACTGGGATCAGGTGATTACCGAATCCCCGCATGACATCGAAGTCATCGGTAAGACGTATCGCCAATGCGTTCCTGCTGAGTGGTTTGAATACATTCAGGCTCGTGCAAACGAATCGGCCGTGGTGGCTATTCAGTTCTCCGTCGATAATTGAGGTTCTTGTGGAATACGGTAAAGACGAAGCACTGAAGATCTTGGACACCCTGCTTGAAGATGAACGTATCACTCCTGAGGTGTATGACTTCATTGTCACCTCAGATCTTCTTCAGAAGCCCGATGCGCTTGGTTGTGTCCGGCCCGTCACCATCGATGGTGAACCTCGTGAAGAGTTCTACCTTTATACCAAGGATGAGCACTGTATACCGCAGTCGATCAGGTCTGCACTTAACCGCCGTAGATTCATTGCTCGCGGTAAAAGAGCTATAGTGAAGTTCGTTGGTCAACTACTGATCGATCGACGGATTAGTCTCGCGCAGTACGACGGGCTTCTGGCTGCTAAGACCATTAATGAGCCGACGGTTTTCGCTAACATCCTTGTAGTGAATGATCATGAAGAAGTGGTCATAATGGCAGACGTTGGTGATGCATTATTCACCGTTCTCAAACCACCTATCCCAGTTAAGGAGTCCTGATGGATCTCTTCGTAACCCTCTCCGGCATGATGACTACAAGTCTGAAAGCCCGCTTCAAAGAACTGGTCGATACCAAGAAGATCGATCTCTCGAACTTCGCCAGTGAAGATAAGTACCACATCGCTGCTCGTCAATGCATGGGTGCTTTGAGCAACTCCCTCACCAACGTCGACAAGTCCCACCTCACCTATCTGGACATCTCGGTGTTCAGCTTCCTGTTGTTCAGTCTCGAATCCGAAACACCGGCCGAAGTAATCGAAACCGGTCTGGGTCTGACGCAGGGTGATGAGTCCACCGAAGCTGCTGCGCCTGCATCCAATCCTTTGGGTGGCGGTCAGACTGTCTGTGGTGCATGGGGCGGTACTCCTGTGTCGCTGGCAGATGCTGACCAAGCCCTTCGTGGTGATCAAGCTCATACGCCCGATCGCTTCGATGGTCATCGGCAAGAAGATATCGGCATGTACACGGCCGAAGGTATCAAGCCGGTTAAACCAGCTGACCAATTCGATCAGGAGTAATCCATGCAGGTAGTTCGCAACTATGTTCAAAAAGCAGTTCCGGTTGAGATCCTACAGTATGACGGGAAGAACTACTCTGAGCTCCTCGTCTTCTGTAACCCAGACCCACTTACCGCTAATGCCGTTTACATGCCGGGCCTCAATCAGGTGCGTCTCAGCATGCGTGTGCGGAAAGTGCCAAAGGTACGGGCTGGCATTTCGATCCCCAATCCTATCGAAGCGCTTGTAAACATCGGCGACGTCATCGTCAAGTATCCTGATGGTACTTTGAAGTTGATGTCCGTTGAAGAAATTCAAACCGAGTTCGAACAAGTCAAGGAGTAATCCCATGCTCAGTTTCATTGGTGGTTTGGTTGTGTTCATTCTTGCTGTCCGTGGCATCGTCGGTTTCGTCGAAGACTTCAAGAAAGCAGGTAAGTCGTAAGTAAACGATTGGGGGAGCTTCGGCTCCCCTAGTCTCACTCTTTTTTTTGAGATTAAAACGCCATGATCGTAAATGTGACCCCGCATGACTCCGGCACTTACCCTGCTATTAAAGAAGCGTTGATCCGACTGAAGCGCGGAACCCGTGTCAACTCAGTCCAGTTCTGCAAATCCAATAAAGGTCTGACCGGCTCCATCGTTCGTAAAGCGAGCAGCCTGGAAGTACAGATCTACAATCAGAACAAATCTATTGACTATAGCTTCGATAGTAAGTTGCTGCATGACGGCGAGTATCTGGAAGTGCGGATTATTTCCAAAAGCTCTCGTATGTGCAACGTACCTAAAGAAGTTCTTGAATGCCTCACTGAACTGTCAATCAACTACGGGTCAAGGCGATGATCAAAGGTTTATTCATTACGATAGAAGGTCCTGAAGGCGCTGGCAAATCCACACAGCGTGAGTACATGGCTACTTTCTTCAAGGCTAAAGGTTACGAGGTTGTCCTCACTCGTGAACCAGGCGGGACGCCATTAGCTGAAAAGATTCGGGAACTGATGCTCACGCCGATGGATGAGCAGATGTGTATCACTACAGAGCTCCTGCTAGCGTTTGCATCACGAGCGCAACACGTCGATCAGGTTATCAAGCCTGCAATCGATCGTGGCGCTATCGTGATCTGCGATCGGTTCACTGACTCCACTTACGCTTATCAAGGTGGTGGTCGTCAGATCGGTTACGATCGCATCGCAGAGCTCGAGAAGTTCGTTCTGGGAGACTTCCGTCCAGACAGAACCTTCCTGTTCGACATCGACGTTACTGTAGGTCTGGCCCGCGCCTCAGCCCGTGGTAGATTGGATCGGATGGAACAGAATGGTCTCGACTTCTTCGTTCGAGTCCAATTGGCGTTCATGGGCCGTAAGGAACGTGACCCTAATCGGTTCGTTCTTGTAGACGGTTCACCACCGATCGCAGAAGTTAGCGCGGCCCTGATCCCTCATCTGGAGTATCTGCACAAAGGCATGATGTTCCGTGAGATGGCTTCCCGGTTACCGGACTACGATACAATGACCGATACCGATAAACAGAAGTTACGGATCATGTTGGATGGCACTCCAGAACAACAGCAGGAAGCAATGGCGATTCTGTCATTCAGGTAAACAGCATACGGGCCGGGGTAATTCCCCGGCTTGTGTCCACTTAACTTAAATTTACACAGCCACACATTACGCTATTAGAGTAACCACATCAGAAGGAGTAACGTGATGGGTTTAGTTCATCGTTTCGAAAGGAACGAGAAAGGGCGTGACATCGCAGTTGCTGACGTGCATGGACACTTCAAGAAACTTCAGAAAGCATTAGACGCTATTGGCTTTGATCCTAAAGTTGATCGTCTGTTCATCGCTGGAGATTTGGTGGATCGTGGTCCTGACTGTCTCGATGCGTTGGATTGGTTAAAGCGAGCTCATTGTGTACGTGGTAACCACGATAACTACGTGGTCCAGTACATCAAGGGCGATTCCGGTAAATGGATTTCTGAAGGCGGCGTTTGGTTCGAACCGTTATCAGAACAACAGAAGCGACTCTGGCTCTGGCACTTCTACAGGTTGCCGCTGGCAATCGAAGTGAAGACAAGTCGTGGAACAGTTGGGATCATTCATGCCGACTGCGTAATGCCACACTGGCCTGATCTGATGGCTGAGTTGGATGGCTATCAGGATCTCGATTGTAAGCGTAAGAAACTTATTCGTAACTGCTGCATGTGGTCAAGGGGTCGATTTGAACTTAACGATACTACTTGGGTCACTGGCATCCGGGCTGTAGTGGTTGGACATAACCCAACTAACCTACCGGTAGTTCTTGGAAACGTACACCACATCGATACGACTGCTGGATATCCGCAGGCTCGTTTCACTTTCATTGATCTGGAAACACTGCAAACATTTACAGCTCCGTTTAATTACGGTTGGATGATGCAGTAAGGGGATGTTTGATGCGCACTAAGATTGCGTGGCCGGAAACCTATCGTGAGATCCCAGGTATGATGGGGTTTCCAACCGAGTATGTAGATTATACCGCTGGCTTCTATGAGCAGCGCGTTGTCCCACTCGTGACGGCGGCGATCACCACGCTCGAGAATCAGATCGACGTGTTGAAGCAACAGAACGAAGCGCTTAAGCAAACGATTGCCGCGAGCAAACCTAAAGTCAAGTACTGCCACGAAACAGGTAACTGGATCGTGATCAAGGAATAACGAAATGAAGTTAATCGGATTAGATGTTGAAGACTTTGACGATGTGGATATGGATCGGGTAACTATCTCTACATCGACCGTACCAATGGCTTCACTCCTGGCTAATATGGCTGATGCTAATTGGTTCATTGAAGTGCAGCCAATCCAGCAGAACGAGAAGTGGATAACCACATTCAAACGCGGTAATTCCGATAACGGCACAATCTTTCCTAAATGAGGAGTTCGTCATGACTTACTTGATTTATGGTTCGATGGTGCTATTGGTCTACCTAGCCATCAGTGCCACGCTGTACTTCCACATGAGGAAGTTAAGGAAGACCCGCAACATTCCACCACAAACCGTTTACGAATGGAATCGCATGTCGGTCATCTGGCCAGGCTATATTGCTTTCATTATTTTCGGTATTGTGTACGGCTGCGTTGCAGCCATCATTTCTTTTGCTAGGGACAAGTTTCGATGACACCACGTACCAAACACGCTCTCAGACAAGCTGCGATCTGCATCCCTATAGCGCTCGCGGCTGGCTGGGGTATCGCCGGCACCATCATACCCCTCATGTTAGATCACTTCTGGACTGGGGCTATGTACGTGATGCTCACGGCCATCTGCTTCGATACATTCCTCAAGATGGTCTATCCGAAGTTCGCATGGACTAGACCTTACGAGCCACCGGCCTTCGATTTCAACGATCCTAAACGATGTAACTTTACTGGCATCCAGCAAATATCCAGGGCTCATCGACAGGGGGCTTCTTCCGAACACCTCTTTCCGACTATAGTTGTCGGTTATGAAGAGGTCGTTAATCAATCAGCACCAATCCCTAGACTCTGGCCGTCCGAAGAAGAGTTGATGAAGTTCTGTGGTGATGATCCAGATCTTCGCGCTAAGTATTACAAGGCATGGCGGGAAGCTAATCTCAAATCATGGAACCTGCACAACGACAGAGACTGGATGGTGCGGCACCTAGACTACGCCGCTAATTACGAAGAACAGGAACGCATGCGCAAACTGTTCTTAGGTGTGTGGGAGCCTAAACATCCACTCTATCGTTACGCCAGTGTCGAGTATCTGGAAAGAGTATTCGAGCAGATCGAACTGATCGGCTACGCCGACGTAGTCTTCAAAGAACTAGAACAACAGCCCGTTCCGATCGATCCAGATCTGCTGTACGACATTCTGCGTGAATTCATCATCATGGTTAAGGTCAACCCGAATGAGAAAGCGATATTTAAGCCCTTCCCGGAAACACACGCCTGAAGAGAAGCGGCTTATCATTAAGTTGTTTGCTGTAGAGCGTGCAAAGAAGAGTATCGATGTACCCGTAGTCGAGTTCAACGTAATCCCGTTCTCGTCTGAACCTCGTCTCGATCAGTTACTTGAAAATCTCAGGCGGTCTGTCGTATTGACGATGGGTATGCCTCCACATTTAGTAAGGAGTTGGGGATGACTAAAGATGGCGTACGTGAGGTTGTCTTTCATGAACTGGATGAAGAGTTGACGCTTTATCCAACCTTGATCCCGGTCTGCAAGAAAGAGTTCGAATCCTTCCTTGCTGAGGCACGTATCCCGATTCGTAACCCGCAGGTTCGGATTCGTCTGCCAGAACAACCGTGTGGTCATCAAATGAGCTGGGCTGTTGAACTCGAAGTCTTGGGTGATATATTTATCTTCAAGGCTCGTAGAGTTCCATTCAGCGCTGATAAGTTAAGAGGTGAGTAATGCAAGACCAAGGTTTTAAATGGATTATCGTTTCTGACGTAGCTGAGCTGACTGCGTTTAACAACATCCTCGGCCTCGGCCATCCCCTGTCGCTTGATGATCTGTTCCAGAAGATCAGCGATGAGGTTGACACTGAGTTCCAAGCCCACTGGGAAGAGAATGCTGCGCGTGGTCTGATCGAAGACGACATGCCGCATAAGGGCGCGATGGAGAAGGCTAAACGCCGATCGGCTCTGGTTCAGGAGTTGGCCTTGTCCAGTAATGGCGAGGCTACCTACTACACCCTGATTCCACCGAAGGCTGTGGTCGAACTAAAGGCAGCGTTGCGTAGCCTGTTGCTTACCCAGACAAGTAAGCTGAAAGCCGTCCAGTCTGCTGGCTATAACGCCAAGGCTCCTGAAGCTACATGGTTCCTTGCCCGCGGTGTCGCCGTTATCATCGAAGGTGATGTAGACATCCTTCGTAAGGCTGAAGGTGTATGGGGACATCTACCTAGGGCTTTCCAGTTGATGGAACCTAAGGAGTTGGATGACTCCCGCGCCTACGCGTGCCAGTCGGTCGGTCCTACTGGTTTCACTACGTGGATCTCTCAAGACATCGACAGTATCCATCTGGTCGTAGAAGAGGGTCCAACCGTTAAGCTGGTTTCCTACAGTCCTACCAATGCTTTCAGTGAAGAAGCTGTGTTGGGTGAAGTTCAGCGGTTGTACGAAGGTCGTCCTGTCGAGCTGCATGAAGCTTTCGAAGACATTCAGTTCGATGCGTCCAAGTACGACCCAGTCAAGGAAATAGTGTAGATTACGTAAATAGTTACTGGCATAGTGCTATCTTATGTGAACATTCGCACTAAGGACTTCGATTGGACATTCGTGCCCGACTCGCGGTGGCTCTTTGCGTGGTTCTTGCTTCGGTAGATACGATGGCAGCGCCTCTCGAGATTCGGGTGCCGCAACCTAAGTACTACTGTTCCTCAGATGAACAACTTACTAAGATGCAAGTCTTCTTGCAGGCGAAGGAGTTGGAACTCGAGGAGCGCAGATACGACCCGTTCTTAAGTACCACGTTCTTCTGGGGAACGAAAGGGCTGAGCGGGACGTATAAAGAACTATACCTCGGCAACCCTGGCGACAACATACTCACCCCACGCCGTTGGAGCATGTAAGGTGATGATAGTGACTCCCTGACGCCTTTGGGTCATACAGAAACCACCCCACTGATAAGCGTAGATAGTCAACAACCGATTCGGGATAACCGGTCAAAGAGGCTCCTGTGTGGAGCAAATGCCAACCCTGTCCCCGTGCGCATACACGGACGCCAGATGGTAGATGTATCCGCCACCCCGCGCATCGAGGGCGTCGCTGTTCCAACTCCCCGGAGCGGGGCTAGGTTGAGTTCAGGATCGTCGGTAGAGTAGGGGTGGCCATTTCTTTTCTTTATGCCGCAAACATTTATTAAGGTGCCATCATCATGACTACACCACGCTTAGGTGATCCAATCATCTCGACCGATAAAGATGGTAAAGAACGCCGCTCGTACGTTACGGTTAACCCTGATCGCCGCACAGCTCCGCATCGCCGTATGAAGAAAGACATCGCCGAGCAAGCCAAACTCAGGGAAGAACGGGAAGCCCAGGAGTGTTTGGATGAACCAATCCCAGTGTTCGATGGTACAGCAATAGCCGAGGCTTACGCCACCGCTGCGGAGCATCTCGGCATTAGCCTCATGGGGACAAACATTCGTGTTCTCGATATGTTGGAATCGTATCAGCTCAATGTCGAGCGTAGTCACGATGGACTTCTCAAGATTCCGTATTCCAAGGATATCGATGAGTTCCTCCAGAACAGTGACTTCAAGACGTACATCGGTAAGCTGTATAACCACCCAATCGACTATGTCGGCAACGTCGGCATTGCGCTAATGGAAGCACTACCTAACTCCGGGTTCACTGGATCTGCAACACTAACTTTCGTAGCAATATAAGGAAACAACGGAATGAATCTGGTAATTGAAGATGTAGTAAAGAGCCATGCTATTAAGAAAATGAATAGCTCTCTTGAACTCGCCAAGATGTGGCTGCACATCACCGGAACCAACCCAGGTGGTGAAAACCCTTACCACAACAACACCCACATGAAGCGCATGGCCGGTATCGCAGGCTTCCTATTGGAGAGTGATCCTTTCTACGCTACTCTGACTCCAGATCAGAAACGTATCGAAAGTACACTCCTACTCATCGCCTGTCTCTGGCATGACTACGGTCATAGCGCCGGGAAGAAGCCTGATCTCGAGAACATTCAGTTCGCGACAGAAGCATTCATGAACTGGTTCAATGGCGCGTGGCCTGAAATGATCATGTACCTTGAAGGGAAAGATCACGCAACCCTCAATAAGGACGATGAAGAAGGTGCTGTTAAACTGGCGGCTAAGCACGCCAAGGTCATCTCAGAACTCCTCAAGGTCACCGAATTTCCATTCGTCCATCAACCAAGAACTGTCCTCGAGAAATGCATCCGCGACGCTGATCTCCTGTATACGTTCGACGTTAACACTGGTCAGATCGTTCATGGTCTTTACCTGGAACTGAAGAGTTCCGGTAAGTTCCCTTTCTCGTTCATGAGCTTCATGCATCGCCAGTCGGAGTTCCTCGATAGCTGCGAACACTTCACAGACCTTGGCAAACAGATCCACGCGACAATGAAAGACGACGTTCTAGCTCGTCAATTCGCTTGGGCTGAATCCCAAGGCTTCGCGTAATAACAAACCAACAATGGAGAGGGTATATACCCTCTCCCACTTATGCCCCTAGGAGTATCACCATGTCCATTAAGATTAATGAAGTATCCTTCACCGCAGCTGTAGGCGCCGAAGGTCACATCAACGTAACTCAAACTGTCCTCACCCTCATCCCAAGTCTGAAGGCCGAACAAATCTCCATCGACAAGCGCGTCTATGAAGACAACGACGGTATCATTTACGATGAAGAAGAGGGCATGAATAAGAAGATCAATGGCGACATTGTTCTTGATTACAAGGCCTACGGTAACAAAGAACAACAGCAACTCGAAATCACCGCAATCATCACCCACCGATAAGGAAGTCGCCATGTCTGAAGAAGTTAAAGAATACCCAAAGGCTCAAGTACTGGTCAACCAACGTCTGGTGCTGCCGGATGCATTCATTAATCCTGAAGTTCATCTATACCTGCCAACCGACGCCATCGGCAACATGACCTGTCCTCTCAAGGCCGTTCGTATCGAATGCTGGAAGCGATCTACGGGCGATGTCAAACGCAGCGTACTGGCGGACATCTTCAGTAGCAATCGCTCCGGCCTGGCGTTCAGCCTCCTGAAGCATCAATCAGAGCTGGAGTTCGGCATGCTGACCATGAGTGTGGCCTTCGGTAGCCTGAAGGTTCTGAACGACTGGTTGTTCACGCTGGAACGTTTCCCAGCAGGCGACCTGAATCGCTTCGACGCCTACTACACTCCAGGCAAGTAATTGACACGGGGGACTGATACTCCCCCGACTTTATTAAGGAATAGATCGTGGCTAATAAACGTCCTCTCGTTTTATTTTCTGGTGGTTTGGATTCAACCTTCAACATGCTTCTCCACACGCTTGAAGGTGAGTCGGTTGATTACGTTTATATCGACGGGGGTCAAGGTAAAGGTAAGGTCAAGGCAGAGGAAGCGACTATCGATCGTATTCTGACCGCACTACATGAACATGCTCGACGTAAGGAGAAAGACGTACGACATCGGTTCAGCACGCACCCTCTGTCGGAGGTTAACTTCTGCAATACTCCTAGCGCTGGCTGGCGTCAACCTATCCCATGGTTGGTATCGGCGTTAGAAGTAGTAGATCCAGAGAAACACTCGGCTGTTGAAGTCTCCTACGTTCAGGGTGATGAAATCATCAGCCGACTCCCTGAACTACAAACGGCGTGGGCTGCGATGTGGGCAGTCACTAAAGTCGGTGAGTTGGTTCCACTGAAGTTTCCGCTCAAGGATGTCAGTAAGCAGGGTATCCTCTGTCAGATGCCTGAAGATTTGTACAAGCTGACGTGGGTTTGTGAAACACCGATCCTGCAAACGTTCGCTTGGCCAAAGAGTTGTATCGAATACGGCCGTAGTCATAATGCTCGCTGCCGCGCATGTGAAACTCGTCTCGTTGAGCTGTATCGTTTCGAACTCCGTAACGGTAAGACTCTCGAACAATACCACACTGAATGCGCTGAGAAGATTGCTCGTGAAGAGCAGGAAGAGAAAGACCGTGTTCGTCGCCGTGAAGAACGTATCGCTGAAGATATGGCCGATGGGTATAAGTCAGCGCTACCTGCTGGTGATGAACTCTCATCTACCTTCGATCGACTACCTAATCGCGGTGACTGGAAAGAACCAGATCTCATTAAAGAACCGGATGTCTTTGCTGGTACAGACACGTCTACTATTGACGACATGATGCGCTTTGCCCATAACCCGATGATTCTCGGCAACGTAGAAGCCGTTCAAGAAGTAGAAATGCAGGAAGCTTAACGACATAAGGGCCGGGGATCTTCCCCGGCCTGTGTTTGTATCTTGTTACATTTGGGACACTAAGTATGTCCACATATTCCCTTTTAGGTCGTTCATTATGTCCGTATTTTCTGATGGCGAGCTGATGGCTCGCAGTATCAAACCAACGTACTTCAAGATCTGCCCAGACGCAGCTCCAGTACCTGTAATCCCCGGTGTCACCCACAACAGCGCCGAGATGCTCCAGTTGTTGAATCTTAAGGACATCTATCCCGAGATGGTCGTCGAAGCAACTGACGAGATGCTCGAGGAGATGAAATGGAAGCCTCTCATCACGCCGTTTGTAGCTGACTCCGTCAAGTACATGTCGACGTCGGCGCCGAAGGAAACAGCCAAGCCTCAGGGCACCAACTACGAAATGCCCGGCGGTTATATCGCATGGGACCAACGTATCCCAAGCTACGGCGTTTCCAGCTACGGCTATGACATTCGTCTGGCTGAGAAAGACATCAAGATCTTCAGTAACATCAATTCTCCGATCATTGATCCGATGGATGTGTCTGAAGATTGTTACGTGCAGGCTGAGATCCGCACCTGCCCGAAGACTGGTCTGCGTTACTACATGCAGCCGCCTAACAGTCTGGCCCTCGCCCACACTGCTGAGATCTTCAATATCAGCCGTGACATGCTGGTAGGTTGCTTCGGTAAGTCCACCTACGCCCGTGTAGGTCTGGTTCCAATGATCACGATCCTCGAACCTGAGTGGTCTGGTCAACTGGTACTGGAACTGGCTAACCAAACCAACTCCCCGGTCAAGGTCTACATCGACTGCGGTATCGCTCAGCTCGTGTTCTGGAAAGCTTCCGAAGTCTGCCGCGTAAGCTACGCAGATCGTGGTGGTAAGTACATGCATCAGCGTGGAACTGTTGGCGCGATCATTTAAGGCAACCGTAGTTTTAAAAGGAATATGGAATGTTCGAACTATTACTAGGACTAATCAAAACCAACCCACAAGTAGCTGGCGCCCTGACGTTAGTCATCGGTGGATCGGTGTCTTATTTCGTACGTGACATTCCTCTGAAACTGTGGGTATTCCTCAAGGCTCAGGCTATAGTTGAAGCTGAGTTGGATAACACGTCTGAGTGGAATGGTAAAGATCCTATCTTCATGAGATTCATGAATTGGTATCCTAATCATTCCATTCAATGGATGTCACGGAGCTATAAGTACAATTCAGAAGGGAAGATGGTTGCCGGTAAAGGTAATCAGTACTTCATGTTCAAAGGTAGATTGTTCTGGTTCTTCATTACAGACCTTTCTTCCGATGGAGTCCATTTCCGCAAACAGGTCATTAACATTCGGTGCTTGTCTAGAAGTAAAGCATTGATGAACGACATGTTGGACACTGCAACGTTTGTAGAGGCAGGTGCAGCGAAAGCAGCTATCCAAGTCTTCTCATTGCGGGTGACTCAATATGAACAAACGTGGGTTAGTGTTGGTTCATATCCGATCTTGAAGAATATGGTTCCTTTGGTAAACGCTGATACGTTTGGCGTTATCTCCGAATGCCTTAAACGGTTTGCGGGGACGAAGGAATGGTTCGATGAGAATCACATCACTTACAAACGAACGTTCCTGTTCTCAGGTCCGCCGGGTACTGGTAAATCTACATTGGCGATGCAGATCGCCATGATGACTGGTCGAGATGTTTACTTAGTTGATTTGCAGAACATCCGCGGATCTGACTTCACCAACATCGTTGGGTCTATCCCTTCAGGGTCAGTGATGTTGTTGGAGGATGTACATGGATGCGATGAGCTCCTGAAGCGCGAACCGCTTGAAGACGGTAATCGGTACGTGAGTTCCCAAGGTCCGGATTTGTCTCAGGTGTTGAACGTCCTCTGCGGTATCATTCCGTTAGCAGACATCATCACCATCATGACGACCAACTATAAAGAACGATTGGAGCCTGCTCTTTACCGCCCAGGGCGGGTTGATGTGGATGTCGAGGTTGGGTATCTGAATAACGAAGCTATCCTTGCTTGGGTGTATCGCACCTACGGTCCCGAGGTTAGCTCTCATTACGTCGACCTGAACTTCCCTCACACTCTCACTGTTGGTGAAGTGTATCGGCTGTACGAACTACACAGAGACGATCATCGTTCTGTGATAAACGGGATGTTGCGTTATGGGTATAAGGAACTGGGCTATGCAACTTCAGCAGATAGCAGTGAAGGTACGCGGTCTTCTCAAGTTGCCACCACCAGATCAGTCAAACACCTTGGAGAGTTTGCCAGTAATTGAAGACAAACTCATTCCACGGCCACCAATTCTTCTACGACTGGAAGATTGTGAGACTGAGAGGGAAACCATCCCACAGTTTTTGGGGTATGGGTGGTCCTTCGGTAGTGAGCATTATCTAACCGCATCTATCCACAATTCGGTTCATGCGGCTACTAGAGGTGACCATCCGTTTAATGTCAAGACATCTGAGATCGAGATCGAGACACTCAGCGAACTCCACGATAGCCTGACTATAAATGTCAAAGCATCTCAGATAGTGAGTAGTGAGTACTACGAGTTCGCAGGTCCTCTGTTTGCCGCTATGTTCTGTCCTAGCGGTTACACGATCTACGGTGGGTCTATGCTCAACGAGATGGTTGGTGGTCCTTCTGAGGTCTTCCTGAGACTTATCCAAAAGATAGCCTTACGCCTCAACTGTAGGATCAACACTATTGAGACAGCGAAGGATGGAGCAACTCTGGTGTTGTTCACCCCATGGGATGCTAACCAAACCTTCTTTGACCTCATAACCAAAGTGGACGATAGAACTGCTGATGCTGGTGAATAGAAATAATCAGAGGCGAGTCTAACAATCGCCGATTGTCGTAATTAGGAGTATCACGATGAATAAGAAGCCGGCTGCTAAAAGCAAGAATCTGTCTCTGGGGATTCCCGCTGTTTCCAATGGGGATGGGACGGACATTACAAGCATTAACGCGACGGTGTTTCACATCCTGCGCAAGAAGAAGACCGCCGATGTTAGCACCTACGGGTTGCCAAACATGAACGACGATGTCTTCAGCCGCAAGATTCGTCTGGTCAAGCTTCCGAAGAAAGATGCCCTCGGTCCAATCGAAGACATCCCGGATCTGGAAGATGTGCATCACACTGACCTGCCATGGATCGGTCAAGCCACCTTCGGTACGGCCAGTCGTCAGTTCCGCTCCAAGAACATCCTGGCATGCGCTGTGGAGGTCGTTCGTGAGATCGACGGCTATCTGTACCGTCTGTCTGTAGCGATCGATGAGCCGAGCGGTGAACCGCTTCCGCCGACTCTGGTGTATCTAAACAAAGCTACGCCACTGGAACGCGAACACACCCTCGTGGTCAATCGCGAGGTCACTGAAGCGGAGCGTGAGTTCTACATGGCCGATGCTCCACCTGTTCCAATGGGTCTGCTGAAAGAACTGTCGGCTCTTGGCTACGGCTGCACCGGCACCACCTTCAAGCTCCTCAATGACGCTCGTATGGGGACATCGATCCACTGCGAACTGTACGGGAAAATCCTATTGGCGTCTTAAGGGGGGGGGGGTAACATGTTCGGACTGGATATTAAAGGGTTAGCGAAGACTTACATGCCGTTGATTATCGGTTTGATTGGTCTCGCGCTCTTCATGATGATTCGATCAGCCTTTATAGGGTACGTTGATAATGAAAAGGCACTCACTGAAGCACAAGCTGCAACAGCGAATGTACTTACAATCAACGCTAGCCTTAATACTGAGATCACGCGACTTACGCAAGATGTCAAAGATCGCGCTGATACGAATCAGAACATCAGCCAAGGCCAAGCAGCCTTAGGTGGGGATCTTGATGGACTCAAGTACGAACTCGACATTGCAACAGCCGCCCGCGACGAAAGTTACATCGAGTATCAGTCGCAGTGCAAAGCCAAAGTTCCTACTTCGGTTCCGGCACGTAATACCGTTGCAAATGTCGGGCTACATCAAGACGTGGAAGCGGTAGAGCTGACAATAGCATGGAAGGCTTACTGCAAAGTAACGCCCGATGCTACCCAGTGTCTGGAGAAAGATAAATGATTCGATCACTCATCCTACTCATCGCAGTGCTTGGACTTTCAGGCTGCGGACATCAACAGATTGTGGAGAAGACAGTCACCAAATACGTTGCACTCGATGAAGGTTGGTTTGCGCCATGTCCAATGGTAGAGCCGCCTAAGATGTTGGATTACAATGCGGTCACTGATCGCAAGAAAGCTGACATGTGGGCAAGAAAGTATCTGGATCAAGCAGGCGTCAATGGCGACTGTAACATCCGGTTAAAAGAAGCCCTCGAGTACCAACGCAAGAAAGCTGCCGAAACTACGACAGTGACATGTGTGGATGGGGTTTGCAAATAACATACAGGCCGGGGAAATCCCCGGCCTTATGTCTGCGTACTCAACTTTTTTATGGTCATACATTGTCGGGGTACATAAACGCTACGAAAGCAAGGGAGGTTCATCATGCTTAACGAATACGCTACAAATGGCGTTAGTCGTGGTGAACTGCTTAACAGGCACTCCCACGCTACCGTCATGTTTAAACGCGCTATGCGTCTGCACGGCGTTAACTCTAACGAGGCAAAGCACTGGGATGGTCTCTTGAACGAACTGGAGAAGTATCTCCACTCTAAAGGAATCATCCGCATTGACCACAAAAGCTTTTTGATCACCGAGGATAACTAAACAGTTGTCTTCTGGTACAGAACTGCTACAATGGACTCGTTCCAAAGTAGTAGTGCAACACCCCGTGTAACTAACGACCGTGGAGGTCAAGATGTCGTATGGAGACAAGTTCAGCTACGACGAAGAATTCGTCGCTCTTTCATCTGGCTTAGGTCAGGCGGTACAGGAGCTTCGAGATCGTCGAAACGAACTGAACGAGAGCTATCGGTTGTTAGGAGCGGAGCGCATGACAATGCGCTTGCAAGGCTTAAGTACTACGGACATTGATGTTAAGATGTCTGAAGTGATGCAGGCAATCCGTGAGATTGGAGCTAAAATTGATTCCACTCAGTCCGCCCACTTAAGTTACTTGCGAAACTGTCAGGTTGGTTATACTGACAGGTAGCTGTAGGAGACGGGGGTAACACCCCGTCTTTTTTTTGTCTGAATAATCGTAATGAAAAAGATTACAGTCACACATAGTCGACGTAGTGAAGCACTTCATTTACCCGACTCTGTAAAGGACTATCGCCATGCTTACATTCTTGAGCAATCTGTTTGACGGCAACACCAACGAAACTCGTGAACGCGCTTTGAAAGAACTGCGTATTGCGAAGAACTGCTTTGAACGAGCGATGCGCACTCACGGCATCAACTCGGAACAAGCAAACCACTGGTCGGCGAAAGCTGACGAAGCCGAGAAAGCCCTGGGTCTGTAACCCAGAAGGATGCAACATGATGAACTTTAAACTGATCGTTACGACAGTCTCATTAATAGCCGCTGGTACAGCGGCTAGCTATGCTGCGTACCGAGTAGTGAAGAAGTCCCGTGAAGAAGGTATTCCAGTCTTCACGGTTATCGTCCAGGCTTATAACACCACCGTTGATGAAATCCGCAATAAGCTGTAATCATCCAACCGACTGAGGAAGTCCGCTATGCAAGTACAAGCCTACAAAGAAGCAATGCTTAAATTGGCCGCCCGTTACAAGGAGCTGAAGAAGCGCCTCAACGTGATGGGTACAGAACCATGGAACTGGCCGATCGCCGCACATCCGCTGTTTGTCGCCTACACCACGAAGGTTCTGGATACTGACCCTACTCCGGAAAATCTGGAAGAAGTAATCTCCGGGATCAATCGACTGATCCTGGCTATCGACGGTGAAATCTCAGTAACCGCATTCCCTGTATAACACTTTCTTATTATCGTCCGAGGAGGACTAACATGCAAAAGCGCAACTTTATCACTAACACCGTTATCAACACTAGCCGTCTGGTAGCCGTCTATGACGATCAGATGGGGATGGTCGGCTACACGAATGACCGCCCAATCGGCGATGCATTCGTGTTCATCAAGGAACATGGTTACTTCGTCAGGATCGGTTTCTTCAACATGGATTACGAGGACTACGTCAACGCAGCTCTGTATCTGGAGCTTCCCGTAATTACTAACTTCACGTACAACGAGTATGTGGAGAAACTGAATTACGAACGTGCTGTGTATGGCGCACTTAGCGGCGCAATCACTGAAACCATTCTGGCTCAGTTGATAGAAGGTCTTGCCCGAATGGATGAAACCTTCCCAGGTCCAACGCTGACGTCGTTCGAAAACTACGACGAGGTAGTTAACAATATCAACTGCCTCAAACGAGTGATAGTCCAGCACGGAGGCAAGCCTTTCAATGTAGGCACTGCATTCGAGAAAGATCCAGAAGATTACAGCCGGCCATTACATCATGCGCTGAAAGTGATCGTCGAGGAAAATACCCGTCGAGTACGTGGCAATCGCCACTACTAACCCGCAACAAGAGAGCAGCTAATCCCTGCTCTCTTTTTTTTACCCTAAAAGGAATACCCCGATGTTCGAACAAACCGAATCACGTCAACTGACTGAAGCTCAGAAGAAAGACATCAAACAGAAGTACGAGCAAGGTCTGAATCAGGACAAGGTCAAGAGCGCACTGCACTCGGTCGACATGTCTCTGGGCATCTTCGGCGGCGGTAGCAAGATCTCTCTGATGGAGCGTCCAATCAGCCGCTTCGTTTTCCACACGATCTTCTCCAACCCGAAGGTCGAATCATTCTTCCGTCGCTGCCACGAGGCTGAGACGTACATCACCTCTGACGAGTTCGCCGAGTTCGAGAAGATCTGCCAAGAGATCACCGTCAAGATCTCCAAGACCTCCATCGAACAGATCTTCCTGTCGGCCGCCAAGCTGCCGCACACCAACGTTGATCTGTGGGTGATCGAAGCTGACTGGCGTGATCTGACTGCCCGCATCACCTGGACTCCTGAAATGGAAGCCGCGGTTGAGCAACAGATGGCCGGCATCTTTAACCACCTCGAGCGTCTGCGCGCACTGTCCACCCGTGACGTTCAGTACTACACCCTGGGCGACATCCTGACCGGCGAAGCCGCCTCTGAAGCCCGTGCTAACGAAGCGCTGATGGAAGCATCGTGCGCTCTGCTGCGCCAGCACCTGCTGTCCATGCCTGTGCAACAGCACGTCGGCTAATCGATAGACGCTCCTTCGGGAGCGTCGTTCTATTTCTTTTTTTTATCTGAATTCGATGCTATGCCCACACTGAGGATAGCATCATGGCATCGAAGACATTTGGTAATTTGGACACGCGTGAATTAGCACGTCGGGACTATCTCTTATTAGGGAACTTCTGGCGTCAGGACAAAGAGCTGGGTCTCATTGTTGCGAAGAAAGGTTTCCGAACCAACTACGCGAGCATTGACGTCTTGCTGAAAACTGGCTTGATCTTCTTCTACGCCTTCTTGGCGAGTTACGGGGATCAGTCAGCTACCATCCACGACTGGTTGTACAGCGGTTATGGCATCGAGCGTGCAGACGGTAGTATCTATTACCCTACACGTAAAGAATGCGATGAAGCGTTCCACAGAGCCTTGTTGGATGAGGGTGTGGGACCTATCAGAGCGATGATGTTCTACATCGGTGTACGTCTTGGTGGTGCTGCGCATTACTCGAAGGTTCCGGTTAAGTTTGTGCCTCAGGCGGTGCTTGAGGCGTAGTAGATTAATAGAAGGGCGACCATGGAACGATTTCATCGTAAGAAAGAAGCTGCTGCGAAAGGATTCTTCTTCCTAGATCATGAATGTACCGGTAAGCTATACACCGGTAAGTCCACGAACATCTTGAAAGAAGTATTGGCCATCAGAGCGGCCTTGAGAGTCGGGAACTGTACTTGCAAGAAGCTCCAGAAGCTCTTCAATTCAGATCCCGAGTTTGATGTGCGGTTTATAATCACGAAGGCAATACCCGACGCTGCGCTACTCGAGAAAGAGTTCCGTAAAGGTAAGCCCAAACATCTATTGATCAACTGAGGTAAAGTCATGAAAGCTCTATGGAATATCATTAAACCCATCATAATGCCGTGGAATCTTCCATGGCTGCTGGTGACTATCCTCCTCGGGTACGCTACGTGTCACTATTACATCGAGTATAGCACGTACCGCCAGAAGGAAATCCGTAAGGTTGTTCTTCTCGATACGTGGAGTGAAATGCATGGATCGAAGCACAGCATCCATGAAGAGTTCATGGGTTACTTCCGTGACGATCTTAGCGGCACTGGGTTTGAGTATCCGGTGAGTGGTGGCCTACACGAGTCCTTCTCTAAGACCTTGAAAGCAATGCCGCTCGATGTCAGGCTGTCGCCGCGAGATGTGGGGAATGAAGGTCAGAAAGACTGGATGATGTTTGCATTCCTCCTCTATGGAATTGGGTTCCTCGTATCGATAGTTGTCAGGATCGGTGTGTGGGGTGATTCCATTAAACAGAAGTCTTACGAGAAACACTCGAAGAAATAAGCGCAGCATAAAGCCCGGCACAATGCCGGGCTTTATGTCGTTCGTCACTTGATGCTACGTTCCATCCACGTCAGCAGAGCGATGATTGTGTCCTTAGCAATCACGTCTGGATGAGGTAGACCTTCCACGAAGACTTGACTAACACCCTGGTGATACCACTTATCGTAGAAATCCATGTACAGGGGATTGTCGTAATCGTAGATAGCGTCACTGAACTCAGACCCATCCGAATGATCCAGCCAAGTGAACCAGTAGTCCTTCTCATACATCGGAAGGAGCTGCTCGATCAACTTAACTGCCTGTAGAATCTCAGCTTGTGTCAACGCCTTGATCGTTTCAGGAGCCTTCACTGGAGTTTCGCGACTGTCAATCCAAATGTCGAATTCACGTTTCTCTACCTTAGTAGTGAATGCCGTGTGTCCGCCGATAGAATGAGTAGGTTTCAGATCAACGATAGGGGTTGGGATTTTCTTGAAGTCGGCGATAGCCTTCTCCCCCAACTCCTTAACCTTATCCGCATCATCCGCCTTGATCGCCGCGATAATCTTCGGTACTACACCTTTGTAGATCGATTGAACTGCGTCGTTCATGGCTTTCAATTGACCATGGAACTTATCACACAACCGACTGGCGTCACCTACAGCGCTACTGACCGCAGGAATGGAGTCCAAGAACTTACCGTTCAGCGAGAGTGCCTGAGCGATACCACCACTCGATACCGTGCTATTGAAAGTCTGCTCCGACAACCATTTGCTATTGCCGAAGTATTCTTTCAGGTATCTGTCAATACCTGTCGCATCGAGCATGTTGTGTTTTTCTTTAATGACGGCCTTGTTCCTGGCTTCATCCATCTTCTTCTTTGGATCGCCGACGATCAGATTTTTAATGCTCTTCATCATGTCGGAGAAACCTTCAAAGGAAGGCGGAATGACTTTAATCTGCACAGAGTAGCCGTGCAGTGCCTGCCTGACGTCAACAGGTACGCAACGAACGATGTTCTTGCTGACTTCGCCTTGAGTCTTGTACTCACCAGACAATCCATTGACTGGGTTGTAGTTTGCCATCCAACCATCTTTGACGTCCGGTTTGATCGTGTACAGGAATACCTGCAACGCATGAACGTCAGTAATAGTCAGAGGTTCGTTCGACTCGATCTCGATACGACGGCCAGTGAACTTGTAACGGTTGAGTTTGAACTTCTTCTCGATAGCCGAGGAGATACCCAACATCACCGCCGTGTCCTTGTCGTCAGCAGCGTACAGCCATTCATTAGTCTCGCACTTATCCCAACGCACGATCTCACCACTACGTTGGAAGCCAGGCAGAAGCTCGCCTTGCTTGAACGCAGAGCCGTGGTAGAGGTATTGCGGCAGATCTACTTCAGGTTCTTCCTGTACAGCGTACGGCGCAATGGTGTCGCCAACTTCACGGGAATAAGCAGCCGATTCCGAGTTCCAGCCTTCACCACCGCCACGATGCATGTCGCCTTGGAAGACGCCCAGCAGATCAGCAACGAACGACCCTAAGTCAGCCATGAAGTCGAACACTTCCAGAGACAGAGTCTCGGTGTCCACGTTCTTGATGCCGAGGATAGATGCGGTCATTTCAGCCGACCACGTCAGGATGTCGTTACTGCGGGTGGAGATGTTTGGAGCATCGCCAGTATCCAGCAAGAAGTCGAAGACGAATACTTCACTGTCTTGACCCAACCGGGCAGCACGAGCGATTGTCTGTGTGCGGATCGCATCACGGAACGGTTGGTTGAGCATCAGGATGGTGTTTGCAACGGTCAGTGGTACGGCCGTAGACAAACTCTGGAATGTAGCGACCAGAGGATTGAGGTCCTCATCCTTGTAGTACTTGGCCACGATGGTTGGTAAGTCCTTATTGGTCTCACCGTACACCTTCGCTGGAGTATACCCATCGTGGTACAGTTTGTCGGCAGCAGCTTCCAGCACTTCAACGTAACTGGTGAAGATCAGCGTCTTCTTCTTAGCCGCATCGATGTACTTCTCGAGATCGATGTGCGCCAGCATATCCAGGTGGCATGCACTGCGGGCCTTACCAAGCACCCCGCCGAGCGCCTCACCCATGATTTTCAACTTGACATATTTAACTACACTGCGGGCGCCTTTGAACTCAGCTTTCAGAGAACCATTCAGCCTTGGCATGATGGTCTTCAGCTCGTACCGATTACAGAGCTGAGCCTCAGCCTTCATGGTCATCGGATCAAATCCGCCAGATACAGTTGCGAAAGCAGATCGATAAGCGTTGAACTCACGACGATCAAGATCAGTACGAAGAGTCTTCTCAAATTCATTGAGACCTTCCTTGTACTTATCTTCGTAGAACTTCCGGTTCTTCTCGTAGTAGTCCTTGCGTTCATCAATGAACTTACGCATCCGAGCGCCGATGGCTTCCAACGTATAGTCGTTACCATTAGGCATCTTCACCATGACCTGTTCCACAGTCACCACTGTGTCTACCACGTCCTGTTTAGGAACGTGATACTTCAGGTGACCGATGCGGTTACGGAGAATGTCGTTTGCGCGTTTAGCGTCCTTGCCGTAGATCTTACGGAAGGCTTCTTCGCAGTTATCATCAAAGTACGGATCGACACACTTAAGGAAAGGAATACATTCCGATCCCATCGCTTGGATTGGTGTACCGGACATCCATAGGCAGTAAGCGATAGTCGGCATCTTACACATCTCGACCAATAGCTGGGTGCGGTCAGCGGCAAGACGGTTGAAGTTGTGCGACTCATCGACGATGATCATGGCGTCTTTGAATTCGCGAGGGTTGGCTTTAACGAAGTCGAAGATCGTTTGGATCGATTCGTAGTGGCAAACGTAGAAGTGCTCGTCCAGCGTCGGGAGACGACCTTCAGTACTCACCCAGTAACGACGCTTGGTCATCATGATGTCTTGGATGGTATCCTTCCAAACACGCTCTGCGGCGTTCTTAGGAGTGAAGACGATAACCTTAGGCGCATGTAGTGCCTCGCTCAACACGAGAGCTGTAACAGTCTTACCGGTGCCTGCGCCAGCATCGAGCAGATAACCTTTAAGCTTGTAAGCAGGGACCATCCGACCGTACAGTTGAGCGAACTCACGCTGGAAAGGCTTCAGTGGGAATGGAACCTGATTGTCCACTACAGACATGTCAGTGATCGACTTGACATCACGGTCTACGTCACCGAGCCAAGTCTTCTCACGTAGCTCCTCGATGACCTTAGCCAGTACACGCTTCGGCGTACGGGTCTGCTTGTCATCGTACAGCGTTTGACACATGTAAAGGAAGTCGAATCCGAAGAAGTGACGCATCTTGAATTCGCTACTTCGAACATTCTGGAACATGTACTTGTAGAGAGCGTTGGTTCCCCAGAGACGATACACGTCCTTGAAGAACAGCATCGTACTGATACCTTCCACTACAATGAAATCACGGGTAGTGGTTACGTCCACTAATCCAAGACGCCGCCTTAATCCTGCTAACATGGTAATCCCCGTTGTTTCGAAGTAGTGGAGGTAAATGACATAAAATGTGTCTCTACCTATTCGAGTGATTTACAAGCATACATCATTGAACTAGATAACCCCAATCGACCGAGGAGGTCGCGATGTCTGAGTTAAAAGATCCGTACGTTTTGTTTGAAGCACTGGTAGCAATTTCTAAGGGCTGTACCAACGTAACTCAAGCCAAGAACATCGCAGCACAAGCACTTAAAGACTATAGCGCTGGTGATGTTCGCCTAGCCGTAAAGTCTGGCGTCGATAAGGTTACTGGCGCTGTCTTCCAGAAGGTCACTCCGGGGATGTATACGAAACCCGGTAGCAATCTCACTAGTTACGTTCTGGACATTCCTTATAACGAAGAGTGCGAATATCGCTGCGTGTATGTCAGTTACCGCAACGGTGATTCCACTCGATTCATTCTTGAGACTCCTAAAGGCGTTGATACTAACGTCCTCAAGAACGATCTCAAAGATGCTGGTCTCGGCTGGTATCTACGCAATAATCCTGATTTCAAATACTGGATTCTCGAGGATGTCGCTCGGACCGCAATTGAAGCGGGTTTCAAACCAACCACTCCGGTAATCACTATCCGGGAGTGGAACCATAACAAACGTTTCCGTCATGGCTACATTGTAGTGGCCAAACACTAATGAGGAACCCATCGATGTCTAGCACTACCTCTATTGCGTTCTCCACAGTTAACCGTTATTCACCTCAAGCGGCGTACCCTGTCAGTAACCCAATCAACCTGATGGTGGATAAGACCACCGCTGATAACTGGCCCGAACGTTCCAACTACCGAAAGGATACTGCTCATGACCGTATCTTCGATGCGGCGCAAGAGAATCGGTTACAGTTCGTTATCACCCACACCGTGAGTCAGACTGCATCCTCGACTGTCGTTCACCACATGTTCGGTTATGCCGACCATGATGGTAATCCTGAACTCATGTCCGACGACATACAGCTCTTCTTCAGCCGTGCGATCACAATCCGCTCGGCACAGGTGCGTGACATCACTGGTATTCGTACCATCTCCAACGTGGTAGAAGACGTGCTGTTAACGCAGGGGTGGATGGAGGGTGCGCGCGTACAACGTCCTGGAGATATCTTCCAGAATCTTAGTGCCGAGTCAACCTTCAGCGCTTTCTTCACGCCTGGCATGGTGTGCGTTAATCTATCCGGGGCTTTCAAGAAGAACCAAGTGAAGATGATGCACACGAGTAACGAGAGTCCTACTCGTTACATCAAGACCGTCTCCGATGCGTTACACGGCGCCATCAAAGACTGCATTGCTGATCCGATAGAGATGAAAGACGACTATCTGTTCAGTGCTGCGCAGGATCGGACGAGCGAACCCGTACTCACTCACCACTGGTTCTTCCATCAGCTAGCGCTTGAAACCGAATATGATCTCGCCGGTTATGTAACTCTCGGTGACTTCAAGCGGATCTTCGAACCTGAGAATGTATCGTTCACGCTTAATGAATCGGCTGATCGTACAGACCTCACTCCGTGGACTGGCTCGGTGGAATCTTATCTGGCCAACCTTCTGATCAACTCTGTCAATGCGAGCATGACTGACTACGGCTACATGTCTGTCAGACTCGACGGCATCATCGGTAAGGGTAATGTTCACATTACCCAGCACGCTGTCGGGATGCTTGATCGGAATACGTTCGACGATCTCATCCCTGAGTTCGACATCAAGCGACCGGCGTTTGCTGATGTCGTGAAGAAAGATCTGAAGATGTTCGTGTGGAATAACGATAGTCCGCCGATCCAGTTCAGCATCGTGGTCGATATCGCTGGCGTGGCTTCAGTCCACCTGAAAGTGGGCGATGAATCACCTCAGAGGTTTGAACGTCCGATGTACATGGTCGGTATGTTGTCTGGTCAATGGGTGGTGACTGAAAGTACTATCGATAACAATCGTGCGTACTTCAAGGATGCCATCAGCGTTCTTACCAGTCGCGCTGTCGTTCAACAGTAAGCGGCATAAGCACCCACTCCTTCGGGAGTGGGTGTGGTCGCTTCTTTTTTTTAGAGTTCGGACTCAGGGATGTCAACCATCGACACTGTTTGTCCAGCCAGCTCGTGCGTGCAGTCGCTGAGGAATTCCCACTGCCCGTTACGAATGAAGCTGTGGCAAACAACCGCTTCAGTGCAGAACTTATTGAATTGAACCATGATGCTTGGCGAATACGTCGGCATGTTGACGTTACCATCCCACTGCCACTGCTGATTACTATCACTCGGTTTATCTACTGCGATGTGGTGCATCCACTTACAGCCTGGGCAATAAAGTCCATGCATGAAGCCTGCGAAGAGTTCGATCTTAGGTGAGAGTAATTCGCTCATGATTTGTATGTCCTATAGAACCATTGGGGAACTAACATGTCTGGGCTTTCTTACGATCTGGAGCGGCTATTAAAGCTAGCGCTACGAGATCCATTTCTTGGTCACGCAGCCTTACAGTCGAACATGGAGAACATCACTCCTATCGTCTATAAAGGACACACCGTTGGCTTCGCAGTTCCGTTCCGTGAAAAGGATGGCTACTGGCGAACTGGTTCTATCTTCATCGAACCTGCATTCCGTCGTAAAGGAATCGCACACGCTTGGATCGAGGAGTTCATGGAAGGTAAGGCTGGGCGTGCATGGATTGATCCACGTAACGCTTCGAGCATCGCAGCTTACACTGCGGCAGGCTTTACCAAGTCAGGAAGACGTGTCAAATCAGATAAGACTGGTAACTGGTTTGATGAGTATCTGACAGAAGAAGCAGGTATGGAGAGCAAGCTACCTACGACGCTGCTGGCTTGGTGATCACTATTATATATGTACTAGGCTGCTTCGGGCTGATGAAGCCAAGTATCATGCTAGGTGGGCTCACACGCTCCTCCACCTAGCCACTGAGGTCGGGACGCTCTCCTCGACCTAGGCGTTGATGTTCGCGGGTTCGTCAACGTCTTGTTAGGTACTCAGTACTTAGCCGTTTGAGAATGGTAACGTGAGAGCGCGCCTTTCTCAAACGGATAGCTACTGCGCCCCTGTGTGTTATCGGTATTCTCCCCACCTACTGGAGCAATCTGGTAGGTGGGGTTTATGCTGCGTGTTAAGAAACCGCAGCCACACATTACCATTTCGTATAACATCAATCAATGGAGTAACACCATGGCAGAACGTCTCGTAGCAATTGTCCACATGCACCAAACCGATTCAGACAAACACATGTTCGACTATAACGGTCGGATGATCCATATTTGCCCACGACCTTACAAAGAGGACTGTGTCCCAGTCGAGGTGGTTTACGTAAACCTGATTGGAGATCTGGTGATCGAGCGTGGTGATGTCTACATGCACGTCCTGAAACACGGTGATCAGGCCGGCTACTCTAAGGCTATGGCGGGTCCTTTCCGGATTGGATTCGAAGACCTTAAGAAGCGGTTCTATTTCCACTACCTCAAGAAAGAAGGCATCCATAAATGGCGGTGTCCTACAGACGACATCGAACTGGCTTGGGAGCATGCTCAACCAATGCCGTATAAATCACAGTCAAAATAATTACAGTCATACATTGCGTCAGTACATACACACAACGATATCCATTCCGGATACGTTAAACGACCGTGGAGGTCAACATGTCTGCAATCACTCTCGCTACTATCGAAGCCACCCTGCGCGCAGTACTGACTGCTCCTGAAGGCGATCAAGTAATCACCTTCTCTCAAGGTGCTATCGACCAGATGAATGAAATAACTGACATCATCATCACCGCCACAGGCTACGATGAATCCAAGGTGTCTGAAGACGATCTGATTCTAGCCGCTTCTTTCGCCAGCTATTTCACCAAAGCCGCAGTTAGTGGTGTGGTTGTAGATGGGGTTATTCAGCCAGCCAAGGAAGAAGAATACCGTGCTGAGCTGGTGAAGGTAAAAGAAGTCTACAGTCAAGGCGCTGGCATGTGCGGCGTAGCTTTACCTGTAGTTCTTCTTTGCAAGCTATTCAACGAACTGCCTAGCTTCACCCGTTAATCAACCCAACGTCCGTGGAGGACCGCAATATGACTACCGATAACATTACAGTTGAATCCATTGAAGCTCTGCTGCGCGATGTAATCACTGCGCCTACTGGCGCGCATCTGATCATCATTCCTGAGTCTTCCCTGAAACAACTTCAGGCAGTGAGCGATGCTTTCGTTGAAGCTTCCAACCTCGATGTTAACAACGTTGGCAAGGACGCTTTACTGGCTGCGAAGTTCGCGGCTGAGATGTACAGCAAAGACCACATCACCGGTGAGATCGTTGCCGGTGAATTGATCGCTTACGATCAGGAAGCATTGGACAAGAACCTCAAGTCCATTCGTGAACACCCAGACTTCGTCAATGAAGGCTTGGCGCTTACGATCTACCTGATCAACAAGATCTTCGCTGAAGTTAAACAATTCCGTCGTTAAGGAGATTGCGATGCTTGAATGGCTCCATGCACACGGCATAACGATCGTCTGCGTGCTTAACATCATCGCAGCCTCATCCATAATCTACGGAGTACTTGCCCGAAACTATTGGGCCAATGAAGAATCCCACGAGTACTGGGAAAGGGCTATCAAGAAGAAGTGTATTCAGATTGATAAGCTCTGTCAAAAGAAGGGGTACAAACTACGTCCAGCTGATGCAGCATTATTAGTCTGGGCTGCTGGACATTCCACTGTAAGGGAGTATACTCGTAAACAGCTGGAGCCGTATTACATTCAGCTGAATGACGTGCTACAACAGATCGAGAAACACTAGACTACCTATCGCCCGAGGAGGGCAAATTTATGTTCTGCGCAACCCGTAATGAAGTAGCTGTGACCAAGAAACGCTTCGTCAATCTGACTGAAGATGATTTCAACGTTGGCATGTACACCATCGCGACTAAGCTGAACAAGTTCGCCGACTTCGCGATGTTCCAATCTTCGCATGACGAAGATGGCTTGCGGATGACTTTCTTTGTAGAGAATGCCAAAGGCGAAGAGATCGTTAAAGGGATCTACCGCAAATGGGCTCAGCTGTTGGCTAACACCATGAAGACTGGTGCAGCTAAACGTAAGATGTACGACACGACTCAGATCGCCGTACGTCAAATACGTCACCCGTATGCGGAAGGTCGAGACATCCCAGTGTGGGTTTGGGAGATCTCTACCAAATACGAACTTCGCACCAACACCGATGCAGTCTACGATTTACTGAAGACCGCTATCGAATACGTTGAGAAGCATCACTAATCGATTACCGGCGGGGTTTCTCCCCGCCAACACTTTCTTATTTAGGAGCTACACCATGAACAATATTCAAGATGCTGGTGTTGTACTGGCTGCATTGGCTGAAGCCGGTGGCCGTTATGTTGACGATCACATTGATCGTGAAGCTACCGTAAAGCACGCTGCAATCTTCCAGCGTGCTAACTCTCGTGACGTATGCGTACCAATCCTCAGCGGGCAGTACTTCTGCCTCAACGGCATGTACATCGGCGAAGATTCGAAAGTCCACCTGTCCAAGGAATCTGTTGGCGGCGTGGTTGACGGTCGAACGCTTGGTGTGAAAGAATCGATCGAATACTTCAACAAAGTTTATCAGCCTTCTCGGTTGATCGACCTGACTGAATTCGAAGCGCGTCCTGCGGCCGCTACCCGATCTGTCTTCAAGAAGCACGAAAGCTTCTACGCTTACAACGTCGTCGACACTCACGACGCAGCAGGTACGATCTTCTACCGCAACACTTATTACAACACCATTCGTGAGAAGGATTGTGTTGACTGGCAGATCGCTCGTGCGGTGCAGCTGAGTCCAACTGACGTGTACGTACGTGAGTACACTGCGGATGGTGCGATCAGTCACTACATCCACATGCCGGTAATGGAGAAGTTGATTGAGCACCGCGACTTCTGCAAGAACGCTGGTATTCCGTACGGCGAGATCCACAACGTAGACGCCATCAAAGCAGCTATCGTTGAGTTCTACCAGATCCGCGCTGGCAAGTAAGAGGGTGGGGACTTCGGTCCCCATTCTTTTTTTTTGTCGTGATCCGTAATTAATTACTGTGGCGATGTGATACTATGTAGAAACGCCCTCATTGATTAGTCAATGCACAGTTGATACACCTAGCTCTTTTACAACTTATTAGTCTCCCTCAAGATAGTAAGGACGAACTCATACGTCCAGCTCCCTCTGATAGACACAAGCATCGCTGGTATAAAGCCCAGCACACCCCTAGCGGTCTTACAGAGTCTGACCGCGTTCCCTTAGAGTTTGGAATAGAACCAGTACAGTACGGGTCCAATCGCCGCGATTGCTTTAGTACTCGAACAAACGTGCCGGGCCTTTCGGAGCATCCCGTAAGAAATATAAAGCCCGGCCTCGCGCCGGGCTTTATGCCGCATGTGTAATAAAAGAAAACAGAGTCTTATATTGTACACTTGAATCTATACCGCCCCTAATACCCGCACGGAGCATTAACATGTCTGCCTACCTGTCTCAACAAGATAAAGCTAAAGTCAACATTCTGGAAGGCTACGCTCCTCGCAAGCTTACCAACGTTGAAGTGATCATCAACGAGATTCGTCTATTCGATTGGACGTATCCTGATAGCGACTGCCCAAAGACCTATAAGGCCGGCGCTGAGCGTAAAGAAGTTCTGCGTAGCGCTATCTCCTACACTCTGGGTGATAATCCGTCTCTCGCCACTCTGGCTCGTGCAGCGTTGGAAGGTCAGCAAGCTCGTAACGATCTGTTCGACAAATACCCGTATGTCAAACACTTCGACCTGATGAACGCCAAGAGTCATAAAGGTCTACTTGGGTGCCATCTGGCTGGTCACGACACGTATCGAGTCATGGCTTGCATCGACTTCCTTAAAGACCTCTACGACATCGTTGTAGCCCTTCCAGCGAACAAGAGCAACGTGTTCATCTCCACGAATAGAACGCCGATGTACCGTGACCTGAGAGCCATTGCTGTCAACTCCAAGGTTCCAGCATTGTTCGGTATGGCGATCCCGGCTGCACTTCAGCAACGCGTCTACGACGTCCTGCGTGTAAACACGTATACGCTCGACATCATCCAACAGTTCGGTCTGCACGGCATTGACCAGATGATGGATTACTACAAGAACCACCCGTCCTCCAAAGAAGCTTTCCGCGTCTTCAATATGTTTGAAGTTGTGGACTGTCCTTACGTGCGGGATGCGAAGTATCTTCAGGTAATCATGAACGATCGGTACTACTCGTTCTACGTCAAGCGTAATCAGTTCGTGTAACTAGGTGGGAGGCTTCGGCCTCCCGTCTCCACTTCTTTTTTTTTGAGTAATTTCCATGGATGCGTCTACGACGATTGATGATTTTCTATTAAGAGAAGTCCGACACACTATCCCCGCTGCACTACTAGGTGTGCTTGGCGATCGAGCTGAACTCATCCGTCTTATTCAGGAACATCTGACTACTGCCAAAGGTACGCTTGGCGATGAGATACGTCCTTCGATATGGAGGACTGTTAGTCGATACGTCGTCAGTAAAATCAAATTCAACATCTTCGAACTATATCCGAAGCGAGAGAATGACATAACCCTCGAACCACGATTACTTGAGTTCTGTTCTGAGTACGATGAAGCCGACGAAAGGGCGGAACTCGTATTGCTTGAAATCAAAGACATTTGTCGTAAGTACGGTTCAATTCGGAGATCTTGAAATGATTCAAGTCATGGTTAGCGGTAAAGTTGGCGTTGGCAAGAGCCATGTGTTAGCGGTCATTGAGCGAGCCTTGAATGAGGCTTACGGAGAGACCATCCAGATCGTTTGCGAAGATACTGAGGAAGAGCGCCGGTCTATCGGCGAAGACATCCGTGAGTGGCAACAGCCGACGGTTGAGAAGATCGTACTGACTCCGTATACGGCTTGGCATCGGGAAGAGATCGTGGATGCCGGTGATGAGCCTGTTCGTGATTACTTCACTGAGTGGACAAGAGGTCGTGAAGAATCTCCCTTCAAGGCTGGCGCCCTGGCTAGCTTCATCGAAGATAAATATCCTCCGTTCAAACCCCGCTACGAAACATTGAATGGACGGGTAATCAGGATTGATGAAGCTCACCCAACTGCTGCTAAAGCGGCGGTTGCTAAATTGGTTGAATCTGCTAACGTACTGCACATCGAAATGTTTATGCCTGGTGATAACCATCAGATGATCGGAATGGGTTACCTGAACGATGGCAAGATTGCCGCGCAGTATGCAAACCTTATCAAAGGTATTGTCTTCGATATGGCGTTTGTAGAGCCGTACTTCGGAGATCAGGAAAAGGTTACTACGTTCCGCAATGTAGAGGTGCAGTCAGCCATGTCCCAAAATAAGGATGGTGCGACTTCAGCATCCATCGGCTTTAAGGTCGGTAAGATGAATGTCGTCTTGCGGAATAAGCACGATCCTAATCCATTGCAGTTCGGTATTCCTCTTGGAGTTACTGAGGAAGGCTAATCCGTAATTACTTACGGGTGATGGAATCAGTATGTGAGAACACCCTTCGGTCATTAAAGTCCTAAGCTTGGTCGCCCAATGTCCTGCGTGGTCGCTGGGTGTTCTCACTACATTCAATGAGACGTCTTGTACGGTTGCGGTATTTCCTGTGCTTAAACTCTCATTCGCTCGTTGGATGCCTTGCACTCCGTCGGTGGCTTCGGTCATCGACGGGGTTATTTTTCGTTTTATGTCGTTTGTTGGGGATCGTATGTAGTGAATTGGTTCGCTACGTTTAGCAGGGAACTTCGCCATGAAAGTGAATATCGCTATTTCTCCGTTGGCCAACATCTTGGCGGCCATCAACGCGGCTAACACCGCTTCCTCTACCAACATCACCGAAGCCCAGATTACTGCTGCTGCTCCGGTTGTTGCTGCTGGTACTGGCGGGCGCAATACCACCGTCGAACTGACTGGCGTTGACGGTCAAGGTATCGAAGGTTCTCGTACCTTCGCTTACACCCGTCAATCTCTGGCTACTGGTGCAGTGGCTTCCACCGCTCCAGCCAGCGTCACCGTTCTGGAAGCAGATGACCAGGCGGCATCTGTCACCAAGGTTGCCACTGCTCTCGGCCTGCTGGCCAGTGAATTCGATGCCAGTGCTTACACCGCTCCTGTGGATCAAGGCACTCCTGGCACCGTGACCATCACCGCCAAAGCTACCAGCCTGCTGTACGTTGGCGAACGCGTCGTTCCTCTGAACTTCGCTGACGAAGACGTAGCGTTCGCTACCGTAGCGCCGATCACTGACCTGGATGCTTTCGAAGCTGAAGCGTAAGTGATGTAAACATAACGCCCGGCTTCGGCCGGGCTTTATGCTATGCGAGGGGTGTTTATACTCTTTATTGCTGGAGGAGTCTGTATGCAAATCAATCTGGGTCTTAGCCCACTATCTAACGTATTGGGTTTGATCAACGCAAAGAATGGATCGAGTATCGTCGAGACACAAGTGACTGTCGATGCGGTTATTGAATCCACAGAGAATCCGGGTGACAACACCAAGGTGACTTTGACTGGTATTGACGGACAAGGTATTCAAGGATCGAGATCATTCTACTACGGACGGTACAGTTTACTCGGCGCGAAGGAACCTGATCCAGGTCGCGTTAACATTCTGGGTACTGACGATCAGGCTCAGATCGAAGCTAAGGTCTGTACGACTTTCGGTCTGAAGGCTTCTGAAGTAGAAGTCAGCGACGTAACTATCCCTGCGTCCGGTAACTTCACCGTGGCTACAATGATGCCGGTAGACAACTCGCTGCTTTATAATGGCGATCCTGTCGATGTCCACATCACGTTGGAGGGTGATGTTATTCCTTTATCGGTAGCTATCCCCAATACTGAATTCGCTGGGTTGACTGATGGGTTTGTTGACCTGACAAAGACAGGGGCTCAAAACCTCTACCGCATGATCAACGCCAGTTATCCGTGGAGCTTTGGCTCAACCGTGGTGACTACCAGCGGCTTGGCTGTATATAGCGCTGAAGGCTCTCCTGCTAACACGAGCATCCAACTCAATGCAGTGACTGACATGGGGTTCTCTGGGTCACTGACTATCCATTACAAGCGTTTGGAAATCAACGCTCAGATAACCCCACTGCCTAGCAGTGTGACCATCCTTGAAGCCGATACTGATGCGCAAGTTAAGGCTAAAGTATCTGCTGCTTATGGCGTGCTCAACTCAGCGATCCAATTGTCTAACGTGGTACGGCCTACAGCTGGCGTTCCTGGTTCGTGCGACATACGTGCATCATCTACATCGGTACTTTACACCAACACGCTTTACCCGGTGGTACTGACTCTCTGATAGACAGCATAAAGCCCGGCGTGAGCCGGGCCTTATGTCGCGTCATGCTTCTGGATCGAAACCAAGGGCATCCGTTACAGGAGCGATTGTAGCAAACGCTACATCCGTGTCGCTGGAACCGATTCGAATGGTTGAGCCAGGTGTGAAGTAGATACTGCTAGCCAGTGTCGTCAGCAATATCGAAGTAGCACCCGGAGCGATAGGTCCATCGGCAACATCCGTCTGGTCTAACTTGACTGTGAACTTGGTATTGATCGCTGCCAAGGTCTCCCAGATAGTAGCACCGACTGTAGCCGGCATGCTCAACGTTTGACCGTCGAAAGCTTCAGCGATAGGGAACCGAGCATACTGGAAAGTATAGCTGCCAGTATACCCAGAGCTCTTTCTCGCCGTTACCAGAATGGTCGTGTTGTTCGACGTCTGTGTGTCCGGGTTTGGTTGTGGTGTAGCGAAGGTCAGTTGAGACGAGATGAAGTTAACCCCCTTCTCCTTGTTGATCGCTGCCAGCAGACCATCCTTACCGAACACGTTCAGATTAGGTCGACGAACCATATCGACCAATGCGTATCCGTTGACGCGGCGAAGTGTGACAGGTTCCACTGTGGAGGCCAGCGCGTATCCGTCAACAGCTCGAACTTCAAACGTTGTAAGCGATCGTGTAGCTACGTAAAGGTCAACACCCCTCAAGGTAGTAGACATAAGTACTCCTATTACGATGTAGGGGTGATGACCAATTCAAGCTCACCCACGTTAGTCGCATTCAACTTACTTCCACCCGGAAGGGTATTAGTGAGTATACCGCCTGCGACGTTGACTGTCGCTCCACCTGGAGACGGAGTCATGCCAACCGGCACCGTGTCATTACCTGAATAGCTGAAGTTCACGTTGAAGTTCTGACCGTCGGTGACTTTGGTTGATGCGACCTTTACGTCAACGCCAACTACATCCACTACTCCGAGGCCGCTATTATCAAACTTCAGACGAAGCGGGGTATTACCGGCTGGCATGACAGCATTCGGTACGTTCAGACTGGCCGTATCTTCTCGACCAGTATTCAGTACACTCGGCACACTCGATCCATCAGATGCGGTATAACCATCACCCACGGCGGAAAGCACAGGTAGTCGCTTCACGCTAATAGGACCAAGTCTCTCGAGAGGAACAGCTGCATCGTTACCGTCATCGCACATCGCGTAGATATCCGAGAATACCCAAACGTCTTCAGGAGCCCCAGCAGGAATCCAACTGGCGTTTGGTTGCCCGATACCCCACCAAGCCACTGTACTTATCGTTGTCTTACTGAAGCCTGAGATCGTACCTGTAGCGGCCTGCACATCGTCGACGAACCGATACCATTTGGCGGTATTGAAATCCATGACGATTTCAACGTAGCAGTCATCCGGCAATGTGCTGGCAGGACAATAGACACCTAGGTCAGCAGCAACCGACGACGACGATCCACGCACTACAAATGCGTTAGGCGCACCGGTTGTTGCAGCTAGACGCTTAAATCTGAATCCGATGACGACCCAGTTAGGGCTAGCGGCATCACCGATCAGTTTACCTATTTTCAGTACGTTCTGACCTGAAGAGGCAGCGGCGTTACCGATGGTTTTCCCAACCACGAGTTTGTTGGCAGAAACCCGCGCCGGCGACAAGATTGTAAGTGTGGTAACGCATATCGGCGCCAACTCATGGTAAGCCAGGCCGTAACATGCCGCTGGCGTACCGATAGCGTTACCTTCAGGCAGATTATCGAAACCGAAAAGTCTAAGTCTCTTCATGATAGTCAGCCTGTAATCAGTTTGAGTTTAGCCGCCTGGATTGCCGAACGTGTCCAACGAACGCCAGCAGGCGACTTCTCACCGAAGTAAAGCCTATAGCCACCGGTTGGAGTATTTGTCAGCGACGTATTCACTACTGGTGAACTATCGCCGCCAGATACGACCTGCGAACCGATATTACCGACTGACCCATCCTTCTTCCGGCCGGACACATCGAGAATAACGGCGTTGATCTGTCCAGGAAAGTTAGGGATAGCCAGCCCGATATTAGCGGTCAAGTTATTCACATCCGACGTTACCACTGGAGTGGCTAGACTAGCCACGTCAGTAATATCGGTATTCAACGCAGTTACAGCGTCGGCAGCACCGGTTGCAGCCCAGGTTGGTTGGTCAATGCTCGAAGTCGTGATTGGAACAACTTGCTGAGGACCTAAGAAGGTATCAGCAGTACCGTCATTGGTCTTTTCAACGAGGTACATGTCTTTGAACCAATACGAGTACTCGATGTTGCCAGCGATGGTACCAGACGATGCGATAATACCAGCCGCGAACTGAGCTGTACCGGCAGTAATTGCCGTCTGCGTAGTCGAAGTCATCGCCAAATCAGCAATCGACACACCGTCGACCTTACGACGAATTACTTGAGCGGCTACATCGTACTGCGCCTCAAGATAATATTCCTTACCGTATTCCCATCCAGGAATACTACCGAATGGGAATGCAGTGCCGATAGAGAGAGTAGTTAAGGTGACACTTCCGGAGGTTACGATACCCATCGGATGCGGCCAGTTAGCTGCGACCGTTACAGGTATTGGAAAAAACCAGCGGACGCCAATAGTGATAACTGCTGATGCCCCTTGAGTTAACCCAAGGGATGCTAATGTAGCGATAAAGTGGTTATTTTTACTGATACTCGATGAGCTAGAATCCACGCTACCGGTACACTTCAGCCAGCCATTGGCCTTACTGTAGGTAACGCCACCTTTAGCTACAGCTTGTCCTGGCTTGAATGAGAACGGTAATTGTCCCAACGTAACTGTTGCAGCAACCTGCTCGCCTGCTGGCAGTGGTACGTCATCGAAACCGAAGAAATTACGAATAGCCATATTTAATACCTCAGCTCCAACGGATAATTGGATCGCTAAACAGAGCTGCGAATGAAGGCAGTGTCTTACCTACCATGACTTTAGATCCTGCGGTGAAGAAGTAGCTGCTGGACTTAACCGTCAGCTCCACCTTTGTCGCCTCAGAGTCGATTGGACCGTCCTCAACATCGTTCTGAGTGAGAACCCAACC